ATACCTTAACCCTTTCTCACACGAGCGCCCTTCCCTTCTCGTCCGCACGCTGGCCTACTTACACTTACGCCAGCACCCTTTGTTTTAGGAAATCTAGACGATGGAAACCTTGAAGCCAGCAGCAGTCAAAACCTTCACATCGTCGGAATTCCAGTGCGCGCTTTCTTCCTGAAACAAATCTACCTCGAAGAAAGCATCCGGGTTATAGGCGAGAGTTTCCTCCGCGTCGTGAGACAAACAACCGATCTCACAACCATCTTTGGTGAATCCGCCCTGGTAAAACTCCAAGTCTCCCAGGACGAAGCTATCGACGGTCAAATCGCTTGCTTGAATGTAGATGCGTTCCTTATCGTCGTTGGAGATTCGCACGAAGGGAATCTCACCTTTACGCGCGTGCTCCCAACCGTCAGGATCATAGGAGACGGAATCGTAAAAACCGTCCTTATGGAGCTCCCAGTGAAAGTTAGAGTTTTCCAACCTGCACTCTACGGTATCTCCACACACGAGCCCAAACGTAAGGCTATCGTTGGTGCGAATGAAATCATAGAGCTTGCCCTTGAGGGTAATGCCATCCATTCTTTTCTCCGATTCTTTGGTGGGAGTCGATTCTCCTACTTTCACCTTTACGGGGATACTTGTTTTTATCCTTTGGAGATAACCACCAAAATTAGGTTTCGGTTTCGTTAGCTTAGAACTCCACACTTATACGCATACGGTTTACAAGGCTAACCGTAAACCTTTTTCGTATCTTGGCCCTACTACCTTGATAGGTAATCTCTGGTAGTAGGAGACGGGGTTTTGTTGTTAGGATTACCCCGAACCTATTGTCTCACCTACCGGCCTGGAGCGTGGCCAGAACCGCCGCGCGCTGCTCAGGGGTCAGAGCCGAGGCATTCTTGAGAATTCGATCCAGCGACTTAGACGCGCGCTCAGCCTTCTTCTGCTCTGCCTCGGCGCGCCGCTGTTGCTCGGCCGTTCTCAGAACGATTCCACCGTCGCGACCCTGCTTGGCCATCACTTCCTGATGATACTGCAAGTGAATGACAAGTAGATTGTAAGCCACGGGAACCGGCACCCCGAAATCCTCCGCCGCCTGCTTGGTCAGAACCGTGATCTGACGCTTTGCCCCACCGGCCAGAAAATCCTGAATCTCCGCCTCGTAGAAACCCAGGATCTCACTAGCCACATTCACCGTACGCTGCACGTTATCATTGCTCATTGTAATACTCTCTTTCTTGTGTGTTTTTCTTGTTTGGTTGTTTCGCGGTTTTACTGTCCCGCCGACACTTTCTTAGTTAGTCTGTCAAGGGTACGTTGCGTTTTTTCTTACCGCCGTTTCCCTTCTTACCTTTCCAATCTAACCAGGCTCGCTTTGCTGTCAAGGGCTTTTTTTCTTGCCACGTTTCCGCTTCGCTTGCCTTGCCCTGTCAATCTAAGACCGGGCGGGTTAGTGTCAAGGCCCGATTGCGTTCTTTCTTGCCAGTCGCAGTTAGCCTTCCTTCCGACCGTTCCTTACCTGGAATCCAATCTAACCATTGCTTGCGACCCGTCAAGCGTCTTGGCAACCTAACCTTTTTGGTAGGTAATCAAAGGTAGGATACGGTGCGAGAAGGTTAGCGCAATCGAACATTGTAAGTCGCCGGGTGAGATGGGTCAATGTAGGCAACCAAGAAAGGTAGGATAGTGTCGGGTGATGTAGGCAGAGTGTTGGCACGCTTCTTGCATGTGGTAGGGAAAGGTAGGACAAGGTAATACAATGTGGTTGGCACGAAATTTGCATATGTGGGATAAGGTAATGAAAGGTAGGACACGCTCTAATCCAATCGAACATTGTATATCCTCTATCGGCCCTGTCAAGAAAACAAGTGGTAGATGTAAGACAGTGTGTGCCGTGCTCGGGCCAATCGAACATTGTATGTCTTAGATCCGCCTTGTCAAGATGTAGGCATTTACTTTTCCAAAGCATCCAAGATCGCCAATTCGTTTTGAATGGCTGCGAATTCTAAGCACGCACAACCAAGGTGCAACACAATAGGTAGTAGATGGTAGGATAGACAGGCACAACCTATATTATGTAAATGATAATATGTTTATGTAAATAATAATATCATAATGTATTTATGTAAATAATAATATCATAATGTATTTATGTAAATAATAATATCATAATGTATTTATGTAAATAATAATATCATAATGTATTTATGTGTATAATGTTATAGGCGGGTGTAGTATGTTGTAAGAGCGTGTGCGTTAGTGTGTGATATGGTGTGTTAGTATATGGTAGTGTAGTGCAATGTAGTGTCATATATGGTAAGGTAGGATATGGTAGGGTGATGTCAGGCAGGGTAGGTTAGGGGTTAGGCCCGCTCCAAGGTAAGGGATAAGAATGGGCATTGCTGGCACGCTATAGCCATTAGAAAGGGCTTTGCAGCATTGGATAGGGGAATGGATAGGGAACCTTTGAAAAGGTTTATAGGGCAATTCTGAAAGGTAGGATAGTAGGGGACCCTTTCCTACAAGATAAGATAAAACACACAATGTAAAGAAAAGAAAGAAATGTAAGATAAGAAACACAATGTAAATAAATGTAATAAAAAGAAAGACAAAAAGTTGAAAGGTGGTAGGATGTAAGGCGACCTCCTACCCTCAAGGACAATGTAGGCAACCGTCCCATATATCGCACGGGAGAGGAGGATGTGGGCAGGTGTAGGTCCTCCCCCCGATTAAGATTGGGGCAAAAATAAATAAAAAATAAAAATAATACACACTCTCATTAAAGTTTAAATCAAAATCTACTTACCCCATCCGTCTATTTGTTTATTTTACTTTATTCCAAGTCCTACGAGTAATTACATCTTTAATTGTATATTTAGATACATTATACTTTTCCGCTAACATTTTACAAGTTAAACCATTTTTATAATCTTCTCTTATTGAAGCAACACTGTTTTCATTTAATTTAACCTTATGTTTCTTTTCAAAATCTAAATCCACTACTATATTATCAATAGTTTCAAGTTTATACCAATTGCCATTTAACTTTCGTTCTTTATTCGTTCTTTATAAAACTATTTACATAACATAATTCCTCACATCAAATTCAATAATCTTTCCACCGATTCTTTATATGGCTGGAAACATTCATACTGGCAATACAGTTCAAATTGTGTTTTCATACCTATCATTGACTCTATACTTTGCATTTCTAAATATAATTTCTTTGCTATCTTCTTCTTATTATATTTTGGCGCCAAGAATGTAATTGTGTGTTTTAATGTCTCTTCAAAATAATTTTTTTTGCTGAAGAATATTGAATTCATACTCTTCCCCGTCCTCATTATCAATTAACTTTCGATATTGAGCTTTCATATCGCCTTCAATAGTTTGCTTATACTCACATCAACACCAAATACTTCTCCACCGCAGTTAGATACGGCTTAATAATTGATTTAGTTCTGCTGCAATTGAAATTCCGCCGGCTCTCTTACCATTTGAATAAAAATGATAATATTTTGAACGATATCCTTTTCCGACTTATTTCTTGAGATATATGCTTTTACCACACCCTCCAACAAATCTAACATATCAGCATTTGACCATTTCCAATGCACACTATCATATTCAAATGTATGTTAAAACTCATCGTCATATATTTTTATTTTATAAGAATGCGATGAAATTTGGTATATAATTAGTTATCGCAGTGTATTGTTTCGTCGATTTCAATATTTAAATTATGGAACATTTTATAACTTTTATCTTAAATTAATTAGTTTCTGCATTTCTTCCGCAATTGTTTGATATTTACGAATTCTTTTAAACAGCTGAAATTGTTCTTCAAATTTATTAGCGAATAAGAAGATAATGAATTTTTAAACTCCATATATTTTATCATATTTTTGGCGATGGCTTTGTTGGAAAGATTATGTTGTTGGGCGGCGATTTACTTCTTCGTGATGTTCTTCAAAGGTTATTTCCCACATCATCAAATCGTCTTCGTAAATTGCCGAAAGATAATAAAAATCATATGTTGCGTTTTTTTCCAATTGATACCCAATCTCCATTTGAAAGCGTATAATCTGTTCGTGTTATTCCTTCTATTTGCTTTATATAATAAGAAGCCGGATAATTGGTGCATTTTATTCTGTGGCAATTCAATCTCGAAGCGTTCAATATAGTATCGCAAAGCAAATATATTCTGTCATTGTAAGCATTTCATAATAAATTCTTCATTTTAATAACATAACAATCTAAACCGTCAAGAGAAAAGTTTTGTAATGTGGTTTTTTGAAAATATTTGGTTATTAAAGATAATGCTGCTTCATCTATATAATATTTTTCCTGCTCATCGTGTATTACTTTAACGAAAAAAGTATCTACCAAAAAAGATGTAATGATTATTTTAATTGCCGGGGAAGTGCTTAAGGTAATATCTATATAAAAATTTCTGTAAAAAGTATAAGATTTGAAACAACAACTTGTGTCAGAACATATATAGTTATGATAATTAAGTATTGATTCAGCTTTGATTTCGTGTAGTTTTTGACCACACAAACAGCAATAATCAATAATTAATTGTTCAAGAAGATTTTTTATTTCCACTCTCTAATATATAAATTTGTTCCATCTACATTTGAATTTTGTGTATAATATGGTCTTTTAAAATCTTTTAGAATTTTTTCGTTTAAATTCTGGAATTAACTTTTCAATTTCTTCAACTGTCATATATTCCAATATAAGATATGATTGTAAATATATCATTAAATTATTTACTACATTTAAATTTCTTTCCGAATAGCATTTAATAATTTGTTTGATTTCTTCTTCCAAATAATTTTCAGAATTAAACTTTTTAAGGCCAACATCAAACACTTCGGATTTAAAATCTTCATCAACAATATAAAATCCATTTTCTGCAGGATCAAATTTTATGTATAAAAACATTATATTAATACCTTATATTTTGTAAGATTTTTTCCATAGTGAATATTTTGCTCTAAAGTTGAAATATAAAATCTTGCCGCCTCTGGAAAAGGTGTTGTATTATTTGATAAATGATTTAAACAATAAATATAAAATTCAGTATATAAAGATTTATTATTTTTATCATTTATTATAATGTCTTTTACACTTACATTTACATTATCTTCAACGCTCCACATAATATAAGAAAGAGCTGTGATAAATCCATACTTTAATGCTACATCAAAATTACTCATAGTAAAGCCTTAAACTTTTCAAATTTAGAAATACAATATTGAATTCTTTGTTCTGATAATTGCTCTTTTAGATCTACCATCTGATAAACTGGATTAAGATCGAATGGTTCTCGGTGATAAACAAAAAACGCTCCTGTGGTAAAAATATACATATATATTGAATCGACCATAGACATTGATATAATTGTATAATTATCTCCTGATAAGTAATAATCTCTATTGCAGCATTTGGTTTTATTATCTATCCACTTAGAAAGTAAAGCTCCGGTGCTATAATCTATTGATAATGTTTCATTGCATACAAAACATTTTGGTTTAGATTTAAATGAGTTTTTAAAATTCAAAAATTTCATATTAATATTTTAAACTTTTTAATCTTATCGAATAAATGTATCACTTCTTTTAGGCAAGGTCTTTTATCAAAAACCTCAGAAAATAAAAAAATAGATTGATTATTATGCGATGTATATGCATAAACTACAAAATTATTATTCTTAACTATATCTTTAAATAATTCTTCCGTAAAGAAATATGCTAATTTATCACTAAAATAATCTCTTTCTTTTGTTAAATAATAATCGTGATGACTATATAAATTGCAATCCGAACAATATGCTATATACATTGCTTCAATTGGTTTTTGACATACCAAACATTTGATAAACATTTTACCCAAGTATTTTTAATTTATTTGCTTTAGCCACAAGTCTTTCAATTTCATCGTGCGTTAATTTTTTTATTTTACATTCAAATATCGTTCGACCGTAGTATCTATATTGAAAAGATAAATCCTTACAATTTATTATTAATGAACAAATATTATTGAAAGTTGTTTCAGAAGTTATAATTAATTTTTCAATTCTAATTAAATCAAAACCATTAAAAAATAATAATACTCGCAACAATAAAATTGATACCCTGGAGCTATGCTATGATTGCATTTTAGACATTTATAATTAAACATAAAATATTTTAATATTGTATCAAGGGTGTCAAAAAAACCCTAAAAAATTATTCATATCCTTAATATAACGCTTGCATCTAATCTGTCAAGACCGCTTTTAGAAACTCTTTAACTGCTTTCTTCCATTTTTCTGGCAAATGCTTTTTTAAATCCAAAAAGAATGATCTGCTGGATAACTCTTCAATCAAGATATCAAAATCTAATTTAGCATCACTTACGATCTCATCTAATTCATCGATATCTGATATTCTTTTTGATAATTCTTCTTTTATTATTTTATATGCACCTTGAAACAATTGAGTTTCTTGTGCATCTTCTTTATTTTCTCTCATACTTGTTATTAAAGCAATAATTTTCTTAAGCGATGAAGATTGTATTTTATATTTATTTAAAAACTCATTTACATAATAATTAAATTTTACAATAGCATCATTTAATTTTGGATAAAATTCAATATCTCTCAAGGGATGTATTAATTTGCCTTTTTCATTTACTGGCAATGAGTGTTGTTTTCCTTTTAAATGACCGGTTGGAGTATAATCTTTAGTTCGATGCTTTGTTCCCGGTAATCCAGCAATATAAGACTTAGTAATATATTTAATAACACTTTGATAAAAATGTCTTAGTTCGTGCCCAACAAGTGATTTTAATGTATTTAAATTATTATGAAGCATATTTAAAGATGTTGGATATTCTTTATCTACATTCATATATAAAAATATTTGTCCTAAATTAAACGAACTGTAAGATTGCGCTGGAGTTTTGTTAGCGAGCCATACACCTTTCCATTCTGAAGATATATTATGCATTTTGGTTTTAGCTTTATATTCAAAAGCAGTTGTCAGCAAACTAACCCTAAACGCGAGACGAGGCTGGTAATCTCCTCCGGCTTTAGAAACAAAATCTTCTAATTCTTTTAATTGATATCCTAAATCTGATGGCTGTATATAAAACATCTCAGATTTACCAAATTTATTATTTTTTGATATTTTTTGACATTCTGCTTTTACATCTTCTATTTTTTTAATTCGCTCTTCATCAACGCCTTTTATTTCATAAAGCTCTATTATATCACTTAATTTTTTAGAGACTTCTGAACAATAAACCATAGAAGCCCATTCTTCGACTTCATTTAATAGCCTTGGCGCAACTTGTAATGTTCCTGCAATTTTGTATTTCACTCTTATATACTATATTAATGTAAGTTATACCAATATTGATAATTTTTTAAACTTATTAATATGATATTCAACTTCCTTAGATGTTAATTTTTCATAATCCGAAACGAAGGCAACATATCTAAAAATCTCTGCATTGTTATAAATATAAAGAGTATTCTTTGTTTCAAAATAAATTCTAAAATAAAAATCTCTATCAGTTAATTCAAGATATACAATCTCATCATAAGTAGAGTATATATTAGCGTTATATATATAATTGCAACAACGACATTTCCCTACAGAAAATGGTTCAGTGTTATAACCATATGGATTATAATAACCATCATCATCGTGAAATGTATAATAAATATCAAAATATAATTTTTTCTTACATTTAATACATTCTAACATAATACTCTTAGCTTATCTACTTTTGTTTTAATCTTTTCTAATGTTGATAATTCAGTTGGTCCAGATATATTAATAGAACCTTTTTTACAACTAAACTCAATATTTTGATGACCTATAACCAATGAACAATCACATGTATCACACCAATTGCTATAGTAATCTTTAAATAAATAAGTTTTAAATAAATCATAATTACAATTGCATAAACAATATAATTTTAAATCAAAATCAATAATTTGTTGTAATAATGGATTCATTGTTTATATAGCCGAGTCAAAAAACCTAAATTTACCGTAAGGCGTTAAACCAATATTGCCTTGATGTAAATCTTCTCTTGATGTTAATATTTTCATAATTATTTCTTCTATTAATTCCTCAAACCAATGTGGAACCAAATGTTTTCTGGTTTCTTCTGATAGCGCAAGCCAAAAATCTTCTTTAAAAGAATTGAATTTCTCAGAAAAATATTTAATTAATCTTTTTAAGATGACTAAAAGATTTTCATCTCCATCGTTAGCCATTTGTGTTAATTTTTCCATTACACCTTGTTTTTCCAATTCAGAACTGATCTTATAAGATAAATTATAAATGTCAAAAAGATGATATGCTCTTGGATGTTGTTCCGAAAAATCCTTAAACACTTTCATTTTTTCAATAATATAATAATACAAATTTGAATCACTACTATCTGATATAAGATCTACATCTTTAAATTCACCAACATCATATATCATTACTTCTGTTTTGGCAAGATCTGTTTTTTGGTGTAATAATTTTTGTGTCTTTTTTGCCGCATCATATGCAAACCGATAAGTAAATACTTTTAATACTTTACCGTCTCCTATATCAAAAGCAATACCATCTATACCTTTTCCAAGTTTGCGAGGATGTTGTTTAATAAACTTATAAATATTATATATAGTATCTTTATTAGATTGTATAAAATCAGCAAAATTCTTTGAAAAATCTTTGCTCATAGTAAAGAAATTATTAATTACATCAATAAGCCAATTATAATGAGCAATATCTGGAGTAATGGAATGAAGTTTTACAACTTCTAATAAATACAATTTTGGAATAACTGATGTGGGAAATAAAATAGAACTGCTAACTAATCCATATTCTTTGTTTGGTAAAGTAGGTTTAAAAGAAATAATATAAGAAGGTCCGGAAGGCAATATGCTTTTTACAAGAACATAATCTTTATATCTATATACTAAATTTTGTTCGCTAAAAGATAAATTATTTTTATTCATCCAATCAATAAATTCAGCATTAGTTAGAGAAAGATCTGTTGTACTGATGTCGGTTTTTTGGAGCCAATCTCCCCTCACGGGCGTGCGTCTCTTTGTACCGACCATTGTAGCAAGTGTGTCTTCAATCCATCTCTTAACAAGATGTTCTGGATATGTTATTTGTTGAGCCAAACAAAGAAAATAATATTCAGATATTTTATTTAAAGTATTCATATTAGTATGTTGGATCAAAAAATCTTAATTTGCCGTATGGAGTTATTCCTGTATTATCCGAATGTAAGTCTGTTCGAGTTCTGGTTAAATTTTTCATAATTACTTCTTCAATAAATTCTTCAAACCAACCTCTTTGTAGTTTTGTGCCTTCTTTAAATTCTAAATTATATTTATAATACTCAAAATCTTTAGCATATTTTTTGCCAAATATTTAACTGCTACTTTAATAAACTGATCCATTTTGGGATAAAACATTTTTGCTTTTAAACTCTCAAATATATCGTCATCAAGCATTTTAGATGTTAAATCAACAATGAAATCATCGAATTTTTGCTGATCTTTTAATACATTTTGTAGTGGAATCATTTTTTCAATAATATAATATAATAAAATAATGGAACATCAGTTTTAGTTAATTTTTCGGTGTTTTTAAATTTACCTACTTCATACATCATTGCTTCTGTTTTGGCAAGATCTGGGTTCTTATATAATCTTTCCCAAGCCTCCATTGCATCTTCATATGCCATCTCTCGTGTGAAAATTTTAAGAACCTTATCACCTATATCTAAAGCGATTCCATCACTACCAAAGCCTAATATTTTTGGTTGTGAAATATTAAATGCCCTTCTTATACTATTAAAGGCTTCTTGGTTTGCGTTTATAAATTCTAATAAATCCTGCTTAAAATTATTATCAGTTATATTCACTCCAAAAAAATGATCTAATACATCAATAAACCATTTGTATGGAGCCAAATCTTTAGTGATGTGCGTTTATTGTAGTCTTACTGTTTTAAATAAAAATAATTTTGGAATATTTTTAGTAGGTAATAATAATTTTTCTTCTATAATTAAATTATTATCTAAATCAATATTTAATTTTGGTTGAAAACTTATATAATACACATAAATATCTTCGTTAATGATGCCTTTAGGATCATCAGTTTCAAAAACAATATAATCTTTTTCTATATGCGAATATCTGTTAGATGGATATACTGTTTTACCTTTTGGGGTTTTAAACTCTTGAATGTTTTTGTTTTCCCATTCTATCATTCTTCTTTTGATATTTTTTTACCCAATAAATCCTGAAGAAAAGTATAAATAGAATGAGACCAAGATAATGATATCAATTCATAATCTGAAGCTCTAACAAACAAATCCATAATAATATTCTATAATAATACAAGTTTATTAAACATTTTATTTATTAATAATTTAGACCAATCTGTTATTTGTTGATATTGTGGCTTATCTATTGTAAAAAATGATTTATTTATTTCAAATTTTTCTTTATTTAATTTATCAATTAAATTATCTATTTGGTCGATTTGATTTTTCCCAGCCACTGTATTTAATATGGTAAATTTAGATGTCAGTGCAACGGAAGTATATCTGCTTATAAAATGACTGGCTTTAATAAAATTATCATTACCGCCAATTTCTATGCTATAAATAAATGTTCCATATTGCCTGTTTTCATATACCGAATTACATAATATTCTATTAAGACGGTTGTTTGAATAAAAATATTTATAATTGCAGCATTGTTCTACTGGTTGTAAAATATAATCCTCATCGAAATATTGGTAATCATAATAATCTTCAACATAATGATTAACTGAACTATCGTGAATTAAAATAGGGTTATTGCAATCAAAACATTTAATACAACCGTTATTATAAAATTCGTTATAATTCATACTAAGACCATTAATTTTAAAATTTTATTATAAACATTACATACATAGTGATCTTTAATTTTTTCTAATTCTTGATCCATTAATTGATAAGTGCAAAAATGATCAGGATATTCGGCAGTGTATTTATACTGATCCCATAAACTATTACAAAGAGCTCTAAAATCGTTATTATAAATAAAATCTGTCATATACCATAAGATATTTGTTCTAACTAAAGTTTTTTTTATTAATATATGAAAACTAACTGTATAAATAAAATCATTATAATTTTGATAAATAGAATATACTTTTATTTCATTATCATATAAAGATTGGCAGCACCATCTACTATTTAGTTTTTTCTTACATATTAAGCAACTCTCTATCATATGAGAGACTTATATTTTTGTAGTTTTTCAAATAAATCTTCTTTAAAAACTTCTAATTTATGTTGATTAAAAAAGATTTTCCTTTTCTGGTTGCTAAAAACAACTATACTTTTAGGTCTGGAGATAAAATTATATTCTAATTCATCGCATAATTTTATTTTGATTCTAACAATTTCGTTAAATGAAGAGTATATTAAAAAACTACATTGACAATCGCAACCGGAATAATATATATTAAAAAATGGCCTGCATTCAAATTTATAATCACAAAATATACAACTTCGATAAAAATCTTTGTTTAAAACTCTCACTTCATTATAATATAACTTTTAGTTTGGTTATTTTTGTAAATATTCTGCTATTAAATCAATTTCTTCTAAAACTTCCTCGTAGGTTAAAAAATTCCTATCTTGTAATAGTTTATCTATTATTAAATCACCTAATATATTTTTTTCATTATGATTTATATAAAAAGAACATTTTTTAACATAAACTTTATCGTATAAATATTTATTGAAATAAATTCCATATTTATTATTGCCTAATTCAAAATCTATACAAAAGTAAGCATCCCTTGTATCTTTCTTAAAATTACAATTATAGCAAATTTGATAATCATCTATATTGAACAGATCATTTTTACAATCGGGCAATTAATCATTGTAGTAATTTATACTTTATATATAATTTATTTAATTTATCTGACAATTCAATTCCTTTATATTGATTAATATAATTGATTATAGCGGTTAGCAAAATATCTTTAGTAATATAATGGTCATAATCGTTTTTATCATACATATAAATATATACTACCTCATCTAAGCCAAATTTAATCCAATTTAGTTCAACATCTAAATCTACTAAAAATCCGCAATCGCAATAAAAAGATTTATAAGAAGGATTTATGCTTACCGATAATTTAGAGCCGCACTTACAATGTGTTAAATTGTTCTCTATAATTAAAAGTAATTTTTCTAAATCTGATAAATAAATCATAGTAAATTTAACAATCTTTTATTTTTTTCAAAATCTTCTTTGGTGAAAGAAAGTAGTATTTTTTCAAATAAACCGGGTGGTATTGTTTGCGGAATACCAAGATGATTGAAGAATACAGACTGAATATGTCCATAAAGACATTGGTATAAATAATATTCATCAAGTGGTGTTGAAAAAGACGATCTAATTTCAATACTATAATGATGATCGGTATAGCGCAGATATTTTATTCTATAACATTCACAAGTATATCCTATATAAATTTCACTATGGCTCAGATAAGAATGGCATTCATAACAATATACAATTTCTGGCAAATTTTCTAATAACTTTCGATCCATAATATTTTTATCAAAATAATATTTATATAATTATAATAATAAAATATATTTATTAAAATAATAATTTAATTTTTCATAATTGCAACAAAATTTATCCAAGAACTGAGCCTTTTCATATTTCTGACTGAATATCGTTTTATATCTATAATCATCTTTAATTCTGATGTCAAGTATATTAGAAATAAAATAATATGAAATTTGATAGTCTTTAAATGTAAAAGTGATATCAAACAAAACCAATTCATAATCATATTCGGCAAATAATTTATAAGTATCAAACTTAAAAGTTTGACATTGTATGCAGTAGTAGTATTCTTTATTTTGATTGTGTTTTATGCCATAGCCGCACATCGGGCATTGATTTTTAATATATAGTAAAAAGTCTATAATATACATTATGTTAATATACAATATACTATATCACCATATATTTATGTCTTAAACAATAAACATCGTGCAGCCTTAGTCCTGGTTTATGATTATTTTAGTATTTTACTATATTTATCTTTGCAGGTAAAATATACTTCTAAAATTTTAATATGTACCTGCCCAACAATTATTCTAACAAATAATTTCCAATGTAATAAATATGAATAATATGTTTTAACTTTATCTATAAGGTGCTTGAACATAAAATATTTCCTTAAATAATATTTTCTTAAATATTTTTTTATATTATTATTTTAATTAAAAAAATATAGAATATTTTTTATAAATGTTTAACAAATTCTCTAAATTATTTTGAGGCCATTTTAATTTTAACTCATATCTTTGATTGTTATCAAATAACAAAGAACTATCTTTATAAAAATTAAATTGTATAGTTTTATTCCAGTACAATTTAACGGATGCTTCAAATAAGTTATAATTATTGTTGGCGGTTAATTCAAAATATAGATTTAAATGTTTATTGTTACAGAAAACTAAAAGATCTAACCAATCCAAATCTCCCACTTCCATTTTAGTATTACAGAAAGGACAATTTAAAAAATAAATATCTTTCCAATGATACTCTTTACCGAATTCAGCAATCATCTATATTGCTTATATATACCGGAACGATTTAAAATATGTTTAATAGTTTCAAGATCTTTATTTACCCTCTCTAATCTAAAATGAGCATTTTTTAAGTTCTCTTTATTAACTAGAGCAATTGGAATAAAAGAAATAAATTCGGCAAGCTGAACTAATTCGTTAATTTGCTCTTGTAGATTTTGAACATATTGGGTGTGTAAATCTCCGGGAGAAATATCATTTTCTTCGCTTTCAAATTTTTCCGCTAACTTTAAAATTTTTGTCATTTAATATCCTACAATTTTCTCTAAAAATTTGCGTAATCTTTTTAAATCAGCATCGGTCATATCATCTACATAAGATATAATTAAACTTAAAATTCTTTTATTTTCTTCTTTTAAAGAATTATCTGAAGCGCCTTTAAATAATTCATTGGCGTAATCTAAATTATTTACTAATAATTCTTCAACTTTATGTTTGACTCCACATTCTTCTGCGAGCGGTGAAATATACATTTTTGTACCAAATTTATTATTTGGAAACAATATACTTAATCTCCATCCCAATATATTTTCTATATCTTCTTTACCAGCATATACAACTGCCAAATCAAATTCTTTACATTTGCTTAATAAAATTGGTATTTTAGAGTTTTGTTTTTCCAATACCTCTAATAGAGACTGAGATACAGAATTGTAATACACCGTAGTCAATTTGTCAATACTACAGGAGGCAGTAATATAAAATTTAGTTAATAAATCCATATCTATATGTCAAATTAATATAATGTATTTTTTAATTTTATTTATTACTTCATCATCATTTTTAAAATTAAAATTTTTAAATGGGATAGCGACATTTAGTTTATGCTTAATTAATTTTTCATCTTGATTATATGAAACATAAGTAATATTTTCATTATGAAAAACATTAATATGATATTTGTCGGTTCTCACATATTCTTTAGAAATATTAAAGATTAGTGGGTCTATCTCTGTAATCACTTGTGATGATATAACAAAATGCGTATTAACTGAACAATTTAATATTACTTGAAAAGAATAACATAAATCTTTTAAATTAAGATTATTAACTCGCAATGAATTAGGCGTAATAGTTAATGGAGAATAATAGGAACTATCTATCATAAATTTCTCTAATGTTTGAGACGCATATTTAATTCCGTAAATATCTTCACATATAATTAAATCGTCGTGTAATTCTGAAACAACATATGTTAAATCATATGTATCTACATTAACTAAAGTCAAATCTAACTTTATAGTAATTTTAGCATTACATAAGGGGCAATTGCTATAGGAAAATAATAAATCAAACGGTTTCATTGTAATGGGGCCAACTTAATTATTTTATCTACCGTTTGTTGTAAATCGCTATAGTTTGGTTTTATCGGGTGCGGTAAATAATAATACATATCACTTTTTTCTCTAGTTAATAAAGTATAATTATTTAAATAAAAAATTTGAATAACATAATTACCGCCAGAAGAAGTAAATACACATTTTTCAAAATTCATTAATGGTTCATATTTTCCATTTTTATCTTGCATTATTTTAAATTTTGAATAAAATCGATAACAGGATCTACAATCTTTTATATTTTTAATCCTTAATTTAAAAACTAATTCTAATAAATCATTATAATTTTTAACATTATTGTTTTCTATATTTAAATCAATTAACTTACTATCAACAAGTCCATAACATCCAAATTGATCATATAAAGATAAAACATCTCCATCTAATTTAAAATCTACAGTTATTTCATTAATATACCAGGAATAATTTAAAAGAGAATTACAAAATGGACAATGTTTTGGATTATCAATATAATATTTAATATTATCCACATAATAATGCGGTAATTATAGTAGCGATGAAAGATTATTAATTTTTTGAATTATAGATTGTTTATTTTTAAAGTTTAATGATTTAAAATTTAAAATAGGAAAAATTATTTCTTTCTTGAATGCAGGATCATATATTGAAACAATAGTTTGATTTTGTCTTGGCAGATTTATCATTATGTAATGTTCTTTTTCTAAATAAAATCCCAAAATTTCTCTATCCTCTACTACAGGAGAATATTTACCAATTTGTTCATCAAAAGATAAATAATTAGAAGTGCTCCAATATAAATAATCATTAACTTCTGGACAAACCTTGCATTTTAACTCAATTAATAGATCTTGATATAATTGATCTTTGAAATTAAAGAACGCTTCATTGTTTGATAAATTAATTTTAATTTTATCTTTTCTATTATCTAAAATAATCTCATCATTAATTGATTCAGACATATAATTATATTTTTTCCCAACTACCTGTATGCTAAACCCAAATTTACTATTAAGACATACTGGGCAAATTTTATTATTTATATATTCTTTTATGTACATAATGAAATGCAAATTATCGCATATATATATGGAACTTTTTGATTTAGAGATGCTTTTTAAACTGGCAGCTTTGGATGTTTTTAAAGATAAAGATATGCCAAGTTGGATTAAAAATAGTCCAGCCTTTGAAGGAATGAAAGAAGTTAAAAAAGTTTTTCCAAATTTTGGATTAAGTAATTTTAGAAAAAAAATTGAAACTCCTATTCTTGATACGGTAAAGCAAAAAGCCGCCTCCAATGTAATTTATGTAATAAGCTCAAATATTCTCTACGCAAAAAATAATTTAAATTATAAAATTGAAGAACTTGAAAATTCTCCTAAAAAAGATAATGAATTAATATCAAAATGGCGAAACGATTATGTATCACTACTATATACTCAACAAGCTCTTAATAAAATTTTAAATATTTTAAATTCTAATAAATTAAATGAAATAGTTAAGATAAATGAAAAAGGTATTATGAATTTAGTTTTTCCAGAAGATATTGTTATAAATTATAAAATAAATGACAAAATAATCAAAAAGAAATTAGCATCTAAAAACGAGAGTTTATTTAAAGTATATGATAAAGTAAAAGATGCATTAAAAGAATTTAATATTGAATTAGATAATTTAGATAAATCATTATTTATAAAAGAATTTCATAAAGTCAATAAACCAAATAATTTAGAAATTGTGTTTAGATCAGAAAAGGAAGGCGCCTGGGATATTTGCACTATGTCAGAAAGAGGTATAACTTCTTGCCAATCCTGGGATCTAAAATACTCTAGATTTAATAATCATTTGGTTGGAAGCATTTTAAGCAAGTATGTTGGTATTATTTATTTAACTGCTGGTAGTGATTATCAAGGCAAAGGTGAAAAAATGCACGCCAGAAGTATTGTTAATTTTGTTTTGATTAATAAAGGTAAAGAAAAAGAACCTGCTATCTTATTATCTTCAATGTATCCGATTTATAACAAAGATGTTGCAAAATTATTTATTGATGCTTTATCGGAAAAAACTAATTTAAAGATAATTGATGCAAGCGCAATAAGCAACAATATCGTAGATTCGGAAGAATATGAAAAACAAATTGCGGAATTAAATAAATTAAATCCAATGCTGCCGCCGGAAAAATTACCAATAGAGCCATATTCCGATGTTAAGTTGCCCAGAATGACAAAAGAATGGATGCCCAAAAAACCTAATATAAGAGATTATTCAAATATAGAAGATTATCAAAGGGCGTTTAAAAATTATAAAGAAACTTTAAATAAACTTAAAGAATTAAAAAAATCAGATAAATCAGATAAATTATTATCATTCTCGCAAAGGGTTTTTCAAGATATTAATCCAACGCATAAAGTTAAAAGTATATTAGTTGATATATCGAATCAAGAAGGAAATTTTGAAAGATATGATGCACTTAGTCTGTATGTATTTAATTTAACGAATAAAATTTTAAGCTCCATTCGTAATTCACAACATTCTATTAAAATAAATGCCGATAGCCAAAATCCAATGTTTGCTATAAGATCTTTTCTTTTAAGTTTAAGTAATTTTGATAAATTAAAAAATATTTCTTTTGGTTCTTGTCAGAATATTTTTGCTGAAATGAGAAAAGACTATAGACTAAAAGATGATGATTTTGAATTCCTTTATGATTTAATTATCAATAGTATAGTGGGTCAAACCAAACATATTATTAATAACTTAACAACCTATATGATTAATAATGGTTTTAAAGAATTATTACCCGAGGATTGAAACATTTCTAATATATCTCATTAATTTTTCTTTATTATTAAAATCTATTTGAGAAAACGGCGTAAATGGAACATCTATGACATAAGGTTTTTCATTAGATTTGGATATTAACATTTTAGATGTATTATCTTTATAGTTATTAAACACTACATAACTGATTTTTTCATTATTGCTGTTGATATCGTGAATTTGAAATTTTTCTCCAGAAATACCTATGTTTTTAATTAATCTTTTTTCCTCATCATATCTTAATGTATTTGACCAATACCTAAAATTATTACAATTGTAGCATCGCACTTCTAATTTAAAAATTTCAGTATAGTTATCATAATACAATCTTTTAATCATAAAAACTATATTATCAATGTAAAGTGGTCCATCAGAAATAACTTTGTTATTTTTAAACAAAATATCAAAAGTTATATTCGGATCTTCATTTTCTTTTATAATTGTGATGGAAACCCGATCATCTTTTATTTCTAATGCGGTTGTGTTAGGAAGATCGACATCAATGGTTAGCCAACTGTTGCATAATGGACATCTTCGATAATAATAAATTAAATCTTTAATACTTTTCATTATAGTAAAAATTTTCTTTTAAAAACTTTATCAAGGAATCTTTTTATATCAGATAAAGAATTATAATATGGCGGAGTAAAATCTAAAGATATTTTTTCTTGAGAAGTAGTAATAATAGTTCTATTACTTTTAAAATTACTAATGGTGTTGCAATATTGTTTATTAAACTTAAATCTAAAAAATATTGATAAAGGTGAGGCATCGATAATTTCATTACCATTTAAATTTAATAAGAAATTATAGTAGAAATGATTTTTTTTGCACCCAACTCTAAAATTTAATTCTTTAGGCGCAGTATAATCATATTTTTTATTAATCTCAATTGAATTAGAAAAAAATGGAACTTTAATATAGAAATCGGAATCTACATCCTGATAATCATTTGAAAATTTAAATATTAAAGAATTATTATCATATTCATTGTATAAATACCTATCTCTACCATTTACAATTATTTTATTATCTCCTCCAATCACATATGTTCTATGATTACAGATTAAACAATTTTCAAACTTTATTGAATTATTAAATATATGATTTTTATATTCAGTCATTGAACGCTCTTAATGAAGTGTTATATATCGTATTATGAAGAATGATTTGTTTTTTTTATACACTGAAGATGCACCGGGTATTTATTCAATTGATTTACTAGATGAAGAATTAGATCAGTTAAATAAAATATTAGATAAACTAAACAGATCAAAAAATATAAACGATCTTAAGAAAAAAATAAAAAGCATTTATATCTTATCCGATAATGATTATGTGGTATCCGATATCAAGCAACAGATATATATGAATTTTAATTTTGATAAATTTGTAGAATTAGTAGTATCTATGTCTGAGTATGATAAATCTATAAATGTAAATGAAATTATTACTCAAAAAATAACCGCAAGTCCTCCAAGAAGCATAAATAAAATATACAAAAATATTAAAATTTATTGTGAAAAATCTGATTTTAATATTGTGGACTATATAGCAAAATTATTATACAAATATCCAGTATATAAAAATCTATTATTTCTTTTAAAAAATAATAATAAAAAATTATTGATATCTAAAATTCTTGCAGAAAAAATATATGGCGGGTGCTTAACAAGTGTAATACATTTTATTAATCATAATAATTATAGTTTTCTATATAATTTAAACAAAAAAGATTTTATTAATTATTTTCTAAATGTTCAACCACACATTATAATTAATTATAATGTAAAAAACATTTTATCCAGAATGTTAGATGAAGTTGAATATAAAAAATTTAATGAAGATTATTATAGAATAAATTATTACAACTTATTCGGGTAATTTACCTTCTACAACTGTTTGAGCTATATTTAAAGCATCTTTATCAGATATAGATGTATTATGTACAACTTTTTTCTTAAATAAATCTAAAAGTTTTCTTGTTTCTGGACCCAAAATACCATCTACCTTACGAGAAGATGATGGTGCAATTAAACCTTCCCAAACTAAAGCGGTAAATAAGGCTTGTTGTTGTTTTTTATCTATTAACGGATATTTTGGTGGAGCATCGCCGACGACTGGTTCTACTTTTACTTGCTGAAATGATGGTTCTGGTGGAGGCGGTGGAACAGTATCTAATTTTTCATAAATAAATTTTAATACATTATATGATGGTTCTACAAATTTTCTATAAAAATCTATTCTGGATTGTGAGACAGGCATTACTCTCCAAAAATCATACAATGCAAAATATAATGTTTTTGATGATTGATATGGATTATCAAAATCTAAAGTTAATTGATTTAAAGTATGTGGATCAATTTTAATATTAGATAAAAACCTAGCTGCCTCATTTTTAAGAGACGCTAAATATTGCATTTTATCGCCAAATGGTTGAGCTAATTTATTAAATTTATAGGCCAATTTTATCAATTCTGATATTTTCATTGTATCCCGTATGTGATATATAATCTATTATTATGCTTTTTTATTCGCAGATATAAATTACTTTAATTTAACTATTTGACTTATACCAAAAGACCATTATATTTGTAAGAACTTTAAAAAGAGGTAAAGATGATTAACGAATATTCTTTTGAAAAATTTATTATGACTTGTTGTGAAATGCCAGAATATGAACTTAGGGATTTTATTAAAAATACTCTAAAAGAGCACGGCTTTTCTTTTGTCGAAGATAATTATGTATCAGAAAGAAAAGGATTATATAAAAAAATACCAAATTTACTTGCGGTTAGAGGTAAACCAAATGTATGCTTAGTTGCTCATACTGATGTTTGTCGAGATCATTCTGGTCATTCAAGAAAACCGGAACCAACAATAAAAACTAAATATCACTACGGTGAAAAAGAAATTATTATACAAGATAAAAATTGTAAAGTTCAATTAGGTGGAGACGATAGATTAGGTGTTGCTATAAATTTGTGGGTAGCAATAAACTCTGGATATGATTTGGGTTTGTTGTTTACAACAGATGAAGAAATTGGTGCCATTTCTGCATCAGCATTAGAAATTCCAATGCATCATTTTGATATCTTATTGCAAGTTGATCGTGGAAACCATAGAAATCAATTAGTAACATCTATAGGTGGAGTTCAATTATGTTCAGAAAAAACTGCGGAGAGACTATTAGATATTGCTGAATTTATAGATTTACCACGGGTTCCAGTTCAAGGGTTGCTAACAGATGTATATGCTATTAAAAAAATGGGTAAATGCAAAAATGCAGTTAATATGACTTGTGGTTATCATCAAAGTTATGGATCTGGAGCAGACGAATATATAAGTGTATCAGAAGCCAGATATACAATGAAATATGTTGCAGAAATCATAAAAGATTATTATTTATATGGAAATACAGAAGATGATATCATAGATAATGAGTATATCTTTGCTGAAGAAGATTTAGAAGAAATTAGTCCTTTTACTAATGAAACCACTATCTTTGAAGAAACATTGTATCAAATTAGATAATATTAAATTATACTTATCTTATAAACATTAGATGATGTTTCAATACCACCGCAATGTATTAATCCGTTGCCATCTGGAGTAATTGCTAATGAAGATGCGTGAGTTGCAGGCCAGGGCATTTGGCGTTGTTGATACCAATTAATACCATCTTTACTTCTCCAACAATCTGAAGTATTTGATCCTGGTATTGAATAACCATTTACTATCCACATATATCCACCAAATACGGCGGTCGATATATATTGGCGTTTACTCCAAGGTGCTAAACCATCTGCTAAAACTTCGGTCCAAGTAGTTCCATCAAAACTCCAAACATCATTGTAATAAGTTCTGGATGCTGGTGTATTATGGTATCTACCTCCACCAATAATATAAATTTTATTATTAAATAATACTGGAGCATATACCATACCTCTTGCGGCCCAAGGTGCATTAGCGGTATGCAATGACCAAGTTGCACCATCATCGGAGCTAACCCATATGTCATTTTTTGCAGTAGACGGATCTGCTATATCCGTTTGCCCTCCAGCCATATATAATTTATTATCAATTGACCAGGCCATCATTAATACTCTTGGTCCCCATCCTGCGTTAGCGGTCATTCGCTCCCACGCAGTTCCATTAAATCTCCATACATCTTGATAATAACTTCCTGCATCTAAATCAAATGGATCACTTCCTAATATATACATGTAATTTTTATGATGAGTATATGCCGGTGTGTGTCTTCTTCTTGGTTTTGCTCCCGCCCCACTTACTGGTGGATTTGCGTCATGAGCAGAAATTAAAGACCAAGTAGCGCCATTATCAGCACTGCTATAAAATTCATTAGTTGTCGTCGCAAGGCCGCTTTCCCAAGCCGCAGTTGTTGCCCAACCTCCAAATAAATATAGCGTGCTTCCTAACGAAAATAAAACGCATCCATCTTTTGGTGCAGTAGAAAAAGATAAAGCAGAATTTGTCTGAATATTAACCTGTGTCGATCCTCTTAAGTATTTACCATAAGACCAACTATATAATTTAGATTTTTCTATATTGGATAATACCCCATTTAAAACAAAGACCATTGCCAAATCACATCCTTTAAGCCAATCATTATTTGAGCTAAAAGTTGTACCTATAGTATCCCAACCATAATAAGTAGTATTGATTGCGCTTGTTTGATCTATTCCCTCTTGTGAATTATTTACAAAAAATTGTAAAGTTCCATCTGGTTTATGTATCATGCCATAGAATCTTGGGGTTCCATCAGCAAAAATAGTATTACTTGCATTATATAATGTATAAGGTCCAGAAGGCTCAACATAATTAACAGCACTTAATTTACCATCAGTAAATCCAGGACCAGATCCATAGACGCTGCCCTGAAGATCTCCGCCTATAGGATTGCCGGTTGCATATTGAGTAAATCTACCAGCAGTATTATTTTCTCTTGCTACGAAGAAGAAGCTTTTACCAGAAGAAAAGACATCTTTTGAAGCAAGTTGCATATAATCATTACCATCAAAAGTCATTATAGGAACAGAATCATTATAGCCAATGGCATTAACCACATATGTTGGTTTTGCTGCATCAACAGATTGACTTAAGTGCTTCATTCCAGATCCTTGATCATTCCATTGAGATATTAAATTCAAAGATTGAGTAATGCCGGCTGTAATATCATATACTCTTGCACCAACAATGGAGGTGGGAGACCATACTTCATAACTTAATGATAATGTTTTTATTGTGCCGGAAATATTAATAGAAATATCATATATACCCGATGGTAATAAAGGAGTGATACAATCTATTTGAGTCGAGCTAATTACAGAAATATTAGTGCAGTTAACACCATTTATGGAAACAATTGGTGAACCGGAAAAATTCGTGCCGGTTATTGTAATATATGTTCCATACATCACATCGCCAATTGATGGTGTTACAGAAGTAAGTGTAAATGAAGCCGGAGGTACAATTGAAATAGGTGGAGTATTGGGCAATCCTAAACCTGTATCAATTGGAATTAAAGAAGTAGATGATACAGTATACGTATTTTTTGATAATTTACCTACATAAAATAAAGCCGTATAATATAATTTATCTACTGGTAAAGTTATATTCGGGGGACCAAAGTTATTTTTCTCGACGGCGGCCAAACCATTTTTGATAAATATTGTTATATCTGCAACTGTTCGATTGGTATAATCTGCAAAATTACGAGAAACCAATAACCTTAAATTATTACCTTTAATAATTGTTGGATAATTCGGATCAGCCGCCAATCTTGCGTCAAATTCTGTGCCAGAAATTGATTCATTTATATCTAATTGTCTTATTAATGCTTCTTTTACGGCACTTGATATATTTTCATTCACAAAAATGATGGCTGGCGGAGATGTTAAATTACTCATAATTAAATGCTAAATTATGATAATAATCAATCAAACGAACAGATATATTTAAAAACGACATTAAGAGGATAAAATGATAGAAATTCCAAAATTTAAATTTGCATTGCGTGAAGATTTAAAAAATAATACAGAATTTTTACCAACAAGAGCTGAACCTTTAGCTACTGGATGGGATGTTAGAGCCGCAATGCCAGATCGAAAACCTTTGATAATTAGAGCTGGCCAATATGTAAAAATACCATTGGGGTTTAGGGCATTTTGTCCATCTAATTATTGGTATGAATTAAAACCAAGAAGTAGTTCTTTTGCTAAAAAATCTTTACACGCTTTATATGGAACTATAGATGAAGCGTTTAATCAAGAAGTTGTTTTTGCTGCACAATACATACCTGATGTTTCCGCTATGGCAAAAGATTTAGTAATAGAATTTGGTGAGGCTATAGGGCAATTAGTGCCAGTTCGTCGTCAAGAAATGATTGTTGAAAATATCTCTAATGATGAGTTGGAAAAATTATACCAAGAAAGAAATGCCATACGCAATGGTGGATTTGGGAGTACTGATAAGTGAATAACTTTCAAAAATTTATAAATAATATTATTGGAGATAAAAATATGCCACAGATAGAGCCGTTTGATACAGATGACTTAAAAATACAAGCAATGAGGGTCGCCGGCGTTGCTTTACCAAAAGAACCCGAAATACCAATCATTGAAGAAATTGAATTATCTTCTGATGAATTAGTGAATGAACCTTGGATACAAACATTCACTGGTAAAAAATTCTATCCTTTAGCACCAAATGCTGATGATATAGATATAGAAGATATCGCTCACGCATTAAGTAATATGTGCAGATTTAATGGACATTCTAAACAATTTTATTCAGTTGCACAGCATAGTGTTTTAGTTAGTTATTTGTGCGATGATGTTGATAAAAAACATGGATTACTTCACGATGCATGCGAATATGTTCTTGGAGATATCCCCACTCCGTTAAAACATTCGGATTTATTTATTAATTATGAAAAAAATGAAAAATTACTTCAATCCGTTATATATAAAAAATTTAATTTAGATCCAAATACTCCAAAATCAGTAAAAGATGCTGATTTACTAACTCTATCTATAGAGGCCAATAATTTTATGATACCAATTAATAATGAATGGAGTTTGGTCAAATCTCCACCTATTCAGATTATTCCACTAAATCCAGATGAAGCAAAAGATTTGTTTTTAAATAGATTCAAGGAAATATTTTAATGTATTATGTATATACAATTATAAATAGATTAAATGATAAATTATATATTGGAACTACATCTAATATTAATAGATTTAATCAGCATATAACAATTGCGGATGGTGGAAAGAAAAAATATCCAAAACATTATCAAAAAATACATGCTGCAATTAAAAAATATGGCCATAAAAATTTTGATTTTACTATAACTAAAACATTTGATAATGAAGACGAGGCATATTATTTTGAAGAAGATATGATATCATATTTACGAAGTATGAATATCTCCATTTATAACATAGCGGGCGGCGGGAAAGGAACCGGCTCTGGAATAAATCATCCGATGTTTGGTAAAAAATTACCAAAAAAATGGAAAGAAAATGTTAAAAAATCTAGAAAAGAAATGGATGAAAAAACAAGAGAAAAACATAGAGAAAACATGATTAAAAGAAATTGGGTTGGTGAAAATCATCCTAATTTTGGCAAGCCGACGCCACAAAAAACTAGGAAAAAAATCTCAAAATCATTAAAAGGCAGGGTTTTTTCAGAAGAACATAAACAAAAAATCGGCAAAAAACATCTTAATAAAAAAATAAGCGACGATACTCGAAAAAAATGAGTGTAGCTAATAAAAAAAGAAAACATTGGGATGGATAAAATAATCCAAAATCCAAACTTTCAAAAAAAGATGTTAAAGATATAAGGGCCTTAATTAAAAATAATGTATCAACTACAATAATATCAAAAAAAATTAATATAAATAGAAACACCGTTCTATATATTAAAAAAAATAAAATTTGGAAAAATATCAAATGAAAAAACAAGAACAAAAACAAGAAAAAAAACAAGAGAAAAAATATTATGATGTAATTATGGAGGCAGATGTTCCTTCAGTAATTAAATTTAGAGTTTTGGCAGAAAGTCCAGAAGAAGCTGTTAAAGAAATTAAAACAACAACTGGACCAATAGAATTTAGACCATTAATAAACAAAAGAAGAAATAAAAAAGCAATTGTTTATGAAGCCGGCTCATTAATTATTAAACATTCAGAAAGATATAGATAATGGCATTTGAAATATATTTAATAGATACTGAAACGACTGGAATTGAAGTTGGTGTCGCAGAAATTATAGAAATTTCTTTATATAGATTATCCAATAACGATCAAAAAACTTGGTGCATTAAACCTATGAAATATGAAAATATCAGTCAAGATGCATTAAGGGTAAATGGTCATAAATTAGAAGATTTAATGCATAAAACTGCTCACGGGAAAGAAACATATAAAAATCCAGAACAAGTTATTTCAGAGATAGAGAATTGGATGATGGAAGATTTTTCTACTCCTGACGATCGAATATTTGTTGCACAAAATGCGTATTTCGATAAATTGCATATGGAGCATTTATGGAAATCACACGGGTTTGAAGCAACCTTTCCGTTTGGTAGAAAATATTTAGATACTATCCAAATAGAATTATTTTTAGACTATGTAGATGGTAAGCAAAATGATTTTTATAATTTATCTTCTTTAGTTGAAAGATATAAAGTTAAAAAAGAGAAGTCCCATAAGGCTGACTCCGATACGAGAATGATGCGTGATGTATTTTTATCACAAATTAAACGGGCACGGAAATGATAATTTCAAATAAAAAAAATTCAGTAGTGAGGAAAAAATTTTAGTAAAATTTGATTTTAATATTTCTAAAAAATGTAAATGAACATATTACAAACTATATAAAAATGTAATAAGATGTCAAAAAATAATAATGGTAAAGACAGGTGCTGCTATGGTTTTAATACTTTAGAAAAAGCCGGAAATAAAAATTATAATTTTAAATATATTAAACATGAAAGTTTTTTTTTGAAAAAATAGATAATGAACTAAAGCATATCTTTATGATGGGTGGCGGGAGATGGATGTTTAAAAAAAGATGGGCTGCATATTTCTGTTCATTGGATTGATACGGAAATACTTGCATTATTTAGAGATAATATTTCTCCAAATTCAAGAATAAAATTTATAAAATATGACAACACTAATACTTTAATAATTAATTCCGTAAAAATAATGAATGATTTATGTATTCATCTTAAATTAGATTCTTATGATAAAAAATCACATAAAATAAGATTTCCGGATATATCAGAGGATATATTGATACATTTTATAAGAGGATTAATGGATAGTGATGGGTGGATATCAGATCCTCTTAAAAGAAAGGGGTTGTCTTGCAGTTATTGTTCTATGTCTGATGTAATAAAAACAGAATTACAAGAATTTTGCAATAATAGAAATATAAAATCAAACATCAGTAATAATATGGTAAGGTTTGCTGTAGAAAATGCTTTTAATTTTTTAAAACTTATTTATAATAATTCTGAATATAGTTTAACAAGAAAAAGGTGCCGCGCCAAAATGTGGATGACTTGGAGAAAATATAAAAGTAATATTTTTAGTCCTACTATAAGAAAAAGGGGATACACCTACATTCCATCAGATATACAATTAAAAAATATTTTAAATTTAAATAAAAGTAAAAGAAAATTATCCAAAAATGATATTTTAGAAATTAAAAAATTATATAGTATGAATTTTTCTCAAAAACAAATATCAGAAAAATATAATGTTTCACAAAGCACAATATGTAATATACTAAATAATAAATTTTATAAAGAGATTAAATAATGTCAATAGAATTTTACATATTAGATACAGAGAGCACCGGACTTATTTTAAATCTACATGAAATCGTTGAGATCTCTATTATTAGATGCAGCAATAAAATGCAAATTAATAGAACCATCAAGGCAGATTATCCAAAAAACGCCTCAATGGATGCATTAAAAATAACCGGTAAAACAATTAACGATTTATATCACGGCATTTCAAAAAAACAAGCCATTGAAGATGTAGAAAATTTTTTTGCTTTAGATGGTAAAACACCTGAACACAGAGCAATTGTGGCTCATAATGCATTTAATTTTGATATGAAATTTATTCATCGTATGTGGGAAAAAGAAAATAAATATTTTCCAGCAAATTTATGGTTAGATACTATTCCTATGGTTAGAGAATATGCTAAAAAAACAGGCATAATTAAACCAAAAGTGAATTTGGCAGCATCATTAGATATGTTTAAAATTGCAACTAATCAAAGAATGCACTCGGCCAAAGGAGATAGTAGAGCAACTTTTTATTTATGGCAAAAATTATTAGATGAAGGTATAGATTATTTGCCACTACTTAAAAGAGTACCTCACGCGCCAGAAGAAGAAAATGATTTAATGAGCGAAATGTATGACGATTAAAAATACAAGTTATAAAGATTTCGTAGATAAAATTAATAGACAATTAAAAATAGTAAGTGGATACTTAGAAGATAATTTATATTTTAATTTAATAAAAGGTTGTAGATTAAAACCAGTTAGTGTATTTTCAAAAAACTTTTCATATAATCCTAAATTTGAAAACATATGGATCGATGAGTTCGGAAACACTTTAAATATCAAAGAAAAAAGTATTGTTGAGAACGATAAAAATTATAAATTTGATTTAATAAAAACAGATTTATGGTTTAATAGGGATGTGATCGATATACTACAAAATAGTTTAGTTGCCTATGTGTGCTTGGGTTATAAAAATAATACAAAGACATACGAAATACTCTGCTTGGGTATTGACTATTTTTTAAGAGGCTTTATCATATCATCAAATGAAAGTAAGATTTACCCACCATTATTGTTTAAAGAAAGAAATATTAGAAGTTTATATGTAAATCTTCAAACAGATAATATTATTAAATTAGATAAAGATAAATTTAATTCAATATTAACTTATGATAATTGTGATGGGTTAATTATTCCAAAATCTAAATTCAATTACTTAATAAATGAAATAGGAGAAAAGAAATAAATGTCAGACAGAGATCGTATTATGTTAGAAGGTATAGTTGAAGATTTTTCAAATGGTAAATTTAAAGTAAAAATAGCAGAAGGTCATACTGCTTTATGCACCTTATCCGGGAAAATTAGACAAAATGAAATTAAAATAATGGTAAATGATAAAGTAAGGATAGAAGTATCGCCTTATAATACAAGTATGGGAAGAATATTAGCAAGATTGAAATGATTAATCCTAAAATCAAAACATCAATCTATACTTATAATGTAATCCCTAAATATTTAGGATATCCAGTAAAATTATACTTATCATTCGATCGATATAGTCATACATTACTTTTAAATCCACAAGACGATCAAAGTCGTGAGGCATTAATTGAATCTGGTGAAATAATTTTAGATCATATGGAATCTATAATAAATGATTTAAATGGGATGCCGGTATCTATGAATGATTTTGGCGTATTGTAGAAAAGATGCAGATAGATTGTGTGCTATTATTTTAAATAGGCTTGAACTTATTTTCCCAGATGGCGCAGTAGTTGAGCATAACTATGTTTAATAAAATAATTATTACCGCTAATACACATAATATATTTCTAAACATTATAGATGATGATTTTATAAAACAATATATTATCGAAAAACTTTTGGATATTCAATTTATGATTTTATATTATATATTATAAAGTGCTATGCTGATAAAGAAAAATTTGTCCAAAATATAATTTTATTTATGAGATGGTATGAAATTAAATATAAAATTACAATTAATGAGCAGATAAAAGAATATATTGAAATATCATATGAGTTTGAAAAACTATTACCAAAAATACAAAAATATATAAATTTACTATAATGTTTAAATCAATAGAATATATTGGATATCTTAAAAAAGAAAATGCTCTTTATTTTAATCTATATAAAATAATAGATGATAATTTTGTACACTGGAGCGATAATTGCCACCGCGAAGCCCCGCCGCCGCCCATGTTAATTGTTATTCTTCCAGAAATCTTAATGTATCATACAATTTAATATTATTTATTCAATATTATCAAGAAAAATATAATTATTCTATTACAAATCAAATTTCCTGGTATAAAAAATATACTCCAGATTTTTAGCAATATCTTCCGGAAATACAAAAATATCTTAACATAATTTAATCAAATGTTCAAAAAAATTTATTATGATGAAGATAAAAAATGCTGCATTGTCGAAGATGATAATTTTTTTATTGAAAGCCAATTAGAACTTATTGATTGGCCAGAGGAATCTAATTTTAGAGAGCACGAATTTATTCAAGGTATAAATTTAATATACGATATATATAAATCAAAAAATTTAAATATAGAAAAAAATATAGTATTATTTATTTTATACTACAATGATAACTATAATTTTGGAACGCTTTCATTAAAGAAAGAATTAGATTTATTAAAAAATATATTAAATATAAATCTTGATAAGTATTTTAATTTTTTATAAATAAAACTTACTTGAATCAAATGTTTTATTTTCGTCATTAATTAAAGATGTTAAATTTTTATCTTTCCAAATATCATTAACTAACATCTTTTGACCATTAACTAAACAATATTTATATACTAATCTAACTCCGTGGCTATAATCAGAATACATATCGTTATGGCTTGACGCATTTAATGGTTGAATTGGAGACCCTGTTAAATAAAACCATCCATAAATTGCAACATTATTCGGATATGTATTTAGTGCAGGTGTATAAACAATATCTTTCTTTTGGCCGGCGACTAACATATCTAAATTTCTATTAGGATATTTCGCTTCTACTTTTTGATTGTGTTCTAAAAATCTTTTAGTTGTTCCCATTAAACTATCAGGCGGTATCGGTAATGGCTCCATCTTAAATGTAGAGCTGCTCCAAATTAAGTTAGACATTTTTCTGGTTGGCAACACACACTCGAAGGCATCACAAACTTTGCGCGCCGTTCCTGGAAGCAATGGAGTTCTAACGAAATCTTCATCACTACCTATAGATAAAAAGTCAGGAATAACAAAAAATTCTAATTTATTACTACCAACGATACTTTCTACTTTATATAATTTTCTCATAAAAGTAGGAATATTGCCTTTTAAAAATTCTGATAAAAATGCATCTTCTCTTGATGGAGAATTATTATTTATGATTGAATTATAAAATTGTGTCCCGGTTAAAAATGTATCTTGCCTTTCAGGAATTTGCAAATACTCAAATTCATTGTTCAATGCAATCGGCGGCGTTATAATTCTAATGTGCTCACCTTCTTCTGGTGAAACTGATGTATCTCCTACAGGATGTTCACCTTCTTCCGGAGAAACATTTCCTTCTTGCGGCTCTGCGGGAAATTTAAATAATTTAACAAAATCACTAATTAAATCAAAAAATCTCATAATATTCTCCTTATTATTATAATTTAATACCTCGTTAGTCAGATATATTATGAATGGCTGAAAAACAAAAAGGATCTAACCGAATGAGCAATATGGAAAAATTTATAAAGTATGACGCAGTTTCATTTGATGATGTAATGTTATCACCAAAATATTCAGAAATTAAAAGCAGATCTGAAGTTGATGTCAAAGTTAAATTATCTAAAAATATTGAAGCATCATTACCAATCGTTCCTTCTAATATGAAAACCATTGTGTCAGAAGAAATGATTGATATTTTTTATCAGAAAAAATCATTAGTAGTAATGCATCGTTTTTGTTCTTTTGATGAACAGTTGAATATTGCAGAAAGATTTTATAAAAAATATGGAGCTGATGTTTTTAACTATCTTGGTTTTTCAATTGGTGTAAAAGAAGAAGATTATAAGTATGTAGATGAGTTAGTTGAATTGGGGGTTAAGATTATTTTAATTGATGTTGCTCACGGAGATCATAGTTTATGTTTAGATATGATTAAATATGTTGCTCAAAAATATCCAAATGTATTTTTGATTGCCGGTAATACTGCAACATACGAAGGAACTTATAGATTATTTGAAGCCGGCGCAGATATGGTTAAAGTTGGAATTGGTGGTGGATGCGCTGCAGAGGGAACAAGGGTATTAATGGCTAATGGAACCTATAAAAATATTGAAGATATTAAAGTAGGTGAAAAAGTTATCAATATGAATGGAAAGCCGGTAAAAGTTAAAAACATATTTAATAATGAAATTAAAAATGTAATGAAGTTAAGAAACTCAATTTATTATGAAGATATGTTTTTTACCTCAAATCACGAATTTTATATAGGGGACTTATCATCTTCTTTAGTTGATACAGTTGGTTATGCTAAAACTTTAGATAAATTAACAAAGAGTGGTCAATCTAAATATAAATGGAAGGCTTTAAAAGATATTAATAAAGCATCTTTTTTAATGCCTAAAAATATTGATTTTAATTTACCGGAAACATTTAATATAGAAATTCAAAAAAGATGTGGAGGAAACGGAAGATGGAAAGATGATATTAAATATAAAAAAGATGTCTCTTTAAAACCATCATATGAAGTAGGTTATTTATTTGGAACCTTTCTTGGAGATGGACACGCTTTTGTTAATACCAATGGTAGTAGTAAAATAGGTAATGTTAGCTGGTATTTTCACAAAAATGAAACTCATATTGTAAAGAAAGTAAGTAAATATCTTAAGAAGATTTTCAATAAATCTCCCAAAATAACCGATAATAAAAATATTAAAACAATAAGATTTTATTACAAACCGCTTGCAGATTATCTTGCTACTTTTGGAAAGAAAGATAAAAAACATTTACCTGAAAATTTATTAGTAAATAATAAAAAATATCTTCAAGGTTTATTAGATGGATTAGTTGATAGTAATGGATATATTGAAGAAAATGGAAGAGTTAATTTAAGTAATACATCTAAACAAATAATTGAACTTTTCAATATAACAAACTATCTATTAACGGGTGTATTCCCAAATAATCAAAAAACTAAAATTACTGCCGGTGGCCTTAAAAATTGTAATATCGATAATGTTAAACAATCATACATATCAAGAATTAATACAACCGGAGCTAAACGACTTTCTAAAAATTATCAAGTATCAAAAATATTAGAAATGTCAGAAACAGATTTAGAACTTCCTACATATGACATCGAAGTAGATTGTGATACTCATAGTTTTATTGCTAATAATGCTATAGTTCATAATTCTATCTGCACTACTCGTATGATGACCGGAAACGGCATACCAACATTATCATCTCTTGTTGATGCTAAAAAAGCCAAGGACGATTTTGAAAAAGCAACTGATAAAAAGGTATTTATATTATCAGACGGCGGTGCAAAAAATTCTGGAGATGTTGTAAAAGCATTATGTTTTGCCGATATGGTTATGACCGGAAATCTTCTGGCTGGATCTGATGAATGTCCTGGAGATATATTACTTGTTAATGGTGAAACATATAAAGCATATCACGGCTCGTCAACTCATCGTGGTAATAGAACGGAAGGTGTTAAAGCAACTGTTAAAGCTAAAGGGCCAGTAAAAGATATCATCCAATCAATAGTTGAGGGGGTTCAATCTGGGTGCTCATATCAAGGCGTTAATAATCTTGTTGATTTAAAAAAATCTCCCGAGTTTGTTAAAATTACTCACGCTGGAATGATTGAGAGCGGATCTCACGATGTTATTGTGAAAGGTTGACAATGAATATTGATGAACAAAATTATTTAAATCTTCTTAAACATATATTAGATAATGGTGAAGATAGGCAAGATCGAACCGGTGTTGGAACTAAAGCGGTATTTGGTAAGACATTACGTTTCGATTTATCTAATAATACTTTGCCAATTTTAACCACAAGACGAATTTTCTTCAGGGGAATAGTAGAAGAATTATTATTTTTTATACGAGGAGAGACTGATACTAAAAAATTAGAAGAGAAAGGTATTAATATTTGGAAAGGAAATACTTCAAGAGAATTTTTAGATAAAAGAGGATTATCTTACTTACCAGAAGGATCTTATGGTAAGGCATACGGATATCAATGGAGAAGATTTAATGGCAATTCTCCAGGTGATGTTAATTTCTCGCCTAAAAATACAATTGGTGGAACAGATCAAATTACACAGGTATTACAAAATTTAAAAAATAATCCACAAGATAGAAGACATTTGGTGGTAGCCTGGAATCCATCACAACTGCACGAAATGGCTTTACCTCCCTGCCATTATAGTATGCAGTTCTATGTTTCAAATAATAATGAATTATTTTGTTTATTTAATATGCGCAGTGTTGATAGTTTTTTGGGATTACCATTCAATATTGCTTCATATGCATTATTAACTCATATATTTGCTAAACATTTAGGGTATAAGGCAAAAGAAGTTATTTGGGTTGGAGGAGATACTCATATATATTCCAATCATATTAATCAAATTAAAGAACAAATTCAAAGAACTCCGTATGAATTTCCTAAAATAAAAATTAAAAAAGATATTACTTCCATTGATGATATAGAAAATTTATCTTTTGAAGATTTTGAATTGGTGGGGTATAATCATCATCCTGCTATTAAGGCGGAAATGGCAATTTAATGTTTAAATCAATAGAATATATTAAATTCTTAAAAAAAGAAAATAATGTTTATTACGATCTATATAAAATAATAGATGATGATTTTGAAGGAGAATATATTGGGGCGACCGGTCCGCCGCGCGCGGGCGGTGCGGCGGCAGCAATTATCAATTGTTATTCTTCCAGAAATCTTAATGTAGCTAAAAATTTAATATTGTTTATGCAAAATTATCAAGAAAAATATAATTATTATATTACAGATCAAATTTACTGGTATAAAAAATATATTCCTGGATTTGAACAATATCTTCCAGAGATAGAAAAATATTTGAGTTTAATATAAAGGATTTAATATGAAGCAATATACAGGTGGACACATTATTTATTTAATCGCAGCAATATCACAAAATGGAATACTTGGGGTAGATAACACTATTCCTTGGAAACATAAAGAAGATATGCAAAGATTTAAAAAATTAACCACTTCATCAACAGTGATTATGGGCCGTAAGACTTTTGAATCAATTGGAAAACCTTTGCCCAATCGAAATAATATAGTTGTTTCTAAAAATGCTTATGAAGGAACACAACAAGCAAGTTCTTTAAAAGAAGCAATAGAATTATCAACATTTTATTCCTGCCCAAAAACATATTTAATTGGTGGCGCATCTATCTATGAAGAGGGTATGGAATACGCCGAAGAAATTGATTTAACAATAGTTCCGGAAGTCATTGATGCTTCTCAATACAAAGAAGTTGCAAAATTTCCATGGATTAACCCAACTAAATGGTTTATAAGAACAATGCATCAGAATAATCAATTGATGCATATACAATATGTTAAGATTTAGGATAACAAATCCATAATCTTCTATATTCTCCACCTATATTATATGTATTAGATATTTCCCAATCATATCTATAAAAATCTGCATTTAGAAGTGGTGTTTTTTGTATTTCAAAATCAAAACCAGCATTAGAAAGAAGTTTTTCTATTCTTGATTGTGAAGAAGTTGATGCAAAACCAGAAAAACTCTGATCATATGCTTTTGTAGGATCTGGATCTGTATGACGTAAAAAATAATCTGTATCTGTATCAATACATTTAGTTTCTAAAATAAGAACATCTTTCAACACTTTACGCAAACATTTTATATGAGTTTCGTGATCTGTAAGATGATAAAGCAAACCGGTATCTAAAACAAAATCAAATTGACTAAGATTGTCGAAATTTGCATCTAAATCTTGACAAATAAAATTAATATAAGGATGTCTTTTTTTTCCTTCTTCAATATTGGTGTATCTGGCATCAACTGATGTGATATCAGCTCCTATTAATCGAAACATTTCGCCTAAATCACCAAAGCCACATCCCAATTCTAACATTCTTTTATTTTTAAAAAATCTTGACCAAATTTATTAATAATAAATCATATCTACTTTTGCGCCACGGAATATAATGATTATCAAACATTTAATACCTATATTTCTTATTATGATTTCTATATGGATATTTAGAACATAGCCAACAAATTAATGTCCCATCTTCCTGATTAGATTGAGCCATTGGATAAAATTCATTACATTTTTTACAAATAATACCATCGCTTTTTCTATAAAGATAATCAATAAATACATCGGAAACTTTTATTATTTTAGAACCAATAAATTTTTTTGGAACATTATAATTTTGACAATATTTTTCTGATAATAATTCAAATGATCCTTTAATTATCAAATCTATTGGAACATATAAAACATACTTACCATCATCTATTCCTATAATTTCAAACTTTTGTTTTGAATCAAATGTTTGTTTATAATGCTCTACAATTTCATTATTGCTTATCTTACAAACGATAATGTCTCCTGGCTTATAATCCATCTATATTTATATCAAAATAATATTAGTTTGGATTTTCGTCCCAAGGCAAAACAAATCCAATCGGTGCAAATAAACTTTCAAATATTAATTGACCTTTTTTAACTGATATGGCACCTACTCGTGATGCAGCTTCAGCGATCAAGAAAGCGGGCCAAACTGTATCTGGTGGTGAAACATTATATTGAACATCGACATATACATCTAAATTTTTAGATGGATCGTACGATCTGACATGTAATTCTTTTGGTTCTTTTCCATCAACCACTAAATTCCCCTCATAAGTATGATCTGGACTGGTGAATGGCGTTGGTTGATACCATTTCTTTTTATGAGAAATTGGACCCATATCAGGAGAAATAAATAACATTAATGCTAACCCAGTAGCAGTTCCAGCCTCCAAAATATAGAAACTTGGCTTTTCATCATCTTCATTTTTAAAACCAAGATATACCGCTATTGCTCCAAACCTTGAGTCTCCTAATCTTGCAGGAGTAATTAAATCTACTCTGGCTGGAACATATCCTAAATCTTCATCATATTTAAAAGCCAACTGCTCTATTGACTGAAGTAAATGATCTTCGGGTTTAACGTCTCCGATAGCAGTTGTGATAGTCGTGGCTTCAGCATCTGTTTTGGCCACTGTAACTTTAACTAAAGGTAAATGTGCAGTAAAACTATGATGTGGATTTGATACTCTTGAATGTTTTGCTACTGCCACATAATATACAAAATTATCTTGAGGGCCGGCTTTTGGTAAAGCGGCATTTAAAGCATCAATCTCTGCTTGCGCTGGTCGTGGTAAAGTTAATATTTTTTGACAATTTTCATCATCAAAATTATTCCAAGTATTTAATATAAAACCATCAATATGTTCTGGAGCAATAACAACTCTTGGATCAGGAAATGCTTTTTGCAATTTAGCGGCAACTTGATCATAAACTGTTTGTCCAACCAATTCTTTAACTGTTTTCATTGACATTTCTCCGTGGTTTTTACTATTGCTGGACAACTTGTTTTAGCCGACATATCTTTATGAGAATAATAAACACATCTGTTGGTAGTTGGACAAAATCCACAATTACCTTCTGATGTGCATAATCCACAATTTACTTTAGTATCACAATATTTAACCCAATCTTCTTTAGGAGCATTAGGTCCGGGTCGTGATACAGTTGCGCAACTTGAAATTAAAATTATAGGTATTAGTGGTGCTAATTTTCTCATATGATCATTAATTAAAGTTTATTATATAAATATACTGTAATACCATTTTGAATTAATTCTTTTTCTATCATATCGGCTAATTCAGGAATTTCCTCAATAGATGAAGAAGAAAAATGCAAACTTCCTTTATAATTCTTAGATAATGCTGATAATTTTTTAATGCATTTTTCTAATGCCGCACTATCAACTTTATCTTCATCGTTTTTACAGAGCCCATAAACAACCCATAAATCACTCATAAGGGCGCTATCTGAGATTTCTCCTAATTTAAAATTAGTAAAAGATTGGGACCATAATTTAAAATCTTCTTTAACTTTTGGCCATTTTTTAGATAATGATATATCTAATTTTTTATCAAATTTTTTATTTGAAGAACAAGGAATAAAAACCATTCTCAAACCAACAAACTCTGGCATTAAAATGGTTTCATCTTTTATTTTTAATCTACCTGGTTGTACAAATTTATTCATTTTTACCTCAAAGTATATATAACAAATTATATTTTTTCTATAAATTTAGATAATTTTATTTGTTCAATATTGTTATTTGTTTTTATCATATATTTATTAATTGATGAATATAATGATGTTTGCTTATCTAATGCATTTATAAAATCTTCGTGATCTGGAACTAATGTCATAAATGTAGATGATAAATTAAAATGATACTTTGATAAGAAAGAAGAAACAATAATATTTAAATTAGATTTTTCGAGTATATAATCTATACAATTATTTTTAGCAGAATGAGCTTCCCAAATATGATAATAAAATTGTTTAAGTCTTATTGTATCTTTATCTTTTTTATCCATTGCGTAATATAAACATAATGGGCTCAATTGATATAAATTTATATTTAATTCTATAGCGATCAATGATACATATGGTTCTAAATCAGAAATAATTAAATCTGGATTATAAGAAGATATTTCATTTCTTAACAATTTATAATTTGAATTTTTAATAGAAAAATCAGAATGTGGCTTACTGAAATTCAATAGGGCCTCTAAATTCCAATAACAATTATCACAATAATTAGAATACCCAGCTATTTTAATTTCTATGTCTTGTCTATTCGATAATTGTAATGAATGCAAGAAATTTATTAAATTATACTTAGATGTAGGTCTATTATCAGCAGCATAAACAATCTTCATTTAACTATTTGTTTTAATTTATTTTTGATACCGTGAAGAGATTTAATTCCACTTTTAGCTTCTTTTAGCAAAAAGGAAAAACCTTCATATGTTCTTAAATAATCTCTTTCTTTTTTTGATAATTTATTTCCATCTAATACAAAAACTACTTTATCGTTTTCAAACACTTTCCAACTTTCACCTTTTGCGTTAGAAAATGTTCTTTTAACTCTAACCATTTTTGATGCAGTATTTTTTTCTTCATCAAATAATTCATAAGCAAATCTACTTAAAATAATTTTGCCATTAACTTCTTTACCATCATAATCATAAGTATCATAATCTTTAGCGGACATATTTACCTCAATAAAGTATCAACTCCCATCACACCAGTAATCATAGCGGATAGTATTCCATTAAATCCAGCGGCTTCTCCTGCGCAAACCATATTTTCTAAATCTGTTGATAAATCTTGACCTATATTAATTTTTGGAACATATGGTAAAATCGTAGGGGCGTAGAAATAACCTTTTGTTTTTAAGTCTGGAACTATATTAGCAAACTTTTCTACTTCGGCAGGTATCCAATCATATTCTGGTAAAATAGAAAATTTACTTTTATACGATAGCAAGGTAGAAATCCGTTCTTTTGATATTCTATCGTTTGCTAAAATAAAAGATAACTTTCCAATTCGATCAGTTTGTTCATAACCAGAAGATGGAAAATATCGATGTCCTATAAAATTAAAAGAAACTTTATCGGATTTCCATCTTGCTTCATTAGATCTAAAAGAAGAGATAGTTAAATCAATATGATCTTCTGGTATTACCGTTCCGTTCCAACAAAATGGACCAATTTCTAAATTATCTCCAGTTATTTTACAATTAGATTTATTAAATTCTTTCATATGAGAAGTTGGCATTTCAATTTTTATACCAAACTTAGCATAATCATTATTTTCTATTAAACCAAAATCAGAATAAAATTTAGAAACCCATCGCCATCCGCTTCTACCAACACACATTAAAATTTTCTTACAATAAAATTCGCCTTTTTGCGTATTGATAATAAAATGTTTTTTTTGTTTATTAATTGAATGCACTTCGTTATCAAAACTTAAATGTAAATTATCACGATCTTCAATTGTAGATGCTATATCTTTAATTATTAAATGAATATCTCTTGGATATAATTGAATAAAATCATTTAATATTATTTCGAAATTATTTTTTTTAAGTTTTTTTTCTAAAGATGAATAAAGCTCTTTGTCTTTAACTACTTTTAACTTTAAGAATTTATTTAAATAATTATTTATATATTTGTAAGTTGATTTTACTTTTTTATTATTTAAAATATTTGATAATTCATTAATATTATCTAAATATAACTTACCATCACTTGTTGGAAAACATCCGAGAAATCCTTCTAATGCTCTTCTTCTTTTTAATGGCGCCTTACCTAAATCAAATAATACCGTTTTAACATCTTTATATTCTGTAGCAACTTTATATGCAGCAAAACTTCCAGCAACACCACTACCTATAATAGCCAAGTCATAAATTTCCATATGTTTCCTTATAAAGAATTTATAACTACTATATCATTAAAAAATAAAATAAAATAAAAAAATATTAATTAGATAACTATTTTAAGCAAACGATCTATCTTGTCTTGTAAATCTTTTTGATAAGATGGCTTTTCCCCATTGCATATTTTATCACTTAATTCATAAAAATATTTTTGCACATCATTAAATGGCCACATAAAATAATAATAAGATGTTTTAAATTGTTTTACATAAGATGGTATGTAATATGTTTTTAGAAATTCAGGTAATACTTGTGTTCCAAATTGTTTTTGATCAAAATAAGCATTACAATACAATGAATACGAATACGCTTTCTTCTCAAAATACATTCTAAAAAACGCAGGAATAGGCGCTGCTAACAATAGTAGTAATAAGAACCATAAACTAACAAAAGATAATGGAAGTGCTAATAATGCTAAAATTTGTGGAGAAAGATATAATAAAGAAAATAATACTTTAGAATATTTATTTGCGTCATATATATGAACTAACTCGTTAAGAAGTACAACTATATTACCTTTGACATTTTTGTTTATAAATTCTTGTGATGGAAAATAAACGTTGCTTCCTATAGTTGTAATGTAATTAGTCATAAAAGATCTGTTAAAAAATAATAGAAATGATAAAAATTTCATAAAAACAGATTGATCTTTAAATTTTATTTTTAAATCTGGAAATTCTTTTTTACACTCTTCGACAAAATTGGTCCAATCAGTTGTTGTCAAATTCATTTTATACCTTTACTTAAAGATCTCTGCGTGCACCTGCATTGTAAGATCTGCACCAGCGTCATTATCAAATCTTGCAACAATGGTACCGCTACTATTAACAATAGCAAAAGTTCCAGTTACAGAACCTATAGTTTGTCTTGCGGTTATATTTACCGATGTAACAGAAGGCGAAGAACCACCTTTAATAATAGCGGCAATTCTTTGAGCAGACATATCACCGTTAGTACTATTATTTTGTATTAAAAAATCTACCACTACCCAATACATCTTGTCTGGAACTACAGTTGCATCAAATAAATTTACATTTAAAGTTGTTGTTCCAGATTCAACGCCAACAATTCTATGATAAGTTCCAGCGGTTTTGTTATCGAATAATGCTACCATATTAACCTCAGGCTGCTGCTATTGTAGTTACAGTTCCACTTGTTCCTCTATATTTTAAAGCCCCGTCCTCAACATATAAAATTCCTCCGCCAACAGAATTCGCAGATGGAACAGTAGTAGCATTAGCAATAAATATTACACCATCTCCAGTTGAAGATGGCATTTGTGTTGAAGTTAAGTTAGATAACAGGCATAAAGATAATACTCTTTGCCCAGAGACAACTTCCGTAGCTTCAACCATTGTTTCAGTAGTATTATGAAGTTGTATTCTAACACCACCTTTTAATCCAGTTCCAGTCTTGGCACCACCTCTTAACTGAAGAATTCCGCCGTTATTATTTGAGCCACCAGCAGATTGGGCTTGAACTGTTAAATTAGTTGTTGTTGATGAAGCATCATTTTGTTTGATTGTTGGAGATGAAACTGAAGTATTAAACGAAACAGTCGAAACCCCAAAACCAATTTCATTATTAATAACATAAAATGCAGTTTGAGCACCAGTTCCAATATAAACGGCACCAGTTGTTGCTCTACCATATAATCTAACATTACTTACTGCATTGCTATATGATGAGTCAGTTCCAATAAATAACTCATCGCTCGTATTAGTTTCAAGTATTGGTAAGTCAGCAGAGTTGCTATTATTTCTAGCTCTAATAATTTTAGTATTGTTTGGGGTTCTTATATAACCATCTGTTGCTGAATTTGGAATAAATTCTAAAGGCGCGCCGAGGGTTGTTTTTCCGTTAGTTACCTTGATATTTTGAGTTGAATTATAAATTAAAGTAGTATCGCCGGAAACAACGCTGTGAGTAATGCCATAAGTAGAACTGCCTATATATAAAGTACCGGTTGTTGTTACTGTTCCGGATGTAACAAAGGATAATGTATTTGATGAGGCAGTAAATGTGGCTTTATCTGCACCACCGCCTGCCGCACGCCAATGTTGAACTGCACTGTCTAAATAGACGCCGGTATTATTATTTATGATAACCCAGGATGGATTTATGCTTAAAAATGAAGATGATGTTGAATAACTGCCGGAAGAAATTTGAACTTCTCCATCCGAACCTCCGCCTACCCCATCTCCAGATTCTAATACTAAATTACCACCATTAAATGTACTAGCGCCGTCTTGACCGTGTATCTTAAGTATATTTCCAGATCCAGTTAGATGTTGTGGTATATAAATCCAAGAATTAGATGAATTATTAGCAAATGCAAAATATTGATTAGATGGCTCGCTAAATATCCTTGCAAGTTCAACTGGAGCATCAGGATTTTTAGCAAATAAGACATAACCATCATTTCCGGACCCTGATTTTATTCCAGAAATTAATTTTACAGTACCACCATTAGTATTTCCTGACACTGCATTTGCGGATTCTAAACTGATGTGTTGACCACCGGCAAATAATGGATAATTAAGTATTCTTGCATCAGATCCTGTAAAAAATTGTGCCGCAGGGAGTCCCCAATACCAAGCACCTCCAGAACTAATTCCTGCCCAATATACACCGCTAATACCATACATTATATTAGCACCAGAAGCCTTGGTGTATAAATTTGCAACTGTAGAATCGTCACCTATTGTTAAATGATTAGATGTATCCCATTTAAGTAAGGCTGCATCAGAAGCATCTGTTCTTCTGGCCCCAATTAATGTAACATTGGCGCTCTCAAAATTTAATTTACCATTAGAAGATGTTGTTCCAGAACCAAATTTTAAATAAGAAGAAGGTATACTGACAACTCCTGATAATCCAGTTAAATTACCAATTGTTGGAGCCGCCGCAGTAGTACCAGTACCATTAAGATCTCCAGCCAATCTAACTATACCATTAGATATTGTTGTTGCGTCTGCTACTGTTACTGGTGGTAATTTATAAGTCATAACCTATTATAATACCTTTTTATTATCTAATATATCTATGTGTGATAATAATATTTGCTAAAGGTGAAACTCCACATTTTGTACCAGAATAATATAAGCCAGTTAAATCAGGAGATCCGCTAACTGTCCAAGTACGATAAGTTAATGAACTACAATCGACATCAGTTCCTCTCATAACATAATAAATAATTGGGCCAACATTAATATTATCTAAAGGTGATTGAGAATAAGAGGAGTAAAGATCAAAAACAATTGGAGAATATATATCTTGTATTACACTAACTGCATTATCATAAGTTCCTCTAACAATAGTATAATAACCATCGTATCCTATTGCTGGAGAAACAAAATTAGAAACGCTTAAAAATTCAGATGTAGAACCAAGATCTACCATTTATTACCTTTATGGAACTGGTACGGAAGATCCGTCCCAAGGAGATAACGCAACAGAAGCGGTATTTGCAGAAGTTATAGCAATAAATACAACACTTTGTTTGTTATCAAAAGTGTCTAATCTGTTGCCAGCGGGTAATATTAACAAATCTCTAATTCTTCCTTTAATAAAATAATCTGCGGCAACACGATAAGCCAAAATGCATTTTTCTGCAACATATGGTTTAATAGTTGCTGGATAATTAGATAATCTTAAAGGATTAGATAGACCTCCAAGAGAAATCGTAGGACTTCCAGAACTTCCTATACAATACATAGTTAATGCAACCCCAGTATCATAAGAAGCTGTATAACCATCTCTGCTACGATTTCCGCACCAAATTAAGCTTGATGCCGAAGTTATATCCGCCCAAACCAGTGGCCCTGAACCAGAATTAGGATTTAAAGCCGTTATCGTTGATGTTGGGGTGTAATTTGCTTGAGTAACTGCCGGAGATGATAAAATCAATATAGCATAAGGATCGACGTCACCCGGTTCAGTATCATCTAATCTAAAAAATCCAAAATTAATACTTTGACCATTTGTTAAAGTATGGGCAAACCACCAGGAACCATTGGCCGATGTTCCGGCAGAAGGAACGGCATTGGCGGCACTAAATTGAGAGTTGGTGCCAGCAGGAAGATTGGTTATAAATGTTTGATGATTTACGCTTCCAGCTGCACCTCTGACAACCATTCCTTTTGATGGAAAACCGTTTCCTGTTCCACCTGCTCCCGGAGGCACCGTAGCTGTACATCCGGCCTGAGTTGCTAAATAAGAAAATAATTGGGTACTTTCGCCAGATGCATCGGCACATATATAATAAACGGTCCCGGTGGTACTATTCGCAGAATTTTTAGAAAACATAAATTCTCGTTTAAATTCTTTATTTGAACTTACTGTAATTGTCGCTCCACTAATAGCACCGGTTAAAGTTCCAGTACCATTAAATGTACCCGTTCTTGGCATCACAACTGCCCAACCTTGATTTATTTCAGAATTCCATACATATCCCAATAACTCTCCGGTTGCGCTTGTTCCGGTTTGAGTTACACCCTCTCCTCTTAACGGAGTTCCAGTTGGTGCTGCATTCATTACAAATTTAAATGTAGACGGGCCTTGCATAACAATCCAGGCGGCAGCGGAAGTAAGACCTGATGGATAAGTATCATTTAATGGGTTAGCATTCGTTCCCCAGCTATCATTATTATTAGTTCCAGCAGAAGTTTTTGTTGTTCCGTCGCTATGAGCCACAGTATTCCAACCGGCAGCTTTCATAACTCTTGTCATCTTCCAAACCATATTGAAATAATTAGTTCCACCCCAATTATAATTTGCTGCTATTGCATTAGCCATTATTCACCTTTATACAATCATCCATTTTGTTCCATTATATACTAAATTAACCGCAGAATAATTAGTTGAAATAGTATAAGTAGATATGGTATCAATTAACTTGCCATTACCATTTATGATAATATTATACGCACTTGCACTGCCGTTAGCATCTTTAATTATATAAGATTTGCCAGTGGCGGGAGATGCCGGTAATGTAATAGTAATGCTTGATGCTAAAGTACCAACAGATATTATGTAATCTGTTGTAAGAGCGATATAATTCGATGTAACAACTGTGAAGTTCAAAAGATTAACTGGAGTAATAGTTGCATCAGCTGCATAAACTTTAATTCTTGACATAGAGCATAATACGCCATCATTGGCGGCTGGAGATACATTCTGTATTCTTATCTGTGTTTCATATTTAGCATTATACGCAGGTAAAGAAACTAATACGGTTTTATAATCAGAATATGAAGATGTTGTTGTTAAAGTAGATCCAGACACAACATAACCGTCTGTAATATTATATAATCTAATCTCTGCTGTTTGACCAGCAGTTGCCTCAAAAATTACCTCAAATTTAAATGTAGTTCCTATTGGATAATCGGCCGCATTCACTACTACAGAGCCAATACGCATAAAAGTGTTGGAACCAGTACCGATATTAGAAAAAGTGCCAGAAGAAATATAAAGATACTGATAACCATCTCCTACTGAAAATTGGCTTGTAAAATCTGATGGCGTCCAGCTTGAACCATCATATTGCAAAAATTGATTTAATGTAGGTGGTGTAGATGATACTGGAGTATTTTGAATTCTAATGACTGTTTGAGAAGTTAATGTTCCCGATAAATCTCCAGAAAAACTTAGACTTGATGGAGCCCAATTAGTTCCATTATAACTTAATACTTGGCCTATAACTGGAGGTGTTGCTGAAATTGGATGATTTTGAATGCCAATTACTGTTTGAGAAAATCCACTACTATACAAATCTCCAGCAAAAATAACTCCAGTCGTTTGTAAATTATATATTAATTTATCAATAAAATCTAATCTTTCTCTAACTGTACCGTATGTTCCACTTGGTTTAACACCCAATTCTGCTTCAACCGAAATTATGGCATCCCTTAATTGATTAATAACATCTGCTGTCAAAGAAGTGATATTATTAACAACTTTTGGTAAAGTGGCACTATTATCTATACCTAATGGATAAACGGTTGCCATTATACCACGCTCCATTGGCTTCCGGTATAAACTAATGATACAGAAGCATAATTAACATTTATTATGAAAGTGGCAGACCCATCTATATTTTTGCCGTTTCCATCAACAGTAATATTATTTGTTTGAGATCCTCCGGCAGTATCTTTTACATAAATTACTCTTCCTGTTTGTGGTGATGATGGTAAATATATTGTTATAGGTGCGCCTAAAGTTCCAACTGAAATTAAGTATTCGGTATTTGAAATATTATAATTAGAAGTTGTTGAAACTATATTAACAACTCCGGTTAATGGAGACCAATAGCCATCTTGATAGATATATAATCCAGATGCAGCATAACCATCTTTTCTAAGATATATAGAACCTTGTTGTGGCGTACCAAAAGGAACTCCGGTACCACTGCTAATTGTAGGTTGAGGATTAGCAAGACCTCCAACACCAAAATATACAGCGTTTAAATAACCATCTTGTAATCTTGCGCCTTCGACAGATGCGTTAAATAAAGATACATATCCGTCAGCTCCAGAACCAGTTTTAGCTCCTGATTTTAGATTTAAAGAGCCGCCATTATTATTTGATCCACCTGCACTTTGGGCAAAAATACTAAAATTTGTACCAGATGATGATGAATGAACTTTTTGACCTATACTTGGAGTAGTAACAGCATCGTGAATTTCAATTTGCGGAGTAGAGCCACTTGTTAAAGGCCAAAACCTTAATACTTCTTGAGCAGACCAATTTAAAAAGTTTAAATAAGCAGAGGTATATATACTTGCACCCTGATATGAATTTAAAGATATATTATATCCATCTACTTGAGTAGCCCAACCATAAGATGGGTTATAATCTCCAAATAAAAGAGATCTGGAAGATTGAGAGATAATATTTACTTCACTTGCTAAAGAAGCGGTAGAAAATCCTTTCCACAAACTTTTAGCAGATCCATAATATTTTGTTTTAATATATCCGTCAGTTGGATATGAAGAAGGATTTCCGTTAAAATCTAATAGAATTGCTTTATACGCACCAATGTATTGATTAGTGTTATCAATCTTTAATGTTTTAAGAGAATTATTTGTATCAGCAAAATTTACTGTCCTGGTTTGAATATATCCGTCATTGGGTGCGGATAAAAATACCTCATACCCAATTATACATGTAGCCCATCCGGTAGATAAATTATCATCACCTATATATAATCCACCAACATCATCTTGAGAAATAATATTTGCATTTCCAAAAGCATTAACTCCTCCCCACATAACTTGACGAGAAAAGATATTATCATTTCTCGGGCTTTGAATGGCCGGAGTTGTGCCGTCATAGACAACGGTATCACCAGGCAATTGTAATGGATATATTGAAGCCGTTGTTGCCGGAGCCCACTGATAACCATCATATTTTAAAATTTGATTTAATGTGGGGGACGTTGATGATACGGCAACTCCTTGAAGTTTAACTACGCTTGGATTGGGGTAAGTGCCACCAAGATCTCCACCTGCAGAGCCTGATGGAGTTGTAGATAAAGTAGTAGGAACCCACTGAGATCCATTATATTGTAAAACCTGACCGTTTGTAGGAGTGGTGGGTGATATTAATTTTCCCCTCAATCCTATAACAGATTGGAAAGTATCTATGCCAGTTAAATCTCCAGCAAAAGTAATATTAGAGCCGCCGCCGCCTCCACCACCACCTGAAATTGATGCTATTAATAATTCCATAGCATCTAATCTATGTCTTACGGTGGTATAAAGACCGGAGGGTTTAACTCCTAATTCACCTTCAATTGCAACAATAGCATCTCTTAATCTATTAATAATCTCTGCATTAATATTTGTGATACTATCGAATACTATTGGTAATGTAATAGTATCATCTATACTTTGAGGATATACGGTTGCCATTTAAACCAAAATTTTAGCAGTACTACATAAATGCCAGAATTTTAGTATGAATAGTAATTAAGATAAAATCATTAATTTTTCAAATTTTTCAATAATATCTCGTACTATATCAAATTCTATATTATGTATATAATATCTTCTTCCCATAATCATACGGTTTTGAGAAATATAATATACATCAAAAGAACGAATATTAGGTTTAGTTAAAAATTGCGACATATCACCGTAAACAGTAGAGTTGGATTGTTTATTAAGAATTCTTATCGGAACAGAAACAGAAATCTTCTCATCAAAATCTAAATTCTTTTTGCATAACCTTTGAAAATTATTGCTTATTTGATAACAATATCCTAATGTTATTTCATTAACATAAAAATGATCTTTAAGGCGTGTTTCCAATAAATCAAATAATATATTTATGTTGCTATTATATAATTTAATAGATTTAATACTGTTAATATATTTTTGTAAATTAATATCTTTATGTATTTGCATTTAATTGATTAAATAAATTAATTAAATTATCTTTAGATATTTCTACGCTATTTACAATTAATTTATTATTAATATTTTTAACACCAATACTAACAATAACCGTATCAGATTTATTTGACGGTGATATTTCCAAATAACTTTTATCTTCTAAAACAATTTTCATATCAATGATTTAAATACAACAATTTCTTTATTGTTTTGTTTTATTTTAATATTTTTAAACTTATTTCTCGGTAAATTAGCGCCGAAGGTTAATGCATCATAAAAATTATCAAAAATAATCCATTCGTTTAATATTGGATGTTTATTATCTATATATTCAACATCTACTATAAATTTACTCATAACACTTACCTTGTTAAATTAATTACTTTACCATTTTGATTTATAAAAATAGTATCTTCAAAATGAGCGCCCACATCTTCAGTATAAACAGTCCATTTATCCGTGTCAATAGTGGTTTTATCGCTCACCGTTTCTGGAACCAATAATGGCTCAATCGCAAATAACATACCTGCTTGAAATCTTACACCTTCACTTGGCAATGATTTATTAGACACAAATGGATGATCGTGAATTTTATTTCTCGAAATTCCGTGGCCGCCATATTGTTGTATAACTTTAAAGCCTTCTTTTTGAGCAGTTTTATGTACAGAATATCCAATACTTCCGAGACGCTTGCCTATTTCTATAGCATTAATTGCATTTAATAAACATTGTTCGGTTGTTTTTATTAATTTTTCGTATTTAGTATTCCCAACACTAAATGTTCTTGCGCTATCAACCATTGCATCTTCAAATGTTATACCGAAATCAAAAGTTATTATATCTCCGTCATTTAACTTATAATCAGATGGTATTCCGTGCACTAATTGTTTATTAACACTTATACATACTGCTTCAGGAAAACCTTTATAATTTTTAAAAGTTGGAGAGCATTTTGATTTAGATATTTCATTTTCAACAAATCTACTCATTTCTAATGTTGAAATATTTTCTTTATTTTCAACAAAAGATTTTAAAGTATTCATTTGTTTTTTTAACACATCTGCAGCATATGATAATTTTTCTAAAAATATATCTTGCTCCAGAGGCACCACAAATGTATCTTTAATTACATTATTTAGAATTTTCATCAATAGTTGCTGCTTGAATAAATTTTGCTAATACTTGAGTTGGATCTTCTGTTGAAGTTCTTGACCAAACTAAAGTTTCTTCAGTTATGGAAGAAACATCCAGATCTAAAACTTCATCGAGAAGCGCCTTATTTAACTCTGATATTTTAGCAACGCATTTATTTTGCTCTTCTTTGGATAAAGAAACTGATATATCTTCTAAAATTTCTTTTAGAAAAGATCTTATTTGTATTAAAGAAATAATTTTTTCAAACATATTATTTCCTTATTATTTGGCCTTGCTCAGATATCTCGTCGTTTTCTCCCATTTTGTGATGAAGATAAATTCTAAGAAGAACCGCATTATATTGCGCTTCTGCAGCTTCATTTTGAGCGAGCGCGGTTTTGGCATTTGCTAAAGCTAATTCTCTTTTAACTCTTGCTTGGTCTAAGGCTTTTTTCTCTTCTTCTGTAATTGTTTCTGGCATACTAACTTGATCTGACATAATTCCTCCGTGATGATTATTTATATATCAATCATCCAAAAGTTTGCTTTAATAAAATTATAATATTAAAGCAGCTTCTGTTGCAAGGGGAGATCTTTCACCCTTTGTAAAAGTAATATGTCCGGCAAGATTAGAGTTTTTAAATTTCTCTACAACATAACTTAAACCATTATTTGTTGCATCTAAATAATTATTATCTATTTGTTGAATATCTCCGGTAAGAATTATCTTACTGCCGTTTCCAGCCCTTGTGAGGATAGTTTTCATTTCATCTTTAGATAAATTTTGCGATTCATCTATAAGAATAATTGAATTAGGTATGCTACGACCACGAATGTAAGCAATTGCCTCCATCTGAACCTGATCTGCAAATGGACCTAATTTATCAAGCCAATTTCCATTTTTCTTACCTTTAGAGGCCAATAGAAAATCAAAAGCATCTATGATTGGTGTCATATAAGGCATTAATTTGTCATCTATGGAGCCAGGCAAATAACCTATATCATTTCCGACTACTTGAATTGGTCGATAGATAATAAAATTATCATATTGTTTTTTATTAATTAATAAATCTAAAGCGCAAGCAACAGAGACAATTGTATTATGAGTTATAATACAGTTATTTGTCATATATAAATGATCTTTATCATCTATCATTATACACTGGGCTTGTTTTTTACCAATTAATTCAATATTAGTAATATATCTTATTGGATAAGATTTAGTTCTATTTTTAACCCTATTTAATTTTCTTTTTAGTTTAAAAGGTTTAATTTCATTTGGTAAAACTATCCTTAATCTATAACAATCTTTACAATATTTTTTTACCCCATCATCTTTAGTGTAATATGATTTTTTAATACCTAATGATGCAGTTCCTCCAAGACTTTCAACTAACCATCTTGCATCTTCAGCAAGTTGTTTACTCGTTGTATAAAATTCAATACTTCCAGATGATGATATGGTTCCATCAGTATCTAACAGTCCTTGTAATAATTCTATTCTATCAGATATTGAAGAATATTTATATTCGTTTGGAATAAATTTTCCATCAGATTTTTGCATCCATAAATTAACACTTTTAAGATAATTAACCAACACATTGGTGCTATTTTTATCTAAATATTTCCAATTATTGTTAATATATGACTTATTTTTAATTAATGATTTATATAACATACTTTTTGAACATTCAAAATTTATAACAGCATCTTCTACAGAATTATAAATAACTTCATTACCATTAATATCAGTAGATGATATTTTTTTAGCATTTTTAACTTTATTATTTGCACCGATTATTGGATAATTATATTTTTTTATAGAGTTAAATTTTATCTTTAAATTAATTTCATTTAACTCATTATTAACATTCTGTGTTATTTCCTCATCATTGCTTGTTAAATTTAAATTATATCTAAATGAACCGTCTCCCAATAAAACACCAAAGGTATATGGTTTAACAGGTAGATTTTTTTTCTCAAATTCTATAGGTTTAGTTATGGGTATACTGTGATTTTTTTTACCTCTATACATAAGAGTTTGAGATATTTCTTTAGTAGTTCTAACTTTACCTTCTTTTTTATTATCTCTCTCTACAGATGTTTTAGTTAACCACAAATGATCCTCGCAGCATTCAGTAGATGTTCCATCACTAAATGTAATTTTATAAATATCTTTTTCTCCTTGTGGAAATATACCGATTATAGCGGCAGATTTACCGTTTGGAGTAGATACTAAATCACCTACTTTAAAATCCCCCATTTTTTTAAAACCAGTTGGAGTTAAAATTATAGCATCTAATGGTTGTGCCTTACCAGAACCAGCCATTCCTATTAAACTAACAAGCGGAATATTTGGATCCATTAATAAATCAGCTGCGTATAATTGTTCTTTATTTCTTAATGATAATCCCCACGGTTCAATTGAATCTACTCTTTGAATGACATCATCAAGAATTAATCGTCCTGAACAAATATTCTTACCTTTATCATCTTGAAATAAAACGAATTGATGAGGAAATAATTCTAAGCCGTGCTCCTTCATATCAATAAATTGTTTATTTAACAATTCTCTTCCGGCAGTTTCATTTTTAATAACTACACATCCAGTATACATATCATCGGATTGTATCTTATCTTTCTCATAATCTTGAGCAGTTAATCCAAATGCTCTTGCTCTTGTTCGTAAATTTATATCCTTAGAAACTAAAATAACTTTTTGATTTGGATTTTGATCTCTAATGGCAATTGCACATCCTAAAATTTTTGAATCACCATAAGTAGGATCTATACCAACAGCACTGTATCCAGATATATCTATTTTTAGTGTTATACCATTTTCTATATCAATACCTGTATGTAAATCACCTTGACCAGAAATATCGTCTAACAATCTAATTGCTACTCGTGCATTTTTTCCTGCTTCATTTGGTAATTTTTTTATTTTATCTAATTCTTCTAAAATGATAATTGGTAGAATAACTATATTATCTCTAAAGTCCTTAAAAGCTTGTGGGTGGTATGCTAAAACAGATGTATCTAAAACAAAAATTTTTTTATCGCTCATTATTTTTCTCAAATATTGTCCAAAAGTTAATGTCCATCTCTAAGTATATTTTTTTTCTATCATCTATTTCCGATAAATCCTCCTTTAATTTAAATTTAGGTTTATAAAATTCTGCTATTAAATCAGATCCAACATAAACTTTTAATCCACCATCCATATCATCTATAACAGACATATTGTAATGTTCTAATACTTTTCTATATTTTATTTTTTCCTCTACAGAAACTAAAAAACCCTCAGAATTCCATTCAAAAGGAATATCAAGGGTTTCAAATAACATCCGAACAAATTTAAATTGTTCTTCTGTTTGAATTTTGTCAGTATCTTCGTTTCTATTTAAAAGTATGGTATATTGCACACTTAAAGAAATACAATATTATTAGTTTAAATTTTAACACTTACTATAGCCACAACTCTTACAGCTTAAACAACCTTCTTGATATGTTAAGCCGCCTTCTGTTTTGCAGGATGGGCACATTTTTTCGGAAGAAGTTGTTCCATCTTTTATATAAGATTTTAATACTCTTGCCATTACTTTTGAGAAAGAAGTAATATCGGAATATTTATCTTTTTGTAGTTGTTCAACTATAAAGTTAATTGGAACACCGTGGCGCAAACTTAATGAGATTGCTCTTGACAAAGATCCATAATTTGGATTTTCAAAGATACTTGCTATATCATTAATTTTCATTTCCTCATCATCTTTACCAACAATTAAATTATAAGTTGTAATACCATCTATCTTACCATTCTTAACAATTTGTCCATTTTTATGTTTATTTGGAATATCAACATATTTAGATAATCCACCGAATACTTCATATGGCTTACCATTTAACATACCTATAAAGAATGTCCAACTTTCTCCTTGAATTTTTGCTTTTTTAATTTCACATTCCAATACTTCTGGACGCTTGGGTGCCATAACATAATTGATATCTTGAGGACGACCAGCTTTATCTTTTGCATTTTGTTTATTATGGGTTTCTTCACTTACCAATACGCCGGTTCTACATCCATCTCTATATACAGTAAAACCTTTGCATCCACTTTCCCAAGCTCTCATATACACATCAGAAACTAATTCTTTAGTCGCTGAATTAGGAAGATTGCAAGTTTTAGAAATTGAATGATCAATATATTTTTGTGCTGCTGCTTGAATATCAACTGATGCTACCCAATCAATTTCGTTTGATGTTGCACCAGCATATGGAGATTTGCTTATATCTGTTTCTCCAGTAATATCCATCCAGTTTTTAACACCGTGATGATAAACAGTAAATTCTTGCCATTTATCACCCATATGATCTACGAAATCCACGCGCGCAAATTTATCAGATGGGTTAATTTTTTTACGACGAATATAAGATAACAAAAATGCTGGTTCAATTCCAGATGTTGTTTGAGTTAAAGTTGAAACACTTCCGGTTGGAGCAGTAGTTGTTAAAGCAATATTTCTACGACCGTAATTTTTCCATAACTCTAAAACATCATCTCCACATTCGGATAATAATTTATTTAAATATTTATGATCTTTTTCTTTATTATAATTAAAAACCGGAAATGCACCTCTTTCTTTTGCCATTATACAAGATGATGTGTGCGCTCCAATTGCCAGATGTTTATAAATTTTTTCAGTCATTTTAATTGATTCTTTAGATCCATAAACAATTCCTAAAGCAGCTAAAGTATCGCCGAGAGCCGTAATACCCAGACCAGTTCTTCTTCCTCCTTTATTTGCTTTTAGTATTTTTTTCCATAAATTAAGCTCTACGGCTTTTACTTCAATCTCTTCCGGATCTTCTTCAACTTTCTTAATAATTGATTCTATTTTTTCAATCTCAAGATCAATTAAATCATCCATAAGTCTTTGTGCTTTAATAGTATGTTCTTTAAATAAATCAAAATTAAATTTTGCTTTTGATGTAAAAGGTTTATCAACATAAGATAATAAATTAAGAACCATTAATCTGCAAGCATCATATGCACTTAAAACAATCTCCCCACAGTTTTTTATACATAATCCGGATGAAGTAATAAAATTATTATCATCATAAGATGTAATTATGTGATAATTATGATTATCATCTACAGTAATATTATAAACATCTTCATAACCATAAAATTCAACAGAAACTACTTTATGATTATTTGCTACTTGATTTTTAAAATTAGCGAAACTACCAAATCTTGCTTTATTACCTAAATATGTAGGCAATCCATTTTCTTTTGCGTAATTAAACCAATTTTTATAAGTTAATTTGCCTTGTTCTTTAAATATTTTTTTACCATGTTCAATAAGATCGTTATTAGATATATTTATCCATTTAGGATTTTTTTCTCCAGGATGAGATGCAAAATTATGCTTCCATTCATCACTCATTCTATGATATGGATTGTTATCTCCTATCATTTTTTCAGAATGTAATTTTTGATGCTCATTGTGTGTCATAATTTGCAAATTATCTATACAATCATTATAACTATTAAAATCTTTATGATGAATAGCATATTGTGTAGTATCAATATTTTGATTATAAAATTCATAAATTAATCTACATTGACTACGATTTCTTCTTGCCCCTCCGGACATCTTCTCTCCGGTATTAGAAATCTGTCTATATCCATTAGAATTAAAAGAATAAAATGGAAATACAGATGTTCCAGGAGTTAAATCTTTTAATTTAATGTATTGTAAATTTTTAGTAAGAATTTTGTGATTTGGAGTTGCTATTAATATAGAACCGTCATCTAATACAAGTTTCCAAACTTCAGATTTTTCACCAGTTTTTCTTGGATTTCTTCCCATTTTTATTTCTACTTTACCAGTTTGTAAATTAGTGGAATAAACCGGAACATCTTTACCTTCTTTAGCAAGAGTTTCAATAGATACGGCGTTTCTACCATCAGCAACTGCTATTAAAGTAGAGCCGACAATGCAAGGATTCGTTGAGATGCTTTTGTACCCCTCCTCAGAATAAATATCAGCCGGAGTGTCTTCTTCTACTTTTGACCAAAACAATAAACCAGGTTCAGCAGATGCCCACGCAGAATCGATAATTTGATCCCATATTTCTTTTGCTTTTACGATTTTAGTTATTTTTGCTTCCTCTGGATTTTTATCTACCGGCCATCTTAATGTATATTCTTGATCTTTTTTGACGGCATTCATAAATTCATCATTAAGTTTTATTGAAATATTAGCGCCTGTTACTTTTTTTAAATCTCTTTTAATATTAATAAAAGTTTCTATTTCTGGATGATTGACTGATATGGTAATCATTTCTGCACCACGGCGTCCATTCATAGCAACTTCTCTACAAGTATTGCTGAATCTTTCCATAAATACACCAATACCATCTGTAGTTTTGGCAGCATTAGAAGTTAACATTCCTTTTGGTCTAATACCAGAAATATCTAAACCACAACCTCCTCTTCTTTTAAATACTTGGGCTAATTCCTGATCGGCCAACATTATGCCACCGTAAGAATCTAATTTTTCAGAATGAACTCCTTGAATAACAAAACAATTGCTTAAACTTTGTAATTGATAATTATTTGCAATTGCTGACATCGGACTTCCCTGAGGAACAATATATTTAAAACCATCTAATAAATTAAATATTTCATCTTCGCTCATAGGATTGGGATAATTTAATTCAATACGAGCAAATTCTTTCGCGAGCCTTTTATGCATATCTTTTGGAGTTAATTCCAAATACTCTCCATTATTATTTTGAAGAGCATATTTATCAACGAATACTTTTGCGGCTAACTCATCTCCCTTGAAGTATTCTACTGATGCATTAAAAGCTTGATCGTATGTATATGTCATTTTTTCTCCGTTTAGATACAAAAATCCCTACTTCATAAAATATATTTATAATATTATTATGAAAATATTTTTAAAGTTTAATTTTTTGTTTTATGATGCTCATTGCTGTATCAATTGCTTTTACACAATGAGATCTTGATAGATTTAATTTTTTGCAAATCTTATTAATGGACATTGGTTTGTCGCCATCTATTCCAAAAGCATAATTTAATATTGTTTTTTGATCTGCTGATAAAAATTTCATTGCTTCTTGAATTGCTTTTTGCACTTGAGCTTGTTCTAAATTTTTATCTGGACAAAATCTATTTTCAATAATAGTTGGCAAGATGCTTTCCTTATGGGGAGTATTTTCTTTTGCAAATTTTAAAGGAAATCTAATAGTTGTATGTAAATTAGCGCTTCTTGCAATTCTTGTTTCAATATATTTATGTCCCCACCAGAAAAATGAACCTTTTGATGGATCATAATTTTCCATAGCCTTAATTAAAGCTTCATACCCCTCTTGATTTAAATCCTCATAATTCGGAAAATTTTTATATCTTCCGGTGCGCATTGTAATTAAATATTTAAATTTTTCTACACATAAACTATGGTGTTTTTTATATTTTTTAATAATATTTTTATCATTTGTTTGTTTAACTTCATTTCTTAAGTGTATCAATTCATTAATTAAATTATTTGCTTCTTTTTCTGTTAACATACATAAACCTCTTAATTTATTGCAAAAATAAAAAATAATAAATATATTATAAGTATAATATTAACTTGCTGCTTACTGGTATAAATTATACTTTAATATTACTATTAATTTACATCTTCTTCTAACATCTCTATAATTGATTCGAGAGAAGAATGAATGATTTCAATATCTTTAATTGATAATAAAAATCGTAAAATTTTTATTATTTTAATTAATTTAGCGTCATCTATATTTGACATTTACTTAGAATATTTATCTTTAGCCCAACATCCGCCTATTAAGATAAAATTAGATTTAGATATCAATCTTTTTGGGACTGATTTTACATCTTTTTCTAAGCAATGGGGGCACTGTTCTAATGGTGGATCTTTTATTGATTGTTGTACTTCAAATTCTGTGTTGCAAGTCTCACAAACATAATCATAATATGGCATATGTCAACCTCATAGTAAATTCAAATATTTAGATATTATTTCTTTTCCGTCATAAACACTTAATACTTTAACAAAATTAGTTTCAGATATATTTTTTTGATATTTAATTATACAAAAATTATCAGCGATATGAGTTGTTTTGTTTAATTCATTTAATAATGAATTTTTTAATTTAGAATAAAAAATATCTTTATCGCCACTTTCTCCGTGCTTTAAACATAAAAGATTGTTTAATTCTTTATTTTTATCATAAGATTTATTAAACAAAAACTTATCAACAATTGAATAATAAATATTATTGTTTAATTTGACTTTCATCTAAACTTTCCATCGTATTTAGGGCCGATGATATTGGCCATTAATTTTTCGTTTTTATAAACTTCTTTTTTAAATGACGCTATATCTTGTTTTAATTTTTCTTTTGATTCTTGAGCCCCTAATTCTACTTTACCCTTACCAGACCCACCACTTATTAACTTTTTTACAGGAATACCAGGCGTTCCTTCTTTTTCGCAATGAGGACAAAAATTAATTTCTGCTTTGATAGAATGAAATTCCTCAAATTCTCCGTGATTTTTTTCTTTATCTGGATTTAAACATTTGTATTCATAAGTTGGCATTATTTTTCCCTATTAATCCAATCACTTTCCCATATTGATATAACCTTGTATCCAGCTTTTTTCAAAATTTTTTCTTTTTTAATTGTTCTTTTATACAATTCTCCGAAGGTAGTGCCGGTTTTGCTATTTATTTCGTTTTTATCATATATTTTAGGATTTCCGTGCCAAAAATCCCCGTAAAATTCATAAACTGTATTGGTTTTAGAATCAAATCCATCTACTTTATATTTTTTATTATTTATCTCTAATATTGTTTGCCTATTTTTCTTTGGTATTTTTAATGAATTCAACCATAATGTTTCTATTTTAGATATAGATTTATTTGAACATCTTGGACATCCTTTGCCTCTTAAATGATTTCTGGCAATTTGTTCAAACACCCCATGAATTAAGCATTTTATATTAACTTTTTTATGAGCAGATAAATAATTTACCAAACTATAATCATATTTATTTTTATGAATTTTTTGAGCCGCGTTAATAAACTGACTATTTGTTTTTCTTTTAGTGCCATAGCATTTAGGGCATCCGTGACCCGCCAAATGATCTTTTGCTATCTGCTCAAATAATTTATGTTTTTTACATCCAATTAAAATTCTGGATCTTACGCCTTTATACACTACGAAAGTATAAATGTATTGATTTTTATGAATTATATTCGCTCTTTCAATAAATTCTTTTTGAGTTATTTTTTTCATTAATCACTTAAATAAGAACTAATATCGTCTGGATTTGATCCTTCAACAAATTGTTTATCTATCATAGCGCAACAAGATAAATCTTTATGAAGCTTAAATGCACCAAGCTCTGTTCTACGAGATTTGATTAAATGAAGGCTTACATCCGTACATTCTTGTTCATTTTTACGCTTTTCTATTTGAATAACGAAGTTTGCGTTGTGGGCTATCTGTTTGCTTCTTGAAATACGATGCAATCCTATGGCAGTTTCTCCAGGCTTTGGTTGTCCTATATTGTTTAACTGAAATGCACTTAACATAACAACATCGTGCACCCTACCAAATTCGTGAAGTTGCTCACTAATTTTTGCATATTTTAACCAATCCTCTGTTTCGGTACCTTCATAATCCATTAAACCCAAATAATCGACTACAACAACAGATGGTTTTCTTCTACGCATACAAACATCATTAAATATTAATTCTATAGTTTCAATGGTTGCGCCACGAGGTACATCAACAATTTCTAAATCATAAGGATATCGATCTATAAATTTAAGCGCCTCTGACATTTTTGAACTTTCTTCATCATCTAATTTGGCGTCTCTAATTTTTTTCTGAGGAACCATAGCCAATCTTGAAACCATACGATCTTGACAATCTTCTAAAGGCATCTCTAAAGAAAAATATAATACATCACAACCTTCTTTAAAATTTTGCTCCATCTCTATAGTGTTGCCCTGAAGCCACATATTGATAGCCATATTCATCAATAACATAGATTTACCGGAGCCGGTTTCGCCACCTATCAGCATTAACTCCCCGTTCCTTAAGCCTCCTAATGTAAAATCTAACCAGCTCAAGCCAGTCAATGTACCGATACCAAAATTAGGATTTTCTAATTTAGCTCGATATCGCATTTTAAAATCTCTCAAACCTTCTTTTAAGGTAGATTGATTATATGCTTTAACACTATCTAATCCTTTAATATTTTGTAAAGTATTTTGAATTTCATTGACATTTTTACTAATATTGATTTCGTTAGATAAACTCTCTCTTAATTTATTTAATAACTGCTCTGAAAATCGATTTTTAAATTTTTCAAGATCATGCACATATTCGGTGTCATCGTATTGAACTTTATCTAACTGATCTAAAATATCATTTATATATTTAATAAATGTTTCATTTTTTGACGCTAAGGCTTTTTCTTTTAAAATTCTATTTGTTGGAACATTTTTATATATTCTTAAATAGTCAATTACAGTTTTTGCAAATCTTAAATATTTGGGTGCAAATATATTTTCTTTAAATTGACTGGCAAACTCCAAACCATATTTTTTGTTTGTTGTTAATACTTTAAGAATAACTAAATCTAAGTCGTGCATTATGCCTCGTATATATACTTACTGTTTAATACTTTTAATATCTAATTTATCATTATATAATGTAATAATCCACTTTCCAATTCCTTTAACAATATCTCTATCTTTTGTTTCAATAAAAATTTTAGCAATTTCGTGTTTTAAAATTGGAATATCGACTTGAGCATTTGGTTCTGAACTTTGTGGATCCATTAACGAAATAGTAGGATTTTTACCATCATTATTATAACTCAATAAAGTATATTTATTTTTAATTAAATAATCCTTTATTAATTCTTTAAACTTATTGTTTGCCTGAGAAATTGCAACCCTATGATCTTTTGCAAAAACTGGTATAATCTCAACTCTTGACATTAAGCTTTCTATACTGCCTTTTATGGGACCATCAAAAGCCTCTACTGGATTTGGCGAATTACTACACAAAATAGTCGGAAGTTTATTTTGAGATCTGTTTCTTAAAATATGCTCAAGTGTTTTTCCAAATAAATCGGCAGTATTTGCTGTTCCAATATAACGACTATCAAATTCATCTATGACGAGAAAATCTATAGTCATCAATTCTCTTCTTGCCGCATTAACCTCATCATCATATGTGGTTAAAATATTAACAATATCAGTTAATGTTGTATATAGACAAAGATAATTTTTATGACAAGCTTTTTTAAGAATAGATGTAGATGTTAGTGTTTTACCTACTCCGTGTGGACCCGCAAGACATATAGATTTTCCATCCATATATACTTTATCTAAATCTTTAACTGTATCTAAATAAATTTTTAATAATTCTTTTGGCCCAACAAAATCCTTTACATCTTCAAGATTATTTGGCATAGAAAGGTGCCAATACTCTAAAGGTATATTACTTTCAAAATATCTTGTAAAGGCCGTTATTTTTACGCCACAATCTGGACAAACGCCTTCATTTACCTGTTCTATTGTTTTGAACTTTTTTGCCGAACAATTTTTGCAACTCTGAACCAAGTCCAATATCTTGTTGTGCAACTTGCGATCCGGTATGTTGCATAGCGCCTTCGCTCTTGATATTAATAAACGGTAATCCATATTCTACTTTCCTAAGTCCGTCAGGTTGATGAGTTTTTAATTTTTGTTCTATCTCTGCTTTTTCTAATTCTATATATTGTTTTTTAAGTTCCGCTAATTTTGGAATATCTTCTGGTTTGACTGCTTTTTCTTGTATTTTATCTATTTGTTGAACAACATAATCAAATATTTTATAAAACATAACATCATCTAATGTTTTATTAATAACTATAGTAGATGCGTTTGATAACGATTTCAAAATACTTTTATTATCTGACCAACTTATAACTTCTCCAGATAATTGAACTCCATTTTTAAAAACAACTAAAACTTGCTGGCCTTGTTTTGGTGTCATTTTAAAGTATCCAAAATATTTAAATCAAAACCATTTAAAATCAATTCATCAAATAGTTTTTGATATGGTTTTGCCGAAGAATAATCATTGCCTTTTTTAAGAAAGGCAAGATCTCCGTATGTAATTATATCAGCGTTGTATTTATCTATAATTTGTTTATATTTAATAGATATCTTGGTGGTCCGATCTATTTTATTTTGCATTAAAAATTTAAACTTATAATCATTCACCAAATCTAAATTAGTCAAATATCCTATTGATGTAATACGCTTTTTTCTTTCTTTAACTTTATCTTGAAATATCCAATCAATATAATTTTTTAATACTTGTGGATCCCTACTAATCATACTCGCAAGTTTTTTAAATTGAAATACCTCATATGATTTTGAAGGAGCTGTATTATTAAATTTAAATGTATAATCTAAATTATAATATTCTTTATACTTTAAACAAAAATAACCAATAATATGAGTTAAGCTCCATTCTGATAAAGGTTTTTCTTTTATTTCGGAAAATTGTTGAAAAAACTTTTGATATGCCGGTGATATTTGTTCGTTTAATGATAAATTCATTTTTTTATCTTTCATCTTTAATCCAATGAACCTCAAAACCAGGCTCTGAAGAATAAATTTTATATCTAATTTTAGAGTGATTTCTTAAATATTTTGCATCATCAAAAAAATCAACTATTGCTACTTGATTTTTACCAGGATATTTTCTGATAACTCTACCTACTCTTTGTAATGCTTTAACTGTGCTCTTGCCACCACTTGCTAAAATTAATCCAGATAGACTTGGAACATCTACGCCAATATCATATATCCTTGAAGCTATCACAACATCAATTTCTTTATTTAGTAATTTTTGTTTTATCTCATCTCGTGTTTGACTATCATCTTTACCAGATAGTAGCGCACATTTCAAATGAGGAGATATAAGTTTATATAAAATATCTCCGTGCTTAATTGTATTAAAAAGCACAAGAGTTTGATATCCTTTTTCTTTAAGTTTAATTGCATATTTTAAAATTAAACCATTTCTTTGCATATTTTCAACTATATAATTTTGATATACAGATTGATAAGTGCGTCCTTCCGGATCTAATAATGGAGCTACTTTAACAAATCTAATAACTGGTTTTGCTAAAAATTTTCTATTAATTAATATCGAGGCTGGAATATCCATTATATATTTTCCAAGAATAGCCTCAATCATTAAATCTTGATTGTCATCTCGCCAAGGAGTTCCACTTAAACCATAGATATGTTCTGGATTAGAATATTTATAAATTTTTTGAATTGTATCACAGGCACAAATATGACACTCGTCTAAAAGATGCACTTTAACTTCTTTTAACATTTTTAAAATATCTGCATATTTTGTTTTATCAACTTTTTCATCTTCATCATTGTCAAGAAGAATATCTTTCTTTTTAATACCGAGAGCTTGGCCTACTGTCCAAATACTTGCTATATTAAATTTGGCAATTTTGCATTGACCATCGCCTATTATACCAACCTGATCTTCTCCAAAAATTTCAACAAATAATTGATAAAATTGATATAATAAATCTTTACCGATAACATATAAAATTGTTGATTTACCAAAATGCGCTGTCATTAATGCGGCAATTAAACTTTTGCCTGCTCCAGTGGCCGCCCTAATAATTCCACGATCATATTGTTTTATTTTATCTAACACTTGCAGCTGATAATCATAAGGCTCTTTACCTATTGATTTTAATTTATCAGTAATATTTAATGGTATGCCTACACTTTTGGGTTTTGAAATGTTCAAAACCTGAACCTCCCTACCATTTTCTTTATAAAAATCAATAACCCTTTCGAGCAAGCCGGATGGAAAAACTAATTTATTAGTTAATATTCTCTTAATGCCATCCCATTTATAAAATTTTCCATCTGGGCCATAAGTTCCCCTAAATGCTGGTGTATATTCTGCGCCTGCAACTTTAAAAGAAAGATGTTTATCTAAAGATTTAAGAAAACTCCAATCTTTTTCTCCATCTATTTTGCAATATTTATTATTAACTAATATAGTAGCCATTATTTATCTCTATTCACTAAATAATCACTTTCCCAAATTGAAATAATATTATATCCAATTTTTTTAACATCTTTTCTTTTTCCAAAGTGGCAGCATATAATTCTTTAAAAGCAATATTACATTTTTTATTTATTTTATTACTATCAAAAACTTTAGGATTTACGTGCCAATAGTCGCCATAAAATTCATAAATAGTGTTGGTTTCTGGCACATAAGCATTGATAAATTTTGAAGTAGATCTTTCAATCATTTAAATAAAGAAAATAATTTCTTAATTAAATCAAAAATAAAACCCAATGGATTAAATGCATTCTTCATCAACAATGCATCAACATTATCTTCCGAATGAGATACCGCTTCTCTTGGTATCTCTAAAGGAATGCCTATTTCCTCAAGTTCTACTGGTGAAAATTGAGACTCTGTTTTTGTTGGCCCTGGAGTTTCTTTATATAATTTTTCCAATACCGCCCAGACCTCTTTAGAACAAGCATCGTAAGAATACAAGGAAATAGGAAGATCTGGATATGCTTTAACAAACTTGGCAACATCTTCTGGATTTAATACGGAAGGAGCTTTCGGTGCCATTGGTCCTTTGCCGTAAGTATTTCCAATTGGCCATACTGGTTTTGCAGATTGTGGATTTTTTTGATTAAATTTAACCCACTCATTATTGGTCCAAGATACTATTTTATCAACAGGACGGCCTATCTCTGCCCAATAACTTTGTGGCATTACCGCATCCATATATTTCCCGAAACCAATATACGGAAAATCTAAATGATACGAGACGATAGGGAAAGGGGCGTGCGCTATAAAAACATCTCCAACTTGCTTTCGGAGTTCAACCATATATTGTTCGGCAATTTGATTTGCATTTTTTGCCATTTGCCATTCGATCTCTGCGTTAATAATTAAACCGTCCGCCCCATCATCTATGCATCCTTTAAGTACGGGGATTTCTTTCTGCCATACTTCAGGTTTTGAATAAACCCATACATAAACTTTAATATCATTATCATGGCAAAGTTTAACAATTTTTTTAGCATTTTCGTTATTAAATTGTTGATATCTTGTAGTCTCTCCACATTTAATAGCCAGCCATTTAACGCCAGTTTTTTTACACCGATCAATTATTTTATCCCAATTGCCATTGTCGCAATTTTTAATTTGCCAGATCCACATACCTAAACCAGATGGTGCTATTTTCATTTTTACCTTATATCCTATATATCTTGCCAAGTTTTGTTTTCAACTATTAATTTTATAGTTCTTCTGCTAACATTAAATTGTTTTGATAAAATTGTTTTATTTTTGACAATTGGCCATAATTTTCTAATTTTTAACACATCTTCTTCAGTTAATTTATTACTTGGCGCTCCGGAACCTTTATATTTATTTTTACGCATCATAATGTCTCTATCAATAATTAACTTTTTAGATAAATTTGTGTCTAAATTTAGATTTTTCCAAGTTCGACCAGATAACATATCCCAGATCAAAAATTTAGAAACATTGAATTTTTTAGAAGTTTCAAATATAGAAACATTATTATTAATAAAATAATTATAAATATCAATAATTTTACTTTCAGTTAATTTGGCTCCGGGTTTTCTTTTAATGGGGTGTTTATTTAATTCTGACCAACATTTACCTCTTATTATTCTATTGACTGTTGATTTAGATACATTGTATGTTTGTTTAATATCACTCACTTTAGCGCCACAATTATATGCTTCTAATATTTCTAATACTTGTTTTTTTGATAACTTTGCGGTATTTATTTTTTCTTTTTGTTTCGTGGTGTATTTATACCCAGAAATACCTTCACCGCCATCTGTTAAATTATAGCCATATTTATTACCGTATTTTTTAACATTAGTTTTATATAAACTAATGTAATAAATTTCTCTATTAGTTAATTCATCTTGTATTAAATTTTCTTCCAAAATTTCAAATTTAAAATTATCTATGCCATATTTTTTGATAGCCTTATGAATCAAAGATTTTTTAATATCTTTTTTAGATGTGTAAATATGTTTATACCATCTTTTTTTATAATCAGATGTTTTGCCAATATAAATTTTATTATTTAATAAATTGGTAATTTTATAAACACAATTCATAAATCAAATACCTAATACTCAATTACTTTTTGGAACGCACATAAATTTTAACATAATTATTGCGTTCAATTCTTTTTGACGCTGATTAAATTCAATTATAGCAGGTTCCATATTATTTATTTCACATATGTCAGTGGCTAAATCAACCGCTTTTCTTTTAAGCGTTTCAGTATCATCCCCAATTCCAGATAGAACATATATATTTTTATGTTCGGCGTCTTGGGCGACATTATATTGGAATGTTGGAGCACAACTGAATAGTAATGTTGAAATTAATAAACTTACTCTCATATCAACCTTTTCTACGATCAACCACACCTGTTGTAAATTTACCGAATGTAGAGGATTTTGCTGCAATCTTATTCTTTATTTCTTGAACTTTTGATACTGTTTCATCTTTGCCACTATCTAAATTCAAAGTTAAATTTCGTTGCTCGTCTTTAGTTTTTACTGTTTGCGTTAAAGTTTGAGCTTCTTTCTTTAGTTGTTCTACACGGCTCATAGGCAAACCTAAACCAGAAAACATAGAATAAACTTTTACACAATCTTCTGTATCTTCAGTTGTATAAACTCCTTTAAAAATACCTTTTGGAGTTCCACAATGATCTGAAATCATAGCTGTGGCATAATTAACTGCAACTGAAGGTATTTTTTTCCACACTTCTTTATTTGCAGTTAATAATACGCCTACATATTTTGCTTGCTTAAGATCAAAACCACTTGCAAGAAGATTAGAGTTAAGATTTTCTACAACCGCTTCTGCTATTGCGGTTTCATCAGAATAATTTGAAACTTTAATTTCTCCATAAGTAGTTAAACCTTCACCGTCAATTAAAATTTTTGCTAATTCTGTTGGGTCTAATGGTTTAACATTAGATGGCATTGAAGATAATTTATTAAATACATCTAAAGGTTCTACGATTGCGCGGTTAGCAACATTATAGAAATCCATTTGACCAACATCGCTAAATAAACTTTCAATCTTAGCATTATCAACTACAACAAGATTTGCTATTCGTTTTGTTTGAGCAAATTTTGTTAATTTAGATAAAGTTTCTAATGCATTATGTTTTGTTTGTGCATCCTCGGATTCCATAGGAAGAACCGTCATAACCATTAGTGGTTTTCCTGTTGATGTCAGAAGATCAACAATCGTTTCACAAGAGCCTGCACCAGAACCGCCACCTAAACTTAAACAAAACACTAAAACTTGAGCATCTGCAAGTTGATTATTGACCAACTCCATTATCTTATCTTTGTGAGCCTCTGCTGCAGCTTTACCTAAGTCTAATTCTCGCGCAGCTCCACCTAAACCGAATTCTAATAATAATTTATTTGTTTCTGGAAGATTTAAAAATTTAAGATCTTGAGTAGCGGTATTAACGGCAACTGCGTCATATCCTAAACGATAAAAAGTTTCAGCCAATCTGCCACCAGCCTGACCAGATCCAATAACTCCAAAATTTATACTTTTTTCAGATTTTACAACTACTTTTGCAGGCATTTCATCCTCTTCTTTTTTTGCTAATTTTTTGCGCAATTCTGCTAATTTATCATTATCTATATCACTCATTTTATTTTTTTCCTTTTTATCTTCTAAATCATCAATAATATTTTCTTTTGGTAAATCTTCTATAAAAGTTTTAGATGTCATTTATACCTCACCAGCAAATATATCCTTATCTAAATTTATTTATTTTAAACCATATTATTATTTTGTATTTATTTATGCTTAAAGGCTCTATTTTTAAATACTTCTTAGAATCAATGGATATTATTAAAAGTAATATGGCTAAGAGAATAATGTATAGTATTATACTAAGTCTTGCGACTCCTACAGAAATATATCACACTTCCGGAATTGTAGATTATAAAGCATTAAAAGCCGATACTGAAGGCATTGATGAACTTGTGAAATATGGTATAAAGCCTGCATTCACGAATTAATACATTATGGTGAGCAAGAAGATTATTATGAGGGTAATAAAGAAAGAGCTAATAAATCCAATCGATGTATATAAAGAAGTGGAAGATATTCTAACTGAAAGTGGAGATATTCATCGCTTCAAAGATTGGACTACTAAAATTAGAAATAATTCAGAATATCATAAACAAAATCATAAAGAAAGACAAATTAATAAAGAGAAAATTGATATTAAAAAAACTCTATATAATCAATTTGTTAAACTAAATAATATACTTGATATTATAGATTATAATTTTAATATCATTAATAATAAAGAAGATTTAAAAACTAAATTTACTCAATATAAAAGATATGAAGGTATTTATCTTCCAACTGTTGAAATAAATTATATAATATATGATATTGTGCAAACAATTAAAACAAGATCGTCAATTTATGACACAAAAAACGATGATATAAGTGAATTATACTACTCTATAGAATTATATAATATATTAATAGAAAAATCAGGTATTAATTTATATGGGTTATTCAGCAAATATATGTATGAAGAAATGTCTACCGAAGGTATAACAAAATTAGAACAAGCATATAAAGAATACAATAAATTAATTAACGAATTCAGATATAAAATTGAATTTGCTTTAAGTTAATTTAAACATTATTTTCTAAACCACCACTGATTATTCATATACCACTCGCAAACTCCACCTATAGCTTCTTTAAACTTAAATTCTGGCTTCCATCCAAGTGCTCTTAACTTAGATGCATCAACAGAATATCTAAAATCGTGTCCTGGTCTTGGATCTTTAATATGAGTAATTAAAGAATGCCCATCACCGACAGCATTACATACCATTTGAACAACTTCAATATTTCTATATTCTTGATTTGCGGAAATATTATATGTTTCATTAATTACATCTGAATTTAATATTTTTAATAAACCGGCGCAATTATCAAAAACATGTGTCCAATCTCTTATTTGTAAGCCTTGACCATAAATTGGTATAGGTTCTTTATTAATAATACTTTTAATTATTCTTGGTATTAATTTATTTGATGTTTGTCTTGGACCATAGTTATTTGAAGATCTTGTTATCAAATATTGCAAGCCAAATGTGTTATGTGCCGCTTTAACAAGCAATTCGCCAGCCGCTTTTGATGCGCTGTATGGATTTTGAGGATCAATTGGATTATTTTCGGTCCAAGAAGCATCGTGTTCTGATTTTAACATACCGTATATTTCATCCGTAGATACATAAACAAATTTTTCTATTTTATGCTTTAATGAAGCCTCAATTATTACTTGAGTGCCAACTACATTATGCTCTACGAAAATACCAGGATCTTTTATAGAAGCATCTACCGAGCTTTCTGCAGCACCGTGAATAACAATATCTGGTTTTTCAAATTCAAAAATATTATTAATAATATGTCTGTCTCTAATATCAGCCAAATAAAAAGTATGATTTTTATTTGAATATATATTATTTAAGTCAGCAGGATTATTTACTCTATCAATGCTAATAAACTCATAGGGATATTTTTCATATATTGCCTTACGAATAAAATTACTATAAATAAATCCACAACTTCCGGTAATTAAAATTTTTTTCTTACTCATTATTCCTCATATCTATTATATCATCATTTATATAAATTATATTTTGGATCTTGATATTTTTCAGCTTCTTTAACATCAATGTGTTTGTGCCAATGTGTTATAAATGTTTTAATATTGTGGTTCATAAATAATTTATTAACTGGATTAACTTTTAAACTTCCACTTTCTTCGTGATAGATATTAGTTTGACCACAATTAACTATTTTTTTACCAAGAAGATATTTAATTCTGAAGCTCATATCTATATCTTCAAAGGCCCAAATATAATCTTCACAAAAGCCTTTATTACCAGATTTATTAGTAAAACAATTTTCAAATACATCTGACTTCATTAAAGCGACAGCACCAGTTACGGCCGGAAAAATTCTATTCTGCCTGTCCCTATCTTCTTCTTTTTGATTTAATCTGAAATGATATGGTAATCCTCTGGAAGACATTGAGCATAATACTCCGGCGTGTTGAATTTTATCCGTATCAAAATAATTTAATTTAGCTCCAACTTGACCAACCGAGGGATCCTTTTCAATAATATTAATCATATTTTTTAAAGAAGTTCGATCGTTAAATTGAATATCATTATTTAATGTTAAAATTAAATCATTTGACTTGGATGCTGCTTCTTTAAATAAGAAATTCATACCTTGTGCATAACTATCTCTATTATGAGGATATGAAATTGGTATAATGTTTTGATTATTCCAAGATTTTATTTCTTCTATAGATCCGTCTGTAGAAGCATTATCTTTGATTAACCATTTAAAATCAACATTTTCTAACGCTGGTAATAAAGAGTTTTTCAATCTAATTAATTTATTTTTACCCTGCCAATTTAATGTAAGTAAGTATAACATTTTATAACCCCACTTGAATGCCAGCGCCAACTGATACTGCGCCATCAAAACCAACTTGAACTTGAGGGGCAACATATGTATTACGAATAACTTTTGGTATATGTTGTCCAACATTGTACGCAGCCGGAACAATTACGACTTGTGGTTGTTTTGATACTATATCATAACCCATACCTAATTGTAAAAATGACCAATCAGGACTATCGTTATATTTACCGTAAGTCATAAAACCAAATGTTGCATTGGGTGTAAATTCACCATTAACTCCTGGTTTAGCGGTTTGTATATTAATACCACCGCCTGCACCGATATAAAGTCTTGGATTCCAGAATTTAAATTTTGCTCCAGGATATTCTTGAATTAATTTCGCATTATTAATATTTACTGGATATTCTTTACCGTCTACACTAACTGAAAATTTATTATAAATATACTGCTTGCCTTCTTCATCTTTGCCTATAACATTAACCATATTATAAGATCTTTGTTTTACGCTAACATCCCAAGGTTTTTCTTTCCAGGCGCTAAAACTAACTGATCCGATAGGTACTGATGTTTCATTAAATTTCTCAGATAATTCTAAATTTTGTTTGTTTTTCAAATAACCATATAGATCTACTGAGCAAGATGTAGGTTCAACCGGATCTGGTCGAGGATCTGTGCTTGTAGAAGGTATATTTGTTCCAGATTGAGCTCTACTATATACAATTGTTTTATTTACTGCAACAACTGAAGCGTTCAATTTGCCTAAATCTTGCCTTATCACATTAAGATTTACATTATTTTCTTTAATAAATTCATCCATATCCTTTTTAGTAGCGTATTGGGACATAGATCTAACTATGTGATCGTTTAATTGTTTTTGTTCTACGATGCTTTCATTTATTGCTGCTTGTCGTGAAATAATTTGTTGTTGGAAATAAATTATAAAACCTAATCCACATAAAATTAAAACAAACGACAATACTACAATTATTATATGTTTTAAAGATATTGTCATTTTAGTACTCCTTTAGCCCCATACTATAACTCTGGTACCAAAGATGTCAATACTTTTATTTTTTCCATACATTATAATAAATTTCTTTAATATCAATATTATTTAAATTTAATTGTAAATTAAATACTTTAGATTGATTCTCAATAAGGCTACATAAATCTTCCAATTTTGTTCTATAAAATAATGATGGTATAATGAATAATTTTATATTATATTTTTTGCATAATTTTATTTTTAACCTGTCTCTTTTTTTTAAATCCTCAAATTCTTTATTTGTTTTAAAAAATTTTCCTATCATCTCATAGTGTTGCTCACCTTGATGCTCAAAAGCAATTTTTAATTTTTCACAAAATCCATCTAACTGTAGTAAATAACCAGTATTATGATTTTTTAACCATACCGGAAAACATTTTGGAAATTTTTCATCAAAAATTTTTTCAAATAGCAATCTGCATATTTCTTCTGATAAAAATTTATTAGAACATTCTGGACACCACATATTTTTACTAACAATATTATTAGGCTTAATTTAAATTTATGATTATTTTTACATTCCCATTCAATTTTCTGGCCGGAGTTATAATATATATTAGAAATTAATTTACCTCCAAAATTAAATGCTATTTGTTGCAAATCATTAATTGATAATTTTGCATTACCAGCACATTTGGGGCACCATTTGTTTTTTTTGATATTATTAGGAGTAGCTGACCAAATATGATTTTCAGAACATTTCCATAACAATTTATTATTCACCCCATTATAAATATCAGATAAACAATCACCGTTTTTATTTTTCGCAAGTACCTTCATATCATCAATTGATAACTTTGCATTACCTGCGCATTTTGGACACCATATATTTCTATATATAATCGAATCATATATAGCATACCATTTATGACCAAATTTACATTCCCATAATATTTTATCTTTACAATTTTTAACTGTATTGGATAAACATTTTCATTCTTTTAGTGAAGCAAAATATCTCAATTCGTCAATATTGATTTTGCCTTTTTTATTACAACTGGGGCACCATTCTCCGTTTTTTAATTTATAATAATTTTTACTAAAAGTATGATTAAATTTACATTTTATTAAAACTTTTTCATTATATTTAATATTATCTTTTATATCTGATAATAACTCTCCACCGTTATTAGATATAATTTCTATTATTTTGAAACTTTCCATTTGTTTATAAAAATCTTTCTCGCTTCTGTATATAATTTATTAGTGTTCAATTGAGAACTTGATATTTTTCCAAAATGTATAACTGGAATTTGTACTAATTTAAATTTAAATTTTAATTTTTTGCTCCTAAAACCCATATCCGTATCTTCAAAATAAGCAATACCAAACTCTTCAGAAAATGGTCCAATATAATTATTTATTATTAATTTATTAAATGTTCTTTTATTTCCAGCCAAGCACCAACCGCTCATATAATTAATATCTTTTTTAGAATCATTGGTTTCATATAAAAATTGAAAAGTTTTAGGATCTACCTTTCCACCAGTAGGACCAACGAGCGTATCTTCTTCTAATTCATTAATTAATAAATCTGTCCAATTATTATGATTACATTTGACTCTAATATCATTATTTAAAAACAATACATTAGCATAGTGAGAAGCATTATAACCTCTATTACAGGCTTGTGCAAACCCATAATTTTTATCATTTCTAATATAAATAATATTATAATGATCTTTCATAAAACTTCTAACAACTTCTTCTGTATTATCTTTGCTATCATTATCTATAATGATTATTTCATTCTTATCTTTATCTAATTGACATAAATCTTGAAGACAACTTTTAGTAAAATTAGATTTATTAAATACTGGAATACAAATGCTTAACCGATCGGTCATTTTATTAATTCCCAAATAAATTGATAAACATTACCATAAGGTTTTTTCTTTAAAAAATCAACAACTTCAGCTGGCAAATTATCATATGAATTATTAAACTCAGTATGTTCTGGCTCAACTCTTGTATCTTGCATTTCTTTTATTTTAAAACCACATCTTTTAATCATACTTTTTAAAGTTTTATATGTAAAAAATCTAATGTGAGTATTATCACATAAGCCCAAATTACGATATTCAAAATTATTATTCAATAAGTCTATTATAACCGCGTTGTGAGCTATATTCGGTATAGATATTAAAACAGAACCTTTATCTTTAATAAATTCTTTTGCTTCCATTAACACCTTTTCAGGATCATATAAATGTTCTAAAACATCTGCAAAAATAATATAATCAAAATCTTTAGGTAAAGTTTTCCAACTAAAATCTTCAATATCAGATCCTACAAAATTATAATTAGCATCAGCAAACTGTAATGCTTCAGACCCAGCATCTATATCTTGCTCTACTATTACAACATTACAATTTAACTGCTCTTTCATATATTTTGTCATTCGACCGTGAGCGGAACCAAATTCCAAAACTTTAGAGTTAGGTTTTATCTTTTGTAATATCAAAGATGCAGAACTACCATCATTAATATCTAATGTAAAATTATATTTACTCATACTTCTTTAGATAATTGTAAAATTTGTTGAGTGATATTATTCCAATTATATTTTTGAATAACATCTTGCTGTTGTAATTTGACTTTTTGTTTTAAATCATTTAGGTTATTTACAGCATATTGTAATTTATTAGCGGCATCGTTAATATCTGGAACAAACCATAAGGAAGGTTTGCTTTGCCAATACATCGATTTTGGATTTGCTTTCTCAATAGATCCATCAACTAACAATGAATTAGTGTTGTTTAAAAAATCCAATTGACCCCCATAATTAGAGCAAACATTAACTAAACCAAATGCTAATGCCTCTAAACCCGGCATATAAAAACCTTCACAATGATTTAAGCTAAACAAAATATCACAAGATTTATACAAACCTTCTATATCTGGAATAAATTCTTTTATCACTTTAATCTCTGCGTGATTTTTATATTTTTGTTGAAATGTTTTAAATATAGAGTTAAATGATACATCAAATGGTAATTTAGGCTCTTTATCAACAACTTTTAATATTAAACAAACATCATCTTTATTTGTAAAAGCCTTGCCGAATGCTTCTAAAGCCCCTGGAAGATTTTTTCGTAAATGTGGCTGAGCAATATTTAATAATATTTTCGTTTGTTTATTTGTTTTTATTTGAAGTGGTTGGGTTGTCTCAAATTTATCGACATTAACACCGTGAGGTATAACTATAATTTTTTCTTCAGGTACACCACTATCTATAAATGTTTGTTTAACGAAATTAGATGGTGCTAAAATTCTATGACAATATTTATAATTTTTTGCAAAACCATCTGGAAGGGAATTTTTCCCAGCCCACTCCCAAGCCCAAATACCAAATTTTTTAGACTTTTGGCTATGATTTAAATATACTGGAAAATTTTTCATAGCCGTATAACTTAACTCTAAATCATAATCATTGTCAAAATTCTCAACTAAATATGGTTTTAAATCATCTGGAAAATGAAGCAAGCCATTGGTGGATTGCAAATGCACAGTGTGATTTTGATGTATTAAGCTACGAGCAATATTTTGCCCAATAATACTCCAAGAATGCAATTCGCCTAAAAATTGTTGAATAGATATTTTCACACAAAGATTTATATCCTTGTATAACAATATTTATTAAAATATTATGATACAGTTAATGTATTGGTGCCTTGAGAGGACGAATAACAATTGGTTGGATTATATACCGCTCTAATAGTAAATATTCCAACATCATAGTCCCAAGGCGAAACGGTAATTGAGGCATAACTTGCAACTAATGTAGCTGAACTAATAAATACTTCTGGACCCGCCGGGTCTCCACCTATTGTTAATTGTTGATAATAAAAATCAACAGTTCCATCAGGAGATCCTCCAGAAACATAGGCAGTAAATGTTGTTGTTCCGTGAATTGATATAAACATAGGATCAATTGTTAAAGTCGTTGTAGTTGAAGTTGGTGAATTAACCTGATATTCAGTAATAGTATCATTGCTGGTATTATAATTACTATCTCCTTGATAATAAGCCTTAATGCGCCAAGTTCCTGCCGGCACTATACTGTTGCTAATATTGCAGGTCGCCCCTCCAACCGACGGAACAAGTGTAGCTGAACCAATCGTAATTTCAGGAGTGCCCACACGAGGTGCGTATTTAAATATAACCGTTCCGGATGGAGTTCCTGAGCCTGGAAAATTTACAGATACATCAGCGGTGTATGTTGTATTAGAGCCAGCACATCCGACACCAGGAGATGCAGATAAAGACACAGAAGTGTTTGCTTTATTCACAGTTTGTACAATAGGATCTGATGTTTTTGGACCAAATATACCGTCTCCAAGGTATGAAGCAGTTATATTAAATGTTCCGGCGCCAAAAAAAGTAATAGATCCATTACCAATACCCGCTAATAAAGAAGAGGTGGCGACCACAGTTCCATTTTTTTTAAATTGAACATTTCCGGTAGGAGTTCCATAAATACTTGAGACAGTTGCAATATAATTAATAGTTTCTCCAACTACAGATGGATTTGGATCCGCTATCGCTTTTTCAATTGTTATAGATGTTCCATATCCAATTACTTGATGAACTAATGTAGAAGAATATGCCGGCAAATAATTATTATCACCGTAATAAATTGCTGACAAATAATATGTTCCAGCTGATAAAAATACAGGATTATAATTTAATTGACCTGAAGATAAAGTGCCAGAATACAATGCATCATATCCATCTTTAAAGAAAATCACATCACCTGTCGGGGTAGCAACAGAGCCGACCACATAAGCACTAAATGTTAAAGTATCGCCTAATTCAGATGGATTAGTGCCTAATGTTTGATATAATAAAATAGTTGAAACTGATTTATAAATATCGTGATATAATTCTTGAGATAATCCATTATGATTGCTATCTCCAGAATAAATCGCTGTAAATAAATGCGTTCCAGCATTAAAATCATAACCAGAAATAGATGCAGTAGCAACTCCATCGATATTGGACAGAATTGCAGAACCAATTAAATAATATCCGTCATAAAAATTAATGCTACCAGAAGGAACGCTACCATAATCACCAGAAACTTTACATAATAAATATATATTAGAGCCATAACCAGATGGATTTGATCCAGGAATGCTAAAATCTAAATATACTCCGGCTTTACTAACCGTGTAATTTAATGTGGCTGTTTTTGTTTCAAAAACCTCAGTGCCTCTATATATCGCTCTTAAATAATGAGATCCTGTAGATAATGAAGAAATTGATAATTCAGTATATCCATCAGATAAATATCCACTACCAAGAAAAGTATAATACCCATCATAAAAATCAACAATTCCATCAGGAACCGATGTTGATGTTAATGTTGCATTTAATGTTATAAGTTGATTATAATAAGAAGAAGTTGGAGATGCGGTTAATGTCATACTTACTGGAGTATAAACCGGATCTGTAATAACTTGACTTAAAATATTAGAAGTATTAGTTAAATGATTTCTGCTGCCTAAATAAACTGCTGTAATATAATGAGTACCTATATCAGCAATTTTAGTAGTGAATACAACTGTACCAGAACCGTCTAATGTTCCAGTTGCTAATAATGTAGTATAGCCATCATAAAAACTTACTCTTCCTTGTGGTATTCCATAAGAAGAAGATACTTGTGCTGAAAAATTAACTAATTGATTATTGCCGGCCGGATTTAGATTGGATGTTAAATTTACTGTTGTTGAGATTGGTGAAATTAATTGAGATATTGGTAAAGTAATACTTGGACCATAAAAATCATTACCTACATAATACGCTTTAACTTCATATAATCCGCCTTCAAGGAAAACATCTCCGGAATTAGCTACACCTAAATTATTTAACTCTACTTCCTTAATTTCTAAATTATTTGAATAAAATTTTACACGACCTTGAGGAATAGATCCGTCTGCAGATAATACAGTTGCAGTAAAATTAACAAACTCTCCATAATTAATTGAAAAGTTAGAGCTAATTAATGAAATTGAGGTAGAAATTGGAGTTCTACTAACCACATTTTCTATAACAATTGAAGATACGCTTGTGTTGAAGCGGCCCTGACCATCATATTCGGCGATAATATTATTATTTCCTGGATTTAAATCAGATACTTCTAATTCTGCTTCTCCCCTGGAATTTAATTTTACCCTACCTATTTCTACATTACCATTTTTAAAAACAACAAATCCTTTGGGAATAACAGGAGTATCCAAAGATATTACTTTGGCTTTTACTTTTACCTTATCTCCTTGTTTAATAACCATTATGTTAAGATAATTAGGGTATCATTACCACAGTTGAAAGTTTCTGGAGTTAATTCAAGTATGTTTTGTGTTTTGCTTGCAGAAACAAATAATGGTTTATTGTTCCAACCTGCTTTTTTAAGATAAACAGTGATATTTAATTTTGTGCTTAAGGTTTGAAGTGTAAAATCATCAAACAAATTAGCAAAATTTAAATATAATAAACCGGTTTGATGGTCTAAATAAATACCCATTCTACCATCAACTATTGGACCGCTCATATTATCACAATAATACCCATCCAATAATGGAGAATTAGATTGTAATGAAACCGATATTCTAACCTGATCCTTAAGTAATGCATCCGATTCTACTACGGAACAATCCGCAAATTTCATAGAATTATATCCAAGTCGAGTTTTACCGTTTCCATCTTGATTGCATATAAAGTCAGCAAATAAGTTTATATATTTTTCTTCAACAATCGCTGATGCAGGTAATTCTAAAGTAATTTGACCAACTTCAAAATCTACTTTATAGAAATAACCATCAGATCTTAAAATTTCTCCACCTAAGTTCATAACCAAATTGTTAGGTATAAAGAAATCATTTTTGCCAGGATCAAATGCCTCTATAAATGGATAAATATCGCTTGACTTTCCGCTTACATTACAGGTATTTATGTTATGACCACTTTGATATGTAAATGCAACTGGAACCATTCTTACATTTGGACTTGTTGTAATATAATAATCATTCCAAGATAATTGTTTTACTATATTAAATGCAACCGGACTTGTTAAAAGATCTTGGCCATATAAAGAGAAGCCTAAATTATAACCGTCTGCTAAAATATCTGGAACAATATGTATTAATGAACTTCTATTATTTATGCTTGAACTATAATCATCATCTCTGTCGGTGAATTGTTCTAATGTTAATTTCAAAACATTAAACTTAGTACCAATTTTATTGGCAGGAGAGGATGTAGCGGGAAATGGAGGGTTTTTATAAATATAATCAGTTAGTAAGCTTGTATCTACGCTGCTTACGATCATATCTCCATTGATATCAGCCTTATACGCCTGCAATATTACTTCTGGACTATAATATAATTTTTTAATAGTAATATTATTTGGATCAAGTAATGCGGTAATACTAAATGAACCTATATTTTTTGGATTAATAGCAGTAGGAATATGAACTTTTAAAGTAGATAAATTAGATAAAGCAGAAAAATTGGTTGATGCACTTGCAAAATTAGCCAAGGTGCCATCTAAAACATTTACGGTTAAAATACCATCAGTACCGCTTGCTACAACATTTACTCCATCTAATACTTGGAATGTAAGGGGACCATCATCAACGAAATAATTAGTTAGAGAAATATAATCTTGTTGTGTTGGTACGGATGTTAAATTTACACCTAATAAATTTTGTGCTATCGCTAAATCATTTTCATCAACAACACCATCATCATTTAAATCACCGTATGTTAATGAAATTAATTCACTTCTACAAATTCTATAAAAATTTGTAGGATTAGATATGTTAGGAATAAATTTTGCGTTATTTAAATTGCCATTTAAGAATTCTGTTACTAAATTTAAAACATCTAAATCATATCGCGGATCTGTAGGATCGTCTATAATTTTAATTAATAATTCGTTTTTAACTATACAGTATTCTCTTAAATAAGCCGATATAGCGGCCGATAATGCATTATAAGATTTGACATTTTTATCTGAAACAGTGCCTAAAATCAATGGATCTGATGTTTGAGTTAATTTTAATAACTCACTATCTTTAATTAAAGATAAGGACGGTTCATATTGTTTAATACTATCTATTGTATTGCCAGTTCTTGCATCTTGAACAGGCACGCTTGTATTTTCAACAGCAGAAAGATGAGCGTAATATACATCGTTTCTGACAAAGGATACATTATCTAAACAATAATCAATATTTACACCAGTATTATTATCTAATTTAACTTTCGGTACAGAAACACCCACACCTGCATCATAAGCCTGACCATCTGAAATTTTAACTGCATCAGACCATACTTGAAACCATAAACTTTCTTCAGAAACATCTACCCAATCATTACCATCAAATAATGTTAATCTGCTTTCTGAAAAAATATTTTCTCCGACAGCAAATTTAATACTACACTTATTTGCCGAACCTGCTCTTTTAACGGTTATTACATAATATTTATCTGCAGATATAGCGGTTCCTGCACCAACCGCAGTATTACTGAAAATAAAATCAACAGGTTGTGGAACAGTATCTAATACAACTCCACGATCTGCTAAACTATTATAATTAAAACTTAATTGTGCTAAAGGAATATTTGATGGTGGGAAATCTATTGCTAATGTCGGTGATATTTCAACCGGACAATCTAATACAGATTGCAATGGATATAAACTAACTATTAAATCACCATTCCATACTAAATCTGCTGGATTAGATGAATTATCTACGGACATCAATAAGGTAATTTTTTGAATATTACTATTTGATGCTAAAAATTTTTGACCTATTTGAGAAACTACATCATTTTCTGCCAATTCTCTTAATTGTCTATATCCAGTTTTAATATTTAAGGTATCTAAATTATAACTTGGTAAGGCTTGTTGTAGCATACTTGATAATGAACCGCCTCCAGAAACAAAGAAATCTCTAAAAAATAAATTTGGTTCTACATCTTGCGCTAACATTAAACTATCTCGAGAAATAGTTAATGGATTAGTTTCTTTAATAACAATTCTGCCACCCAAATTAAAAGATAAATTAGCGTCCCCAATGAAATCATTAAAAAATACTTTTAATACTCTAACATAATGGTTTTTAGAAAATTGTTTTTCATTTGTATGAAACACAAATCTATCATACTGTAATGTATTTTCAAAATTTAAACCTATAATTAATACTTTAACTGTTCTTTTACCAGTAGCCAAAGATCCAGATAATTCAACTTCTAATTGAGATCCTTGATTTTGATCTCTGGGCTGATTTTGAAAATCTATACCCTTGCCATCTAATACGCCAGAAACCAATAAAGAATCAAATAATTGTTTTTGAGATAATACATCTGGAACTACACCGGATCCAAAATGATTATTAATAATTCCAGTTTGAATTTGATTGTTATAACTTTGTTCAGTTAATAAATCAGCATCATCAATATTTTGACCATTAAACCATTTATTTTGTGGAGCTGATACCGGTATTCTCATTTTTATCTCTTTATTATATATATCTTAAAAATCATTTGTATATGATAAAACTTCTAGAGTTAGCTGGTTTTAATTTTTTAACTAAAATTTCTAATATTTCTTGTAATTTATCATTTTGACTAATTAATTTAAATGAATCAAATACTGTGATAGTAAAATCAAATAAACCTATCTCATCGTTGCGCAATTTAGCGAAATCTTCAACTTTTTCAATTACTTTATCAAAGTCTAAAAGTAAAGTTGTATATAAATCTTCGACAACCGGCAACACTATCTCGGTATTAGAACTGTAATTTACATCTAATGATTCGCCATAAGGCATATATAAAGGCCTTGATACATTACTAATTCTTAAATTATCTATTAAGGCAAATGCACCATTTTTACCACTATGATCTGTTCCAATATAAAATTCATTTATAGTATCTTTAAAGGTAATTGAAGAAATAATGCTTGATTCTCCAACATAAGATGAGCCCATAACTACACCTTGACCTAATAGTAAGCCGCTTCCAAATAAAACATTGCCTCTTTCATATCCATCTACAAATAATCTAATTTCATCTTTACCTAATCCGCCATTAACTTTGTAAGATGCCTTTACTCTATGCCAAGAGTTTCTGGTCCAGAAAATAGGTGCTCTAATTTGGTAATCTAATGAATCGGCTCTTATATTAAAATTAATATATCCAGATGGATCTTTATATATAGAAATTCGATCTCCATTTGTACCAGTTGGTTCATAACTTACTATTACCGGTGTATTTGGGCTTGGTAGTGGTTTTCTTAAATAAATAGTTTGTTTATCACTGGAAATAGTTCCGTTAATAAAGTAATCATAATCTTTATCACCGTAAAGTAATTTGACACTAACAATTTTTGATGCCCTACCTTTAATTTTAACTTCCACATTATTTACGCTTGTGGTTTTTTCTGATACTACCGAAGATGCGTCAAAGTAGAAACGATATGCTATATCGTTCCAGGAATCAAACAATGTATTAATCCAAAACTCTATAGTTCCTTCATTTTTGTTTAAAATTCCAAGATTTTCGAATTTCAAAGGAGCATTAGTAAAACAAATACTTTGATTAAATTTATCATTTACTTTCTCAGAAGCCTGAATGTATTGATGGTTTGAAGTAATGTAAAAATCAGCCTTATTAACGAATGGTTTTTCATCAAATGTAGAATAAAAAATCAAATTCGATGTTAATTTAGGAGGTTTAACCGAATTATAATGTTTGGTAATAGTTTCTTTTGAAGAACTAACTACCTCTCCAATTCTAACATCACTATACATAGCAGAAGATATTCTTACTTCATCTAAAATCCCACCTAATTGATTTTTTTCATCATAACTGGATCCAAGATAAAAATAAGGAATGTTAGATTTAAATGGTATTGTTAAATATGTATAATAATCAAACTCATACATTCCTTTAGTTAGAATATATGGAATGCCAGCAAACCTATCTTCTTCAAATGTAAAGAAGCCGTTTTGTAATCCACTACTATAAGTATGTAAATTCAAAACTTCATATACGCCATCGGTAAATGTGGTTAATGGTAATGGATAAGAAGATGACAATTGAGATAAAGTTAAACTCATTCTATCAGAAGAAACTCCAGTTATATTATAGAAACCGGCAACTGCAGACGGAGATATTATTCTTAAATAATTACCAATTAAAGTATCTGAAAAATGAGCGTTTTCGTCTCTAACTACATATCCATCTGATCCATCATTATAAAGAGTATTACCTACAGAAACTTGATAACTAAATCTAATGACTGGAGAAACTATCTCATATCCATCAGCAAGATATGCCGTATTTATATCTTTATATGTAATAGCATTCGCTTCTTTAACCGCTAATAATAAACAGTCTTTGGAAGTATCTATTGGTTTGCAATTAACTTGTACTGTATTAACTAATAAAAATAAATTAGAAGTATTAAGAGAGCCAACATCAGTAAAAGTTAAAGTTTCGATAACATTTTCTTGCAATCCAGAAATTGGATTTAATCTAATGCCATCTATATTAACGCTAACTGATGTGCTAAAATCTATATTGGTGCCATTAATTTCTACAGTTAAAAATCTTCCGCTGTCTGTATTAGATGGCTGATCCGTTTTTAAATTATTAGAATTGAATACACCGAATGATAAGGTGGAATTGCTTGGTCCTATTGCTGTTCTATCTAATAATACTTTATAAATTTTAACATCATTTAAAGAAACGGGTGGAGGTAATCTTGTCGGTATTACATTAGCATTATTACCCCAAATATAATATTTTTGTTTTAACCTTCTATTATTAATACCTAATGTATTAATTAATACTATATCGTTAATTAGTGCTTTATCTCTAATTGTCAAAACCGCGTTATAATAACCATCTGTGCTTTCACTTATTTCGTACGCTGGATGCAAGGCTCTAACGCCTGGTATTTCTTCATCTTCATTTTTATAAATATAAAAATTGGTGCCAGAAAAAGATGATGGAAGAGTGTCATTTATAATTAACGAATTGGCTGATACACTTAAAATAGTATAGACATCACTTAAACCATCTATTTTAATTAAATATCCTGGATTAATTTTAGAGCTTATAAAATTAGATGATGAAGAATAAACAATGCTGGCGCCAATAGTACCTTGCAAATCATTATTAGTTAAGCTTGTGTGTAATAAAGAAACAGCAATATTGGGATAAATATCAATAGGAGTTTTAACACTGAATGATGTTTTATTTACTGAAAACTTACCATTCTGTATTGTTAATGGCATAACAGATGCTAATGTTAAATTATTTCCATTAACAAATGTAATATTATATCCAGTAGTTGAAAAACCCTCTTCTTCTATATATAAAGTATCACCAATATTAATGCCATAAGCACCAAAATTAATTGATGAATTAACGATATTAGATCCGAAAGTTGTCGATAAATCAGTAGATGAAACAATATTATTATTAATGAAACCTATTATTTGTTCCGGATTAATAGTTCTATATTTTTCGTGCAGATATGGTTTAAGTTTTTCACCATATTTAAAAATATTTGGAACCTCTTGTCCATCAACAAATAAATGAATTTCGTCTCTTCCGGTTTTTGCGTTGAGTTTCCAAGATGTGGCAACAAAATGTTTTTCTCCGGCTTTCCAGGCAGAGATATCAGAACTAATTAAATAAGATGTTTTATTGCTATCGAAAATTTTGAAATTTAAATATCCGGTCTCATCTTTAAATAAAGAAATTCTATTTTTATTTTCATTTTCGGCATAATCTAAAATATAATGAGTTGTATCAGCCAAAAATGTTATTTCTTGCTGAGGATTAATATCATTGGTTATTTTGTAATTTATTTTGCTAACAGATGTGAATAAACTTCCAGAATATGGTTTCGAAACTGAAGTAAATTTTGAATCATAAAATTTACCGTTAGTTTCTATTGTAATATCATAATTTTTTACAATATACCCATCATCATATCCGTCTTGAATAGCAAGATACCATCTGGAAAAATCGCCAGATAAATCTTTATCGTAGTAAATAAATACACCATCTTTATATTTATTAGGAGTCCCATCAACTCTATCGTTTTTATTTAATTTAATAACATATTTATTATTTTCGACAACATATGACGGGTGATATTCGGCCGCTCCTATAAAAATTTGATTTTCTGGTAAAGGAACACCATTTTTTAAAATAGAAATTGTTAAATCTGCTAAATTATCTAAACCGTTCCATTCAGGTATAATCCAACTCTCAAATGTTCCTTCTTCTATTTTTAAATTTCCTGCTATTGGTAATTTAATATATTCATCACTATTTTTAATTAAAACTCCACTACCATATTTAGATGGCAAAAGATTTAAATCGCCGGATGTTATAATTTCTTCTTGAGATAATAAATTATATCCTAATGACCAATTAGTAAAAGCTGATTCTTTAACTTCGGCCGGAGTATGAGATATAATTGATGCAATATTTTTGATTGCAGTTAATGATGGACCACTAATAAATGATTGCATTGCTGCAATTAAACAATCTCTATATCTTTCCCTATCAAACAATGTATCAAAAGTGGAAAGTATTGGGATATCGATTAATAAACCGAAATTCTTTAATAATGCATCTCTTAAAGCACCAACTTTATAACTTACATAATAATCTTCATTAGGATTAAGAGCAGAACTATTTCTAAAATCTAAAACATTATCTCCATATTCATAACTAATAACAATTTCATCTGCCAAATAAGTATAATCTATATAAAAATCACCTTTATTATAATCAATTACCAAAGAAGATAAATCGTTAATAGTAAATGAATAATTAACTACTACATAATCTCCGTTTTGAGGATTATTAATTCCGGATAAAACTAAAGTCAAATTATTGCCAAGTACATAAGATCCAGAATTATCCCATAATTCATATCCATCAGAAGCTTTAATTACGCTTATATTTAAAGATATATTTGGTGATAAATAATATAATGGATTATTTAATGTAATATAGTATTGATATCCATCATATTGAACTATTTGATATTCTTCAAAATCAAGAGAAGATACGCTTACTATTTTACCAGAAGCTGACGCCGCATTAGCAAAATTTATTGGCTGTATATTATTATATAAATCATTTAATTCATATAATCCTCTAATATACTTAACATTATTGCTAACGCCTGGTACAAATTCAGAATTATCAAAAGATCCTATTTTATTATTTAATAATACATAAGGATACAATTGATCGTTATTTAAAAATCTTTCATTTAAATATTCCAAATTTTCAACATATGCAGATCCGTCAAAGATATCAGAATAAGCAAAAGTTTTTTCTTTTTGAGAAATTGAGCTAAATTGATAATATAAATCTTCTACACTTAATATGTGAGGGTATTGTGTATTGATATAAGATCGTTTATAAGAAACAGAGCCAATATTAAAATCTTGATTTATATCTACTGCGCAATAAATTACACCATTTTTATAATCAACTTGATAATAACCAACTTGATTTAATCTTGTCAAATTATCAGTTTCAGATATAAAATTATCAAAATACAACTCATTAACAAAAATATTTAAATCTGAAAAATTAACAGTAGAGTTTTCTGAAAAACCTAAACCGTCTTCACTTGAACCAACTATATTATTATTATTTAATAAAATTTTAAATATTTTTATATTAGGATCAACAGTAGTAATTATAGTGTTAATAAATAAAGTTTCGTTAGAGACATAATCAAACGAAGCCCTTTCTCTAACTAATGATTGAATGTTTGGTGGTATATTATAAGAAAAATATATTTTATCATTATTAAATCTTACAAATTTATATAATTCTCCAGAAGTTTCATTATATATTCTAAATACATTTGTAATAGGACTATTTTGTGCTTTAAGTGCATTTAAGGCAATTAAATTATTTCCTATTCTTTCGTTTAAAGCCTCTTTATGTATATTTGCAATATAATCAATATCTTTAGCCAACACATTTTCAAAACTAAAACTAATGTCAGCTGATATTTCTTTTAAATTTCCGTTAGGTAATGAAACTAACTCTAACAAGCTTTCGTCATAAACATAATCGATATCTTCTTTAAAGGAATATTTGTAATTATATACTATTACTGGTGGAGTAGCTCCAGTACCAGACATTTCTTGACTTTCACCATATACATATACAGTTCCGGTTTCATAATCTATCGCATATTCCCCAACACGAGATGGCAAATAATCAACTCTATAAGGTATCTCATATAAAAATGCCGGATGTTTTACATTAGAGTTTGGAGGAGCACTTAAATTATAAAAAACCACATCTCCAACACTACCAATCTTACCATTTGCTTTAGTGATTGGAGCGTGTTTTAAATTGAAAATATTCTTTAACGGAGGGAGAGTTTCTCTGCCGGAAGATAAAACGGTGCTAACCTCAATCGTTGTAGGATCTATAGAAATAGATGTATCTTTATATTGATATTTAACCGAAATATTAAAAATATTTTCTAAAGAAAAATTGGTGTCATTTAAAATTAAATCACTTATTTTTACTTGATTATTTTTTAAAAGTAAATAAGTAAAAGCATATTGGCTATCATATTTTGATTCAAGTAATTGGTAGCCGTATTTTTCTATATCGTAAGTATATGGAGATTTATCAGTATAATTAAAAACTATACTATTTACTTTTGTAATAAATTTTTTATTTAAACTTAATACAAATGTTTTTAAATTAAAAAATCCGTTTTTATTTTCTGAGGCCGTCTTTAAATCTTCAGAATAATCAATTCCTTGTAAAGTAATTGGATCAATTGGAAAATCATCAAAAGATAATGTTTTTGACAATTTTGTGCCAGTTAATTGTTTTCCAACTCTTATTATTTCGTAAGCGCCCTCTTCTGATAATCTATCAAATGGACCTCTACCTCTTGTCTTTTTTTCATCTTTAATTTCTACCGAGAGATAGTTTTCATTCTTAACTTGCCTAATATCGTATAAACCTTTAGAAAGATTTATCGCTAAACTATCTATATATTTACTAATTACTGAAGTATTATCGGTGTTATAAATACTGTCTCGTAAATAATTATTTATATTAGTTTTTATAACATTATCATTTTCTACTGGACCAATAATTAAATACCTGTTAGTAATACCATCTTCAAATAATAAAGCATCTCCGTTTAAAGATTTAAATTTACTGTCAGATGTTGAATTAAAAGTTAAGAAAAATGCTGCAGATGGTGTTAAAGGATAGGAATTAATAGTTAGAATATCATCAACTACTGATACGCTTAAAACACCGGGATTATCTACACCTGGCGTCTGAGAAACAATGCTTACATTAGAGGTATCTATACTTAAAGCCAATTTTTCAGTAAATCTGGCTTTAATTTCAGTATTACTTACTATTTCTACACCTATTAAACGAAGATTTTTCAAATTAAACACTCTCAATATTAATTATAATATTATTTGCTAAAAAATATTCATTTTTTTGAGCAGTAATAGTTAAAACTTGACCAACCTCTCCTGTTTTATTAAAATATATTACCCGAGAACGACTTACTCCAGCTACAGATTGAGCTACACTTATTAGATCTGAACTATTAATTGTATCACCAAGCACATTTGTATTTATAGCATTGGTAATTTGATCTTTTACATTCTGAACCACAGTTGTAGATGAGCTAAGGAAATCTGCTTTAATAACTATATTCATAGTAAGATCTATACTTAATGCATTTGCTGATTTTACTAAAACATCAGCATTAATGGGACGGCTACTTTCAACTGTTAATGTAGTATCTCCAATTAATCTGTTATAATTATATCGTATAGTAATTCTTTCATTTTGTTTTGGCGCCAAATAATCATAAAATACCTTATATCTCGATCCTGTAGCAGGTTGATTAAAATAAGATAATGTAAATTTTGTAGATAAAGATGAGGAAAACCCTCCAGATATGTAGAATTTTTCTATAAATGCAAAATTTTTATTTGTATATAACGATCCATTTCTTGTAAATTGAATATCTTCATACTGGTTATCTAATATATAGTAGAATGTAATTCTAAACTTATCTCCAATTTTAGGCTCGTTAGCAATATTTTTTGCTGTTGAAGGTAATATGAACTCAAAATTATTCAATGAAACATCATTTAATACTTCATCAGAATAATACACATTATTCTTGATTTTACTACCAATTAAATCATAATCATTTAATACTGATAAAACCTCATCATTTGTAGAAACTGAAACTTTTTCTAAATTAGTAATTCTAACTAATGATAAATAAGATGATAACGAAGATACGGAGGACAAACCAAGATATTTCTTTAACGCCTCAATAACATTTTGTTTTAATCCATTATTGACTGCGGTAAATACAATATCTGAAACTTTATTTAAAGTTTTACCCCTAACTGTTAAAATACCAGAGTTATTAATTTGATCTGACACAATAAGATTTAATTTAGATGGAGCTTGTCTTAAAGGTTTAGATCTAAAAAATAAAACATAAACTCTATCTCCAACTGACGCTAAAGTATCTTTTGGTAAATATAGTTTATAATTATTAAAATCAATAGAACAACTATAAGTCCATAAATCTTTACCATCTGCAATTCTAATAACTGAAATTTGACTTATATCTAAGTTTTCTAAATTATTTGCTATAACAATACTATTATTTGTTAAATCATAACTAATAATATCATACATAGCATTATTAAACGGATATAAAGAATTTTTAATATTAACTTTCTTACCTAAAATATTCGAAATTGAACTAAGAATTAAAGTGGGAGCATAAAATGAGGCTTGTCTATCGTTTATCAATGGAACTAAATAACCGTCTGTTCCAGAAAGTATAGATAAATTAGTAGTAGGATCAATTATGTCAAATGATACTGATGTTTCCGCTGTAAATTGATAAAATGGTATAAAAAATTTATCGGCAGAAAAATCATAATCTAATAACTGAATATCTCCTCTAATAAATGAATTTGCAAAAGTAAATGGCTGAGTTCTTCTTAAATCATCTGAATAATAAAGAACTAATACATTTTGTCCTATCGCCGGTGAGTTAAGACCGCCTAATATAATTTGATATGTATTATTTGTATCTGTAGTAATGGTGCCTTTATTATTTGCGTTCCATAATTCAACATTATCAATTAATCTTATTATAGAAACAATATGTTTGTCAGTAATATTATAATCTGTTGATTTTGCGTTTAATGTAATAAAAAATTCATTAAATGCATTTTGCTGTATTACTTGATTTTCTTTAATTAAGGTGTTGTTAGCAAAATTATTTAAAAACCCAACAGTAGAATTGGTTATAAACCCATTACCCAATCTGCTTAAAGGCATATTAGCAATACCGCATACCAAAGCATCCTGTGTATTAGCAATATAATTAACCTTAATCATATAAGATGAAATTGTGGAGCTAAAATTAGAGACAGGAATAGTTATTTGGTTATTAATAAAATTACCATTAATATTATTTACTTTAAAAACATCAGTTGTATTATAAAATACAGTAAGTCTTGTATTTTCGGTTGCTGCAGTATCTGTTGGTAAAATAATCGTAATATTATATTTAATTTGAGATCCAACAACAACTCTGTCATTAAAGAATACCCCATCACCTTCAGATGTATTATAAACCTCTAAATCAGTGTTTTGTAATTTTATGCTATCTATATTTAATAACTCAGAATTTAAAGCGTATAAATTAACCGCTAATCTTCCAGTAAAAGTGCCAGAAGAAACAACTGTAGTAATACCATCGATTTGATTAAATAAATTTGTAGAAATAACCGAATTAATATTATGTTTTACTGTTCCAACATAAAAAGTATTATCATTGTTTAATTCAAACAAAACATCTTCTTGTCTGATTTGATTTGATAGACCCCAATCAACGCTATCTTCTACCGATCTTAAATTATCATTAAATGTAATACCGTCATAATCACTATATCTATCATAATCTACAACCCAAGTATAATCTACCTGCAAAATATCACTTGATGATGGTAATGTGTTTCCGGAGATCTTAATTCTTCCAGTGGTATTTAGTGTGCCATCACCATCTGGGTTTTGATCCGTAATTAAATATCTCTCTCCGGTATTAGTATTAAAAACTCTTGTTATTGATGTCGCCGGAGTGTGTAATAACTGAACTACAGATCTATCAGATGATACCTGGCTATTTTCATTAGTAATTAAAATATTTTGTTGAATTTTAGGTATAGCCAACACATCAGTAAATGTTAAGTTATCTTGTCCTGCAAATTTACCTTTAACTTTATCTTCTTGATATAATGATATACGATCTGATACCCATTTGAATTTATCAAACCCCCAAGGGCTACCGCCGTATAATCCTTCATCTTTAATTAATTCATAATTTCCAGAAACTCTACCAAGACTATCAACACTTTTAGGAACAAAATTATTTCCACTTAATGATCCTGAAACTTCAACTATTTCTTGTACTGGTTGCGCTGGTAAAACTGAATTTGCTATATTATCTATTCTTTTTCTATTAATAGTTTTATTAACATCATCTGCTATTTGCCCAAGAATATAATCATTTTTATCATCAGCTGGGTTATTATTATTACTTTTGTCTTGATAAATAAAACTATCTATATATTCAGCAATTCTATTTCCTAATATGATAATATCTACCTTACCGCCTTGACCTTCTGACAATATTGTATAACTGCCGTCGTTATTCTTTTTAACTACCGTTCCATCTCTTGTCATTAATGGATCGCCTGGCTCAATTACTAATGCATCTAATACGCTTGGATCCGATAAAGCAGTATTTCTATATCCTAAGCTGGTTCCAATATTTGAACCACTAAAAATTGCTAAAACTCTATTTCTAAAAGTAGCATCATCTTCTTGATCTGAGCCACCAAAAAATGGCAATGGGTTCATTACATTAGAAACGCCAGAAATAAAAGTTTTATTAATACTGTATTTAGATATATTGCCGGATGAACCAGGAGCTGTTGCCTGAACCGCAACTTCAACAGCATATTGATCTGAAATATTTAAGAAATCTAAATCTGCTTGATATTTAGCGGCAAGAGATCTATAAGCATTTAAAGAGTTAGGATTAACTGTTATTGAGTTTAAAATAGCAAAAGTTGCTCCATTTGAAGCATAAACCAAATCACCTTTAACCAAAGATACTGTGGCCGGAATAGAACTAAATGTAAAAATAACTGTTCCAGAGGATTTAACGGAACTTTTCCTGGTGGCACCGAAATTTTTGGCTAATTTATCTAAATCACTACCGCTAACTAATCGTAAGGATTGTAAGTTTGATATTTTAGATAATTCGTCATATAGCAAGGATAATTGGCTTGCTGGCATTTCAACAAATAAATCTCTAATAACACTACCTGGGTTAAGCGTAGCATCTGGCTGAACTGTTTTAAAATAATCTAATAAATTTAAAATTATTTCATTAGCACTACGAATATTTACCATTTTTGCCTTATGTTAGATTATTTGCCGTAAATCCGGTACTTACCAATTTAAAAGCTTTATTGAAAACTTTAATTAAAACTTCTATTAGCCTTGGGTCTACATTGTTCCTAATTATAGATATATCACTAATTAGCGCTATTTGTTCTTGAGGAGATACTTTTTGCCCACTTATAACCTGTAATTCTTGAAGTTTCTTTAAATTCTCTAAGGCATTCTGTAATTGGCTACTGGCAAGGGTAAATGATATATTGTCGTCTAATACTGATCCTACTAAACTTTGACCAATAGCAGAGCCGTACCAAGGTTGATATAAATTACTACCAGCTTTTGTCAAACATATTTTTAATATATCTTGAACTAATTTGTCTTCATTTGTCGTAGTAACCAGCTCACCACTATTAATAACTAAATCTCCAGCAGATATTTTTAAATCAAAAGACATAATTAACCTTAACATTATACCAAATTATTAGAAAAATTTAAAATAAATATAATTATTGGTTAAACTGAGGATCTGTATAATATTTTTGAACTATTTTATATATTTCGGCGGCTTTTTTCTCAAAACTTTTAAGTGCATCATTTACGCTTAATCTATTTACATTTGTTGCAGAAATTAAAGAAGTATATCTTTTAAAAGCATCGTCATCAATTAATCCTAATAAAACGCTTAAGTCAGAACCCCATAAAGCAGCTTGTATTACGAAAATATCAATTAATCCAAGACCACTAAACTCTCCCAAAAGCATTTCTATTTCTTGAAAAGCATTTATTCCATCAAGACCAATTTTATTGCGTTTTTTAACAAGTTTATCTAATTGATCGGCGTAAAAATCATCAATATTATGAGTTTCTCCAAGAATTATATCATCTATATTAGCAAAAGAAAATTTACCTAAATCGTTATTTTTTCTGCCAATTTTTAACTGAATGTCAGCCAAAATCTTCTTGTTTTTTAATTCTGCAATATTTTTTTCAATTTCTTTATTTCTGACAGTATCTCCATAATCAACATCATTTAAAGTTAAACCATATTCTGGACCAAATTTATTATTCGGTATTGGTTGAAAATTAATTTTAATATTAGTATTATTAATAATATGTATATTTGAAATTAACGATTTAACCAATGCTCTAATTATATTTAAGAATTTTTTTAATATAATAAGATCTGCTTTGTTTAAATCTTGTAATAAAACAGCTCTAATAGTTTCCTTTTCATCATCCAATGTTGAACTGTTTTGAGTAATTGCATTTAACGCATCATCAATTACTTTATCCAAATTGTCAGTTGTTTCATCTTTAAAACTTGAATTATAATATTTAGTTTTAATTACCTTTTCAATGTATGGACGCCTAAGGATATCTGCTTCGCTTATCATAGCATCATTTTTAGATAAAAATGGCTTACAAATTAAATTTTTTAATGGAACTACTGTAAAATCAATTTTTGGATTAACGATAAATGGTTTAATAATATGTTTTGCTTTAAAATCCACTGTAATTTCACTTGACTTATCTTGAAATACTGATGTTTTAATAAAATTTTTGCTGGATACATTAAATAATTGGGCGCTAAATGCCTGAGGATCATTTAATTCAAGTATTTGATCTGAAAAATCTCTTACATAAATATTTGCCAAATTTAACGCCACTGCATTAATATCTTGTTTAGAAAAAATTTGAGAATATTTTTTATATATATCTTCTCTATCATTTAATAACTTAATAACATTTTTGTTTAAATTTCCCGCTATCTTAATATGTTTTTCGTATTTATCATTATCTAAATTAACATTTTTATCAAATCCTGGACTATAAAAATTATTATCTTTATCTACTATTGGAAATCCTATCATTCTGTAAAAAGCATTACATCTGCTTTCTTGATAATCTGGAGAATACCTATCTCCGGCTCTTATTTCATCTATATTGTTAATGGTTAATGATCCAGATATATCATTTATATTTCTATGGCTTCTATAATTATCAATTTCAGACACTATTGTAGTAAATAAATTTTTTATATTTATATTTACAACATCCTGATCTTGATAATTAATTTTTTTATCATTATTAACCATTAACTACCTGCATCCAAAGCAACATCACCCTCATCTCTTCTAACCGCAGCATCAGGTACAGAAGTAAGAACGAATGTATATAATAATTCTTTAATAGACACTGATGGTAATTCGTTTATATTTGAAGGATTATTAAAAATACTAATATAGTTATTATTAAATGAAACTTTTATATTACCATTACCTGGTTCTGAACTGGTAATATTGGCTATAAAAGCACCATATCCATCATAAGCAAAATTTGATATCTCGCCTAAAGTAATATCTGCCTTTAATTTTTCCGCTAATTGAGATGCGATACTTGAAGGTAATTTATTAATTAAAGTTGCACCATTATTATCTGCCAAAACAACTGATACTTGAATTGGAAGGGATGTAAATTGAATTGACGGATCTAATTCAAAATTACTTTTATAAGGGTTATATGCGTTTAATATAATGTCTAAAGCCGCTTGCTCTGTATCTTGTTGTAATTTACCTAAACAATCTGTAATATCGGTTTGAAGCTTATCTGCAGTTTCGAGAGAGATATTTTCTCTAAAATTGTTAATAGCATTTAATACACATTGATTTGCTGCATCTATGTCGGGCAGCGGAATATTTTTAATAGCATTAAAATCTACATTTGAGAAAATAGTTGAATTTATTAAATTTTTATTCTGACTTACTTCTGGGATACATCCTGAAGTTATAAGTGATTCACCAATTAATACATAATGATTAATTTTAAACGAATACTCTACATCAGAGAATAAAATACCATCATTTACTAATGTTGGACTGGCTGAAATATTGTCTGGTAAATGAATTAATGTATTTAATGTTGCTTGATAACCGTCTGATGGAAGAACTTTCATTACCGTAGTTCCATCGTCCTCAAATACTAAACCGCCTTCTAAAGAAACAGTTCCGTTATAGGGTGCAATTAAATTATTTTTATAATCTTTAACGCCATCTGTGGGTGGAGCTACCATTATGCAATTTTTAATTCTTAAATATCTTGGTCCTAATAAATCTACTCTTCCAAATACAACTGGATCATAAAACACTCTAATATCAACAGTATATGGGGCTTGATCTGGCGGTGTATCTTTGCTGTAAAATTTAGTTAAAGGAAAGAAAATCTTTTGCTTTTCTAAATCTTGAGGATCGGTAATATTATTAAATTGCATCAATCCAGTTAATGCCGGATCATATAATTGCCAACTTTCATTTCGTAAAGAATTATAAATTGGTGGGAAGCCTGGAGGTAATGATAATCCTGAATCTACTCCAACTCTACTAAAATATTGAAGAAATCCTGCCGAACCAACAATCTCTTTATTATTTTTAATAAAAGCAGGACAAACATCTGGGGTACAACAACCATCCGAAGAACTATCGCTGCAAGGAGGTAAGCTAAAATTAGCTAATCTTAAAGCATTGATTATTTGAAACAGTATTGCTACAACTCCTAATACTGCAAATAAATTTTGAAATAAACATAGTAAATCACCAATTTTTTTAGTAATTGCGAAAATACTATCATTATCTAATCTTTGAACTGCTTTACTTAAAATATCGATGTTTTGTTTGATTAAAAGAATAATTGTTAATAATCTATCTAAAATATATGTTAATAATAACAATATTAATAATAAAATAGATAAAATCATTATTGGTAATGCAAATAATGGAAATAAAGCCAAAAATTCTGGCAAACAAACTCTAAAAAGTTTAGTTATTGCACTGGCTATTTTAAAAGGATTTGGTATGCTACAAACAACTTCAATTAAACATAATATTAAATTTAATACCGGAGTAAAAAATTTATATAGCATTAAAAATGGCGCAAATTGACTTAATAAACTAACTACACCATCTAATATATTTTTGGAAAAAGTTGCGCTTAATGATGGTTTTAATATTCCCGGAGGTAATATTACATCTAAAGCATTAAAAACTTCTAATAAATCTTCAAAGGGTAAGGCCGGAAAAGGTATATTAATTGCTAATGGCTGATGGGCAAAACCAGTAATACCAGGTATAGTTGGTGTTGTAATTTTGGTTTTATCTAACGGTTGGCAAGGCATTATTAAATCTTTCTTTTAATATATATCAAAATATTTAAATACTTCCTGCACCGGTATCTCTTATTACAAGTCTTCCTTGTAATTTTAATACTTCTGCTTCTAAATTCATTTCACCCTTAGATCTTAAGAAAACATCTTGATTAGAGTACATAACAATTCTTCCGGGAGTACTTACTGTTAAGCCTTCATTATCTATTCTGAAAACAGTAATTTCATTGGTATTATTATTAAATACCCTAATATCTACCGCTCCAGAAATATGTGCAGTATTTTTGCCTTCAAATCTGGAATCTTTAGATGGAGTTGTGCCTCCGCTTTGAATAATAATTTCTCCATCACAATCTAATGCTACGCTAATATTATTTCTTAAATCTCTGCCTACATTGCTAATAATTGCTCCCTGAGTATCTAACCACAATGAATGTCGATCTACTGTATTAGCTCCTATATTAACTTCTAAAGATCCGTCAAAATTTAAACTACCAGATCTACCGCCTGCATTAGCATTTGGTCCAGAAACTATTATATTAGGGCTAACTATATCTTTTTTATATGGAATTAAATTTAATTGAATTTTAGTAGTTGCTTCATATTCATTTACGGTCCAATTTTTACCTTCCTGAAATGTCCAACAAGTATCCGCTATGTTATGATATACTGTGCCGTGCTTAATATGTATTGGATTATTAGTTGAAAATCTATCAATTGGAGCTACATTGATGCCTTTATCGTCAATTAATGAAATAACAGCATTTTCTTCTGGAGAAAATCTATCTAATAGAATATCAACATTATTATCATTTGATACGAAGTCATTTGGATTCTTAGTATCATCTTTAGGGTTAATTGTTGAATAATTTTCATACCTTGTTAAGAGAGGAATATTGCCGGTCTCACTGGATGCGGGAACATTTAGTTTTAATTGACCCTCTTTATCTATATCTAAGAAAAATCTGCTTCTATCTCTGGAGTAATTTTTTGTCGCTATTTCTTGATCATTTGTTTCTGGAGGTCCTAATAAATCTTTTCTGGCGTTAATTTCAAAATGGTATGCTAAAGTTTTTCGTTCCAATCTTTTAATATTTAAATAAACATTACTTCCGTCATCTGGATTTGAAGATGTTTTTTTGATTAACTTAATAGAAGTTTCGTTATCTTTACCAATAGGAACTATATTTCTATTTAAATCTAATAAATTACCATAAATATCAACGCCGGTTCCTTGAATTGATTCAATTAAATAATTTGGCTCGACTAAACTTAAACTAAACGCGTCCGATCTACTAATTCGTCTATTATAATTGTTAGAACTAACTATATTTTCATTTCTGGAATATGATAATAGCTCTTTATCATTACTGGAGACATTAAAAGATTTTGCAAATTCATAAACTATTTCTCTTTTTTCAACTCTTGAAGGATTTTTAGTATGATTTTCATAATTAGAATAATCTAATTTTACTGTTGGATCTAACGCCACAACCTCCATTGTGTCATTATATGATAAATCAGTATCTCTTAATGAAGTGGCATAATTTTTATTTGGATTTTTGTCTCTTAAAATAATACCATCGATTAATCTGCTGGATTCAGTAAAAGAATAAAAATTATCAAAAGTATTACTTAATACTGTTCGTTTTGTATCTAAATTTAAAGAGTTGTTGGGTTCTCCAATTAAAATACCAGTTTTTTTATTTAAAATAATAGTATTGTTATCATCAGATTTAATTTCAAGTTGGCCTGGAATTAAATCCGGTATAATTGCCGGTTTATTTGATGTAGATAGACCCGGATGATTTGCGAAAAATGATAAAATAAACCAAACATTACCTTCTCCCTGACATATAATAACAGGAGTGCCATTTTCCGGATATCCACCTATAAAAGACCCCGATGATCCCAGAAAAGATATTGGTAATTGAACATTTTTTATTTTTTCAGAACCAGGAGTAATTCGATCTCCAACCTGCACATCGACAGATAAGGTCTCAGGATCAAAACCAACTATTACCCCGGTTTTTAATAACCCAATTGGTTTTTGAATATTGGTTGTAGTAATACCTTTATTTATCATTATGAGACCGAGGAATTTTTAACTTCTTTAAAATAAACCCAACAATCAACTATATAATTATATATAACTTGATCTATATTTTTTGCATTAACATCATCTTCTGAACTTCTATTGTTAATTATCTGTCTTGCTAAAGCATATGCTTGTCTAGAAGGATATCTAAAATCCTTCTTTTTGGGACTTGTATCTACTGTTTGAACTTGAACTTTAGCTTCCTTTAATGATGGTGATATCAACGGTTTTAATGAATCTGTCAACATTAAAGCATTACCTTTTAACAACTTTTCTACTTCACTGGCTATGCTATTTGCCGTTGAAGAAACTGTTTTGTATTCTGTACGATAGCTATTATAAAATATTCTTAATTCTAAAATTACTTTGGTAGTATCTGATGTTAGCGGAACTGTTGATTTTGCTGATTCAATGATTTTTTGTAAATTATAAATATTAGATGAAGCAAAAATATTTTTAGTTAAAATATCAGATGGATTATTTGAATCAAAAGATCCTACAATTGTTCCAACATACTCTTGATTATTAACATCATCTTGACGATTATGAATAAACTTAGTAATTTCTTTATTTTTATATAGAGTTTTGCCTATAATATCAAATTTAGTTGGAATATATTCTCCAACATTATGACCATAAGATAAATTTAAATTAGTGGTAAAATTACCAAAACTAAAAGTATGTGACACACTTTCAACATAAAATAAAAGATCTTTATCTTCTATATAAATTACTTCTCCTGGTTGCATATATTCATTACCAGCAATTGTTAAAGATCCTTTTAAAATTTCTTTTCTTGCTTTATTTAATAAGGCAACCGCAAATGGAGCACATTGAGTTTCGGCATTATGTAAATAAGGAGCAGAAACGCTTTGCGGAATTTTTATACCATACATTCTCCATAAATCATAATCTACTGCCGCAGCTGTTGACAACCCGCTGGAAGTTGTATTAAATGCAGTTAAAGATGGTTCTTCTAATAATAAATCCATTCTGCCTTCAACTTCAACCGCGGTATATGGCGGCGACTCTTCATAAATTTCCATATTAATAATTTGATGGTTTTTAATTACATATCTTTTGCCAGCATCAGGTCCATAATCATCAAAATCTTCATATTCTATCATATGTTGGAATGATTCTGGGATAGCAGAAGAGTTAATATTAGGGGCCAACATTTTATTAGCAAAATCTTCTTTATTAGAAGATAACGCTGTCGCTTCTTTTAAATGTCTTAATGATTTTGATGCAATTTTTAATAATTTCTGTCTTTCTGATATTCTGATTGAAATTTGTTGAAATATTTCTAATAAATCAGAATTTGAAACTTGATTTGTCGTTTTATTAATATTATTTTTTTGATTTATAAACTGCTTAATATCAAAATATTGTCCTGTTTTTGAAAATAATCTATTTTTAATTTTTTCTTCTAAAGCGCTTGAATCTATTTGTTTAAATCCAACCCTTTCATATTTAAAGTCATTATCTCCAATTTTATAAACATAAAAATCTTTTGATAATAAATTATATTTATTTACAGTATTAAACACTGATGATAATTGAGATTGCTGATTAATTGTGTCTAATTTACCTCCTTGAATTAAATAATCGGGATCTGATGATTTTTTAAATGCATCCAAATTAGGCACATATCCTTCATACGAAACAAATTTAAACTTTACATCTCCTCCGTTAATACCGTTTTCCGAATTAATATATTCCTCTAAATCTTTATCAGATCCTTTACCAAACATTAATCCAAATAATCTAATTTCATCTTCTATTACTTCAATTTTGCTTAATAAACCAGTAATTTGTGTAGAATATAAATCTTCTAAAAATTTTGGATATAATTCTATCCCAAAATCATTTTTTAATCTAATCATTCTATAAAATACACTGCTGGGTATTTTATTATATTGAGGAGGTCTAACTTGAATATTTCCTTGAGTATCAGCAAAAATTTCTAAATCTAATAGTGCCGCAACAGTTCTAATTTTTTCACCAACAGTAGCATATTCACTTTTCCATATTTCTGGACTGCTGATAAAAGATGTCTCAAAAGCTTGAATATCATAATCTTTATCATAAATATCATCTACAATAAAAAGATTGATATCTTCATTACTTCTAACTCTCCAGGCCAATCTTCTTGTTAGTAAATTATTTTTTCTAATAAGTTCTTTATAACGCTCTGAACTTAATCTATTTTTATCATCATTTTCAAAAGTATCATAATCAAAAACAACTTCATTACCAATTAAATCAATATATGGTCTTCCTGTAGAAGATTGAGCTGATGATATTGATTTTAAAATATCACTTTGTAATTTTTGAATTTCTTCATCCAATTTTTGAATTTGAATTGCTAAAGTATTTGCATTATTTTTATCTTCAGCATTGCTTGATGCTATCATAGCGTCTGATAAACTTGCTCTTTCTTTTAATTTATCATTCAATTGATTATTAAAATTATCTACGGTTAATTTTGAAATAACCATATTTTTATAAGCATCTTGATTAATAGTTAATTTTTTAAAGGGAATGAAATTTCCATAAATTAAATTTCTATATTTTAAGCTTGACTCTAATGTTTTATAATAAGAAACTGATGGATCTTGTTGGGTATTAGGATCTCTGGAGTAGCTATCAACTTGAGAAGCTGCGTCATAATAAGTGATAAAATTATATGGCTGTCCAGTAATTAATAATGACAAAACATTCATTACATCTTGTCCGGCAAATTCATCTTTAGTTAAGGTTATTCCAGATATATCGTTTGGATTTTTGTCAGAATACTCTCTCCCGCTTAAAGTTAAAGATCCTATACCCTCTTTCCATTTATAAACAAATCCATCAGGATCATAATAAACTTTATTTACAACATTATTTTTAATTTTTTTAGCATCTTGTTGAAAGTTTTTTTCCGTTGGTATTCTTCCCACATAAGCTCCACTTTTATATTTAATAAAAGCAGAGTTTAATATTTTTTTATTTTCATCCAATAGCTGAGGGTCATCTTGAGGAACTCCAGTAATTGAGTCAAATTGCAAATCAAATGGCGTCAACGGATCATATAAAGACCCATTAAAAACATCTACGGATGGTTTAAAATTAACTATACCAAAATTAAAATAAGATGTATTATCTTGGCAGGATACGCTTACTCTTGAGAAACCTCCGCTATAAGTTGCTTTCGCTTGAGAAACAACACCCGCAAATACATGTGTTCCAGAGGCATCCTTAACAAATTGGTTTCTTAACATCATCCATAACCAATTTGGAAAATCATTACCAACAAATACCGATTTTTCAATAGAATGATCTTCTAATATATCAAATGAATTTCTTAAATCAGCAACAATATTATCTGCTGTTTGCAAAAATCCTAATGCATTGAATGCTGATTTTAATCCACCAGTAATTTTATCATCAACCTTAGATTTAGATTCCATATATATATGCACAACATCCATTGGTTGAATAATTAATTTATTACCATAATGTAATCTTAATTTATTTCTAACATATTTAATTTTTGGATCTTGATTAAAATCTTTAATTTCAGATTTGGAATTTGCTTGAATTTGCATAAGATTAAAATATAAAGCAACTAATTGAGAAAATATTGCTATTTCATTTTCATTCAATCCATCATTACCTAAAAGCTCACTATTAAGTTTAGCAGATGCATCTAAATTTAAACTACTACCACTACTATCGGTTCCTATAGCGGCAGCAATAGCGGTTCCAATATCACCGTTTGTTTCGGAAAAAGGCCCATAATTAAATAGAATTTCTTGACCCCTAATATCGACTAATGCTCTTAATCTTTTATCTAATAAAGCATCTGGATTAGCAATAAAAATAATTTTATTTGCGCCCCTCGCTTTCCTACTTTGATTTAAAAGAGTTGTTGTATTTTGAATGGTTTCTTGAATTGCATCTGTTCCTAATTGAACTACGCCTCTATTATAAAAAATATTTGTTGCATCAGCAAGCGCTTTATCTATATCTATATTAGTAATTGTCATTAAATTATAAGGATCTTCTATTGTTAATGAACAATTACCTTGACCAAAATTAGTAGATACAGTTGTGTTTATATTAGTAATATTTGTTAATTCGATAACACCGGTACCCTCACCAAAATTAGTTTTAAACATATTTTGAACATTGGTAATCCAAGTAGATGTTTTAGCAACTTGAGATAAAGATACTATTTGTCTTACACGGTCAGTTATGTTTTTAAATTTTCCAAATGCACTTTGAACAGATGGAGATAATAAAGATAATCCCGAATTTATAGCATCGGTTGCTTCAAAAATAATTGGTAATAAATTATAATCAACTCTGCCTAATTCACTTGATATTGATTCAATTTTTGTTAATTTCTCAAATGCTGCAATTTGATTTGTTTTATTTTGAAATAAAATTTTAGTTGCCCTAATAAACAATCTTTCTTTTTCATCAGATAAATCTATTCGATAATTTTCGGCTAAAGAAGAAAAAGCTCGTTTTTTTACAAAAACGGTAGCGGTAGGTTCTTGCATTAAAACTTCTAAATTATTTGATTTTATATTGAATTGATCTAAACGACTATACCCAGCTTCTAACCACTGACGATCTGCAGATTGATCTATACGATCTGCAAAATCTCCTAATTTCCCATATTTTTGAAAATGGCCGTCTTGAGATAAATTCAAATTATCTAATTTATTTTCACCAATGAGGAATTGTTGTTCTAACATTCCTCCCAAATTTGACATAAAATTATCAACTTCTTTACTCATTTAAACCTTAATAAGTTAATCTACCATCAAATGTTAATTCTGGACCGGTACCATTAGGATCGTTATTGCTTGGACCCTGAGTAGCACTTCTATGCCACGGAAGATAATTAGTTCTATAACCTCTTTTTTGAGTTACTACAAAATTCATAATATAATCAAAAAGTCCTAATTTATCAGCAGCTTCAGTAAATTGAAAATCTTTAAAATAACCTCTAAATACCCATCCAGAATAAAAAATTTCTACACCGAACGCTAATGATCCTAAAGTTGGTATATTTCTTGGTAAAACATTTTGAGTAACAGGATTTAAGCCAAATAAACCACCAGTCGCTTCTCCAACTGTATTACCAAAAACATTAGAAACTAAATCCCCTAATCCAGATATAGATGCCGCTGATGCTACAGTTAAACCAATTGAATCAAATGTATATTGTTCTGCTCTATAAACTTCATATAAAACATTTAAACCCTCTACTCCAGAACTTCCAGTATGTCCGCTAATAGTAAGGGTAGGTAATTCTTCTCCCCAATACTGAAGTATATAACCGCCTTTTGTTCTTTGTTGATCAATAACCTTATCAAATCTATATTGAATATTTTGCGGATTAATATACATATTAACTACACCAACTTGAGGAACAAAAAAATGTACTATATTTCTAACATTTTGTGCTTTAAGGCCAGCTGGTATTTTGGAAGATGGTAATCCAGAACGATCTGCGGATGGAGTTGGCGGTAAAGTAAATCCACTTTGAGCATAAGAAGAATTTTGTGCTTGATTTACTTTTTGATCAAAATCAGACCCACCATTTAATATATTTGCAAACTGTTCAGATTTTTGTATTATAGATACCATATTTACCACCGTTATTGAACTATAACATTAACTCCTGAACCAGTATAATCTTGAACCGTTGCTTTGGTGCCAGGATCTGCTTGTAATTTAATAGTTATTTCAGATTTTACAGTTTGAGGCTCTTGTTTAGATACTGCTACTGCAGCTTTTGTTTCTTGTATTCCCACTTCAACATTTTTTTGTAATGATTGATTTTTAACTTCATCAACTAAACTTTTAGAAAAAGCAGTAAAATCTTGAAACATTGATTTCATATTTTGAGTTAAATCACCTATAGATGTTGTTCCTATATTAACTGCATCTTTAAAAAAATCTTTTATTGCTAATGCGTTTGTTTTAGCTAAGTCAGCTTCATTTCTGCCTATTATTGGAGTTTCGGCTGCCGCCTTATTCATACTTTCTGATAATTCGATATTTTTATTTGCATATAAATTTGAAATTTTCGCTAATTCTCCAGCACCAAAAGATATCATTTGAGAGGTATTTGCTTCTATTTTTGATAACAAAGAAGTATGTTGTTGTTGGACATCAAGGCCCTTTGCAAATATATCAACAACAGCGCTATTAGCCTCTTTTATTGCAGTTGCACCAGTTCCCTTTTGCAAAGCTTCTAATAATTTTGTGGCCTGGTCTTCATCTAACCTTTTAAAACCTAAAGCCCCACTCTGTAATAACATTCTTTGACGCATAAATTGAAATGCTGCTTCTGGGCTTTGTGTTGCTTCTTCACGAGTATAAATTCTACCTCCAAATTGACGCTTTAGATTACTAATCATCATATTAGCAACTTCATCAGTTTTTCCCTGAGCAATCATCTGCTCTATTCTAAAAGCGCCCTGTAATCCTCCTGGGCCACCAGAACGGGCAGAAATAAGTGCCTTGGTTCCTATCTCTAAACCTTTAACACTTGAAATCATATTTTTAATTACATCAATAGAAGCGGTAGTTGTTAATCCGGTACTACGAAGAGCATTCATAAAATTACCAAGCATTTTGGTAGCAGCTTCGGTATTATCACCCATATTCTTAAATTCAACTGAAACATCAGTTAAGAATTTTTTCGTATCATTAAATCTAATATTTAGTGTATTAGATGCTTCAGACATCATTGAAAATAATTTAAAACCTTTTTCAATACTATCATTAACTGTTCCGGTAGCATTACCTAAATTATCATAAGCGGTTTCTAATGTTCTAGTGATTTCTTCAACACTGACATGTGCTCCGGCCGCTAATCTCAATGATGCAGTCAAAGCATTAGTTCCACCAACCAATTTATTTCCAGATTCAAAATTTTTATCTAATAAACCTGGAATTGTGCCTAATGTAGATGCATATCTGGATACCTCATTAGTTGTTAAACCGGTTGCCTTAGCGGTGTTTGTAAATGAAGTTCCCATTTCTTGAGCCATATCAGTAATATTAGAAATAATATGACCTTGTTGATCAAAAAATTTATTTAAATTTCCGGTTGATGCAGCCAAATTCATCATTTCAGCTTGCACTTTCTTATTTAAATCCAACATTTCAAAATAATTTCTAACAGCGCCTTTACCCATATTAATTACACGGCTCTCAACTCCCATAGCTGCTGCTGCCGTTTTAAAATTACCTAATCTTTCGGACAAAGTATCAAAATGACCAACGAGAGTAGATACTGCCGCTCCGCCTTGAGCATCAAAAGATTTAAAAGGATTATTGTTAGCTATTAATGCAAAAATTTTTGATGTTTGACCCCCAACTTTAACAAAACTGTCTCCGATTCCGGAAACATCAGAAGTCATTTTTTTAAAAGCATTAGATATATCTATAAATTGTGTTCCAATTTTCTTAATTGCTTCAGCGCTTCCGCCGGCTTGATTTGTAAACCAAGTCCAAAAATCTTCAAAATTAGCTTTTGCTATTTCTGCAGCTTCTTTAGTACTTTTATCAACTGCATCTTTGATTCCATCAACCATTATGATCCTTTAATTTTCTTTTTGCGGCGCCTTTTCGGTTTTTCTGTTTCTATATTATTATTATGTTTTAATACCATCTCAAATGATTTTTCAAAATCTTCATCTGTTGTAGATACTGTATTTGTTTCAAGTATTTTTTTAACCATTTCTGGATTAATGAAAGATCCTATTAAATAAGATAAATTTTTATTTACCTCAACCTGTTCATTATAATCTTCTATCCAATTAGAAAACATCCACATTCTAACAAACGGATCCATTTCTTCCAGCTCAGGATCATCTGGCATTTTACGAAAAGTTTTACATAGGAACCAAAGAAACCGTGTCTCTGGGTCCTTTGTTATTTTTTTAAATTTTCAATCACCTCCTTTGCATCATCCGAATTTTTAATAGCAAATTGAGAGGCGGCCTGATTTCTTAATTCTTCATATGCACTGTATAAAACATTTGTTATAGTTTCTTCTAATTCATCAATAAATTTTAATTTTGATTCTAACGAATTAGAACCTAAAATCATTTCTATCTCAATACCATCTATTTGAAAAACAGATCTTGCCAAAACCTGTCTTCTAATCTCAAATCCAAGCTCCATATCATTTGTAGAAGTTTTAAGAGCACTTAATGATATTTCTTTATTTTCTTTATTTTTCAAAGTTCTTAATGCAAAAACCGAATTACCTAAAGTGATTTCTTTAGTTAATCTACCTATATTAGCCAAATAATTAATTCTTTCTTTTAAAGAATTATTAACCATATTATTATTTTGTTGCGCTTTTCTAAGTCTGGCTAACTCTTCTATTTCAGCTGGAGATAATTGTCTTTGCTGAAATTGTTCTTGAACTTGTCCCTGTTGATTAAATGGAAAGGTAGGATCTTCAAAATCAGGATCACTAACTGTAAATTGTTTTAATGGTTTTTCTGTTTGCGGTTGGCTGGTAAATGATTTTTTAGAGATGGGGCTATCAAAATTAGACATTAAAAAACTCCTAATATTATATTACTATTAATAATATATCATCAGGAGTTAAATATTATTTTTAAATTATTAGAAATTACCAAAAACTGCGTTAATTAAGTTTGGAGCATCTAAGGCGCCTCTACGAACACCACGATCTGCTTGTCTTTCAATGCCTAAAGTATCTGTTTGTAATACAAGATTACGAGCTCCACCTGTAGCAGCATTAGCTCCTTGAATTGTACTATAAATATCTTCGGCTTGCCATCCCATTTCATCTGCTATAATAAAATTATCAGCACCATATGAATAAGAAATTGATTCTATCCAAACATTTTTGATAGTCGTGATGATCATACTTTCTCCATCACCGGCCCATTTATCATAAATATCTATATCAAATGGAATGCGTTGAGATTTGGCGTGTAAGAATCCTCTACTAAAAGCTTCTGACACACGAAGACGATCAAATCTAATGCGACGGCAGTTACCAGAAATATCAGCAGATTTACTTGGAGCACTATCAATATGACCATCAGTTCCAACTTCATCAATCATAGTAATACTTCTACGCTCATTAATCGATAGTGTTTGAACCGCACCTACTGGATTAGGACCTACACGAATAACAATGTTAGTTGAAAGTGCGGTACCAGTACGGTTGCTTCCATTGGGATTTTCTATGATCGAACCTGTCTGTGGTGTTAAAATAGCCATTATTTTATCCTATCCAAAAAGAAATATTTTATTATAATATATCAATATTTCTTATTTTATACAAAAATATTACATTATTTTTTAGTATGTCTTATTTTTCTGCATCCATCTAATATGTTTTGTTTTGCAGAGTAAGATCGTAGATTCTCAAGAGCCCAACACTTCTTAAAATTTTCATCATCTAAAGATTCATACTTTAATTCACTTTGAGGTATAATATGATCGATATTCCAAGTCCAAGTAGCGGGATTATTATCATCCCAAGTTTTAGAATTATATTTTTTCCAATTATCCCAGTTCATCCAAGGCTCAAATTGTTTTTCAAGATGTTGTTTTAATTCCTCGGAAGAGTAGCCTAATTTTTTTCATAATTTACTATAATTGGTATTAGAATTACCATTTTTAATAGTGAATAGAATTTTTGATTTTATAACAGGTTTTAATTTAAAAAAAGGATCGTTTTGAGTTCTTTTTTTAATTCTTTCATAAGCCTGCCATATTGAACTATATAACAGCGCCAAGAGTGTTAAATTATGATTATAAAGTTCCGATACCAACTTTAATATAAATCCAGTTGATAGGATATACGGGGGCCACTCTTACTGCAATATTCCATTGACGAGGATCAACTTCATCACGCTTAACTACAAGATCTCTCCAATCTGTAATTAATTTCTGTGTAATGAAGGATCTTAACAATCCGACTGCACGAGCGGTAAGCATTGGAATTGTATCGAGATCTTCTGGCAAGCCAATAAACCCGGCGAAACCAGCTCGCATTGATTTGGCTATACGATCTCTAATGAATACAATTGAAATTTCTTCTTCTTCTGGGAAACCACTTTGTGTAGTTGTTTTGCCCCAAATTACTCTTCCGCCACCAGCAACTGGTTGTAATACAGATACGCCAGCAGTTGCTAATGATTCTAATGTGCTTTGTGGTAATTGTTTATCACGAAGGATTGTGAAGCCACTTAACACTTTATTAGTAATAGGCATTGATATTAATGCTGTTCCAGAGAAGAAACCACCGGCTGCAGCTGCAAGATAGAAGCCATCGATTAATTGATTTTCTCCACCAACATTAACAACTATTTCGTCTGGATAGAAGTAGGCACATCTGTAAGTTGTACCAAATGCATCTGGAACTGAATAATTAGTTAAATCTTCAGTTGTTCCGGCTAATACTTCTGTTACTTCATCGCCTTGAATTCCTTCTAACACTCCTATATCTTCTACTGCTGCTAATTTAGCTCCAGTTAAATTATCTGGAATTAATCCTTTAATTGCACCAGTGAACAATACTCTTTCGCGTTTATTACGAATATTACTCATTGTCTTACAGTGTGTTAGTGCATTTTGGAAAATAACAGAATAGGTTTGGTTAGGAAGTGGAACTAAGATGTCTAATTCAAATGCCTCTAATGTTTGGAATGCGGTTTGCCATCCAGCATCATAGAAAGAAGCATCTTTAGTATCTATAAGAGTTACACGCAATGAATGACCATCTGGCATAACATTGTGATTTAATACAATATAGCTGCTTGTGTCAGCAGGATCTAATACTTCAAATTTAAGATTTGCTTCTGACACAAATGATTTAGCTATTGTTAAAACATCTCCAATTGGATTATAACTTATGATATCAAAAGTACCTAAATTGGTTGCTGTTGCGGATGCGGTAATTTTGATTTTCATACTTGTTAAGTTAGAAACTGCACCAAAATTAATTGCTACGCTGGAGAATGTTCCAGTTGCACTTGATGGAATGGCTGTTAAGATACCATCAGTTCCAGTAGTGCCTGCAATTGTAGTGCCGGTATTTGGATTAATCAAGTGGAAATAAACTCCGGTATCATTAACATAGTCAGAGAATGGCGGCGACGCGGATGCTTTAACAATTAATTTACCATTGCTGACTCCAACGATATCAAATGTTCCATTATTTGCTAAGTTAGTTGCATCAAAGATTTTTAGTTTTTTGCCAATATAACTTAAATCAAATGTAGCAGTACCAGTACTAAATGTACCTAACACTTGAGATGTTAAACTACGATTTAAATATCCATCTGTTGCAAAATTTAATGCGGCTTGCCTTTGAACAACTGTATAGTAGAAAGAATATCCACCAGGAGCAGGTGTATCATCAAAAACAAATGAATTAGTTGTTGGATAACCTGCTGTATCTAAAGTATAGTAAGTTAATTTGTTTGGTAATAATTGTGTTTCTACGCCAGTTACAGGATTAGTTGCAAAAAAGTGAATAGATGAATTAACATCTGGTACTACACCGTATGGAAGTGGTATAATGAAATCATCAACATTTGTAGAAAGAGCATCAAAACTGTCTAATAAGTTATATGATGTTCTTCTTGGTAATGGAGGTGCCGCTTGCATTGCTAATACACCAGGAGTACCGTTATCAAATGCTAATTGAGCTCCTAATGATAAAGTATTATCTAAACTAACTGCACCATGTTTCTTTGTTAAACTATCCATTTCGGTGAAGAATACCGGATCGTTTATATCAGTAGAAGCAATATAAGTTGCAGTTAAAGTATCATTTTTAATTAAAGCACCACCTTTAACTTTAATTGTAAAATAATCTCCTTCTCTAAAAGGTGATATAGAATTTCCGCTACCATCTTTTGTTTCAGAAATGGCAAAACTTAAGATACCATTATTATATTCTTGACCATTAGCAATCCAAACTGAAGGATTACCATTTGCGTCTAATATATTTCCTGAAACAGAACCGAAAGCAATAAATTTGGCTGTATTTTGAATTGGTTGATTAAAAGCATTTCTTTGAACAGATACACATTTAATAGACCAAGTTTCTGTTGGAGCATTAGCATCTAAAAGTTTAATACCTGTAGCATTATAACCATCAATTGTACCAACACCTATATTGGTTGCGCCAGATGAATAATAAGAACCGCCTAAATCAACTAATGCAGCAGTTTGTAATTCAATTCTTCCGGTTGCGGGATCTATACGATAATCATATTTGTTAGAGAATTTATTTGCGTTTATCTGCTCTTCTAATCCTACTAATGGAACTCCGTTTTTATATAAAGTAGTTCTATTATTTACAAGAGGAAAAAGCGATAGTTTGAAATGTCTTCCATCACTACCGTTTGTAGAAGTATATGTGGAATTAAATCCATCTTTACCATTACCTAAAGCAGATGAAACAATTACTTCAGATCTTGAGCCTAAACCTACTATTGATAAAACTCTTATTCCACCCGGTACGGAAACACCGCGGGATTGGGTAACAACATCGGTATATACTCCGGGTAAAACTCCTGAAGCGCCTGGTATATTAGCCATAATTTATTCCTTTAACAAATTGATTCATTCCTAACCAATAAAATATCAAAATATTATTAGTTCTCACTTTATATTATTAATTTTATACCTTTTTATGCCGAGTTCTTCTTGTTCCGTCTAAAATATTCTGTTTTGCTGAATAAGGTCTTAAATTTTCAAGAGCCCAACATTTTTTAAAATCTTCATCATTTGGAGATGTGTAATTAAAGGTTGAATGTGGTATAATATGATCTAATTGCCACTTCCAAGTTAATGGATTATTATCGTCCCACTTGTTAGCGTCATATTGACCATAATTTTCCCAGCTCATCCAAGATTCAAATTGTTTTTCAAGATGTTGCTTTAATTCTAATTCAGAATAACCAAGCATATTAAATATCAATCTATACTTGCCATTTTTTCCGAGTATTTCGTGAATAGACTTGGATACATTTCTTCTTAATTTATTGGATGGTATTTGCCTTTTTTCTTTAGCTTGTTCTCTTCTTCTTTGTTTATTTATTGGATTGGCGTTATATTGTTTAATTTTTTCAATATTTTTAATATATCTTTCTTGCCGATATTTTCTTTTTTTATCAGCATATATCGGATCTTTTAATTTTTCTTTCTCCCAATTTAATTTTCTTTGTCTCACATTCTCTCTTGCATTATATTTTTTATTATAATCATTTTTAAACCTTTGCTCTTTTGCCTTAATTTTATCACATTCTTTACAATAAATTTTATAATATTGTTTTTTACTGCCATCACGCATTTTTCTCATATATAAGTAATATTCTGAAAGATCTTTTTCTACTTTACATTTAGTACACATCTTCATATTTAGAAATATATCATAAATTAGTTATAATTTCAGTTAGATTCATATTAGTCTTAATTCTTAGATTTAATGCATCTTGGTAATTTGGAACATCAACTCTACCAAATTCAACTATCATATTTATAATTTCTATTATATTGCCGATAGGTATCATTCTTCTCCATTCTGATCTAATTTGCAATGTTATTGTTTGTTTAAATAACATATCAGTTCTATCTAATGTTTCTGAAGGAGAGGATATTGAAACACCTTTTATTACTATGCCTTCTTTTTGCAAATCATTAAAGGCAATATCTGTAAATAATAAAGATACTAGTTCGGTCAAATCATCTCTGGCACGCAAATCTCTCGCCAATACATCAACGGAAATAGAACCTTCCCAAGCGCCAGCAAAAATAAAAAATTTAGGAACTTTATAAGCTTTAGAATTCCCATAACCGTCTTCATAAACCACATAATCCCATTGTACTGATCCGGTTTCTCTGTTCATAGAAATTGGTACATAATTAGAACCGCCAAATCTAACTATAATGGCTGGGTAATAAACGATATCATACCTAAATGCTTCTCCAATAAAAACTCTGGTGGTTAAATTATCATTTAATCCAGCTGTTCTATCTAAATCTGTATGATCTGGAGTTTCAGGAAAACCAAACACATCTGTGGCAAAATGATACCAACTATCGCGAGAAAAAAAATCTCGTAAAGTTGCTATTACCATTTCTTTAGGATGCATAATCATAGCGTTTTGAACTATGTTATGTATCCTTGGTAAATCTGATCTGATAATATTATTTGATACCATTTAAATCCATCTGTATTTGATGCGAATTGGTGATATTCTCATAAAAGCATAATGAGCTGCAATTATAGAAGAAACATTAAAATATACAGTAAAATATAATCTTATATTACTGGAATATGAATTAATATATGTATTAATAGAAGGTGTAACGCTTATCGGATAATTTACTGTCGTAAGAGCATTAGTTCCGGTTTTATTATGATCTAAAGCCGCATCTCCTCCAGATTCCATTAAAACACTATCACTTGTAACAGTAGCGGGGCTCATTACAGAAGACGAATCTCTTTTAATTATTCTAATAAATGCATCTCCAGAATATGTTATAGATGATGCTACAACAGAGCCGGTTGCCTGACAATTAGTGGCAATATTAACCATAGCGTTTAATATTTGAACATTTTTAGGCAAAACTGTATCTAAATCTATCATTTTACCAAAATGTACCATACCATCATTACCAATGGTATTAGTTGATAATTCAAGAAATGCAAGATAATTTGTATTATTGGGAGTTGCTAAAGATACACCTGCTCTTTTAGAAGTATTAGCATTAAATGTCAAAGGATCTGTATAATAATCCATATTATGAACATCTAACTGATATCTGTTGTCTTTCATAGGATAAGCGGGATCAGGAAGATGTTGAACAGTATAATACGGATTGTGTTTTAATCCGTCGTGATTTAACAAACTATAAAATGCATACGCAGTTTGATTGACATTTCTTTCGTAAATAGTACCTTCTGTATTATTTTTTACTAAATTTTCATCGGTTCCATCTACTGTGGCTTGATCAAAAGCATTTTCTGTTATTACGGAATTTTTTGTGCCGGCGGGTTTAAAATATATATATGCTAATATATTTGAATTACCTCTTGTAAAAGTATTTTTTGTAATATGAGATCTTGTGTCATTTACAAAAACCATAGATTTAGTAACATCATCTTTTATACCAGCAAAAAAATTATTTACTACAACTACATCTGCATCAATATGTAAAATACGATCGTAAGTATAGGTAGTAGTTGTAGTACCGTTTGTGGTAATACCATAGTCTGTATGATTACCATCAATTATAAAATTACCATATACCATTATGAACCCTCTACTCTTTGAGCAACAAGTGCGTAATTAAGTGCATTGCTTGATTGATTAACATAATTTAATAATATTGATGAATCAGAAGCAAATAACTTGTTATTTCTAATAATACAAACTCCCATAGGTTCTCTAAAGAAATTTGGCAATTTTGCTGACACTTGTATCCAACTAACAGTATTATTAATTATTTCTACTGAACTGGTGAATAATCCGCTCGCCAATAATAATCCTACTTTGGAACTTCCGGAAGTATTATCATATTTACCTTTGTTGTCGCCACAGTAAATATATTTGCAGTAATTTCCATCAATTATAAGTCTATCCTCTTTATCTAATATTACTAAAGAATTAACTGTATTAAACGGTTGAGATCTTCTAACAAGATAATTAATTGATCCGCATATATTATCTGAAATATATACATTAATTGGAGATATTGCATTTAATACATTTCCGCTAACACCATCTACAGAAGAAGTAATTGCAATCATTTGATTTCTGTTGCAAATATTTTCTGATATTGCACAATTAATTAACTTAGGTGCATTATAATCATTGACGGGGGGAGATACAGATGGTCCAACAAATGCAACTGCAGCACTTAAATCATCTCCGCCTCCAACGAATGTAGATATAAATTGATTTCTTTTAATGAAAATATTTTGTCCGAAACTTGAATTAGAAGTTAAACTTGCTCCAATAAATGCGAAGTGATTTGCATATGGGGTTTTAAAAGTACAATCTTCTATTGTAATATTTTTTGCGCCAGATGAACCTATATTCATATTAATACAAGATTTACCTATATTAATTAATGAAGAAGATGCAAATAATGGATCAGATGTAGCATCATAAATATAATTAAATGTTATATTTTTGAATTCAATATTATTTCCTATATTAAATCCAGTACCAACTGAAATATCAAATGTTCCGTTATCTCCAACAAATTCTACTTTGTTATTATAATTAAATGTTAGTGTAGAAGTAATTGGGAATGTACCTTTAACTAATACTTTAGCTCCTATTAAATTAAGTACATTTTGAGCAGATCTTAATCCATTTAAATTAACCATCCAATTATTTAAAGCTTCTACGCTTCTAAAACTTCCATCTGGACTTAATACAAACGGGTGATCCATTCCGATATATCCGTTTGATACATATCTTCTTAAATCAGTAATTGTTGATGTTGTTACAGCGTATTTACCATTAACAATTCCAACAGTTGCTGATATGGTATATAAAGGAACAAGATCTCTCCATTTAACATAAAGATTTTGTAAATATGTTCCTCTTACATTATATGGAGTTGGTGAGATAGCGTTTGGATTTTTAACATAAAATAATCTATTGTGATCTAAAGATCCATATATTCCTGATAAGCTTAAATCATAATCTGTTGATGCCACTAATTCTATTTCAGATTTATCATTAACACAAACAAACCAAGTAATAGTATTTACATTGGTAGTAAATGTTGGCGATAAAGTTTCTTGTAAAATAGGTATAATATTAGTTGTTTCATTCATATATACCAATTTACCATTTACTAATACAACTCCACCTGTTAACGATAAAACATTTTGTGGAGTTCCGCCTATAATTTCAAAACCTCTAACAACACCATTTTCGTGAATTAATTTATCTGATGCAGAAATATAATCTAAAGCAGAAGAAGATAAATGTTTTTCGCTTATATTACCAAAAGTTCTTCCGTCTCTAATATATTTTATTGTTTTATTTGAATCATTAACTTGACAACTTCCTATAAAGAATTTTTCTTCATCTAACATTAATGATGGGTAAAGCTGAATATCTATACCTTTATTAACAAAAGAAGAAATTGTGTCATCAAAACTAAAAATTATATCAATATAATCTATATTAGATTCGTCATAAAATCTAACTTTTTCACCTTTTTTACCAGTTGTAGTTGGTCCAAAATTTGTATAACTTACACCATCGAACTTACAAAGATATCCGTTAAATACTCCAGTTGTTCCATCAAAATCAGTAATAAATAAATGAATTTTACGATAAACTAATGATTTATATCCTCTTAATTTAGGAGATATTTCATAAATATTAAGATGCTGCATTTCAGTAGTAGCATATAATGTAAATGAATTTGCTGCATCTACCAAAACATTTGAGCCAGAAATTGAAAATCTTGCTCTTTCGTGAGAAAATACTTTACCATCAGTATTTACAAGAATTTCGAAATGTCTCTTAAACGGTATTACAGATACTGAATTTCCAACATTTTCTGAATTAAACGATACTGAATCATCACAGAAATATAAATTAACCCCAGTGCCTACATTTGCTGATTGGTATGGAGATGTGCCGGTACCGTGGATCGCATCATATACAGTAATATATGTTTCTGGATTTGGTCCGGGGCAATTATTAAATACAACATTACTAATTAAAAATCTACCATAATCAACAAAGTTAGATAAAGCTGGTGAAGCATTTGGATAAACAACAATTGTCTTACCTTTTTTCAAACCAGATGTAGAAAGATCATATGGAACCATATATGTTATTTCTACACGATTACCAAGAATAGTTTTATTATTTATTGTAGCTGGCCAATAACCATCTCCAAATGTATCTTCAGAAGTAAATATTTCTTTATTTAATAAATCTTTTTCAGTTCCATTTACATAGAAGAATTTTCTTTTTTGTGGAGCTAAAATAACAGTTGGTACTTGAGCTACTATTGGATTTGTATATGAGGTAGAATATGGTGGACTTGCGACACCGGAACCGTTAGGACCAAACCCAAGAGCATCCAAATTATTATATCCGTCAATAACATTAAATGGGTAGGAACTTAATGAACCAGAATAATAATTTCCTGAAGAATCTAATGTTCCACTGATTATGGAAAAACTAGCATTATTATAGTGATCGGCCAGCATTATACCGAATTCACCTTTATATGAATATGCTATAAATCTATAATTATATCCAGTTTGTCTAAACGCATTATTTGTTGAATCTACTAAACTATCTAAAGTATATTTTCCTGGAGTAGAACCTTTATTACCGGTAATATCTATAGGCGGTAAATTAATAGATTTTTCTAATGGATTACCGGTTGGATAAAATGTTAAATATAAATTATAATGAGTTGAATCTATTTTTTCAGGATTAAAACCTATACCTAAAGCAGAAGCCGATCTTGGATGAGCTACAATTAAACTATCTTGTTCGCTAAATTGATTATGTGCTCTGGCCATTGCCAAAACACCGTATTTATTTTCAGTAAAAAATGATTTATAAATATTAACTGTTGCGGTAGATGAAGAAAATAAATTTTTACCATTAATTCTAACGGCATAAGTTCTATTAGGACCATTAATAATAGCCTTAGTTGAATCTATAGTGAATGCAACAGAGCTTGTAGCATTACCATAATCTACTACTATTATATCTCCCGGTTTTACTAAAGCGAAATCAGCATCAAAAGTATTATTATTTAATACCGTTGATGATGGATTTAATAAAATAACATCATCACCATTACTAAAATTATCCACTGGGACATTTGATCCGCTAAATAATAAATAAGTAGTCGCAGGAGATGTTAAAATAAACTGTCCTCCATTATCACTTAATAATGAAGTTGCCCTTGCGCTTCTTGATACACCGTTAGAAAATAAAGTTTGGGTTTTTGTTCCCAATAATAATAAGCTGGAATTATCAACAAATTCTGCAAAACTTTGTACATCTTCTACTGTTGATGGAATTGTTGCAAAGTTAGCAGAATTGACATAAACTCCAGCCGCCATATGTGCATAATTTTCTGGAGGTATAGTTCCGCCTAATGATGCCGATGTAATTGGATTTCCATCTGCTTTTTGGTGAATAGTTAATTCATCACTGATATCTTGTAATAATGTTTGACCATTTGTAATATCTCTTGATACAACTGCGGACCCAGGAGATGAAACATTTGGAATTGGCGCGGGTTTAACATAAGAAGCGGAAGTATCAATATCTAAATGAGAGAATTTATGACGATAAGCAGTACCCGCAATATGAGGTTCTACTTTAATTCCGGTAATACTTAGAAAGCCATTAAGTACATCAACTGAATTTTTTAAATTTTGATAAAGATTATAAAGATATTGGGTACTATAATTTAATTGTAATTTAGATTCTTGTATTCCAGCAATAGCGGATACTTGAGAATCAGTAATTGGTAATACAACTAAACCCAAACCAGTTAATGCAGATGCTTTTATAGTACCATCTTGGTTTAATGATTGATCTAATCTGTCAGCAATAGAGGCTTTACTACCATTTGCCAAAATTCCTATATTAGATTGAATAGCAAAAACAGCAGATCTTAAAGCATTTAATAATTCTTCGCCTATTTCAGTAAGATTATTATTTACTGGCGGCAATACATTATCATCATCTAATTGATTTGGGAAGTTTGACATCTAATTTCCATTCTGGTTTATCATTATAATACCAAAAAATAGATATTTTGATATTTATAAGGATAAATAAAGTTTGAATAATTACTTAATATTAGATATAACCGATAAATATTATTATTTACGGATCTTCTGGTAATGTATCTTTAGATTTTATAATACTTTTAATTGTGCGATAAACATTTCCACCAAGCATACCGGCTACAACGCCAAATATCACTCTTCCACTTAAAGATTTAACATCGGCTGGGTAAGGATACATTTTTGCAACCAATCCAATTAATCCACCAAATATTATAGGCATTATTGGTAATAAAAGATCTCTCCACCATTTTGTTGCATTTGCTTTAGACCAAAAATGTTCTACAACTTTTCTAACAACAAAAACAAAAGCTGCGGTCATTATACAAAACATTACAAAAGAAAAACTTAATAATATATTAATTATGTTATCCATTTAAACCTCTTAAGAAACCCAAATTATCCATAGTATTCCGGGAGCACCATCTCCACCATTACCACCATTTCCTCCGGTACCAGCTCCTGCACCGGCTCCTCCTCCGCCTCCTCCACCAGATCCATATCCAGTAGCTGAAGCTCCACCAACACCGTCTCCTCCGGCTCCAAAGGCATTACCATTTCCACCATTACCACCATCACCAGCTGTAGATATAGGATAATTACTAAGGGCCCCTCCACCTCCAGCACCACCGCCATCTTTACCAGTATCCGGAGTTCCGTCTATCCCCTGTTCTCCAACGGCACCGCCAGTTTGAGTATATCCAAATAACGGAACACCTGTAAAAGCAGCATTTAAACCTGTGGCTCCGTATCTGGCACCATTTCCACCTTGTCCAGGAAGTGTTGGCTGAACAGAAGTTGCTAAAACCGTACCATTAGATCTGACTGATCCAACTCTTTGAAGAAATCTTGTTGGAGCCCCCCCTAAACTAATTGATTGAGAAGTGGAAAGACCCACATTACTTCCTCCGGCACCACCTGCGGCTCCAACAAAAGTAAATAATGATGTTATAACTGTACTACCACCATTACCACCATTACTTCCAGCATTTGGTATTGTTAATCCAGAAACTGCAGTTCCGCCAGAACCTCCGGTACCACCCGTTCCAATAGTAATAGTATAAGTTGTTCCTGGAGAAACATTTACAACTGCAAAATTCATCATTGCGGCTCCACCACCGCCTCCACCATCTCCAGAAATTGAATCTCCGTGGCTTCCAGAACCTCCGCCACCTCCACCGCCTCCACCACAGCCATATAATATAACTGTCTTAACGCCAGCGGGAGCCGTCCAAGTACCATTAGAAGTAAAAACTTTATATGTTATTTTAGCCATTATTAACCTTTAAATAAACCACCAACTATCAACACCATTACTAACTATAGTCCAAGATCCATAATCAGTATTTAAAATATAATTGGCTGCAAGTCCCTCAATATTTCCGGTACCACCATTTCGTGATAAAGTAATATTATTTGTGCTTGCTAATCCATATATATCTTTGATTATAATTTTCCTACCAGCAGTTGCGGAAGAATGAGCTGGTAAATTAATTGTTTTAGCACTGGAAGTATCTACAAATAACAACACATCAGGATAAATATCACTATCGACAGTATATGGTGTTGTAGTAATAGTAAGAGGGTTGTATCTTACTGCTCCATAAAATCCAACGCCATATTGATCTACTAAAAATCTGGGTCTGTTAGAATTTGCAGTTATAGAAAAAACATTATCATTTCTAAAATTATTTCCAAATAATAATGATGTTAATTTAGAAGAAACATTTGTAATAGAAGGGTTAAATCCCAAAAATAAAAATGTATTATTTACTGATGTGTCTCCTCTATCAACTGTAAAATTATTGTTAGTAATTAAAATTCTACTATAAGATTGAAGCGGTACAGATCCGGCAATAGCACTTTCTATATATACAAATAGGGCAACTGTAGTATCATAGCCTAAAATGAAATTATTAGAAGCATTTATATTTGCGGCCGATAATCTTAATACGCAATTATTTTCGGGATTAACAAAATCTGAATTTAAATATCCATAAGCTCTCACATAATTGTTTTCAAAATTTAAATAATCTAATACTCCGGTAGAAGTTGTAGTTCTTACTGGTACAGCGAACCCGTCAATGAAGCAATTTTTAACATTAATAATTGTTCCAGTAGTAGATGGTATAGTTGAATCAGTTGCAATTGCGTAAGCAGAAACATTTGTTAAAACACTTCCGGAATAAGTTGTTTTACCTATAAATTTAACATATTCACAGGAGAAATGACATCCTTCTTCTACGGAAACTAACGCAGTTGGAGTTGCAGTTGCTGTATTTTTAGGAGTTAAATATGCGGTATCTCCCAAAAATCTTGGTTGAATAAAATTATCCGCTATAGTTAAATCTACAAATTTAGTTTCTTTAGAAAACATAAATCTACCATTAATAGAATCAATATTATCTTCTAATCTGGTAGCGTTTGCCTTTATCTTGAACAATGGTTTAGGTGTAGAAATAGCGTTAATTATTTTTGTACCAAATCCCTCGCCAACTATAGTTATGCCAGCCGGAACATTAACTGTATCAATAAATTTATAAGTTCCAGATTTAATAACTATCACTCCTCCATTTTTAATACGATCGTGTAATGGATTAGAGGTATTATTTAATAAATCATCTAAGTAAAAATTGAACGCTGGAACGGATCCATCATAAGGATTATTTGGATCTATCAAATAATTTTTATAAGTATCGTATCCATCACCTACTGATAAAAATGTGCCAGTGAAATTAGATACAAAACCAGATACTGCATAAAGAAGATCGTATAAATTATTATAATCTGTTGCACGGAAACTTATTGGAGGTAATACATCTATACCATCTGCATTATGACGAAAATCGTATCCATCAATATGATTTTGAAAATCGAACCTGTCTGTGGATAATCTTCCCGATCCTCTTTTGAAATTAACCATAATATCTCCGTGCTAATATTATGCATTATTATTATTAAAAATATTTTTTTCAATTATTATAATAACTTTTATTTATATCTATAAATAGGTATTTTAATATGCAATCCGGATATAATTATTTACCTGTTGATAATAAATCAAGGTTTATTGTCAAAATATTACAAATAAGGTAATAATTGTATTCGGTATGCCAATTGCGCCTAATAATTCTTATAATTTAATGGCTATTCCAGAAGTATCAGAAGCAATCATTAAACATTCATTATTAAAAGGAGAATTAAAACAAGCATTAAGTAGTGCTAAAATACAAATAACATTAACTGATATAGATTTAACTACATTTAATATAGATGCTCTTACTGATTTTACAAATTATGGTTTAAGTAATAGTATATATGACGGCACAATATCTGTATTTTCTTTAAATAATTTACCACCACCAGTTGATGGATACATTACATTAAGTAATAAAATTTATATATTTTATGGAACTGTAGATATTGGTTTAAATACATATTATTAATTAATGATGGAAGCATTCTTATAGGAAGAAGTTCTACTTATGATAAACTTATAGGTAATAGCAATAAACCGTTAATTTTAGTAAATACCCACGAAATTTTTACTCTTAATAATTTGCAGCTAAATAATCCTTCCGGAATTGGCTTATATATAAATGGGAATTCTACCGGTATATCAACAATAAGTAAAATAAGCGTAATAAATTGTAAAACATGTATATTTGCAACTGATTATCAATTTCATATTGGACTTCATTAAATATAAATAATTGTTTAACTGGAATTAAATATGATGGATATTGCGATTCTTTTTATTTGAATGAAACATTATTTAATAATTTTCAATATAATGGAACTATGCTTGATATTAATTCAAATACATTAAATATTAATAATATTTTTATTAATAGTTTATTTATAACAACTAACAGTACTCATAAAGCAATATTATGGTCTGGCGCTAATTTATCTCGTGGATTTTTGGAATCAAATACTTTTAGTGGTCCAGGATCTTATATTAATTTTCAAAAATCAAATATTTATTGGCACATCGATTCTAACAATGGAATAGTAGACGGGGCAATAGTTGCTGACTTAAGATATACGGCCATTACTCCAGTTGGATGGACTAACCTTGGACAAAATAATTGGGTAGATATTCCTGGTACCTTTGCATTATCTCCTGTTACAGAAAGATTCATTCAATATGTACCCAATACCGGAGAGCTTCAGTATATAGGTTTAGAAGATATTGAAATAATGATTACCGGTTTAGCCGCAGTAGAGGCAAGTAGCGGAAATCCAATATTTGGAATATGTGTAGCAATTAACGATGCGGAACAGGCTAACTCAGAAATAATAGCTTAGTTAGCCAATCAATCTCGAATTTTATCTATATCTTATATAATTCAAATCAAGAAAAATGATAGAATTAAATTAAGATTAAGAAATAGAACGAGTGCTTCAAATGCATCGGTTCATTCCGCTATGTTAATGACACATAGATTATAATTATTGTAAATTATTTTTAAATGCTGTTAATAATGGATTTTTGTCTTGCGCTCCGGATAAATAACCTTGATTGATAGTCCAAATCATTGCTCCGCCAAGATTATTTTGTTTTATATACTGTGATTTAAGAGCAATAGATTGTGGATCTTCATAACTTATGTAAGAGCATCCGTTTGGACCTAACGCTGTATTAAACGAAAGATAAGGAACATATGCGTTATTATCCCATTTAAGAGCATTTTGATTATAATATAAATTCATAATATTTGTATATGACATATCATTATCGCCAGCCACTATCCAAGAACCGTTTAAATCTTGTAACGGCGCAGTTACTGGAGGAGAATAACATAAACCATAAAATCCAGAACCAACTCCAATCTTTTTAGACGGTAATCCTTTATTTAAATAATATTTAACAGAGCCATCTATTGACATTGGTGTTGATAAACTTTGATGATATAAGGCACTTGAATGCCAGGTTTTCCAACCATCATAAGGACCAGCCATACCATAAGACATAATATTAAATTGATCTACATATGGTATCATTGGTGGATATGATGCAACCTGCTCTCCCAAATTAACATTAATAGAATTAACTGGTACTGTAATAATAGCATTAGGGTGGGCGAGTTTAATTTGTTGAACAATTTCTAATAACATTGGGGCATCAACATCATATGCCGGTTCCCAATCTAAATCAATACCATCGTAATTATATTTAGTAATAAGATTATTTATATTACTAATGAATTTAACTTTATTATTTGTCATAGCATAAACAAATCCCGCTCTTGTTCCAGCACCACCAATAGATGCCAATGCTTTTTTATTATTTGAATGAGCAGCCTGGGTGATTGAATTTGCTAAAGCCGGTCCATTTACATTATCAATAAATAATGATTCATCTAAAGTTCCATCATTTTTTGGTAAATAAAATGCGACAGCTAAATGAGTTAAAGATGACCAATCTATAGCATTAACTGGATAAATCCAAGTTTGATAACCAGCATAATATCCAGTAATCCAGTAATTGGAGGTACCAGAATCAATTGGTAAAACATCTGACGAACTATCTATTAAAACATCTGTTGAGGCGTCTGATAAAGAACTATCACTTGTGTCCGACATTACATCTAAAGATGAATCGTAAATAACAGAAGAATCTAAAACAGTTCCAGCATCTTTCCTTCTTCTAATTTTATGTGCATCTATAGTATTTTCTGAATCAGAAACAACTGGTCCTGCACAAGCACCAATTAAACCAAATGCAAAAATGAATGGAAGAGCTGAAATATAAAATGATTTTCTTAACATTATTTCTCCTAAGTTGAATTCGAAATCTACTATAACAGTAGATAGAAGAAATAATTATAATATTATATAATCAAAGCGTGTGTATGACCTAATTCTGGCTCTACCCTTAAAATACCAGATATAGGATCTCGACTAACCACATGCGAATGTCCTTGATCTTGACTTGTTATTTGGGCAAAAGTAATAGGATTTTTTTCATTTACAACTATAGTATGTGTGTGAGGAGGAATGCCAGGAATTGCTGAGCCTGAACCAGTCGTAATGGTATTTGGAAACATTGCTGTATTTCTAAATACTTTAATTTGATAAGCAGGATCTGTTTTACGAATTCTTTGTAAAGTAAGTTTTTGCGAACCAGAATAACTGTTTAAAAGTTTATTTCTATTGACCGAAATAACTTCATATCTAAATTCATCGTTATCAATTTCATCAAATCTAACAATAATATCTCTACTTTTAATAGCCGGGATAACGAGCGTCCAAGATCGTGCATTAAATTCACTTTCCATACCATTTTCGGTTGTTTTAACTTGATCTTCAGCCGGCTCAAATCTCATCATTATACGACTGTCAGATCTTCTTGGATTAAAATATTGCTGATATCCTACAACCATACCTGTTCCATAACATTTAATACATCTATTTTCTGGATATTCTCGTCCAGGAATGTAGCAATCACAAGTTATACCGGTCCAAACTCTTTTAATCAATACTACGGGCTCACCAGTTAAATCTAATAATTGCTCTTGGCGTTGAGTATTAATGTCTTGTAAATTCATTCCTCTCAAAATTCTACCGACTCCATCATAACCATCGGCACAATAATATTCTCCTCCAATATAACTACCTACGCATTCTCCGTTTAATAAAGCAACCGGATCTGTTCTGTGCCATCCACTATAATCGTAGGAGGGAAAATCTGCATTAGAGGTATCACTGGCTGACAAATCGGTATTTAATAAATCTTTTGTTTTTTGATGATATCCATCCGCAATAGTAAATGAATAATTTCCAGAATCAAATCTATTTTGTGATTCATATACTACTGTGTTTTGATCTTCATCGAAAACTGGCCAAAAAACAACTTTAGGATCCCAATAAGTATAACCATCATAACCGTCAATGTTATGGATAGCTACAGTTGTATCAGAATAACCTCTTTGAGCAGAGCTTATTAATACTAAATTATTTCCAGATACATAAGAATAATTGATTAATTCGCCACCAATTTTAACTGTTCCCCCAGATATCGGAAATAAATCTGCATCAATTAAAGGTACAATTAAATCATTTTCTAAAATATTAGCCGCCAATAAACTTTCTGGATAAAATCTTAAACCATTAAAAGTTTGTGGTAAATTTTGTAAATCAAAAAAAGTAGAATTATATTCAACAGCTCTAACTGCAAAATGATATAAATATCCTGGGGTTAAATCTAATATGGTAGCAGTTGTTGCTGTACCTATAGAAATAAAAGAAGGTGTTTTATTAAAATAGTCAGTTTCAAAAACAAAAGGTTCTGTATCTACATAAATGTGATACGCTATGGAGTTGCTGCGATTTGATGGATAAGCACTATACCACTCTAATTTTATAGAATATCCATCTCCTAAAGACTGAACTCTTTTTAATCCTGCATTTACCGGGTTTAAATAATAAACCATTTAGCCTCAAAGAAATGCGATATTATTATATTGAATTTAATATTATTCTTCTGGCCAACTTAACCAATGAAACAATAAATCCAGCGCTTTTTTGAATTTTTTCTTTTAAATTAGATGTATCAAATTTAGGAGATAATAAATATATACTATCTTCTTCATCGAAATCTGAATAAAATCTTTAACTTCATCATCTAAAATATCTTCATCAAAAAATCTTGGGTCTTCATCCATTGTATATGATTTAAATTCATTTACTTGTATTTTAGAATAGTCTTTTCCTGCCAAAAAGTATTTTATATTATATTTATTTTTAATTTCTTGAGCTAAATAAGCATAAGTAGCATCCAAATTAATATTATATTTATTAACATTTGTTTCATTTGATTCTACATTATCTAAGATAAAACTGTGATCTTCTGGAACATAATGAAAATAACTTTGAGATAGTATTTTCCATTGATTATTATCATTATATTCTAAAATAAGAACTCCGGCCAAAGGATTGACGAACGAATCTGCCGGTAGTACTAATTGCTCTGGACCTCCGGTATGTTGTGTTTTTTCGGTACTATAATCGAAAACAGTTTTTTTTTTTTTTTTTTTTTTTTTTTTTTTTTTCATTATACGCCTAATATTATTCTTCTTAATTGCCTAATAAATGATTGTTTTAATTGCTCTGTTTGTTGAGGTATTATCTCGTCCTTAAGAGCAGTTGTATCAAATTTGGGGGATAATAAATCAATGCTGCTTTTTTCATTAAAATCTGTATAAAAATTTCTTTTGGAAGGAGTTAAAACTCTTTTATCAAAATATCTTGGATCTTGACCATCTATTTTATATGTTTTAAATTTATTTCCTTCTTTATCTATTTTAGAATAACCTTTACCTGATAAGAAATATTTAACTTTTAATTTATTTTTTGCATTTTGAGCAAGATATGCATAAGCCTTATCTAAATCTACGCGACTATTTCTAACATTTAATGCATTTTCTTCAACATTATCTAATATATAACTATTATCTTCTGGAACATAATAAAAATAACTTTGAGATAAAAGTTTCCATTGACCTTCTGGATTTTTGTATTCTAAGATAAGAACTCCAGCTAAAGGATTAATAAAGGAATCCCGAGCTGCAACTTCTCCGTATCCGCCAATTCTTTGACAACAATTTGTCTCTATACCTACTCTTAACATTCTCGGATCTTTATCTTTTAAAACTCTAAATCTTAAATTATCAAATATTTGAAGATCTAATTTAAATAGTTGTTTATTTTTTGGTTTATAGTCTGCCAAAAATTCTTTAATCACATTAGCATTTTCTAATGTTTCAAGGTCGGTTTCAAATGTCGCCACCGCTTCTTTAATCTTATTAAAATCAGGATCTTATAAAGATAAAATACGATTTTCATTACCTATTTTTTCAATTAATAATAAATTTTCTTTAAAATTTTGACTTATATATTTTTTTCTTTTCAATTCTGTTAATAATGTACCTAAATCTTTAATTAATTTTTTAGAGCCGCCTTTATTCATTATTCCAAGATAAGCATTTAAAAATTTTGCAACTATATCTAAAGATTTTCTATTTATAAAATTTTTACTTTTAATAATTTTTATAATAATATTTTTATCAACATTTCCAAATTTATTATGTATATCAGATATAAAACTCTGTAAAGAACCAGTATCTTTAGCAAGAGTATCTAAACTTCTGATAACAGATAGGTAAATATCGATAGTATCATCTTCATTGTTACTAAAATCTAAATCTTCTTGAATTTTGTAACAGAATCGAAAATTATATCAAAATTCTCTTCACATAAATTAACAAAACTATTATTATTTAATTTGCCAAATTTTTCTAATAATTTTACTATTATTTTAAAAGTAGTAATTTGAAAAGAACTTGGATTTGTAATAATTGATATTTTGTCTAAATCATAATTTTTATATAAATTTTTAATTAAAAATAATAATAAATCTTTTGGAATAAAAGATAATTTTTCTTGAGATATTTTTAAAATATTTTCTATATTTAATTTTGGCACGCTTGAGACAATATTGAAAATTTTATTAATTTTATTTTTAGGATGCTCCATATATCTACATCCTTCAATTCTGGAATAATCATTTGCTGAAGGAAAAGATTCTCGAAAAATTATAGCCACATTTTGTGCAGCAAGATTGTCAAGATATTGGGTTGTTATTTTGTTATAATCATCTAATTGTAAATAATAAGGTAATCTTATTTTTGTGGTTGGATAAGCTAAATTATAAAATAAGTTTTTTAATAAAAGCAATATGTATTTATAATAAAAAACAATAGCGGTATTATTTTCTGGGTTGGCGGGATTTTCTTGAAAGTTTCTGTCTGGATATTCCTGCTGAAACATTCTTTTAATTGTAATTAAATATGATTTTAAATCTATCCCAGCAAATTTTTTATATATAGGATCTAAAGAGGCAATAATAGAATTTATTTCCTGATCTAATTGTAGAAGGTATTTTTCATCATCTTCAAAATGAAATTGATCTAAATCTTTACTTTTTTTATATTTAGGTATGGCTAATATTTTTTTACTTAATTGTTCGGTATCTTTAAATTTTTCTAAATCTAATCTAATTAATTTTAACCTATTAGATATTTTTTCATCTAATATATCATCTGCTTCTTTCCTAAGATTAGTTTCAAGTTTGTCGAGAATATGGTGCTTGACTTTAAAAGTGGCGGCAAGCCCCGCTTTCTCATAAATCTCCTTATATGTTTTAATTTTTTCAATTTCAGATACATCGAAACCTAACCCGCCCCTGACATATCCATTTTCTACATTTTGAATTTTATTTATTATTTCATATACTAATTCGCGTTTTTGATCAGCGGCATTTTCATCCATAAATTTTAAAAATTTTTGATTTTCTTCATCAGATAAAAATTCATCCATTGATTTTTTAATAAATTTTTCTAAATATGGTAATAATTTTTTGCGTTTATCATAATCTTCAATTATATTATTGAATTGAGAAATTAAATTAGTAATTTTGTTTATTTTTTCATCAAAATTTAAAGCATTAATATTAAATAAAGATAATTTTAAATCAAATCCATAAGTATATGCTTTAGTTCCAAAAAAGTATCCTATTTTTTTAGAAACTGACTTAACAATTAATTCAGCAATATTTTTAAATAACTGTTCATATGTTAAATTATCGTAATTAAAATTAATGTCCGTTGATGCTAATTCGTTTGCTTCTTTATATTTTTGATAGAACACTTTACCAATTTCTTGAAGCTCTTTATATTTATTTATTATTTGATCTTTCAGATCATCTGACAAATTTTCATCTATTTTAAGTATGTTTTTATATTTCTCAATTTTTTTTTTGATTATAAGTACTATAATTATAATAACTATAATAATTTTGACTATTTCTTATATTTTTTTGATGCTCAATTTCTTCTTGTAATTTTTGTTTTCTTTCTTCTGGTATTTTATTTAATTTTATGTGTTCTTTCTCAATGTCTGGAAAATTTAAATTTAACTCTTCAGGTTTTTTTGGAAGCTTTTCATATTTTTCATAAGAACTTGGTATTTTACTAACAGTTTGGTTAGTGTCATAATCTACTTTATCTACAAATAATAAACCTTGCTGACTATTATTATAAGGAGTTAATTTCTCATCTAATTTGGTGTGCTGTGATACTTTTTTAATCATCTAATCTTTCCATTAAAACTTGTTCTTTGTCTTTTCGCTCTTTACCATTAAATTTGTGATGATCTAATAAATGATCAACATATTTTTGAGCCTCATTTTCGCCAAATTGCTCATCAATATATTCTATTTGATGTTTAAATGCTTCTTCTTCATATGGATTATCCAGATAATTACCATCATCTGCACTTTGCGTTGGTTTATCAGAATAAAGCTGCTGATGATGATGAATTAATTCGTGCTGTAAATAATGTATATCTTTAAAAAAATCACCATCAATTAATAATTTATAATTTAAGGTAATTACTCCTTTTTCGGTTCTTGCGGAAACCGGCAAATCACCAAACTTTACCGGAACTAAATCAATAAAATCTTCTTCTAAATTATTTTCTTTACAAAAATCTTTATAACTATCTTGTTTTTTAAGATATTCCTTGGCTCTATTAATTAAAGATAATAAAACCTTTGGCGGCAATTTTTTAACAGTTTCTAAAGATAATTTCATCGCACACTTCTACATATAAATGCGATATTATTAAATGCTTAAATTAAAAATTTATCTTTTTATTTATTTCATTCCAGAAAACTTTAACTGCTTTTTGATATCTTTCTGGATCGTGATTTTTTAATTTCATAAAAAATGGTCTTATTGAATATACTACCTGAGCTGGTTCTTGTTTTGCGGTATCTAATAAATGTTGTTTTAACTTATTATACATATTTTCAGAACCTATCCATAATTTAGCTAATTGTTCTTTCATTTTAGGGGTTCTTTCATAATTAGCAAAAAATAAATAATCATTAACTTCATCTGTTAAATTGGTATAAAACTCTATATCTCTTAACATATGATGAGTATCTGGCATTGATTTAGTTTTATCTTTTCTTCCGTATAAATCAATATCTTTTTTTCTAACATTTTTAGGAGGCAATCCGGCAATATTTTTTTTTCTATCTAATCTTGTTAATTTAGTTAATATAAATTGTAATGCGTGAATTAATTCGTGTTTTGCTGTAGTTTGATTTATATGTAATCCATATTTAAATTGGTTTAAATACGCAACATCATATTTATGTATCGCTACTTCCATTATATTGGTTTCAAAATTATACATTCCAAAAACAGAAGGATCTGCTGATAAAGCATTAATTCTTACCTCAATACTATCTTCGATTAATTCTTCTTTAAACCACTGGTATAATAGTTTCTTTTTTTCTGGAGTTAAATATTTCCAATTAGATAATAGAAGCGGCAATCTAAACACTAATGTTTCGCCTTTAGGATCTCTTGGAATACTGGTATATTTTAAACATTCTTCTATTATTCTATCACTATGGCTTAAATCTTCGCCTTTTTCTGCTCTGCGACGCCTATTTCTTTGATGTAAAAATAACACTACTCCTGCATAATATTCAGATACTTTTCTATTCAAAATATCTAACATTTCTTGCGGTGGTTCAAATAATCCAGATATTTTAAGCATATTATCCTATTGATTGATAAAACATTATTATTTTATTTATAAAAAGTATATATTTTTTAAATATTTTATCTCGTTGTTCTTTATTATCAGTATCAATATCAAAATATTCTCGATTTAATAATTCGTTTTCTTCTTTAAAATAATCAATATTGTTTTTAATTAATGAATAAAATTGTCGTATTTTATTTAATTGTTTTGAATGTTTAGCGTTATCTAACATCTCATATATGTAATGTATAAATGCATCTAAAACATCTGAAACCTTTATGGGATGAAATTTAAATTGTAAATCAAGCGTATCAAAAGGTTCAGAACTATTTAAGGCTTTTTTTAATTCATCTATATATTTATAACAATAATTAATACTTGAAAGCATATCTTTTTTTAATCTGATTTTAGCTAATTCAAAATCTTTTTCAGATTCAGAATAATATCTTTTATCATTTCTAATTTTAGTAGTCCAATCTTTAAAGCTATGAATATCTCCGCTTTCAGTTAAAATATCTTCTACTTCTTTATAAACATCAATTGGATCAATAAGTTCTTTTGCATCCATTAATCTTTTAATTTTATTAAATTTGCCTGGTCCAAAAGAACCGGTATGATCTTTTTCAAATACATTGATAGGTTTTAATGTATATTCAAGTCGTTCTCTGGCGTGTCTTAATTCATTTAAAACCGCTCTAACCCCATACCTGACCAAATCGTCAAGTCCCTCGGTAGCGGCTTTTAATGCTTTATAATCAACAATTCCTGAAGTATGATATATTTCTGTAGGTATTGCTAAACTTGGAATAATGCTATACATTATTCTTTTAGCCATCTCGTGCTTAATATCAGCATCACAAAATTTAAAATAATTATCTATATTATAAAATAAATTCACATATATATGCTATTTAATTAGATATTTAATTATAAATATTTTCTTTCAAAATAAATTGTAGTATCTTTATATAAGAAATTAACTATATTAGAAAGAACTCTATTGCCACCATATTCTATTATATCAATAATTAATATGATATATTTATAAAATTTGTCGTTCTCTAAGAAACCGCAGGCGCATCAAACTTGGAGATGCATTTAGTGGTCTCAAAGTTCCAACGCCAAATGGAGCTGGGCGCATATTGTTCTTAATAAACTTCAATTTCTCAAAATAATTATTTAATAAAGTGCTATATTGGGTATTTAACATTTCTGCAATAGACGGTGGGGTAAAATTAACTCCATTATCTGTAATTTGAAACTCACGACCTCTTTCAATTAGTGCCTTAGATGCTAATGCCATTAATGTTGCGCCTTCTACTAAAACATTATGAAACTGATCAATAATAGGAGTATCTTCAAAACTAAAAAATGTAAAAAATGGAATTTCGTTAAAAGCACTTAAAGAATCAGCAAGAAATGTGGTTAGCATATCTACACTAAAGATATCACAATCAACATAAATAATATTGCCGTAATTATCTTTGCTTTTTGATTTACCGCTGCTATTTAATCTTGCTCGCAAAGTTTTCATCAATTTATTAATATTAGCAATAGCATTTTGAGAATAATTAAATCCAGGATCATCTCCTAAATGAATATAACCGTCAGTATTTAAAGCTGGAGTTTGGGTAAAATGTACAACAAAATTAAAACTGGCTTCTATACGAAAACCGTCCATATGTCCAATCCAAGTATCATTCCATACTCCAAATGGACCCTCAAAACCTATTGGGAACAAATACTCATATGTACCAGTGCTAATTTGAGATACACCCGAACTTGTAGGACCAGCAACTAATAATCCGCTTGGTTGCCTAATGCTAACCTGAGGAAAAGCATCAAGATCTTTTGCTTGACCAAAACCATCTTTAAAAGTAGCTCTTAAAGATACTGTATCTTTTGGCCCAATAAATTCTCCGCGCATTTTTACTGTCATTTAGTTAGTCCTTGTTATATAAATGCGGCAATAATAATATAATATTATTGTGTTTTAGGCTTGCTGTAATATATTTTCTTTATATGATCTGGCACATCACCTTCTAATCTTTGCGTAAATTTATTTTCTTTATTGATTTTAGGTGGTGGTTCTGAAGCTGGTTGAATCAAAATCAATTCTTTAATGCTTTCGTCAGTTAAGAAATCTGTTGCTTTTGCTAAATTTGGAAAAACTTTTGATGTTATTTGTCTGGCGCCTCTTGCTTTATAAATAACTCTATATGGTTGAGTTTCAGATGCGGTGGCTTGTTTAAATTTAGTTTTTAAATGCTCTGAAATAAGTATGGGTATAACTTTATTAATATCTAATTTTTCTGCTTCAATTGCACGACGAAGTTTGGCAAAAGCTTTACCTTCAGCAACATTATGTCCGTAAGGTTTATCATAATATCCCATATGACTTGGATATTTGCTTGATAATTCATTATATTTTCATATAATTTTTTAAATGTTTCCCAAACCTCAGGAGCAATTTAATGGTGCAGCAAATTTTGCAAGATTATAATACAAATAAGATGATTTTAGTAAATTAAAATACATTTATCCTGGACTAACGCTATACTGACCAAATGGAGCGGAAACAACAATTTGGTATGTTTCAGTTTTAGTATAAGTTCCAGAAGGTTCAATATAAGAAACGCTAATTAAATAAGTTCCAACCGCAGATGATCCTGAGGGTAAAATAAATGAATGATAATATAATCCAGTATCGTATTTGGTCATTGATATTGGATAAGCCAAAGATAATGATAAATTAGGTAGTATTACTTTATCAACTACAGGAACAGTATATCCATCAGATGCAACTCCATTAGCATCTACTACTTGTAAATAAAATAAAACAGTTTGTCCAGGACTATAAGATAAAGTAATCATTTTTCTCTAAATTAATGTTAAAATATTAATAAAAGCATATTATATTGTAATGTATGGTAAAAAATCAAAAGAAGAGTTGTGGGTAAGTAATATATCTAATACAGATGTTAGTTTATCTGATTTAGGTATTACTATTCAAAAATACACAACCGTTGATTTATTTAATTTTAAAAAATATCCTTTTTTAAATAAACAATTAGTTATCCAATCTATCCAAACCGGCTCAATCTCAAAAAGACCAAATAAATTAATCATTAGACTATTACCTCCAGAAAAGAAAAAAATAAAAAATTTACCAGTAAGTGATAAACCTTTAACCGGCTCATTATATCAAAAAAATGCCGTTAAAGTCGATAAAGAAGTGTTTGAAGAATTAGATTTGCCAGATGAAGTTTATGCAGAAGAAAACGCAGATTTTGCCGAATTTGATAGGAACAAGAAATGAAACAACAAGTAAAAACCGTTAAAAATGTTGAAGAAAAAGATTTACTTCAAGAATATGATGAGTTAGATAAAAAAATAGAAGAAACAATTAAAAAAATAAAAAGTAAAAAAATAAAAGCAGTAAAATAAAGGTTTAAGATGACCGACAAAAAAGATACCGGAATAACATCTTCCGAATTGCAATATATTTTAGATATTAATAAAAAAGCAATAGAGATCTATATTGAGGTCGAAAAACAAAATGAAGAAGTGTTGCATAATATCAATGAATTTAAAGAAAAAGTAGAAAATATTACTTTAAATTTAAGTGATTTAAATCATATTAATGACAAGATAGAAGATAAAATAGAGTTAAATAATAAAAAAATACAAGAAAATGAAGAAAAAATATTAAAAGAATTAGAGGAATTTAAAAAAACTACTGTTGAAACTTTAGATAAATTAGATAAAAGTGTATCTGGTATTAAAACAGATACACAAAAACAATTACAAGATTTAGATAAGAATTTTTTTAGATTACTTATTGTACTTGGAACTATCGGTGGTGGAACTATCCTAACTATAATAAAACAAGTTATAGATATTATTAAACATTAATTATTTAAATATTAAGTGGCTATAATTTTGGCTGCCATTAACTTAGCTAATAAATTATTAAAATCAGATTTTAAACTATTTAAGTCAACAGCTGTAGAATCAGATTGACTTTACCCCATAGCAGGCAATGGTTCTAAGAAATTAAGGCTGTATCCCAACACTCCCATAATCCACCATTATCTGAAACTGTGTTTCCTACCACAGTAGGCCAAGTGGGTTCAATTAATCCGGTGGTTATTTCTTGTTTAGATCTATAAATATAACCATTTGGAGTAGTAGGAATAATGACACTTCCTGTTAAATATGAAATAGATGCCGTCCAAGTTGTAGGTCTTCCCCCAAGCCCAAGGAATACCTCCTGGCCTAACAACTCTCCATCCCCAATTCAAAATAATCAACCGCTCCGCCCTCTTGCGTTTTGAATTTTCTAAGAGCAACTGATGCCACTTGTGTCTCTGCTCCTAATTGGATTGGATATTGTGATGGTTATGGTGTTATTACAGTAAATCCAAAATTAAAAAATGAATTTGAGGTAATTGATTTTGGTTTTATAGCAAATGGATTAGATCAATATGCTCAACAAAATAGTTTTGCGTTAAATACAGTTATGCAAAAAGTATCTTCTGGTGATATAATTAAATTATCAAGTGGTACGGCAAAAATATCTTCTCAATGGTTGATTGATAAAGGTGTTATAATTGAAGGCTCTGGCGGATTCGTAGGCAGTACATTAATAGCGATGAGTAATGCTAGTGATTATGGTATAATTATAGATTCAGAGACAATTAAATCTATTATATTATTTATTGGAGCATATACAGGAGATTATTGTGGATTACCTAATGCTGAAGTCGATTGGGCCAGAATTTCTGATGTACAAGTGCAATCTGGATCTTATCGATCTGGAAATTTAATTGATGGTATTGCCGTTTTTGGTCATGGTATTAAAATAGATAAATGTCATGTTTACTCTATGGCTCAACACGGAATCAGAGTTGAAGGTCCAGTAAATGCTAATGCAAATAATTGTGTTGTATCTGATTGTAGAGTTGCAAATTGTGGTGGAGATGGTATTAGAGTTGGTGGGTATGACGGTAATGCTTGTATTATTGAAAAATGTGATTGCACAAATAATGGAAATGCTCAATATAGGGATTTTTCTTTTTTAGGAAATACATTTATATCTTGCCACGCCGATGCTGCAACAGGGGAGTGGGGATATTATGCAAATAGATACGGCTCACCAACAACTTCTGTTTATATAGGATGTTATTCAGAAGCAAATGCGCCAAGTTATTTCTATGGAAGCATAGCTATTAGGGGTGGGGCTATAGGAAATGTAACAAGAAACAGTATTTTTGTTGGAGAAACTTATGGTAGAGGTGGATATATGGTATCTAGACCTCAAACTTTTTCTTCAGATTTTTTAAATAAACAAGAATTATGGAGAAATCATACATATAGCACCAATGATATTATAGGTTATAATGGGTATATATATACTGTTACAGCCGGTGGTAAAACAGCTGATGTTCAACATAATTTACCAGTAATTAATGGTCAAACAGTTGTTGATGGAACTGCTACTTTAAGATGTGATGGCGCTAATACTACGGAAAGAGATCCTACAATTGTTCATGTAGGAGGTATACCAGGTACAGAAAGAATAGGCGTGTTAGCTTTCGCAGGTACTCCTGAACTATTTGAACCTACGGCACAAGCATATACATCACCAAGATTAAATGATGATTTAGGTATAATTTCACCAGTAAAATAAACATCTATATTATTTGACGAAGTACTTGGATAAGAATAAGTATCTGATGACGGATTTATTATAATAAATTAAATTCTTTATTTCTTAAATTTGTAGTAGCTGCAATTAACTGATTATTATTAACTCTAAAAATTTTTGCCGACATTATTCAATCCTTATAGCATTAGTGCCATCACTTATAATTTGATATGCTTTACTTCCTGGAACAACTACCCCTGTATCGCCAACAGAAGCTTTAATTGTAGCAGGATATCCGGTATTATTCCAAAAAACTCTTGTCCAACCATTAACTCCAAATTGCGCTACAACAATAAAAGATGCAACTGGAGAGCCGGTTAGTTTAATTCTATCATTATTCATCTGATAATCATTTAATGTAATAGTTCCTCCAGCGGTGCAATTTACTGATACAATACCAGAAGATTGTAAGGGTTCTAGTGCCCACTGATTGGCCGGAACATCTAAATCTAATAAACAACTCCAAGTTAAATGATTATCTACGGTATTATATCCAACAGATGTTCCCCAAGATGGTTCAGAAGCTCCACTAATTCTGCTAAAAGAATTATCTGGTGCTCCGCTTTCATATCCAGCTAATCTGTAAACATAACCATTTGCTACGGTGGGTTTTATTAATGTACCTATTGCATAGTGAGTATTTGCTGACCAAGTAGTTGCTAATGCTGCTCTTCCACAAGCGATTTTAACAGTCCATCCTGGCCCACCAGATCTTTGATAAGGAGATCCTGATTGAGCTCCATTTAATATTAAATCTCCTGGACGATACCAATTGAAGTATCCGGCACGACCAGTAAATGGAGTATCTTGAACTACTTGTGCTATTCTTCGCTCATCACCATATGAACCGTGCCAAACATCAGATAACATAATTTGGCCTGGTGCCGGACCAGATTCATATCCGGTTAACCAATAGCCAAATGTTTGAACACCTCCAGCTAAACCTACCAACCATCTTTCTGTTACACCTGTATATGCGCTTTTTTTAGCCATCCAATAAGGAGGTGTTGCTCCAGAAGGTTTTTGCCATCCAAGAGACCATCCTTCAGAAGTACCACCTCCTATCGTATGAAAAACCTCTACTGGTTGAGTATAAGTTCCTTCACATCTCCAAACTAATCCTTCATATTCTGATACTGTTTGACCAACTACTGTAGGCCATACAGGAGGTAATTCTCCACCGGGATGATATGTTCCATAAGTTCTTCCTGAACTTAAAGCTTTATAATAATATCCATTATTTGGTTGATAATAATCATTTTGTGCAATAAAAATTCCGTACCCTGCACCTTGTCCAGGATAACCTCTTACTGATGAATATCTATTTCTAACACTTAATGAAGATGGCCCTGCACTTGCTGGTGCAAAACCCCAAAACGAAGAATCATTATGAATATAAGCTAAATCACCACCAACAACTGCTATATTACCTTTAAATATAGATGGTGCATCCTGTTCGGCATAACATCCAAAAAATGAAGAAAATGTAGGAGAAGATATTCGATCACAATCATAATTTAATCTTCTATTAGCGGAAGTATGACATCCTACCCATGTACATCCCAAAAAAGAATGATCATAAATGCCAGTATCCCAATTACCAGATGCGTCTATATTTATTCCAAGGCATACATTAGAGTCATCTCCTATTAAAGTAATACCATTTCTGCCATTATTACTTAAAACAAGATCTCTAAATTGAGTATTATTTCCATTTACCTGTGGAGTAAATGTTGGAGGATAACTTGCATATAAGATGATACCATCTCTTGGAAAACCTAATACATGTATTTCTCTAAAAATGGAGCCGTGAGACATAACCCTGATTCCATCCATATTTGCAGGTCCGCCGGGAAAAGTAGGACCTCCGTTTGATTGGCTGTTTTTAAGAAAAAATCCTTCAACCACACACCAATCAGCTTTACCTCTTGCAGGGCTCATTGCTTGTCCGATCCAATATCCTGTTACGGCTATAGCGCAATATACAGTTTCTCCACCAACTGTGGGAATGCCGGTCGCTGTAGTTAAATTAAAATTACCAGTTGCAGTGTCAGCAGTAATAGTGGTATTGCCGTTTGCGAAGCCGGCTCCCCTAAATGTAATACTTTTTGATATAACAATTGGTCTTGTTATTCGATAATTTCCGGGAGGTAAAAATACAATCGCCCCATCATTTAAAGGATCATTTGAGTGTGGATTTACTACGGCATCAATTGCCGCTTGAATAGCATATCCATCATCATTAATTCCGTCGCCTTTTGCACCGAAATCTCTTACATCATAAGTTGGAATTTTTACATAGGATATTATTTACCTAAAATAATATCCTTTTATTAATAAAATATTATTTAATAATTTTTACATTAATGGCTTTAGGATCGCCTTTTATATTTTGGCCGACCTCAAATTCAACTTCCGCATCTTTTGGTACAGTTTTAAAACCATCAACTAAAATATCTGAATAATGCAAAAATATATCTTTTTGTTGCTTGCCTTCTTGTTCCCAAGAAATAAAACCATAACCTTTTTTATTATTAAACCAACAAACTTTACCTTTAAACATTCTTTTCTTCCTTATTTAATAATCTTACCATTTACCTCTATTGCATCTGCAGCTCCAAGTAATCTATTAATTTCTTGAGCCCCCATTGCCGCAATAGCTTCTCGTTCTTGTTGATTAGTACAATTTTTTAATAATTTATCATACTTATCGAATATTTTAAGCAAATCACCCTCAAAACCCCAAGCTCGACCGCTCTCTAATAATTTTTTACGAGTTTCTTGCTCATTTAAAAGTTTCTTACCATTAACTCTTTTCATAATTCTTTATATATCAAGCAAATTATTGTTGTGCCCAAGCTTCAACAGAAACAACAGGATTAGTTCCAGATTTTACTCTAAACCATATTAAACATATATTTCTATTTACAAAATTTAAAGTAGCTCTATTGGTACCATAATTTAATTCTCCGTGGACGGTTGTTCCATTGAAAGAATACTCTACAACTCCTGTGCCTTCAATATGAAAAACTGCTCCAGAAGTTTTAAAAGTAATAATCATATCCGGATTTGTACCAAATTGGGTGCTACTTACAGTTGTTTTTTGAAAAAAATTAAAATCTTGACCTTGGGTTTTAGCCATAATAATCTCCTAAATAATATTCCTAAATATTATATATTAGACATTACTAATTTTGCCTTATTATATCCCAAATCTATCATATCTCTTATTTTAACTGGATCAAAATCTAAAGAATTAGAAATAAGATTAGTATCTGGTCTAATTATGTTATATGTAATTACTTTTTTATCAGTTAATCCAGCTGCGGCTAATTTATTATACATTATTAACTTTTCTAAATCATTAGAAAGTATTTTATCAGTTGAAACATCAAAAGATCGGTGTAAAATATTAAAAACATTTGTCATCTCTATAACAGAATGATTTCTTTCTTCCGGAGAAGTAAAAAGTATATCTATATGAGTTGCACCATTTTCTATAGCGGTAGCAATTGGAGATAATGTTTTGCTACCACCGTCTGACCACCAAGACCCATCAAAATATATGGGTGATAACATTCCTGGAAATGAGGCGGATGCTATGACTGCATCAACAAAATTAGATGATGTTTGATCGAACACCATATATTTGCCAGAATTTAAATTAACCGTGCCGACACAAATTTTTTTACCACTTTGTTGAATTTTACCTAAATCTAAATTTGATTTTAATAATTGATGTAATGGAGTGCTATCATACACAGAAGGTTTCCATAAAGCGGCCAACATTCCAAAATATTTCCAATTTTTATAAATCTTTTTTGTATCTAATCTCAACCACCATTTTTCAAGAGTATCAGATGCTTCCTGTTCAAATCCTTGTTTAAACATTCCTAAAAAAGCAGCATTAATGGCGCCTACCGAAACTCCACAAATACAATCATAATGTATCTGTAAATCATAAAGAAGATGCTTTAAATTTCCAACACTAAAAGCTCCTCTTGATCCGCCTGCTGATAATACTAATGCTCTCATTTTATTCTTTTAGTCTTTGCTCTATTTCATGTATAATAAACATAACATCATTTGTTAAATCTAATCCTATACGATAATCTTCTTTTCCATCTATTGCATCAAGGAAAACTTTAATAACATTAAATAATGGAGTTTGCTCATATTTATCTATAACGGGTAATCCATTAAATAATAATTTATTTTCAGATAAATCATCATAAATAAATGTATCTTTATGAGAAGATACAATAAATTTTCTCATTTTAGTAGGAAATCCATTTCCAAATCCAAGATCTGCTTTAAGCTCTCCTTTAATATTATCTTTTTCAATATTAAAAAATAAAGAAACATTGAAATTTTCAGCAATTTCTTCATTTAAACTTACTTGTTGTTTTTGAGCAGTGAACTTCTGTGGTCTACCTCTCATTATATCTAATGTCAAAGCAATATCGTGTGGACCATAATCGTATAATGAAGAGTAATTTCTTATAGGACCATTATTATATCCGCAAGAATATAATGCTGTTATTGCGTTGTGATCGCAATTATTTTTTATAAACTGATAATAATCTGAAAATAAATGTATATGATTTACAATTATTGGTGATTTATATTTATTTAATAACTCTATATCTTCATAATTTAAAGATATAGGTTTTTCAATAATTACTGGTATATTTTTCTCTAAAGCCTCTATTGCAATTTCAATATGACTTTCTGGAGGAGTGGAAATTATTATACCATCACATTTTTTATTAATTAAATCTTTCCAATCTTCTTTGCCAGCAACTAATAATTTACAATTTTCAAAATTAGCAATTGTATTTATATAATTCCTTCCCCATTTGCCAGCACCGATTAATCCTAAAGTCTTCATTTTACATTATAAAACCAAGAATTATTTTGATACCAATTAACACATTCTTTTAATCCTTTATCAAAACTAAATGTGGGTTGCCAACCTAATGATTTTATTTTTAAACAATCAACGGAATATCTAAAATCATGTCCTGGCCTGTCTTTTACAAAAGATACTAAATCTTTTTTTACTTCAAGTATTTTAGAAATTTTCTCTACGATTTCCAAATTTGTAAATTCTATACCTGAGCCTATATTATATACTTCATTTACATTACCTTTTTCCACTACTTTCATAATAGCAGAACAATGATCTTCAACATAAATCCATTCTCTTATTTGAGTTCCATTTCCGTGAATTGGAATTTTTTGATCATTTAATATACAAGTAATTACTTTAGGTATTAAATTTCTTGGAGGCTGACGCGGACCAAAGTTATTGCAGCATCTGGTAATGTTATATTTAAGCCCGTGAGTTTGGCTTGCAGCATGTACAATTAATTCACCGGCTGCTTTTGAAGCACTATACGGATTTCTTGGTTTAACTACGGCTTCTTCAGTCCAAGATTTATCACCTAAACCAAGCTGACCATATACTTCATCAGTTGAAACATAAACGAATTTTTCTACTCCATATTTTACAGCCATATCGACCATAACTTGAGTTCCAACAACATTTGAATGTATAAATGGGCCCGCACTTCTAATACTATCATCTACGAAACTTTCTGCAGCTCCGTGAATAATAATATCCGGACGTTCAACAGCGAAAACATTTTCCATAAATTGTTCATCAGCAATATCGCCCATATAAAAACTATGATCTTGATTTTCTTTTATATTATAACGATTATATGAAGCAAGAACCTTATCAACACTAACAAATCTATAATTTAATTTTTCGCGCATCACTTTACGCATAAAATTTGAAAAAATAAAACCGGCAGAACCTGTTATCAATATTGTCTTCATACTTCCTCTAATTTTAGAATTTTTTTAATTAAATCATCAGCCTTACCTTCTAAAACTGCAGATTTATCAAAATGATAATTTGCTCCCTGAATCATCATATTAACATTATTTTGCTCTACATCTGAAAATGTAATAATCGGAATTTTTCTATTATTGGCCTGAATCCACATAATTAAATCAGAACCATTACCTTCTGGCATATCGTGATCTAAAATAATTAGATCAATTTTACAATATGTAATAAGTGCAGATGCGGCAAGTGCGCCTGGAACAACACTAAATTGAACTATTCCTTGGGGCTCAAATACTTGTAAAAAATGATTTAAAATACCTGATTGATTAGTTAAATCATCTTCACATATTAAAATATGTTTTTGTGGATATTTTAATCTATTAACATGTCTAAATTGAAACATTATATTTCCTTATATTCTGGAAGCGGAATAATCCAAGTGCCTTTAAAATTAGAATTATTTTTAATAATTGAGTCAGAAAAATTCCAAGCTCCAATAAAAATATAATCTACCGGATCTGTATTTATTTTATCTGGAGAAAATATTTGAATATGTTTTCCTGGCGAATATACATTTTGTTTATCATTAGATTGTTTTAATAATGCATCTTCAATTCCATATTTAATAATATTTTCATCTATATTAAATGTATAAGCAAGAGTTGTAAATTTTGCAGGTAATCCGTAAATCGCAATTGATTTTCCGGAATTATATATTTGCTGTAATCTACTGGAAATTTTATCTCTTAAGAAGAGAACATTATCACAAAATTGATCTATTTTGGTATTTATATTTTTTTCTAAATTTAAAATATCATATACTGACTGCTTAATTTCCCTTGTTCCAGCTTTACACATATATGCCCTAAAGGAACCGCCGTGATTTGGTAATCTTTCTACATCAAAAATATCTAATTTAAATTTCTTAAAATATTTAACCAAAGGATCTATATGAAAATGATGCATATGTTCGTGATACACCAAATCCAACAATCCTTTATCTAAAATATCTAATAGATAAGAATTTTCAATTATAAATACTCCATCATCAGATAATAATTCTAAAACTCCTTCAACAATAGTATCTAAATCCTCATTATGTGCAAAGCAATTATTACAAGTTATGACTTTAGCTTTTCCATAATTATCAGATATATTTTTGGCTAAATCTTTATTAAAGAATTCTGGTATAGTAAATACGCCATCATCATTTGCTTGTTTAGCAATATTTTGTGCCGGATCTACCCCTATAACCTTAATATTTTGATTTAAAAAGTTCTTAAGAAAACATCCATCGTTTGAAGCAATATCGCAAATAATATCTTTAGATGTTAAATTAAATTCATTTATTATTAAATCTGCATATGTTTTAAAATGTTCTACATTAACTTTGCTTGTGCTACTTACATAAAAGTAATTTCTATATAATCTTTCTTTACTTACTATACAATCTAATTGTATATGATTACAAGATTGACATTGCATTAAATTTAATGGAAATAAATCTTGCTTATCTTTATTATAAATAAATTCATTGGCAAGTGGAGAATTAGCTAAATGTAAAATTTCTTTTATACTTCCACCGCATAATAAACATTTATTTATAATTTTATAATCAGTCATTAAAAATTTACTCTCACTACTGAATTCTCATAATTTTCGTGATTTTTTTCAATTCCATTAATAGTAATAAATGTAGTATCTTCTAAAAATTCTAATTTATGAACAACATCTGGTTTAGAAAACACCATTTGTCCAGCAGTAAAAATTTTAGGCTCCTTAACATCTTTACCATCTAAACTTCTTTCATAATATTTTAAAGAGCCAGAAACAATATAACAAGCGTGCCAATCTTGTTTATGATAATGATTTGCTCTAACGGATCCGGCTTTACTTGTAATTAAAGTAATACTACCAGATGGTCCGAGCCATAAATTTTGTATTGTTCCACGATCATCAATAAAAGGTTTATCTAACGGAACTTCAACATTTTCTGGATATTCTGCATTATTAACTAACTCTACATATTTTTTATTATCCATTTTTCTTACCTTTATATTCTATAATTTTTTGCTCTAATTTAGAAACTGATTTTTCCCAGCTGTGCTCCAACGCAAATTTTCTACAACGATCTATAACATCATCTGCATATGCTTTATCTGTTAGAGATTTTATTATTGAATTAGTATATTCTGGTAAATGGTCTTTGATTGGAGATGGGATTACAATACATCCGGAATCCTTATATATACTTCCTAAACAATCTTTATCTGTAATTACTGGAACTGTATAACTTGCATGTGCTTCAAGAGTTGATACGGAAAAACCTTCAGAAAATGATACTGTATCACAAGTATAACCAAATACACTGGCTTGACTAAATTCCTCGTTTATTTGTTGCCTACTAACAGAGCCTATATGTTCTACTCCAAAATCTTTTAATTTTTCTATTGCATTCTTAATATATCTTACTCTTTGACCCATTTCAACTATATGAAAATGATTATTTTTATCGTGAGGTTCGATATTAGGAATTGCTCCATAATTAAAATGATAAAAAATCTTTAAGGAAGCATAAGGAACTTCTTTTCTAATTTTTGGCCATTGAGATAATAACCAATGCAACCCACGATCTGCACTTGAGCACCAAATAACTCTTCCCGGAACTCTACGATCTTCATATACCTCTGGAGAGCATCCTAATGGCACCATATCCCATTTATCTGGTCTAATTGACCTTGCTTTTAAAATCTCCATATGTTGATGACAAACACCTAAATATAAATCAACAAAGTCATCATAGTTAGGTCCGCAATAACTAAAGTCATTTAACATCTGCCAAACAATTCGTAATGGTTTGGTAGTAGAGTTAGATAAAAAACTAAAAACCTCCGGTTCATTTAATGAAATAACACAATCAAATGTATCATCGACAACATTTACAAGTTCATCAAAATTATATAATTTTGCCCCGGCCCACATTTCCGGCTTATTATGAGGTTGAGCGTGAACCGTAAATAAATGAACTTCGTGTTGTTTTTTTGCAAATTCTTCTGCCATTTTAACAAGACACAATTCAGTTCCAGTTAATCCTCTTGAACTAACCAAAATATTACTGTACCAAAAATCTAATGGACGAGAACCGATACTATATGGACCTAAAACAAGCGCTATTTTCATCAAATACCCTTTGGTGTAATATATAACATCGTGCAAGGATGTCTTTCTATTTCTTCAAAATTACAATCAAAAGATGATGTAATTAATTGTTTTACTCTATTAGAAATTTGAGGATCTAAAAAGTTATGACATTCTATAATCATATTTGTTTTAAATTTACTAATAGATTTTAATCCGCCTATAATTGCTTTTTCTTCCGCGCCTTCAACATCGATTTTAATCCAATTAATTTTATTAATTTTATATGTATCAACAACATTATCTAATGTTATCATATCATATACTTTAGTTATTGTTTGAGAAGGCCAATGTGGAGCATAACTACTCTATAAAAAGAATATTCTGGATGAGTAGTACCTTTGATTACTTTAAATTCTTTATTTTTAAAAGTTTGATTTTTAATTTGCATTTAACACCAACCGTTTCCGTTTAAAATTTCAATATATTTATTTACATAAGATTTTGCCATCATTAATTTATCAAATCTAATAACAGATTGATTTCTGCATTTTACCAAATCTATATAGTTAATTTTAGACAAAGCCTCTGAAAAATGTTTAATATTATTTTCACAAACATATCCGGTAATACCTTTATCAATTACTTCCGGCACCGATCCATAATTAGTGCCAATTACCGGAGTGCCGCAAGCCATCGCTTCAACTTGAGATAATCCAAATGGTTCGTGAAATTGAACACTATATATAAGAGCCTTTGCTTTTCTATATAGATTTCTTTTAGCAATATGATGTTCAGGATCTTTTGGAAGCCACTCAAAATGTATATTTGGTATATTTTTAGCATTATAAATCGCTTGTATAGCGCAATTTTTTTGATATTCAAATATTTCATCTTCCGGTCTGGTTCCCGCTATAACGAAATCATAATTTGGATTTGTTTTAGCCAAGTTAATCGCAAAATAATATCCTTTTGCTTCGTGCCATCGATTCATCCAAAGAAAAAAATTACTTTTTTCATATGTTGGAGAATAATAATTAGTATCTATACCACCATAAACAACTTTTGCTTCTTTAACCTTATGCCCATTTGGTCCAGCTAAATCTGGAGTTGGAGTATTTTCATAATCAGTAGCTCCTCTTAAAACTCTATCTCTATGAGCATTTGACCAAACAATTAAATTATGGGGGCCGTAGTCATGCTTCCAACATCCACCCATTAAAGTAGAAATAACACTTGTTTTACCTAATTGAAATAAGTGTTCTGCAACCACTTTACATGTACTAAAATCGTGTATAATATCTAAATTTAATAAAATATTTTTATATTTATTTAAACAATCTAAAGCACAATCTACTGATGTTGGAGATGATTTTCCATATGTTGCCATAGTTGGATGTAAAATAGTTTTTTCAGGAGGAACTGTTCCATCTGGAGCGAATAAATGAATTTCATGTCCTAAATCAATTAAAGATGATATTAAATCTAATATTACAACATCACCAGTATGTGTATGGTATGGTATTGGAAATGACAATGTTGAAACAATTCCTATTCTCACTTCACTGCCTCAACTATAAAACTATGTGATAAACCAGTATCAACTGCCTCTTCAGCTAAAATTGGATTTACACTTTTATGGGGCTCATAATAAAAATAAACATCTTTAAAACCAGAGTTTAATAAACAATTTCTTATAGAAAATTTATTAAATATAAACATATGACCTTCATAATTATTAAATGTGCAATTAGGTCCAGATGCACCAAACATTAGAAAACATAATTTTGAACCAGGATCTGCTAATTTATAAAATTCGGGTTGTTCAGGAGCAAATTTATCCATATCATTATTAAAATAAGCATTTAATAATAAATCTAAATCTGGAGTAGTAATTCTAATAACTCCACCTGGTTTTAAAACTCTAAAGCATTCATTTAATACTTTAGGAACTTGATAAATTATATTTAAATGTTCTATAATTTGACCAAGATAAATAATATCTACGCTATTGTCTTGATGTTGAGGTAATCCAGACATTATATCGTGCTTAATTATATTAGCGGAACCTCCATTAATAAAATAATTAACAACATTTCTTTGTTCCTTTGTCATATTATTAAATACATTTATATAATAAGGATTTGGCGGGTTAGATGTTAATCCTTCAACAACCAATTTAATATAGTAAAAATATTCATTTTGCTCATCGTGATCGTAATTAGTCCATCCAGGATATGGGAAAATATTAGGACCGCACCCTATATTTAATTTAACTAAACTCATATTTGACTCTTATAATAATTAATAACTTCTTTAATTGATTTTGATTTTAAATTATCTAAATTAGCATACAATTGATCTACCCAAATATAAAACTCATCAGCATTTCTATCTAATTTTGCTTTATTACAAATATTGCAGCACGGAACTATATTTTCAATACTATGAGTACCATCATTATTTAATCTATCGAGCCCATTGTATTTATATGTATATAGATTATTATTTAATCTATTTTTATAATAATTAATTGCCGTATTAGACTTTTCTTCACCACAATAAAAACACTTTAATTGACTAATTTTTAGAAAATTATTAAAACTTATATCTTTATATAACCTCTGCCAGACTCCTTTAGCGGCAGATAATTGATATTTATTAAAAACAATATCAGATTTATTTTCTATATTTTTAGAATTATTATTAAATTTAACTTTATAAATCCAATTTATAAAGTCTTCATAAGATTTATTTAATTTTGCAGAATTACAATAACGACAACACGGAATTATATTATCTATAGTATGTCCTAAGTTATTATTGACTCTATCTAAACCATTATAAATAAATTCTCCATTTATTTTTGCATCAGTGCTATTGTTATTAGCATAATATATGTGGCAATTCAATTTATTTAATGGTTTAGATTTACAGTAATGACAATCCATTTGAGAATATTTTATAAAAACATTAAAATCACAATCCTTATATGTAGACCTCCAAGCTGCTTTTGCAGAAGTTTCCTTTGGATTATATTTTTGTTTTAAGCATCCACAAGATTTAATTTTATTAGCAATTAAATGATCGTATCTTATTGATTTTAATTTTCCGCATATGCATTGACACAAATAATATTTTTTATAATTAGATATTTTATCTAATTTTAATATAGTTAAATTACCTATACTTTTATTAATCAAACTCATCGATAACTTTCTGTAGGGTAATATGGGTTAAGTGGATTAATTTTTTTAATTTCTAACAATTGACGAAACATTTGAGACCATTCATTAGCTAAATCATCTAAACCAAAATGAGATATTGCATATTGTTGTGATCTTATTCTATCACTATCATCATCATCAGTTAATGCTTTAACTGCTGCTTCAATAAAGGCATTTTTATAACTTTCACTTGTCCAATCTCCAGGTATCAAAACACCTCTATCACCAACTGTCTCATTAATTGCAGCAATTGAACTTCCAACAAATCGCAAACCTGCTGCTTGAGCTTCCATACCACCTATATAACTCGTTTCTGAAAACCAAGTTGGATATAATATAACTCCAGATGATAAAAATTCATCTGCAAGTTGTTTTTGATTTACACGATCGTGATAAACAACTCCTTGATTTTGTAATTCAAATATTTTATTTTTTAAATATTGAATTAAATTTTTATGCTCTGGATTAAATTGTGCCGAATATTCCCAATTTTTAAATCCATAAAACAAATGTAATTCTGCTTCTGGAACGCGCTCTTTTATTTTCGGCCAAATATCTAATAATACCGGCCAAGAACGATCTGGACTGCTGGAGTTAATTGCTTTAAATTTATTTCTTGGAAGTTTCTTATTAAATCTATTTAAATCAATACCATTTCTTGATACAATAATATGATCTGGATGAACATTATGAACATTAATTAGATTTTGTTTATGCCAGTGAGATAGTGCTATAATACGATCTGCTTTTAACAATAATTCATTATTTGCATTTAAAGCAAATACATCGTGAACCCAAAGTAATTTTAATTTAGCAGAAATATTATATCGATCTTCAAGCATATTAGCTTGTCTTGAAATAATTAATACATCGCATTCTAAATCTTGAAATTTATTAGACTGATAATATTCAACTCCATCATAAATTCCTTCGCCGTGTTCTCCGCAGCTATTATAAAGTCTAACTCTGTGGCCACTTAATGCCAATCTTTTAGCCATTTCAAGAGCCATTAATTCACTACCACCAATACCAGTATTTCTAACAGTTAATGGGCTCCAAGTTTCCACGCCGTCTCCGCAATAAATAATAATATCTAATTTATTATTATTTGATGGTGATTGTAAATATCCTTCGGCCAAAATATTACCTTGATTTTCTACATCTTTGGCACCACTTGCTAAAGAAACAAAACTATCTTTAACCCAGAATCCGGCTTTTCGCAAATTATCAGCTACCGTCCAAACAGTTGGCGCAACAATACGACTCTTTAAATGAGGAGTTAACCAATTTTTACCTTCTTTTTCTAAATTCCAAGGATCGGCGAATTCAACATATTGACCTCGCATCCAAGCCCCATAAGGAGTGCATAATAAAATTTTACCATTAGATTTTAGCATTTTAGCAGCCGGAACTAACATATCATTAACCGGATCTATTAAATGCTCATATGTATCAGAACTTAAAACATAATCAAATTTATCTTGTATTTTTTGTTCCATATCTTTAAATAAAGAACATACATAAGTTGCATTTGTATTAAATTCTTCGGCTTTTCTTTTAGCAAGATCAATAGATGTTTGTATTGCATCGACACCGACTACTTTATGTCCTAATAAACCGTATCTATTAGTGAAACTACCGTCCATACATCCAAGATCTAATATAAAACTATTTGGCTCTAATCTTGACGCCATTATATGAAATCTTTGTCCTTCTTGAGTATCTAAACTTAAAGGAAATGGTAATAAAATTCCAGATTCTACATTTGGATTAATAGGTGTGTTTAAGGAGATAAATTTATCTTTATCATTATTCCAATCAAGATATTTTTTTGTCATTGATAATGCTTTTATTGTTTCAGCAGTATGTCTAACATAATATGGAGCATTTTCTAAAAACGAAATAGCAGATAATACCTCATCATTAACTATATATTGCTTCCAAATCATAAGTACAACGGCCTGCAATTGCTCTTTACTTAATTTTAATGGATAACTTGAAAAATCATAAACATTAGGTATTTTCCAATCAAATTCAGATTTTCCAACTTTAGCAACTGGAAATTTATTTTCAAAAACAACACCTTCTTCTGGTAAAGGTTGATTATTAATAGCGGCTAAAATAACATTAATATTTTCTTTATTAATGGTATTATTGCTAACTAATGTATTTAGATTTTTAACAATTTCTTGACGAGCCAAAAAATCTTCATAGATTTTTTTATTAGTTAAAAAATAAGGATCTTCTGGTTGAGCCTTCATACCAGTTAAAACACTTTCTAATGCGCCTTTAACATCACCTATTTTATTTAAAGCTAAATTTAAATATTTATGAATTTCGGCATCACGCTCAATTGGATTAATAAATAATAATGTTTTAGTTGGTGGTAATTTTAATCCAGTTTGAGCAAAATAAGCGCATCGTTCCCAGTTTCTTTGCTCATCATTACCGCCATTTAATGCAAGAAAATAAAAAGCTTTAGCAAGAGCAAAATATCCCTCTGCCCAATTTTCTTTAATTTCAATTGCTTTAAATCCCCATTTAATACATTCGTTATATTTTTTTAAATCAAAATAAATATCAACAAGTTTCAGACAAGCCATAACGCGCTCATCTTCCCATCCAGAAACTTCTATATATTTTGTTAAATGTTCGATAGATTCATCAATCATTCCAACATTAGCATATTCTAAACCCAAATAATATCTTTGTCTTGCATCAGTATCACCAATTTTTTCAAAATAGGCTTTTAAAATTCGTAAGTTTCTTCCAGATTCAAATGTTTTAGTGCTGTATTGACGCTGATGTTTAAATACTAATTCTTCTCGTGGCACTAATGAAATTCTTTTATTATTGTCAGGAACTGCTACTTCGTGAACTGGATTGGTCCATTTAAATAAATTTTTATCTGAAAATAATCTTTCTCTGTAATGTTTGCAGGTGCATTGTCCTGCCGCATTATATGAATACTCATACGGAAATAAAAATGCAATTCCATCTAATTGAAAAACATCTTTATTTTTTTCATATTCTTCAACTATATTTTTTAATTTATCCATACCGTCAATAATATCATCACCATCTAACCACATTACCCAAGATTTAGTGGCTAAATCAAATGATCTTTGACGAGCTTGAGAAAAATTTTCAATTAATCCTGTTTCTGGATTATTACAATCAGTATATACTTCAAAAATATCTGCATATTTTTTAGCTACTTCTTGCGTTCCATCCGTAGACCCGGTATCAACAATAACGATCTCTTCAACATAATCTCTAATTGATTTTAGACATTTTTCTAAAAGTGGTTCATTTTTAACAATAATACAAGCTGATACTGGTGCTTTCATTCTTTAATTCCAATATGTTAAAATCTAACTTGTATATAACAAAAACAATTTAGGTAAATTATTTTAATTTTAACCAATTAATTTCATATAGAAATAAGTGCCAGTTGGAGAGTAAGCAATGCCAGAACCGCCGCCGCCTTTAATTTGTCCAGTAATACCAGGAATATCCAAGAAACGAGTGTAAGTTTCGATGCTGGTACCAGATGGAATATAAACAAGATAGTTTTGTGAAGCGCTTACATTTCTGGCACCAGTTGCAGCTGATAAATTAACATAAGTTACTGACTGATCAATAGGTGTTCCGCTACCATAACCACGCCTATCGTTTCCTCCAGTTGCACCAAGGAATTGTTGAATTTCAATGTTTACACCAGATGGTAATCCAGTGAAATTAATTTTTGTGCTAACTTCATAATAACCAGATTTATTAACTTGAATCCAGCCAGCAGCAGTTCCAACGCTTGTGGCAGATAAAGCGCCTGAACTATAAATTATTCCGTTATTCCATTTTATCATACCGCCAGAAGCACCGCCGGAAATAATGTTGGCACCAGTGATACCTACTTTAATAAAATGATTAAAATTATTAATGTTAACTGAATTTCCAGGACCAGTTGTGCCTTCTAACGCTCCATTTAAATTAATAGTATTAAATGGTCCGAGTGTAAGTCCGTTATTTTGAATCCAAATAGTGCTGGCTCCGTTAACTCCAGCAGGCCCGATACTTCCGGTTGGTCCTACGGTTCCAGTTGGTCCGGCAGGTCCAGTTGGTCCGGCAGGTCCGGTTGGTCCGGCAGGTCCGGTTGGTCCAGGAGCACCGTTTGGAGCTTCATTCCAATATAAATTACCGCTTCCATCAGTTAATAATACTGATCCAGATGCGCCGATATTTCCTGGTAAGCGTAAAGTAAATGATGCGACAGATGATCCTACTTGTAGATACATCATACCGCTACCACGCACGGATCTTAATGCTACATATGGTCCGGCATCAACTGGATCTCTTCCGATTTCTGAAATAAATGTTGCAACGCCAGATGCGCTATTAAAGAACTGTACTGATCCATAAAGATTTGCCGTTCCTGCTGGAGCTGGAATAGATAAAATAATATCTCCAGGTTGTCTATTATTACCAGTAGCACTTGCATTTGGTTCTTGGCTTTTAATTTCAATATTCCAGGTTTGAGCGTTTGATTGTACTGCTGATTTTGTAATTAAGAAGTGATTAGATGATACTATACCATCGCCCTCACCTAATAATAAAGTATTATTTCCTGGATTTAATTTAATGCTTGCACCGTTATCAATACTTAATACTGTTGAATTAACGTCTTGTACAGCGAAGTGCCCTCCGAACTCTACCCAGGTTCCAGAAGTATTCGTATTTCCAAGTTTAATAACATCTATTGTAGATTGACGGCCATAACTTAACATTGGCCAAGGATTTCCGCTATTATTCAAATAAGTAATAAATGGATATAAAACTTCCTGTTCAGGTCTTGGTAGTCTAATAAATCCAGATGGGGCGGCAGATGCTACGGTATTATAGAATACAAGTCCTGCTGAAGGAACTGTAATAGCTCCACTTAATCCACCAAGATTGCTTATTCTTGGAGTCGTAGCGGTTGAGTTTGATCCTTGAAAATCTCCATTTAATGCAATTAAGCCTGGAGTTGCGGAAGATGCGAAAGTTGCACCGCCGCCGACGACGCCGGGGCCGGGTGGACCTTGTGGTCCTGTAGCTCCTTGTGGTCCTGTGGCTCCTGTAACTCCTGGAGATCCCTGGGCTCCTTGAGGACCAGTAACTCCTTGTGGACCTTGAGGACCTGTAGCTCCTGTAACTCCTGGAGATCCCTGGGCTCCTTGAGGACCTGTAGCTCCTTGTGGACCCTGAGGACCAGTAGCTCCTGTAACTCCCGGAGATCCTTGAACTCCTTGAGGACCTTGTGGTCCTGTAGCTCCTGTAACTCCTGGGCTACCTTGAATTCCCTGTGGACCCTGAGGGCCAGTAGCTCCTGGAGATCCTTGAGGACCCACACTACCAGTTGGTCCCGGTGGTCCTCCAGCGGGTCCGGTTGGTCCCATAGGACCAGTTGGACCTACTCCACCAATAATATAAATATCAGCAATTGGACCTGTAGCAGATCCGGTAACTCCAGGACCGTGAAAATTTAATCCTGTAAAATATCCTAAATCATAACCATCATTAGAAACAGAAATACCAGATCCTATCACACTACCGGAACCTGTCATTACCCCTTTTATTTGTGATGGATTTATTTTACTCATTAGTTTTTAATATAATAATCAGCAGTTATTACATCTACGGGTGATGGTGTTGTTGATGGAGGTGTTACCATAATAATTCCAGTATATCCAGTGCCGGGACCTCCGCCCTCAAAAATAAAATAATCATCTAAAAACATTTGCTTTACACCGTTTTTATAAACAATTATTTTATGATCAGCATCTTGAACGAAAGTGCCAAAAGGAATTGTAAAAATATTATTTACACCATCTACAACTCCAACCAATTGAACATCTTCTTTTTTAATATACGATAATTGAGAAGTAGAAACAGTTGTGCCAAAATCAACACCACATGCTTTTAAAAAAGCTTTTTGGTCCTCATTAAATTGTAATAAATTAATATCACTAAAAACTATAGTAATTTCATTTGCTAATAATTTATTTAAAAGCTCTCCTTTTAATAAAGAAGCTCTTATATCTGATTCACTAACACCAGGAATTGCCAATAAATCTCTTTCCTTACCAACAGGAATTGGATAATTGAAAATTTTAATTTCTTTATTTGAATTAGAAATAATATTTTTAACTACAAAAGATGTATTTCTTTTTTGGAAAGGAGCAAATCCATTCATACCCATTTAGTACCCCTTTTTAAATCTTTTATTTTTTTTATTTTTTTTCTTTTTATATGGATATGCTGCTTGAACCATTGGCATCATCATTGGCATAGGCATTGGCATCATCATTGGATACCCGTAAGGATGAGAGATATATTCATCTTCGTCATCATCTTCATCGTCATCATCTTCAATAATTTTAGAATTAGATTGAAGTTGGATATTTTGATTATCGCTATGCTTGCTTAAATCTTGTTTATTATCGTATTTGCTATATATAGTTAATAACGATAATTTTTCGTCTTTGGATAATATTAAATCTCTAATTTATTTTTCGCTCATTTTTTGAATATCAGATGCAGTTAATCTATATCTTAAATATAACATTTCTTGCAAATAATTCATCTGTGGTTTAAAATAATCAAAATCTTTTTGATCTATTCTTAAAGTTCTATCCACTGCTGCGCTTAAAGTTCTACAATAACTGTCAAGCCATTCTGGAGTACCTAAAAATTGTTCTTTAATATCATCAACAGCGGTTTTAACTTTAAAAAAAGTTTTTATTTGTTCAGATGTATCCGTATCAATAAAAGGCTCGGACCTATGATAAAATTGTAAATTTCTTCTCGGATTAAACTCATTTTCTTGATTAATTCTACGAGTATCAAAAGCAACTTTTATCATTTTATTATTTAAAACAGATGCTCGTAATTCAAATATTTTTTTACGATTATCTATTTTATTTGATAATGAAGAAAGCGTATTATAAATATCTATATAATCAAATATCATATAAACCTACAAACTATTATTCTATAATATACTAAAATAATAGTATTATAAATTTAATTAAATATCTAATTTCCAGTCCCAAATGCTAATTTTTTTAGTTCCAATATTATTTTGATTATAAATCGCCAATATACAGTCTTTTGGATATGGGGTAGTGCAGCCCTCAAAAGTTAATCTGCCTTTTAAAATTAAAGTATGTGAGAATGGATACACATAATCAATAAACCAATTAGATCCTACTGAAGCTGGAACTAAAAATGCTAAATAACGATCTGGATTTTTAACAGCCCACATCGCACATTTATCCGACCAAGCAGATATATTTCCAAATGGAGGGTTTAACCATAAATTGCCGTCCAAATTATTCCAATCATATTCTAAAGAATTTACATATAAAGCATTAGGATTGTTGCCAGGTTTAAAAGATAAATATTTATCTGTTTTAGCATTACCATCTTCTGCAGCTAAATCCCAAGATAATTTTCCAAATTTATTTTCTACGGCTTTAATTAAATCTTTTGGAGTTCCATAATTTTGTTTTGATTGACCTGGTTTTTGAATTGGCATTATTTTCATATAAACTTTTATATCAATAAAGTTTATTTAATATTTTTAAAAATATAGATAGGTTCATATTTTTCTATACCAGCCGATTTATTTAAGTGAGATCTAACGGTTCTTAATTTAATCGTCTCTACTACCTCTCCAAAATAATCTTTAGTTATGTCTAACATTTTTTTATACTTATTAGTAATATTTAAGCCAAAATATCTGTTAGGTTTTAGCATATATTTAATATTACTTAATGTATTTTTCCAATAAGTATTATAAAAATAATCTTCTCCTTTATTATAAGCCTGCCTATCATCTTTAGAATAAACTTCTTGATCAAAATATGGCGGGCTGCTAAAACTGAAATCTATAGAGTTTTCATCTAATTTTACATTTTCAGAACCATCATTAATTAATGTAATATTCTCAAAATTAAAATATTCTACTATTTTTTGAAGTTCATCAGTAGTCCAAGGATCGACACCAATATATTTCCTATTACAGCTTGCGGCCCCCAATAATCTGCCACCCCATCCAGCCGAATAATCATAAACAATATCGCCCTCATTACTGTATTTCATATACATATATTTTGCTATATTTGGCTTAAATATAGATATACTTGGAACTAGTCTTGAAGATCTCATACCTTGAATTAACATACGAAAGCATATATTGAAAGTTTCATCATTATCTTCCTTATCCCACCAATCAAAGCCTAGCCTATTAATGATTAATCTTTTAAGTTTAGCATCATCTTCAAAAACTTCTTTCATAGTTAATTTATTAAATTCTGTAGCATCGTAAAATTTATGACAAAAATATTTGCATATATCTGTGGCTAAAGAACTATTATTGAATAGTTCATTATTATTTAAATCTGGTTGCCATTGACATAATTTTTTATAACTATTATTGAGTTTTGATGGATTATCAGGATATGTCCAGCCCTGCTTTCTAAAATATTCAAAAAGAGGCTCAACCAATGCCATTCTTTCATTATAATCTAATGTTTTAACATATTTAGAAGTTATAGGCTTTCCATCAATTACTGCTATTTTTTCAAATAAATATTTACCATCTTTCATAATTTTGACCGCTGTTCTTGGGTAAATTGAATGATTTTTTGCTATATTTATAATGTTTTCATTATTATCAATTTTATTAATAATAATTTTCTTTTCCTCATCAGAAATTTTATATTCTTTTCTTGAAAATTTTCTATTATTTTGCTGCTCCATAAGATCGAGCATTTTTTGATATTTTCTATCTAATCTGGTATTAATTGTGGATGTATCATATAACCAATGCATTAATTTTAATACTTTTTCATTACCATTAGATTCTAACTCATAAGTATTATTATTAGTTTTAGAAATGTAAGATAATCCAATATTAATATTTAATTGTTTAAAAATAATATCCTGTATTACTAAACCACATTCTTTTGTAGTTGCTAATGACCATTTCCATTCATTATTTTCTCTTTTACAAATAGATCCATCTCCGTCAAACATACCTCTGATAAACGCAATATTTAAATTTGCATCAAGCCATGATGGATATTTAATAATAAAACTTTTTGCTTGATGACAACCTAATTCATCTAATTTAGAAGACAAATGTTTACTATACATTTTAACAGTATAATATTCATATCCTTCTTTATTTTTAGTAAATGTTATCTTACTTTCTGGCAAATCTAAAAATTTAGATATCTTAATTAAATGATTTAAATCTAATGTTTGTAAAGATAGACTAACCGTATTGGTTTTGACACAATTATAAGCGTCTGCATATAAAAATCCTAACCAATAAGCCTTCTCTTCAGTATCTATTTTATCAAATATATGCTGATTAAATTCAGTAAATCTATGAGAATCATTTTTTGATCTTAATTTTCCTGTTTTATCTACCCATTTTTGAATTCTTCTTTTATCAATTGAAAATTTAATTCCTAAATTTTTAGCCGAAACACCTTTATTATATAATTCACAAATATAATTTATTTTATCTTCATTGAACTCTTCTTTTAAAATACTCCAGTTATTTTGACCCAATACATCATTTATATATTGTATTGGTATATTTAATATTTTTGATATTCGTCTAATGGCAAAACCACTTTCAATCATATGTTTGATTTGTAAATTATCCATCATTCAATATTATTTAATTTTAAATAAACCCTATTAATCCATTCTTTAAATTCTGAAAAACTTCTTTCTCGTTTAGCATAATTACAATATTTACAACAAGCAACGCAGTTTTCTTTTGAATGATTTTTACTATTATCTATTCTATCTAAACCATTATAGATAAAATCTCCATTTTGTTTCATATTTTGAGAAGAAAATTTAGTTGAAGCATTTTGAATATTTGCTGGTAAATTTCCGCAATAAAAACAATTATTTTGAGATATTAAATAAAAATCTTCAAATGGCATTTCTTTATATCTATTTTTCCATACTTTTCTCGCAGAAGCTTCAGCTGGAGAATATTTAATTTTTTTAGAATACATTTTATCAGCTCTTAAAGATCTTTGTTTATTATTCAAACAGCCGCAAGACTTGGTTCCAGAGCTTCTTAATTCTTCTGTTTTTATAACTTTAAAGTTACCGCAATCACACTTGCACAACCAGGCGGATCTTCCATTAATTGGATCTGCATAGTCGATTACAGATAATTGATTATATTTTTGATTAATAAGATTTAATCTCTTCATACAAAGAAGATATATCAAGCAATTTATTATTTGGGTTCAATAAATTAAAATAAAAGAAAAAGGCCGGATAAACCGACCTTTTTCATATCTTATTAGTTATTTACGCTCAGGCGCCGATAACTACTGATTTATTACCCTTTGCAACTCCGCGTGGATTTACGATGCCAATGCCGATGATTTCATTGACTACCCATCCTAATTTTAATTGTTTTGGTTCGTCAGCTGGTAATACTTCGATGTCTTGACGAATTGGCATTACGCCTACGAAATCTGGATCTGCAGCGGCATATACTGTTCCTGGTGGAACGATTTTGCTTACAAGGATATCTGCGCCCCAGATACGAGCATAAAGACCTGTTTGGAGGATTTCGCGTTGTGTGACTGGATCTACATCGCCGCCACCTACGCCTTGACCACCACCAGAACCCCATTGGAGAATATCGTTGAATTCATTGATATTCATAAAGAATTTGCTGGTTACTAAGTCCCAACGATCTACTTGGCGTTTGAGAGCCGCTAAATCGCGTTTTAATAGACCTGAATCAGCAATATCTTGTGCTGTATTTTCGATACCAGCAGCTGCATCAACGGCCGCGAAGACGTTAGCATCTTCTTGAGCCATAATTTCTTGACGAGCTTTTTGAACTGCACGGTCGATTACATTGAATCTGCGACGTTTTACTTCTGCTAAACGAACTGTTGGATTTGAGTAAAGTTCGAATTCTGGAACTGTTACGCGATCACCAAAAACGCGGCTTTCTGGGCCTGAACCGTTTGAGGAAATAACGACGGCAGTTACATCAATATCGCGATCGTAAACTGGAAGCGCGCCTTGCGCTAATGGATCAACCGTTAACATTTTACGAGCAATTCCATGATAATCTAAGTTTCTACGAATTGGATTTGCCATTGCTTGAGCAAGAGCAAGTTTGCCTTCTTGGGTCATGATTGCACGTGCAATTAATTCATCGCGTTTAGCTTCTGGAAGACCTGAAGCAAGACCTGCGTTTGAAGGTAAATTATCTTGCATTACTGAAGCAAGTTTGGCTAAAGTTTGCATTGCATCTCTTACTGATGAGGCGTTTAATTCGCCTTTTGAGTTAAAAATTTCAGACATATATGTTCTCCGTTAATTGAATTTATTTGCCAGTTTCCCAGCGGTATAAAAATACCTACTTTAATATTATATTATTACTATATGTTTAAATATTTTTTTCAATTTGTTTTTTAAATTCATGTTTTAATGTATTTAGAACTTCTTCAAAATATTCATTTATTTCTTTATCACTAAGATCCTTTTGATTTAATTTGATTTTACCAAATATTAGATCTTTACTTTTATTCATATAGGAAATTATTTTAAATAATACCATCTTCATTAATGCATTATAATCTTTAATATGATTATAATTTATATCATACTTAATACTATTAATTACATGCGGTTCAATAAATCTACGATAAAAAATATAATTATCAGTTTTCATTAGATAATAAATTCTTCTACTTACCTCATTAAATCTTTCATTTTTTGTTAAGTGAGAAAAATCTTCTATGCGTTTTTCTTCGTAGCCTCTGGTTTGAACCGGATTGTCTTGATACGGTAATTCTTCTGGCTCGATATCTAATTTTTCCGGAGGTATTCTATAATTGTCTATATTTATTTCATCAATATAATAAACTGGTAAAGAAGTGTGTTTAGATAATTTTTCTCTAAAAATCTCTAAAATATCATTATTTTCTTCTGGATACATCCTGTTAATTACAATTATAGGCTTTTTGTTTTTCAATCCAGTGATAAACCTAACAATTGAACGATAAACCATTTTAGGACCTTTGCCTTTAAAGTCCTTACCGGAAGTTAAATAAATAATACCAACATACTTACTTAATATACTTCCTATTAAACTTTTATTATATTCTTCATCTTCCCATTTTTGGCAACTGCTAATTCCTCTCTCTGACATAGTACAAAGATCCCAGGCTCCCTCTTTATCTGCACTGAATACAACTTCCATTTTAGAAATAGGTACATTGATTGAACTAAAATTTTTAAACGCTTCTAATTTTTCTATTTGTGGTAAATTGAACATACCAAAACTTTTATACAGCATTTCACTTATTTTATTATATACTTTTATTAAACTTTGATCTTTATGGAACACTAATTTTTGATTTATATTATCATATATAGTATCACCTAAAATTAAGCTCACAGTTCCATCTTCATTTTTTACAATTTGATTCAATGGATTACTTAAAATTACATTGAACTTAAGTAATAAATTATACACTGTTTCTTGTTCAGGAGAAAATACACGATCCCAAGGTTCAAGATCTTGTTTTTCAACATAAAGTGTTTCCTGATACCTATCAAGATCTTTGCATTTTTCACTAACAATACTTTTAATTTTAGAAACTAAAGATCTTGCTGATTCTAAAGCATCTAAATTTTCTATATTAGAATCTACCTTTTCTCTAAAATTTTTTAAACCGAAATGTTTGAATACCTTATCTACTTCTTTAATATTTTCAAACGCCTTATGTTCTTTAATCCATTCTGGCATTTCTTTATCTTTGAAAACATCTAATGTTGCCAAAGAATATAATAAATAAACATAATTCATATTTATATGCTTAAATATGTAATGCTGGTATTAAGCACGAGATAGCTAAAAGAATAATGTATAGCATTATTCCAAGTTTAGCAACAACTACCGAAATGTACTTTATCTCTGGAATTGTAGATTATAAAGCGTTAAGAGCTGTGAATTAATTAAATACGGCATTAGAGCAATTTCTAACGAATTAGAACATTTTGTTATAACTAAACAATTTAAAGAACCTAAAAATAAAAATTTATATAATGAAACCCAATTATACAAAGAAACAAATATTTTAAAATTTTTAGAAAATGCTATCAAAATTTTTAATATAAATTGGACCGGTGAAAGAGGTGGTGCCAATTATTCAATGGATATGTTTGGTGGAGAACCTTGGGCAGAAATTAGTAAAAGTTTATTTAAAATAGCCAAATTGAATATTGAAGCTAAAAAAATTAAAAAACAACAAAATATGAAACAAGAAATGAACATCTTGCAACAATTAGTTGTAGAATTAAATATCTTTGATGGTTTAAGTCATAATACTGATAGTATATTAAAAAATATTCTTAATGAAGAATATAAAGATAAAAAAGAATATCCGGCACCAAATGATTATAAATTACTAAATGAACAAGGATTACATCAATCAAATGAATTTAAAGATTTAAAATATTTGGATTTAAAATATTTGATGGATTTAAAAGAAATAATGGATCCAGTCGATGTTTATAAAGAAATAGAAAAAACTCTCACTGAAAGTGGAGATATTCATCGTTTTAAAGATTGGACTACTAAAATAAGACAACATCCAAAATATCGCGAAAAATCTGATATTGGATATGAATTATTTCTTATTAAGTATCGTAAAGAATTTTTATATTATATTAAGCAGATTAATATGGCGATAGACTATATAGATGATGTTATTAATTTAATTAAAGATACTGATGAAATTCAAAGTAATGAAAAAGCAATTAATTTAGCAATTCAAAAAGCATCTGTAATATTTTATCCAACAATTTTTAGATATAGAAAAGATATTGTAGATGAAGTTATACCAAGAACATCAAATCCTAATAAAATTTATGATTTGTTAAAAAAGATGGATTTACTTGCTTACGATGAAATGAAAAATAAAGACTCAATTATAAATCAAATATTTAGAAGCCATTCTTTAAGTCCATTTGAATTTAAAACAAAACCAAATATTTTAATCCAAGGTCTGATTAATGATTTGGAAAAATTAAAGAGACATTTACAAAAAGTGTCAAATTATTTACAATCTGTGTAATCGTTTTCCCATATCGTAATTAAATTATATCCAGACTTTTTAAGCACAGATTCCTTTTCTAAAGTTTCTTGATATAATTCTCCAAAAGTTTTTTTACTATGCGGATTAATTTTTTCTGCAGAATATTTTTTAGGATTTCCGTGCCAATAATCTCCATAAAATTCATAAATCGTATTAGTCTCTGGAACATAGGCATCTACTTTAAAAGTTTTATTATTAATTTTAATTATTTTTTGACGACAATTTTCCGGAATATTTAATGAATTAAGCCAAATTTGTTCTATTTTAGATACATTATATGAACATTTACTGCAGCCCTGTCCATTAAGATGCTTAATCGCCGATTGTTTAAATTCACCGTGTTTTGGACAAATTATTATTAAATAATCACGAGTATTTTTATATTTAACTATTTTATATTCATAATAATTATTATGTATTAATTTACATTTATCTATAACATCTTTTAAAGTAAATGCATATATATTTGATAATTTTTCAAATTTGCAAGCTGGACATCCTTGTCCTTTTAAATGAGATATTGGGCTTTGTTTAAATTCTCCGTGATTTTTACAAAAAATAATTAATTTATACTTATTATGTTTGTAATCTGATTTTGAATAATCATATTTATAATTATGAATATTATTAGCCTGATCTATAAATTCTTTTAGTGTTTTTTGCTTATTATTGCTGCAAGCGCTACATCCAAAGCCACTTAAATGATGATCTGGTCTTTGATAAAAACTTCCGTGAATTAAGCATATTATTTCTATATTAGTTTTTGCATTAATATAATTACATTTAGAATAATCATATCTATTATTATGAGCTTGTTTTGCTCTATATATAAACTCATCTGTGGTTAGTTTGTGGCTCATAAAATAATATATAACAAAAAAGGAGCCGATTTCTCGGCTCCTTTTACAACCTAATTAATTAAATTTTAGGCTAATTTACCGGCCCAAGTGATGACTGCATGTTGAAACTGGCGTTGAAGAGGACCGCCGCCAGAATTAAGAGCAGCAACGAGGCTGTTTGGTGTACGAACTAAAGAGCCGTTTGTTGCAAATTCTACGAAGCGACCTACTACTGGAGCGCCACCAACTGCTGCACCAGAGCCAACTGCTGTTAATTTACCAGTAGCTGTATATGTAAGTGATGTACCTACTGCTAATGATGCATTGGTTGGAACAATTGATGCGGTATCAACTGCATCGAGCGTAACGCCATAGAGACCTGGTTTGTCCCAGAGCGTAATCTTACCGCTACCGACTGCTGTGTGCGGGCCAAGAGCTGCACCAGTGCTAACTACTTGACCTGCAGTGCCACCAACTACTGCACCGAAAAGTGTACCGTAGTAAGCTGTACCATCATCCGCAAGGAATAATGGGGCGCTTGAAGAAGTTAAGGTGAATGTTACAGCTGGACGAGTTTTACTTGATGTACCAACATAACCGTCAAATGAATCAGCTGACGCTAAATCAGTGCCAGTTGTTGAAACTCCAACAAAAGTACATACTTCACCGCCTAAAAAGGAGGAAAGTTGTGAATCATAACCGTCAAATTGACCGAGAGGTTGTGTACCTGGATTTAAAAGAATTAATGCCATTGTATTTTCCTTAAAATTTTAAACTTACATCTTGAACTTACTAAAATCTATTTTTATATCTTTTTATTGATATAAATATTATTATTTTTTAAATTTTTCTAATATATCTTTAACACTTGGATCTAAATCTAAATCTTCATCTTCTTCACTATCGATAGTAGCTGTTTCTGTAGATAGTGTGCTTTTTGGCCCTTTAGATGGAGCGGATGGGGCCTTAGCAACTTGTTCGACTTGACTTTCTGCGTGATCTACATAATCAATTAAAGTTTTAATGTGAGATACCATTTCTTTTAAACTATCTTTTAGTGTTAAAAGAGCATTATCTACATCTTCAAAATCATCTGAAACCACAGTTCTATATACTTTATATAAATATTGAAGCCAATTTGGAGATCTTTCGTCAACAGACCTTTTGATGTGATCTATTTGATAAATCCAAACTTGAATAGAACTTTCTATTTTTTCAACTAATTCATTGTGTTTTTTAATAAACTCAATATCTGATTGAAATTTTTTATTTTCTTCTGGACTTAATTTTTGAATTTCAGAAATATTAACAAAGTTGATGCTTAATTTGTTAAAAATTCTTGTAGAGTTTATTAACTCAGATAAAACCTTTTTAATTGAACTAAGCATAGATCTTGCGTTTGGTTCTTGTTGCACACTATCTTTACTTAATAAATCATCTATTTCCGCATTAACTTTTTCGGCATCATTCTTGACGCCTTGAGATAATGGCCTGGCGTGATTGATCCAAGCGGCAGCCCCAATAACAGCGGCTACTCCAGCTGCAGCATACCAAAACCAAGCTTTTTTCTGAATTTTATATTGATCTAATTCATCGATGCAGCTATCCGCTAATACTCTTAATTCATCATTATCAATCGCATCCATATGATTTGCTGTTTTAATTAAATCTAATAACAATTCTTGTTTTGCATACTTATAATGATCTAAATATCCTTTATTTGGTTTTAATGCAACATAAGTCATTACATTGTGTCGTTCATTATTATTTTCAACCAAACCGTTCATCTTGTCATATGATGGAGCGATAATGACCGCATTAGGATGAGCTTCTTCTATAATATTATATTCGTATTCTTGACCTTCTGGTTTAACTCCATATAAAGCTTCAATAGTTGAAATATCATCTGAACCAACTCTTGGGTATGGTTCTTGCTTTTTATATTTTTCTAAATCTTTAGGTTCTGCTTTTTTAATGATACCTTTTTCAACCATTAAATCTGCATAATTTTCAAATATTTCGCTTTTGGGTAATTTTGGCATTGTTTCCTCAAATATAATACATTTTAAGTGATATTTTTTGCCGCATCATAAGCAAAACTATCAATAATATCTAAAATTGACTCAAATGGTTGCGGTATAACAAGAAAAGACGACGATGATTTGTTTGATGATTTTATTAAACTAATTGTATTTCTAAATTTTGAAGATTTATTAATTGCATCATTAGTTAAAAATGGGTAAATGATTTTTGCCCATTTAATCAACTGTTCCTCTAAATTAGATAAAGTTAATCCTTGTTGTATCCAAATATTACTGTCATCATTTTTGTGATAAGCTGTTAATTCAGATGGTATATTAGGAGATTTAACTAATTTTTGAGCAACATTTGGATCTACTTCAATTTTGGTATCTTTATCTTTACCAACTGTTTTAGATATTGCTGCACCTACAGCTGAAAATCCTAATGCTTTAAATGCTGTTTTAATAATCCAAGAAAGAGAACTCATTAAGAATTTAAATATTTTATCTTTAAAAGGTCTAATTACACTTAGTCCAGCTTTACCTAAAGCTCCAGAATTTTTAACAAAAGATGACATTAAATAAACATCCCTGCTGCTTACTTTAACTTGCTCTAATTTTTCTTCGTCTTCTGCACCAGAAATATTTTGATTAAATGACTGGCTAACAGCATTATCAACTTTGCTAAAATCTACCTGTTTTTCATCTGTATCTACGGCAGATGTTAAAGAACTTCCTATAGACGCGATAAAACCTTGTGAATCCCACCCTAATGCTTCAGCAATTGTCCAAATTGCTGATAAAGGGAATGGCAGCATTCCTTTTAAAAAAAAATCTATAATAGTTGCAACTGGATGTTTATGAAAATCTTCCTTGATTTCATTAAAATAATTCATAACAAAATCTTTAATAATAGAAGATAAGCTCGCATCAGCTTTTTTATGCAAACAATACTGATTTAATAAAGATACTAATTTTTCTTGATGATAATATTTTACAAGACCTTTACTCATCTATACTTCGAGGCAGCCATTTGAGCTCTGTTCCTCGCTCCAGTTTCCATATCATTAGCAAATCTCATATATTTTTGATATAATGATAATTGACCATCTATTAATTGGCTAATTCTTGGATTATCCATTCTTTCTTTATATTCTTGAAGATAATAAGAAGTTGTATTTAAAATTTGTTTTAAAATATTTGCTAAAGCTTGAGCATTATCAAAATTCTTAATATCATAATTTGCTAACAAATTATCAACCGAATCAGAGCTAAAAGATAATTGCGGAATACCATCATCTAATGAATTGCCGACTCTATCAGTCCATTCTCCACTATATTTTATAAAATTATTATATAATGTGTTTAAAACAGGATTATCTCCCTTTGTTTTTTTCATAAAATCATTTATTCTACTAAACCGCAAACTATTAGGTACAAATGGTAAAGATGTAGAGAGAGATTGTAGTTGTTGAACTTCCGCTGAATCCTGAGAACTATCAATTGTTGTTGTAGATGTATCACTATAAGATTTTAATAAATCTCTAATTATCTTTAAATAATAATTTTTAATTGCTTCATCTAATTTTGCCAAAGCTCTTTTTTCTAAATATTTTAGGAAATACACAATATTTGGCACTGTATCTAATTTTATCTGATTATCACCTTGTTTTATAGTAATTTGTTTATATAAATTACCTATATTAGATGAACTAAGTGTTTCTGGAGTAATTGGTATATTACCTTCTTGTGTGTAATTTACGGTTCCATCCGCAATTATTACTGATGGAATTTTATCTAAAATAGTCTTTGCGTCTAGAGCTGTTTTACCAGATATTTCTTGTGGTGTTTTATCGCCATCCAATTCGATAGTTGCTGGTTCTATATTAATATCGTAATCTTTTAGATCTTGATTTGCTTTATTAATTAATTTATTCAAAACATCTTGAGTTAATGGATTATTTTTAAATTCTGTTTTTAATTTTTCAATAAAATCAATCAAACCTTCTTTATAAATTCTACAAATGGGCATATCATTAATAAATTCAGAAGATCTTTTATATATAAAATATAAATCTTTAGGAAAATTCTTTAATTCTTCGTAGGTTTCTCCGACAGGACCGCTAAGCACTATTGGTAAATTATTATATTTTATTTTATTTTGTTCCAAAAATGTTATTAAACTATCTAATGAAGTTAGATCTTTTAAATACATTTCAGCAGAAGTATCAGAAGAAACATCAACTTGATTTAATAAATTATCAATTAATCTTAGAGCAAGTTGTTGCGTTTCAACTTCTCTTGTTTGAGCTGATTTATACAAAGAATCAAATAAACCTGATTCAATTATTAATTTACCTAAAACTTCTAGTTCAAAAAGAAAAGACATTATTAAAATCCTGGTTCAGATTGAAGAACTGTTTGTGTAGCACTTAACTGTTGTTTCATATTTTCTAAAACTTTTTTAATGTTGGCAGGGCTCGTATCTTGCCCTAATACTGCTAAAAATTCTTTAAAATTCTTTAAACTCATTAAGTGCTTTATTCTTGGTTGTTCTGGCTTGCCTCCAGATTCTAATCTAACATTTTCAACTATTGCGTTTTGATGTTGTTGGGCATTTGTGAAATCTTGTTTAGATATTTGATTTTTACCTATAGATAATAATGGTTTTTCTTGACTTATAAGATCTTTGAATTGAGGGTTCTCTAATACATTTTGTTCAAATTCTTTATATAAACCTTCTATTTTTTTAATAAATTGTGTTGCTTTAACAATATCACCTAATTTAGAAAAAGATAATGATTGAAATTGAGCTAAGTCAGCATCAGTAAAAGACTTTGATTCAAGACCCATTGTTTTATTGAAATTAATTATTCCGGATGCAAATCTTAATGCATTAATTAACGCCGTTGCTGTTCTTGCTCCAAATAATCCGTCCGGTTTTCTTTCAATTCCTCTTTCACCAGATCCTTTGCCTACGAAACTAATTGCATTAATTAAAGATCTAATATCTAACGCCGGTGTTTCGCTAACTTGTTTTCTTAAAGGTTGTAATAATGGTTCTTTGGTTTCTAAATGAGTAAAAGTCAAATCTTTTTGAATAAAATTATTTAATAAATAATTATTAAAAGCATTATGACCATAACTTGTTGGTGTCATAGATGCAAATGTATGACTTGAAATAGTTTTTGCTAAATCAATTAACGCTTGTTGCATATCCATTACGGCCTGATTAGCTCGCTGTGATACTATGGGAGCCACCTGTTTAGTTGTAGCCGGGACTTCTTGTTTTTGTATGGACGGAGGCGCTTTTTGTTCTACTAAAGTAGATTTTATTTTTCCTCCCTGTAATGAAGGAGGTAAATCAAAATAATCTATACTTTGAGATATTTTTTTCAAACTTCACCTTCTTCAAACCAAGATTTTTTAATATTATTTAATATAGATAAAAATCGACTATTTACATCATTATATTGTTTTTCCAATTCTTCCGCTCTATCAAATCCAAAAAGTTCTTTAAATTTTAATTTATTAAATCTTAATAATTCTACTTTGTTAGATAGTAAATTTTTAATTATTTCATTAGTATTAATGTAGCTGTTTAATTTTTTATTTAAATCATTTCTTATTTTAGAAATATAACTTAACGCATCTTTTTCGTTTGATGGTAATTTATTTTCTATATCTGCAAATTCCGTATCATATTTTGATAAATTAGAAATTTGCTTTTCTACATTAAATTTTACTTTTTTAATCTCATTCAAATAATCCTCTGGAGAAATGGTTTGCGTAGTTATTTGAAAATTTTCAATTATTTTTATAGATTCAATACAGGTTGATTGTAAATTATTAATTTGTGTAGATATCATTTCATAAGATGATGAATTAAGATATTTTTTATTTGATTCTATTTTATTATTATATAATTTAATAAAAGCAAGAATATCACTAATATCGGCGGCGACGCCCTCTGCCGATTTAAATTTTTCAACAGCATTACTTAACTGATTAAAAATCTTATTTAAATTATAAGTCCATCTATTTAAAATATCGGTTATATTTGGTCCAATAGATAATGTTTGCCCCTTAAACCTAAATCTTTCTATATTTAAAAATTCTCTATGTTCTCTGGCAGATTTAAGTAATGCTGAATGGGCCGTTTTAAAATCTTCAAATGATGCACTAATATCACCCCTTGCTTGTTGCAAAGCATCATTTATAGTATATGCATTAGATGTTTTAAATGATGCAGTTTTATTTACCTTTTTTTTTGGATCTGTTGATACTACATCAACAATTTTTTCGTGTTGAGATAAAATAGTTTCAACATCACCGTGATTATCTTTAGCATCAAATAATTTAACATCACCTTTTGGATGCGCCTCATTAATTAAATCTTCACCGGTTTCGTCGATAACATTATATAAAGATGTTTCGGCTAATTTAAATGCAGCCAATTTTTGTTCAAGATTGTCAGCATATTTGTCAAAACCTGATTTTCTTAATTTTGAACATAAAACTAATAAATTTTGATATAACATATTATCTTTAGCCATAATAACCTTTTAAATATAATTCAATATAATGCCAAATTAATAGCATCTGTAGATAAAATTATCGCCAAAGAAACTGTAATGATGACATTAATGCATTTGGAGGAGCTACAACAGTTGCTACTGCTGGATAATTTTCTGCAATTTGTCTCGTTGTTAATAGTCCTTCTTCACTGACAAATAAGTTGGCATTTAAAGGATAATATTGATTGACTTCAAATTTAGTTGTTTCTCCAATAAATCTTCCATACCATACAGTCATACGACCAGATCCCATAGTGCTATCATCACCAATGATATTAGGAACTTGATAAGTATATCTAACAGTGGTTCTTATTGCATTTGGTGTTCCGGTTCCAAGAGTGTCATAATTTAATTGTGTGCCAGCTGGAATAATAATTACGCCATTTCTTGGAATTAAGCTAACTTTAATTGGATCGGAAACAAAACTATCTGGAACTATATTTGGATTTTCTAATTCGGTTTTAATATCAACTGGAGTAATAATTGTGTTATTTGGGCCAGCAACTCCGGCCGCATTAACAATAATTACTTCATCCCAAGAATTAGCGTGAATTGCTTTTGTTCTTATATCATCAATAATTCCTATAGGAGCGGTACCATTGCTAACAGTTGCTACAATTTGATTACCTAAAGATGTTAATTGAGCAACCATTCCTGGCTCAAATTCAGCTGCCGGATCTACTGGCCAATAATATGGTCTTGCGCTTAATGAATTAATTATTCTTAACATTTAAACCTCTTAATATAATATATCACAAAAAAATAAAGCCACATAAAGTGGCTTATATTTCGTATATTAATTTTTTTATTATTCTTCATCTTCCCAATCTTTAGTATCTTTTACAAGTTTTTTTAATAAATCATCAAACTCTTTATCTTGTGCCCAATTATCATCGGCATCATTATCATCAAAGAGATTATCATTATCCTCATCATCACCAAATGGATCATCGCCTTTGTAAAACATAGCTTTTTCCCATTGTTCTGGCAAATGTTTATCATCTGCACTTACATCTTCTTCAGATAATTGATCTACGCTTTTGTCAAAAATTTCTACATCTGTATCAAATTTACCATCACTGGCATCATTAGTGTCGTTAAAAACCCAACCTTTTTCTTTAAGGTTTTTTACCATTTTTTCGCTTGTTAATTTATCTGTTTTAGATTTGTCTTTTTTGACTACTTTTTTAAGATCTTTTTTGGTTTTAGATTTATCTTCTTTTTTATCTTTTGCTTTTTTCTTTGCCTCAACTATTAAAGTATCAGCTAATGTTATTGCGTATGCAGATAATTTATCGAAACCAGCAATATCTAATTCTTCAGAAGCTTTCAATAAAGAATTAAGAGCTACTGATACCATATCCGCTTCGGCATTTAAGCCAGGATTACAATCACATCCTTTTTCGCAATCTCCTGGCTGACAAGAACAAGGACCCTCGCTCATTTTAGCAAATTTACCATCACAACCTTTACAAACATCGGCTGCAGAGGAGGTTAATTCTTGTTCTACTTCAGATACATTTTCTTCCGATACTTTATTGAAAGCAAGTTTTTGCAACATTGCTGATTTGGAAAACATATCTTTATTTGCTTCAAAGGCATCTACCATTAAAGAAGCTATATCATATTTTTTCATTAAATCCTCTTAATATTTTTTGCTAGAGAAGGCTTTTTCGAGTTGTGAACGAAGGTCTTCTTTTTCTACTGCCGCTGCAAAAGGATCTTCTGAACCTAATTGACCGACTAATGGAATTCCTGCTTTTTTGGTCATAGCAGCTTTTGCTGCTATTACTCTTTTGAAACTATCAAAAGCTTCGTCATTCCATTTCATAATATCATCAACTTGTGCAGAGATAGCTGAACGATCATTTGCTAATAATCCTTTTGAAACCATATCATACGCTGTTTCATAAGCGCGAGCAATTTTAACACGGTATACTTTCATTTGCTCATCAAGTTCGGCTTTAGCGTGTTCTTTAATTAATTCTGTCGCAAATTGAGAACTTTCTTTATCTGCTTCTGCAAAATATTGTTTCCAATATTTGACTGCATCTGCATCTACGCCGTGTGCAACTAATTCGTCAACACGAGCTGGATCAAGTTTTCCTTCTGATACAAGTTTTTGAATTCTCTCAGCATCTTTACGAACTTTCACTGGTGCTTGAGCAACTTCAACTGATTTATCGTGTTGTTCTTTAAGATCTTCTACTTTGCCAAGTTCATCAGATGGTTTTACATCTAATTCGGTTTGTGTTCCGCCTTTTGGATGAGCTTCATCAAGAACCTGGCTCATTTCAACAGATTTTTGCGCTAATTTAGCACGAGCGGCTGCACGAGCTTCTTTAGAGTCTAATGATGCTAATTTAGCTTTTTCCATTACCATTTTTGAAATGTCTGCATCTGGAACTTCTATTTCTAATTTAACATCATTCATATCTTTTTCGGCTACTTCATCTTCTACCATATCGCAATCATCTGCTTCTTTTGTATCTTCAACATCTGCCATATCAGCCGCATCTGCCATTTGGGCTTGTTTGAGTAATAAAGCTTCTGTGCCACGAGCGTATTTAACAAATGCTTTTTTGAGATTACGAGCATCTGCTAATGCTGATTTGGCGTCAGAAATTGCATCTTGAACAACAAAATTAGCATATTCTTCGTTAAGATCTAAGGTTTCGTCATCTAACATACTTGCAATTAATTCTAATTCTTTTGTATGTTCTGATAATTCATCAACTGATTTTGATAAACCGTCAATTAAGCCTTGATTTAAATCTTGGCGCATTTGATGTAATGAAGCTAATTCATCAGAAGCGGTTGCTCCTAAATTAGCCATATCACCCATTTCCGCTTGTTCTCCAACTAAGGATTTAACAGCTTCATCTAAATCAGATATATCTTCTTTTAATTTTGAAACTAAATCTAATACAGTTTCTTTTACATCACCTGATTTATCAGTTGCTTCTGGTTCTTCCGCTGGAGCTTCCATTTGAGGCATTTCTGGCATTTCTGGAGCTGGCATTGCTGCTGCTTCATCACCTACTGATGGAGGAACTGGAGCTGCTCCGCCGGCTTCTGCTGGAGCTGCGGGTTGCGCACCCATACCAGAAACTGCTTGTGATTTTTTGTAAAGACTTGCAGCTTTTGCTAAACCAACTTCTTTTACTTTAGCTAAAATTTTGCTACCAAATTCTTTAGTTGCAATTGTATCATAGAGAACTTCTGTATTTCCACCAGAAATTTCTTTTACTGTTGCTGATAATGCTAATTTATCATCAACAAATACCTGCCAGGCGCTATTATCTTTATCTTCTGAACCATCTATATTAGCCGCTTTAACGAAGCGAGCTTTTAATGGTGTTGCGCGGCTTAACATTTGTTTACGTTTTAATTCATCTTTTTCATCAGCTGATTCTGGACTTGGGTGTAATCCATCTACATCACCAACTTCAGGAAATGGTTTTTGTCCAACCATTGTTTTATCTTCTTTGCGCGCTTTTTCGGCAAGAGGATCTTTTTCGTATTTTGGTTTACCTGGTGTTGGTTCATTGACGCCACCGCCACCTTGGAAATATGCTTGTTTACCTTTCATTACGGTCTCCTTGGCTTTTTCTAAAGCAGCAGCGCGACGAAGTGATCTTTCTTCAGCTTCGGCACGAGCCAACATTTTTTTACGCTCTAAATCTGATACGCCAGCACTGCCAGGATGCATACCGTCAACTGGGCCTGTATCAAGGTTATTTTGACCTACCATCTGTTTGTCTTCAAATCTTGCTTTTTCAGCAAGAGGGTCTTTTTCGTATTTAACTTGACCCGGAGTAGGTTCATTAACGCCGCCGCCACCTTGAAAGTATGCTTTTTTATCCATTTTTTCCTTTGTATCAGACATAATTTCCTCTTTTATTTTATATGATAAAACTTTGATATGTTGTTCCATATTATTTAATTTACTTTCCACAACATCTTTTAAATCAGTAAGTGCTTTAGAAACATTAGAAGCAATTACTTTCTCTGGAAAATCTAAATTAAAACCTTCATTTGGTAAAATTGTTTCTGACATTTCTTTATCGCCAGTCATACCATATGGAGCTGTTGAAGATTCTTCGGATTCAAGAGAATTTTTAATTTCTGATATTTGATCTGCTATTTTTTGCACTTCTAATTCTAAATCTTCTAATTTAGAAACATTTTCGTCATTGTCAGCCAAACTAACAAATTCAGATTCTTTTCTTTCAATGTATTTGTTTAAGTTGTTAGCAGCTGCAAGAATTGTTCTAATTTTTGCTTTAGGATCCGCTCCATTAACAACAATAGATAATTCGATAGGATTTAAATCTACATTTATTTCGCCATAACATGATTTAGTTCGCATATGATTACAGAAATCAGCTTCGGAGCGTGCTACCTGACCACAATCAGAACATATGGCTCTACCTACTGCGGTGCCCATAGAAACACAAGTTGCATAACCAGCCGCTACTTTTTTAGCCAAATCTGGATATGTAATTTTGTCTAAAGCACATAAAGCAACTACTCTTTTAAGAGATCTATCATAGTAAGTATCTAAAATAACACCACGAATAGCATCTACTGAACTTGATTTATGATCAACACAAAGTGGTTTTCCAATCCATTTTTTATGAGCTTTTATTAACTCTTCTTCTGGAAAGATATCACCATTAGAGTTCTTATATGGTTTTAAAGAAGGATCGTTTGATTCCCACTTCCAAGTACCACCTTCTTTATTCCAAGATGCTTTTACAATTGTGCCATCTGATAATTTCTTAGGAGTTCCATCAGGATTAACTGTGGAAGCTTCAGCAGCGTGCATCATTACTGCCGAAAAATAAAGAAAATCATTAGCTTTGGGAGCAATTCTTTTAAGCTCACCAGCGAATTTTTGAAATTTTTCGGTAATTTCCTGATCTGACAACACAGATAATACAGATTCTTGTGTTTGTACATCTGCCGGGGTTAATTCTATTAGTTCGCCAAGTTTAATAAACATTTTTTACCAATTATCTATTATTATGTTCTAATAGTAGTAATTTATTTAATATCTTTTTTATTTTTATTATTTTTTTTATCTTCTTGCAATTCATCAGAAATATTTTTTTTAACTTTATCTAAAGCTTTTTTAGTTGATTTTGTATCAACATCTACGGGTTCAATAACTGTTATTGGTTGAAGATCGCCTCTTTTAATAAACATATTTACCTTATCATTATATCTAATTATTGATTTTTATTTAATACTTTATTTTTATACTCTAATAATTGTTGCATTAATGGAGTTTTTTCCTTGATTTTTTCTTGCATCTCATTACCAACTGTATCTACCCAAGTTTTAGCAAGAATATTATCCTGAAAATATGGAGAAACTCGATTTTCAATTACTTCTTCTATTTGGGCACATTCTTTTTTAATTAATTCAATGCCTTTTAATACAGATGGAACAAATTCTTTGGAATCTAATTGTGAAAAAAGTTCAGCAAATCTATTTACTTGTTTTTCTAAATCATTAATAGATGAAACAAAAGATTTAACTATCTTTACTAATTGAGTATCTGAAACAAATGATTGCATTAATGAGTATGAAATAAATGCTTGTTTTTTAAATAAATTAAATTTTTCTATAATTGTATCTCTATATTCTCTTAAAGAAACTCTTATTTTAAATATTTCTTCTGGAGTAATATCTGATTTATTTTTAAATGGATTATACATTAAATCTAATGTTTTTTCCGCAGTTTTTAAATCTTTTAGTAATTTCGAAAATGATTTTAAAATTTTTTCTGCCTGAAGTTTTTCACCTTCAGTAATCTCATAACTCATTTGCATTAAATATGATTTCTTTTTCATACACACCCTGTACCAACCGATGATGGAGCTAAGCCATTAATACCTTGGTTTTGATCCCAAACTCCAATATTAGGAATTGTATTTTCACTTATATCTATATCCATATTTATTGCATCATCTAATTTATAATTTAATCTATTTTGATATTGATTTGAATAATAATTTTCAGTATTACCATCTGGCCATCTAATTATTCTTGCATCTTCAAATGGTGCCCAAGATGGATTCATATTGGTTGGAATGAAATCCCCATACATACCTACTTCATCTTTTACATTGTTAACAATATCATACGCTTCATTTATATCTTCTGAATTACAAAATAATTTGATAAAATTTGTATATAATTTTATTATCTTAGGATCTACTCCTATACCAAAACCTAATTTTTTAGCTTCTTTAATTGCCTTATCATATGACCAATTTTGATATTTGCATCTATAAATAGCGGATAATAATCCTGTTCTATCTTTTCCGTGCAAACAATGAATGAAGGTTTTTTTACCCAAAAATAAATCATTTAAATTATATTTTAATAAATTTAATAAGGTAGATTTACGATGAGTACTAAGATCTATTATTATATGCTCTAATCCTAAAAGTTTGCAAATTCTATCTATGGCTTTACCTATTTTGGCATCTAAACTTATTATTCTTTCTATCCCAAATTTTTCTTTGAGCAAACGCAAATCTTTTACAGAGGGTTTTCCGCCTCTATATAGATTTTTATCAATTTTTTTAAATCTACTAATCATAAAAATTTCACAACATTATTCAATACTTGTCTAATGTATTGAGGATGCTGTTCTAATAAAATATTTTTTAATAATGTGATACTTTGTCCTAATGATGAAGATACTGGCATTTTTTTATTGGCTATCTCATATTCATTTAAATAGTAAATTTTTCTTTTTAAGTTGTTTAGAGATTTTTGTCTATTTTCTGGTGAAATTCTACTTGTAATAAATTTGATTAAATCTGCCAAATATTTCCCAGCATATTCTGGATTACCCATCTCAATGGCGGATGCGGTTTTTATTTTTAATATCTTCAAACATTCATCGAGAGCAATATCTTCAGGATGTTCTTCGTTATTTAAATAAGCCTTATCAAACTCTTCTTTATATTTTTCTTTAAATTTTTCTAAAGTATTAATATCGTGATTTTTAAATAATTCTCTAACTATCGAAGAATAAGTAATTCCAGATGCTTTTTTATGCTTAAAATATTCTATTTGCTTTAATCTTTTGACAGCCTCATTTTTGGTGTCATAAGATCCGAGCTCTTTACCTTTTTCTGAAAAAATTTTCCACTTATTTTTTATTTTTTTAATCACAGAAACTTTAGTAAAACCACACACTTCATCATATGCCGATGTTAGAATATTTAAATTATTTATTATATTTTTATCCATTTAATTTTCTAATTTTGGCAGAGGTGATTGTATTCATAAATACATCTTTTAATTGACCCGTTCCATCTAACTCTGTAATAGCCTTTATATTAAAACCATTAACAATTACCATATTATCTTGCATTTTAGTTTCACCATTATCATCAATAAATGCGCAATCTAATATAAGCATATCACCATAAGCATCTATTACTTTACCGCATACAACATTATAAATATTTCTAGAGAAGTCAGCTAAAGTTAATTGTTCTGAAACATCTCCAAAATAAATTTCAACATATTTATCTTTATATAATAATGAGATGGTTTCAGCAAATGTTTTATGCTTTGGTTCATTTTTTAACTTTTCGATAAGTTTAATAACATCTTTTTTTAACATTTGGCCGCCATTTTATACATTATAATTCTTCTATTTGTATTAAGTTTAGTATCGCTTACTTTTTTAAGTGTAGAATTTTTATCACTTAATACTAAAATATTTATTTTATTTCCATATTTTTTTAAATTATTTTTAAACTCTAATGCAAGAACATTAGAAAATTCTTTTAATGCTTTTTCAGATAAATCTTTTGGTCCTTCAAAAGAACATTCTAACTCTATATTGGTACCATCAGAACATATATTAGTTGTTGCGCCCAATTCTTCTTGCAAACCTAAAGATAAAATTCTTGAAAATTCTAAAGAATTAGAATAATCAGTAGAATTAACTACTATTAAAAAATTATTCATATTATCATTTGCTCCCAAGAAACTTTTTAATTGATTTAAAAAAGCCATCAATTTATCATATTTTGATACTTGTTTTTGTGGTTCATTTATTTTTTTTCTTTGATCAACATCTTGGGTATCAGCGTATCCCAATAAACTTTCAACTTTACCTTTGAAATTTTTAGTGCCCCAAGGACTATCATTAATATATTTTAATGTTAAATTAGGATTTAAAGATTTTTGTAAAGCGTCTCTAATTTTGCTATACATTGGATATTTTAATGTTTTAATTGTAGCATCTATTCCTTGTTGCCAATCTTTATATGCCTGTACTCCAGCCTTAAATCCAGGATTATATGATCCTGGCATTTTTTGTGTTGTATTTAACGGATTAAATTTAGCCGCATTATAGTAATGACCACCTTCAAGTGCTTGCCAAGCGACCAAAGCATTAATATTATTATCCGAAGTTGGATAACCCATAGTTGTTAGAATTTTTTTGGCAAAATCTCTTGGTGTCATCAGTTCCCTATTCTAAAATTCTTTTGCATTGTTTTAACAGTTAATGTTTTTTGATACGCAGAAAATCTACATACTACTCTAAATGTCGCTTTCTGATTAGGTAATTCTAAATTTATAGATTGTAAATCTAATGATGTTAAAATATCTACATATCGATCTTTAGGATTACTATCATCATCAACAGGAGATATTTGTATTACTAAACCTTTTAAAATTGAATTTTTGATAGCAGGAATTAATTTGTTTTTAAATTCATATGGTAAATCAGATATTTCTATATTAAAATCATCTAATCTTTTGATAAAAATTTGTGCTAAATGATCTTCTGCCGCAGAAGTTATACGAATATTTTTAATATCCTTTAAAATTTCAACATCAGATAAAAATTGATTAACTGGACCTATTGGTAATTCAGTTTTTGTCTTTAATTTAGTTTTCGGTTTTTCTTCAATTACCTCTATGTCCTCAGGATCAATTTCTTGTGGTTTATCTTGATTTTCTACTTTTTTTTTAAGAAAATCAAAAATACCAGCTGTCTTGTTTCTTTCTTCTAATTTTTTAAGAGCTTCTTCATTAGCTTTTTGATCAGAAACTTCTTCTTGTTTTGAATAATCTTCTAATTGCTCTTGTGTTTCCAAATTTTCCAAAACTTGTTTAGATTGTTCAACTAGGCTTTGTTCAGATTTAGGTTGTCTGACAGATAATTCTTTTTCTAATTGTCGTTCCTGAGATAATTTTTGTTCTTTATATTTCTGAGCAGCTTCTTGTTGTTGCCGCTGAATCATTTTTTGATATTCTTCTTCTCGTTTTTTTGCTTCTTCCTGTTTTTGTTTAAATTCTAATTCTTGTTTTTTAATTTCTTCTTCTAATTTAGCCTGATGTTCTTTTAATGGTATAATATTTTTATTGTAGTATTTTGTAAAACTTTTATTAAAACCACCACATTCTTTAGATAAATCCATCGATGTTTTCAAATAATTATCAACCTTACGAGTTGCAACATATCTTCCAAGATCTTTTAAATTATCAATTAATGATTTATTTAAAGATTTTGCTTGGCTTACCAAATCAATAGTATCTTGTCGTAATTTGCCAATAAAAGAAGATGGAAACCTTTTTTCTAAGGCCTTAATTGCTAAATTATGTGGAGAGAAAAATCCGGCAAACATATCGCTTAAAGAAGAGAAGAATCCGGCATTTTTAACTAATTCAATTGATAATTCTGATTTTTTAGCTACAGGTTGATATTTAAATAGTTCTTCTAAATGCTCTTTTTTTGGTCTGCTTAATAAAATATCATAATTTTTAAAATTTACAATATTTTTTAAAGTATCAAATTTTTCTTTAATTGAAGAAACAGCATCATTATATTTAGTTAAATAATAAGCAGTAGTTATGTAATCTCTAAGCCTGCTTGCAGAGACAGCTTTATCTAAATTGATTTCATTTTTTTCTACAATTTTTCTAATTTCATTATCAGTAGATCTAATAATCTTCATTATTTCTCTAAATTCCGAATCTCTTAATTCTAAGAATTTACCAGAAATATTAGATTTTTCTCTAACTTTACTTAAGAAACTTCTTCTTTGAGCGATTTTTTTCATAACACTCCCTATTAATTATATAAAAATATTGATTAATTAAGGAGCTTTAGGTGATGGAGGTGGAGTTAAATCTGGTGGAATGCCAGAAGTATCAGGAATGCCGGAAGGTTCTCCCCCACCAGATGGACCAGCTTCATAAGGTGATTGTCCAGGTAAAGGCGGTTCTAATATTTCTGGAATATCAGCATCATCAGTTAAAGACCTTAATTCATTGAGAGGCATTTGTTTAAGAGATTCTTTCTCTTTTTCTCTAATTGCTTCTGCAATATCTTCTTTTCTAATCTTTCTTCTTTCTTCTTCCCATTCCAATCCTAAAGATCTATATAAAGTTTGTTGTGAAACTCGTTTTGGATCTCCGGTTAATTGAATTAAAAAGTTAATATAATCAGCCGCATCAAATAAGCTCATATGATTCCAGTCAATATCTGGAACTATAAGAACTTTTTTCTTATCTTTAAATTCGTAAAATTCATTGAGTTTAGAAATGGGAGCAAAAATACGACGACGAAGCCAGGTTGTCATCATATTTCTAAACTGCATATAACGCTGTCTTAATACATCAAGAGATATACCACCGTTAGCATATGTAATATCTCCACCACCTTCCATAACTACTTGTGGTACCATTAATCCAATATAAATTTCTTTAATTAATTGCGTAATATCTCCTGAAATATCATAAATACCTTGACCAGAACCTATTCTTTCTATAGATACCTGATCGTGAGTAATGATTTTAAAATCTTTATCATATTGTGCTTGTTCTATCAATTCTCTCCAAGCTTCAAGATCTGCCGGAGTTGGCTTATATTCAGTACCTGCCCCTCCAACTTTAACAAGAGTTAAAGGATTAATCATATTAGCGGCTTGTGCAAATTTAGATTCTCTTAATAAATCGAATAACATTAATTGTCTAAATACAGAAACTGGAAGCCCAGTGCCTCTATGTGCATATGGGCTTATTTTTCTTGCCAAATGTGAAACATAAAAATTATCAAGAGGTATATTTTCGCCTCTTCTTACTCTTTCAATTATTGCCGGATTTAACTGATTTCTTTGTTCTATGTCGGATGGATTATTTGACATTACTATCTTGCGTAAATTTTCATCCGGTCTTAACATAATTAACGGCTCATTTGCTATAACCGTTTTTTTAACAACTATATAATCTGGATTTTGTATTGCTAATCTACTCCATTTTAATGATTTTGAGTCTAACTCCGCATATACAAAAGCTTCACCTAACAACCAATATTCTTGAGCAACTTGAACACAAATATTCATTAAATCTATTTCTTCAATCATTTCATTAAAGAAATCTTCTACTTTTTTATTTGGACATTTAATGTTTAATTTACTAATAGGATATGTGCTATGCAAATTAATAGCGTTTTGTACTATGGGATTTAAGGCATAAAATGATCTGCACCAGGCATTTATTGTAGCCTGGTCTCTTGGTAAATTAAGATTTGAATTAAGCCATAATGGAGAATAAACTTCAGGCGTTTGTCTTACAGTTCCACCTGAACCTTGCCAAGAAGTTCCAGAACTACTGCTGGCTAATTGAGCATTTTTAACAATAGTTGAATATGATGCTTGTGTTAATTCATTTTTGTTTTTAAGATTACCAGATCCATCCTTAAATAAACCGGCCTCTACCTCTTCTCCAAGTGTTTCTCGCCTATATTGGGAAACGGATTTATACATTAATGGAGTAATTGATGGTACATATTTTTTAGTATTATCTGACAAAATTCACCTATATGAATATATATAACTTTATTACTGATTATTTATTAGACAATATTTAGTTAATGTTATCTAATTTTAGGAGCATATGCTAAAACTGCAGGAAGTGTTTTCTTTTCTTCTGTGAAAGAAGTTGGAAGCCCTTGGTTAGTAAAACCTTGAGTTATATAAAATTTATAAGCAATATATGCGTTTAATAAAGCAACAAAACCATCATTAACCCCAGATTTAATATAGTGAGGTGTAACATCTCCTACTCGCGATATAGAAGGTTTTATTTCCATATTAGTGCAATGCTGAATTAACCAGGCAATATGCTCATATGAGCCAAGAGGAAATCTTACCATACCTTTTTTCATTTTTTCATATAAATCAGCAATCCAATAATCTTTTTCAAACATAATTACTTTAGGAAAAATATCTGAATTATATTTTACTTTATTATTTAACTTACCAGTAGCTTGAGCGCACAAAAATTTTTCACCTAATTCATTTTGTAATATTTCACTCAAATCGTGCGTGTATCCAAAATCCATCATCGCAAGATTAATAGAATATTTTTGAATAAGCTCTTTGATAAAGGACTTCTTATATTCAACATTATTTTTTTTAAATTTAGCCGCAAATTCAATTGACATTATACCAGCATTTTTAATAGATATAATTACCGCGGTGCTATAGCTCTGCCCCTGTATTTTAAACCTTGGATTATCAACCATTTGTTCGGTGTCTTGTCTGGCGCCTATATCTATTCCTAAGAATTTTAAAGTTTGATCTTCTGGATGAAAATTAGCCCTAAATTTTCTCTCGTGATCTCCACAAATTTCTCGTATCTGATCTTGAGTAATAATAGAAGTTTCTCCGTGGAAAAATTCTCCAAGAACTTCGTTTTGATATGCTCTTTCACTATTAATTGGACTATTTTCAGGTTTTTCTGCAAGAATTTTTTCTTTAGTAAATTCTGGCATATACAACTGATTAATATGAAATCCTATATATTGACATTCATCTGGATTTCGTAAAGGTACCCATTTACCTCTTTCCGCTGCTTTTCTTTTGTCTTGATCGTGGCCGCAATGAGTACATCTAACAACGAAGTCATAAATCCAAATATTTTCCCATTCATTGCTTCCAGGAGTATATAATGGAAAATGCTCTCCACATTTTTCACAACCTAAATAAAAATATTGTTGAGAAGAAGCGTTCCATAATTTATGAAAATTAGAGCCTTTTTGAAGAGGAGTTCCAAAATAAACTTGAACTCCAGAACCAATAGAACCATATCTTGCTTTATTTAGAATTTTTAAAGTATTAGAAATGGCAGCTGGGCTCATTAATTGACATTCATCAAAAAATATAACATCCGCAGTTTTTCCTCTTAATCTTGAACCATCAAGGCCAACTGATTCTATCCATAAATGATTACCGCCAACAAATTGCTTAAATTGTAAGCTGTCATTAGTGGCGGTTGTTGCATCAATTAAAGATTGCATATGTGATTTAGATTTGCCTTTTTTATCAGGACCGTCCGTTAATACAGAGTTAGATATCATTTCACTTAATTTAGTTTTAGAATACGAAAAGACGTGATCTAATTGAGGAAATGCGTGCACAACTCTAATTGGAGGCCTATCTCCAGATCCAAATAATCCAGATCCCATAAAAAACATTTCAAGTACAGAAGCCATAGTAGTGCCACCGACTTGGCGTGATTTAAGTAATACAATTGGTTTAGAATTATTTTCTAAAGCTTTAACGCCAATGTATCGATAAATTTCAATAAATGGCCTATATCCATTACTTGTTAAATTAAAAGGCTTACCATCAAGATTTAAATAATTTTCCGCAAAATATACAGGATCTATATTTAATAGTGTTTTCTTTATTTTTTCTAAAATTTCATCTGACATATATTAAATATATATCAATAAATAAATTAAAAATTACTTATTTAGTTGATGGTTCTAATAATTCAAACGGATCGTAATTTTCATCACCGTCAGTAGAGGTATCAATTTTTCCTAAATTTAAATTTACTTCTTTATTTTGAGGATTATTTTTTTCTACTTCTATAATTTTATTATTAATATAAACTCTAACATCATTGGGAACATCAAATTTATTATCTAATTTTTCTTGAATAGATTTGATTTTTAATAAATCTTCAACAACTGCTTCTGGAAATGCGGTTGGTCTGCTTTCAACATAATTATCTATAAAGATTTTCATTTCAGGTATTCTGCTGAATATTTCTGGCTCTTTATGAGTTAATGATGAAGATGCTTGTTTTTTATTTAAGAATTCTAATAAACCAGTTCTTTTTTGCATATCTAATACTGCTTCTTCAACACTGGAATATTTTGATTTACGATTACCTAATATTTGATTAATTTCATCAAATATGACGGCATCTTGCACTTTTGATTTTACTGCACTTTTCTCTAATTCAGAAATAAAATCATCTAACCATTCTGGCTCGTATTTATTGCCTTCAAAAGTTATATCATCTCTTGAAAAAATAGAATTATTATATCTGCTCATAATTAATATTAGGCCTGATAATTACTTGCCCAATCTCCTTTACCATCACGAGTATCTACTTCTTCATCGCGTTTATATAAACGATCAGTTCTTACTGGATAGCCCATATCTTCAAGAAATTGTGATAATTCGGCCTGTTCTCTTTCGTTTAAGGCATATTTTTTCACTTGGTCTTCGTAAAGATGTTCAATTGAATGACCTGCGGAAACCATTCCGTTTATACAAACTCTTGCAATTCTTGATATTAATAACGGGACTGTAACTATTATCCCACCAACATATGGGGCTCTACCTTCTTTAACTAAAGATGATTTTTCCTCGGCTTTTTTCTTTTTACCATATTTGCTATCTAAAATTTCTTCTCTTCTTTTATCTAATCTAACGATACCTTCATTTATTTCATCTTTAGCTTTTGCGACTTCATCAGCATCAATTACGCCTTCAAAATCTTGTTGCATCGCTCTGGAAATTTCACTATCTAATCTTTTAAGATAAGCAATAGCTCTTTCTAAACCAGGAATATCTTTACCCGAATGATTAGGAATTTTCTTAAGCATTTCATCCAACCAAGAAGAAAAATTAGCACAATCTTCCCAATCCCAAATATTTTTAGATTTATCTTTAACTACTTTTTCTTCTTTTTTATCTTCTAAATCTTTATCAGAAATCTCTAATACTTGAGCATCATCGGGTGCTCCCGGTATATTGGGGAGTTTAAATTTAAGCTCAACTTCTACTGGAGCCACTTCCTGAGCTAAATCTTGATGCAATTCAACAACATCTTCCATTTCTGGTTTTTCATCATAAATGACTATTTCTTCATTTGATGGAGCTAATTCTACTTCGACTGGCTCATCTACCATATCAATAACTAAATCTTTATTTTCCATTAAATCCTGTGCGCTTTTTAAAAGTGGCATAGTTCCCTCGATAAATATTCTTCAATATTATATAATAATATACATATTAAAGTTTTTTTGATAATATTTTATTTAATATTTCTGCTCTTTTTTGTAATTTATACATTCTATCTGCGTTTTGAGTAAAACCATAATAAAGATTATGATAATAAGTGCTTGTTTGATCGTCCATTGGGACGGTAAATAATCCATTCATTCCGGTATTATCCATAGTATTTGTATAATAATCAGATGGTTTTAATGTAGGTAATTTACACGTTTCTATAACTTTATTATACAAACAATTAACTTGATGATCAAAAATTTCTCCAGCATACTTACATTGTGTATTTGGTGATTTTTCTAATAATAATTGTTTATTTTTAGACACATCTGTGGTATCCATTAAATCAACTAAATCACCAGCTTTTTTACAATCTTTTGTAATATCTAAGCCAAATGGACATTTATTTGCCTGATCTCTTAAAACCGATAATTTTTTCATTGTGGTTTATTTTTTCTAATTTTATCGATTAATTGTTTTCTTTTGTTTTTTCTTTTTTTTCTAAATTCAGATAAGCTTTTATTTTTCTTCATATCAGAATATAAACCTAATCCAGGACCTTCTTTATCTTCTATCCCATAATCAAAATTACTAAAAAATTGAGCATTTTTAACTGAATTATAAATTACTTTTTTATTATAAAATGGCTGCAAATCTTCATTAATTGGTATATAATTCCAAATATCCATTTCATTTAATAAATAAACCAATCTATCGGGATTATGATTTAATGCTTTATTTATATTTTTAACTTTATATTGCAATTTGATTTGATTTAAATATTGTTTATTATTTTTAATCCAATTAATAATTTTAGGATCTACATCAAAATCTAACTTAGAAGATAAATACAATACCCTAATTATTCTATTTACATTATATTTAAATGTTAATTCTGGATCCAGGCATGTGCGTATGAATTTATTTTCGATATCATCTATACCTAATTCAGTTAAATCTAATGTTGTTTTTAAATCAAAATTTAATAATAAAGAATTACAAGTAAAATCTCTACTATAAATTTCTTTTTCAAGTTCAGTTGGTTTTTCTATACCTTTATAATGTAAAATTTTTTCTATATTAGGTATTTTAAAATTAGAAGAAAAATCTATTTTTAAAGAACCCGTATAAACCGATGTATGACCGTCATCCATTTTTTTAGAAGCAGACGGTAATATTTTTGCTAATTCAATAGAAAACTCTTTAGCCAAATAATGTATAGTTTTATCACCATTTGTAATATCTAAATCAGAAATATTATCTAATTTGTCAAGATATTTATCGCGAGGCACACCACCACATATAAAAGGTTTAGAAAAACCTTTATTTTCTGCAATATTTTCTATTAGATTTAATAAATCCTTTAGTTTCATTCATTAAACTGCTTTTGTTGGTACTGGTGCCGAGGTAGGAGGAGCTGGAGCTGGTGTAGGTGTAGGAGCGACTACTTCGGTAGGCTGTTCTGCTAATTCCTGTTGAACATTTTCTACAGCAGGTTTTTCGCCATCTAATTTATCTACTAACTCTTTATCTCTAACTTTTTTCTTCATATCTTTTAACTTAACTTCTTGTTCTCTTTGTTGTTTGATTTTATCTCTTAAAGCTTTTTGTTCTGGAGTTAAGTTTAATTCAGTTTTTTCTCCAAGTAAATCAATTTCAGATACACCTATGGAGCCTCTAAGAGAGGATAAAATACCTTCGATACGACTATTAACATAAGTAGAAGCTTCTAACATTTTATGTTGAGCTTCGGGTAATGACGGGAAGAATGAAGCTAAACCTAATTTATTTAACATAGCATCAATTATTGCTAATTGTCTGCTTATTTCTCTATTTTTAAATAAAACATTAACTTCTTCTAATTTATCAATTACATCTTGAATTGTAATATCAGAGAAAGCGGCATCAATCAATTCATCAAATTTTGACTTAGGTTCCCTTATCCAGCCTTTTTGTTGCTCTTGTTTTTCAGGAGCTACGGCCGGTTCTAAATTCTCTTGTGATTTTACCGGAGCACTTTCATTTAATTGTGCTTCTACAAATAATTCATCATCTTTTTCTAAAGGCAATATTTCTTGTTCTAAAATTATTTCATCTTCTACTGAATTAAGATCGGTAATACCAGATGTTTCTAAATTATCTATAAAACCAGCAATACCTTCAAAAGATTTTTCTTTTTTATCTTTATCTAAACCTGGTTCAGTTAAATCAGGGGTATTATTTGGTAATGTTCCTTTACCATCTATTTTACTATCTAACGGTAATGGGCCTTGATTTGCGTTAAAATTGCCGGGGGTATTTTGTGATAATTTATAAACAAAATCTGCAGATTTTATAAATCCTTGATTTTTTAAAATATTTGATTGTCTTATAATTAAATCATTATAAATGGAATTGGCAAAACTATTTTTATTTACTATTTGTATTTGTTTTTTTAATTCATAAATAGAATTTAATAATTTTTCAAACTCTGAACCAGCAAAAATTTGACCATCTTGAGAAGATAATAATTTTTCAGCAGAATGTAATCTTCCTAAAATTTTTCTGCGCTGCTCTTCTATAATTCTTCTTTTTTCTTCTTTATTTAATGCTTGTTCTTTATTTGAGATTACCGCATTTTTAGCTTCAGTAGAAACATTATTAATATCTTTTAATGGGCTGGGTGGAATAAAAGAAGAAGGTGCAGGATTAGGTATAAAATAATTAGGTATATCTTCACTTACATAATAATTATTTTGGGCCGTTTTATATTTTAAGTGTTCTTTGCCTTCATAAAATTTCATCCAATTTAGAAATGCAATTTTCTCTAATTTATCCCAATTTATAGTACATTCATTAACGGCATCATTTTTGGAAGATCCCATATGAATGCGCATATAAACTTGTTTCATAACATCTACCCACTTACTTATGTCATAAGCTGGTTTAGATGTTCCTGGATCACTATAGTTTGGATAAGATATTTTATGCATAGCCTTATAAATATACTATAATATTGTATTAATTATCAGTTTTTTCTAAATTACTTAAAATTTGAGTTTCTAACTGTTTAACTTGCTCTAATCTTTCTTCTACTGGTAAGATATTAATTGGCGTAGATTTAATTTTTTTAATTTTTTCATTAAATAAATCAATAAATAACATAGATGTATTATAATCTAATTTAGCCAAAATTTCTTTAATTATTTCATATACTACACCTATATGCTGGTCTAATATTTGTATGTTAATATTATTATTTTGCTGTTGTAAAATTTGTTCTTGCGGCTTATTAATAATTTTATCATATTTTTCAAATACATCAGATAAAGTATTAAACCATTCAATTAAGGTTCTATCCATTTTGGTGTTTCTTGGATTTTCTTGAATAGTATCAAACACTTGTTCGGCACGATATTGAATGTTAAATATCATTCTTTTTAATCTGGTATGAATATCAATCTCTTGATTTAAATACTCGGTTAATTTATCTTGATAGTCAGAGTTAGATTTTATTACTTCTTTTATTTCTTGATCTGGAGTATTTTGTTTTTCATATAATTTTATTATATCTTCTTTAATTTGAGTATAGATATCTAAGTACTCATCTTTAAATATTTCTAAAGATTTTTCAGAAAACACATATTTTTGTTCTTTATCGTATTTGACCGATAGCCATTCATTAATATCAGATAGCGGAAAACCAAGTAATAATTTAGAAATAATCTCATCCCTATCAGGATGAGATAACATATTTTGTACTAACTCTTTATTTTTACTCATAGTACAATATATATCATTTATTCATTCTTGATTCACGGGTGCTAAAAGTCATTTCTGATGGAGTTCTTTTATCCAAAAGACTTTGATTTTCTGTTGCGCCACCTGGTACTTTATTACCTTTTAAAGTGGTAAATCCAGTTCTAAAATTATAAACTTTATTATCTAAACTGCAACGCCAAACATCTTCCCCTATTCTTTCTACTTGCAATCCTGGGTGATCTGGGCAGGTTCTTGTAGATAGTGGGGCCTCAAGAGTAATATATTGTTTCCCAGCTTCGCTTTTCTCTATGGCTTCAACGGCTTCAGAAACTTTACTGTCTTGGTGTTGTCTATCTAAAGTTTGATTATACTTTTTTTTTAATTCTTCTATTTTATCTTCTTCTGCTTTTTTAAATTGAGCAACGGCATCTTTAGGCGCACCTATTGTTAATAATATTTCATCTAAAACTGATGCTATTTTTAATAAATCAGGATCTCCACTATTATCAAAAGCGGTGGCAAGTTGAGCAACTTCATCTAAATCTGATGGAGCAAGCCCTTGTTCCATTTGCTCTAATTCAGAGGCGCCTTTTCTTAATTCTTCAGCCGCTAAAACTAAACTTTCTGCAACTTTATTTAAAACCTGATCATTATCTTCAACACTATTTAAAATTTCATTATCAGGATTTTCTAACCAGCTGGCTAATGCTAATAGTTTTTTATAAGATTTCATTTTTTACCTAACTGCAAAGTTGATTTAATAAAAGTGGTATAAGCATCTTGTATTAACTTAATGTCATTTATTAATTGAGATTTTGTATTTAAATATACGCTATTAAAATCAGGACCAGGAGGAACATCTTTTTGTTTTCTAATGGTGTTAATAAAATTAGTAATAGATTCTTTATCGTTTTGAAGTTGGCTTAATGAATTATAAAAATTATACAATATATATGCCATCTCTAATAATTCATTTCTTTTATCTTTTGTATCCTGAAGTATTGCAATTGGAGGAGGACCGCCTTTAACAGGACTCCATTCTTGTTTTTGAGCAAGTTTTTTTAAAAATATAACTCTATCTTTAATATTCAATTGATCCTCAAAAAAGAATTTTGCTTGTCATACTTAATGCGCTTCCAGCATCCTCTATATTCTTTCTGTATAATGGAACACAATTACCATTCTTATCTTGATAAACTTTATTTATAGGTAATCCTGTATGACCACAGATTGTTTGTGTGCTATGCGCGTGTTTAACTTTCATATTACAAGTATTTTGCGGTTTTTCTTTTTGATTTAAACAATCAATATAAGTAGCAAACGCTGATTTATAAGCGTTTTCATATGCAAATTTATCCGGAGTATCTTCTGAGGATTTTGCTAAAATAACATTAAGAGCATCTTCTGCTTTCTTTAAATTACCTTCGGCCATTGATTTTTCAACAATATCAACTAAAGCCCCAGGGTGTAAGGGATATAATGATGATATCGATGATGCCGCTTTATAATCAAACGATAATGAAGTTGATAATCTTGTTAAACCTTCTTTATCAAAAGTTTCAATAGATCCGTTTGATACGATAAATGGAGATAATTCAACATTATTTCCACTTATTTTAACAGGAGTAGTAAAAACAACATTATTTGCTTTTACTGTAAAAGAAACATCATCATCTCCTACATCTGATAATGACATTTGATAATCTTTTATACCTAATTCATTAAGAGCTGATTTTAGAATTTGAGATGCTTTATTTAAAGCTTGTTTTCCAAATTTAAATTCTGCTATTCCTGCTTTACTATCAAAATGTTTTGCAAAATTTAATATTTCAGTATCTTCATATTTTGGCAAATCTAAATCTTTTTGTTCTAATTCCGGGATAGAATTATAAACTACATTATTATCAAATAAACTGCCCGATGTTTCAGCTTGGGCATTTAATTTTGAAACCGCTAAATCAACACCACTAATAGTATCTTCTTCAAGTGAAGCTAAAGCGTTTAATACTTTTTGTTCATTTACTTTTAATGATGAACCAGCATTAGATAATATATAATTTTTAATACTATCTTCTGTTAGTTCTACCGGACCCTCATTTCCTATAAAAACTGAAGGAAATAATGGAGTTTTACCATTCATTTCTACTGGCAATAATACATTAGTTAAACCTTTAGGAGTTTCAAAAGAAGCTTTGCATAAAATGAAATGATCTTCTTTTCCTCCAACAATCGATACTTCTTTTGGTGATATAAGTAATGAATTTAATGAATTAAAACAAACATCAGCGGCTTTTTTAGCCGTAATTGATGAATAAGCTTCTTTTTTAACGCCAAATGCTAAATTTAAAGAAGATAATAATACCGGGTCTATTACTTTATCATAAATAGAATCTAATGAAGCATCAGCCGAATCATCACTTCTATCATAGATTTTAACTTGATTTTTATTTTCAACTTGACCTAATTCTTCTGCAAATAATTGAGCAAATTTAGTATTTCTTGAATATAATTTACTATATAAATCTTTAATTTCTGCTCTAGAAATTAGAATTTTATTTGAGTTTAACATCATTTTTTTGGTAATTTCTGACATCATACCAATACAATGATCTTCCGGATACTGTTTTGAAGCTCTGGAGAGTTTTTCAACAAAAAGCGGCAAAGCTATTTTTTCATTATCTTCTATCATTTTTGATAATGATTCAGCTATTTTTTTAATTTCATTAAAACTCATTTAATCACCTTTAAAGTAGCTCCGGATATTTTTTACATATTTCTTGTCTTTTATCTTCATTTAATTCTTGAAGTAAAGCTTGAACTAATTTTTTATTTTCTGCTAATTTTTTAGGTAAATAAGAAATTGTTTTATTAAGCTCTTCTTTAGAAAGGCCTAATTTAGAAGAAGCCATTTTTGTTAAAAACTCCCCTTTATAATTAAATACTAAATCCTGTGATATTTTGCTTATACCAACCTGCCAATCAGATGCTTCTGATTTCTTTTCTTCAGTATCTTGATATAAGGCAACTATGTAATCGCCATCTTCGGCATTTTGAATTTGCCATAATTCTTCAAGATTACCATCTTTAAATCTAACTACATCAAATGCTACTTTTTCGATACGATCTTGAACATCAGATAATTTATATCTTTTTTTATCAACGGCATCTGATAATGTTTGATAATCTAAAGAAAATTTGTTCATATAAACCTCAAATATAATTCTTCTAATAAGAAATACAATAATATGTATATATTTTATATATTTAATTTAGTTAGATTTTAATTATAACCAGTTTTCATCCCTTAGTTCTGCTATCTTTTTTAAGATTTCTTGAATTTTAGGATCATTTTGAATTAATTTTTGAATTTTTCGTTTTGCGCCACCATAACTTCTACGACCGTTCTTATAATCAACATTTCCATTTAAACACTTAGTAATAGAGCTTTGATTAACGCCTAATTTTTTAGCAATCTCTTGTTGAGTATATCCATTTGAATATAACTTTAAAACTTCTTTCTGTCTTGTAGTTAATTGTGTCTCAACTATTCTCCAGAACTCCTGTCTTAACTGTTCCTCTAATTCAGATACCTGTTCGTTATAAGAAAATGGATTTAACCTCTTATATATACTATCCTCATTAGAAAATGCTTCCAACATTTCGTGTGGGCAAGAAGTTTCTACAATTAAATGTTGATATTTTTCACTTCTATTTGGGCGACGATCTGACACATTAACTCCTAATATATAAAATTATATAATGTTATATATCTGATATAATTTAAAATTGCTATAAATTATAGATAAATATAAATTATATTAGGAGATAAAATCCAATTTGCCACCATCTTTTAAAAATTCATCAATATCTTTATAGCCGTCTGGAATAAATATTTGTTTTATATTAAAAATATTTTTATATCTTTTAATAATCTTATCCCTTCCTTTTATCCCAGCAGGATCATTATCTAACATTATTTTTATATTATCGGTATATCTCAATAAAAGAGCGGCCTGGCTTTCGGTAAATGACGCTGAACCCAAAGCAACTACATTTTTTATACCATAATCAACACAGGTAATACAATCAAATTGTCCTTCAACTATAATAGCGCAATTTTCTTTTATTATATCGTATTTATTGTCAAATAAACCAAATAAATGCTTTCCTTTATCAAAGAAAGTATTTTTGTATTTAGAAATATTTAAATCTTCTCTTTCTGAATCAGATAATAAAGTTCTACCAACCATAGCAATTATTTCACCATATACATCTTTATATGGCATAACCAAATTGTGGTACTGTAAGATAGGCTGAATTACCTCAAAAGATTGTCCTGCATCAAATATTTTTTTATTATAGACTAACTCTGTATCAAATAAAATTTTATTATCGATGATGCCATCTAAAACATTTAAGTTATTTAAATCTGGAAAATATCCTAATTGAAATTTTAATTGAGCTTCTTTAGATATTCTATGATCTACATAATCTAAGAATTGTTTGGCTGGCAAAAAATTGTTTAATAAATTAGAGCAAATATTAATAATTTGATCAAATTTCTGAGTTCTTAACATTTTGTTTTAACATATTTAAATATATCTTACTTACATTTAAATCTTTTTTACAATATTTACAAACGCACTTATCGTTATCAATAATTGGAGTTCCACTTTTATTACAAGAATTACATTTTATAGCAAAACTTTCTTTAGAAGAACTTTTGATTATTTCTCCCATACTTTTCATTTGTCTTTTTGTAAAGTCAGAAACTCCGGATATTGGATTACCGCATTCACCACAAATTACTTCATTTGTTTCTGGATTTAATAATGAATTTTGTATTTTAAAACATCCTTTATTTGTACAATTTAATAAAAATGGCATTATTGTTCCTGTTGTGATAAAAATGTTATTAACTTATTAAGATCAGATGGATATTCTACATTTAATATAAATCTATGACAACCTTTGGTATTCTTTACTCCACATCCAGGTATAGTAACTTCATCCTTGTTCTTGACGCCCGCTTTAATTTCTAAAGTTTTTTTACCATAAACTGTATCTACTTCCCTGACGGTTCCTCTTAAAGCGTCTAATAAATTTATAGATAGTTCTGATACGACATCTTGATTTACCAAAGTCATATTTTTATATGGATCTACTTTTATATTAACAAACAAATCAGTATATGAAGATTGATTAAAGAAATTTGACTTACCTGCAAAATTACCTCCTCCGGCTATCCTTAAAGTAGAATTATCGCTAATTCCAGGAGGAATGTTAATTTTACCATTAACATTCATTTCTTGTGTACCAATCCCATCACATTTTTTACATATCTCTTTTTTTACCGATCTACCAAAACATTTATTACAGGTCATAACGGAAACCATCCCTCCCATTTGTCTTGTTATTCGACCAAAACCATTACACTCAGTACATCCATTACTTATTAATTTATGACCCTCTCCATTGCAAACTTCACATTCAACTTCTCTATTATATGAAATATTTTTTTCACATCCTAAAATGGATTCCTGAAAAGAAATTCTTATACTTAAAGAAGGTATTGATACATTTCTTCTAACATCACTATGAAAAAATGGATTTTGATTTCCAAAAAAATCAGAAAAAATATCATTATAATTAATATGCTGATTGTAATCGTGGCTGAATATATTGGGATTTTTTCTATATTCCTGAACATATTGGTAGGCTTCATTAATTAATTTTAATTTATTTGGATCTTCTTTATAAACATCTGGATGATATTTTTTAACATATTCTTTATGTTTTTTCTTTAAATCCTCATCTGAAATATCAGCTGATACTCCAAGTATTTTATAAGCTTCATTTATATTCATTTCTTACCCTCAATTAATTTCAAAGCAAAAGCTAAACCGCACGCTATTCCATCAGCAGTATCATAATTCTCTTCTCGCTCTTTGCCATTTTTATTTAATTCTTTTTTTAAAGTAATTTTTAATCTTTCTTCAATTATGCTCGGAATTTCTGATTTATCTGGTAATTTTTTAGATAATTTTATTTTATGTCTAATTGATAATACATTTAACATATTAGGGTTTCTTCCAGTATAATCATAACAATATTGTCCAACAAAACGATTAAATATTGCCAACTGTATTATGGTGTTTGCTGAGCTTTTACCTGGCATATACTTACTAATTTCTTCAATAGCAATATGATCTGGATTATACTTATCTAATATTTTTGATAAATCTAATCTCATTTTAGATAATCTTTCAAAAACAGAGCCTTTTTTAGAAGGTTTAAAATAACCATAATCTAACAATTTTATCTTATCATTAATTACTTCTAATACTCCCCAGCCAACTGTTGTTGAAGAAGCATCTATACCTAATATAATCATAATAAGAAATATAACTTAATATATTTTTTATTACAAAAACAAAAGCCCTCCGATCTGGAGGGCCTCTGCCTAATTACTATAATAATTATGTAGCGAATATTCCGAAAATCTGATCCGCGCAGTTTGTTAGTTATTTATAAGCCGATTATAATTAATATAATCTATAATTGCTAACAACAATTACTTATAAATATTTCGGATTAACCTCAAAACGATGATGAAGATGCGTCAAAATCAGCAAATTCATCATCATCTTCAAGAGATGCCGCTGATGAAGCGGTTAAGCCGGAAGATTTTTCACCTCCTTGTCCGGCTGATTTAGTGGTTAATCTTTCAAGTTTTTCGGCAACTTGAGAGAAAGATGGCGGTACTGTTCTCCTAACTAACTCTTCTGCATCAAAAGCATCTTTTAATTGTAATTCTGATGCATTAAGAGGTTTTTTAGGTTTGGCTACTACGGTGTAATATCCAGTAGCACCACCGTTCGGATCTACCACTATATCTATATCATAGTTTAGTGGAGACCCCCAATCTTCATCATTAGCATACGCTTGAATACCTTTTAAGACAGCAAAACTGAAATCTAAAATTTTTGAAGTTCCTGTTTTTTTGTCTATTACGCCAACATACCAGCGTTTTTTAGGTTTATCGCCTTTATCACAAATAGGGCATCCTGTTCCAGATGGAGTTGAACAAGTAATTCTCTGTCCAAATTTATCTGTTGGATTAACCTTATATTTATGTTGATAGTATTGATGAGGCATCGTTATTAATCTTACTACATTTGAACCTGGGCTCAATCTTAAAAACGCATCTCTATTATTTTTTTGGCTACTCTCTGTTGCACTATCCCAACTTATTTCGCCTGTTTTTAATCCCATATGCATAACTCCTTGAGCTTTATTTATAATTTATAATTATTTATTATGATCGTTTAACAAATGATACTAAACGATTTCTTGCGTGATCTGAGGTTCTTCTAAATTGAACTCTAACTCCTTCTTTACGAAGAGATGATAAAGTACGATTTACAACTCTGCGTAAATGACTTGGTGAGCCAGGCCATCCCGCAGGAACTGAACGACGGAGACCTTTTGTAATAGCTCTATCTAAATCAGTCATTGTACCTTCCCAAGTACCATTTCTGCGATCTAAAAGTGTTAAAATTCTTGTTTTTACTTCTTGTACTAATGTTTTCATTATTTTCTCCTATTATTATTTATTTCGATTTGTAAATCAAATTTTTGATTTTGATTACTCTCACCACAGGTACGAGCACTTCTATATATAACTCTCGTCCGACATCTTTGACAAGATCTAAATATTTTTTATTTATCTCATCCTCTGTTAAATCACAATAAAATCCCACCACCTTAACAAATGATGCACCTTCGTCTAAGCGAGTGGCAATAAAATTTCTGTACTTTACTTTAACCGTTGGATCTTCAAAAACTAATAGGTGTAAAGGTACTGTTTGTTTTTGAACATTATTTATTAATTTTGATACTGCACTAACTGCTAAATCTTTATCTGACATGTTAAACTCCAATTTTATTTAATCTTCTTCACTGTCATTCCAACCTTGAATATCTTCCCTGCTTTTAACATCTTTGGCGGGATAAACACCATCCGCTGCAACAACGCCTTCTAATTCGTGCAAACTTTCTTCTGCATTAAATAAATGATTTTTCTTAACTTTACATCTAGTCAAAATACCATATTTATATTTATTCCCATTTTTAACTCTGGTCAAATCTTGTTTTCGAGTTAATTGAACTATAACTGATGATAAATATTCTAATTGAGATCCTCCTCGTTCAACCATACCTACGCTACCGATGTTCGCATAAGTTTGATTAATTACTAAGGTTCCTATAGTATGTTCTCCAGTTTCTCTATTGGCATATTTATTGATTAATTTATTAAATTTCTTAACGGCCCAACCAATTTCTCGAGCATCTACGCCTGGTTGTTTCGAAAAATCTTCATCATCTTCGTGATTTTCACTTGAATTTATAGAACTTCCTACGCTATCCCAAACGATTAAAATTTTTTGTTTTGGGTATTGTTCTTTTACTGTATTTACTAAATGAGCAACTCCTTTAGCACCATCAACTATACTATTCGTATCAACAACTAATAATTGAGATGGATCTCCTCCCATTTTTTCAAATCTAAAATCGGAGAATTTACCTTCAGCATCCCAAAGCACAACTAACAAGCCTTGTTTTTGAGCATCTACCATAAATTGTAAAGCACAAGAGCTTTTACCACTATCCGGTTTTCCTGATATTTGAACAACTTTACCTAAAGGTAGTCCTTTTAAATTAGTTAAATCTTTCCAGAAAGAATTTTTAGACCAAACAACAAAATCTTCATCTGAATTTGGTCTTATAATGGAAGACCCGGTATTAAATCTGGCCGCGCCTTTTTCATTTTTGGGATAATTATCTTTTGCTAATTTTACTATTTTATCTAAATCAATCACGATTTTTTTCTTATCTTCTTTTGCAATTTCTTTATGCATTTTTACTCCCACATATTTTTGCCTTTAGCTACATTTCTATAAAATAAATGACCATCTTTTATGGTACCTAATATATATCCCCATTTTTTCAATGATGATTCCGCCAACGCTGCTTCTTGTTCTGCTTTAATCACATCAGGATCTTTTGCAATCATATGATTTAAAGAAGCTTCGGTCAATTTAGAACCTGCATTAGCATTCTTATAAAAAAAATATTTCTCCGCTTCAACAACTTCTACATTTCTTCTTGCTTGTTTTGATTTTAACTCAAAATCGTGTAAAAGATCTGCCAGTTGCATTTGTACGCTAAGGAAGAGAGCAGCGGTTCGTTCAGCTTTTTCCTGATCGTATTTTGCCTCTTGTGCTGATTCCAATTCTTTTAGACACTTGTGAATTAATTCTTCTAATTCTTGTTCAGTTTTCATATATAAACCTCAAGCAAGAATATAACAGGAGATATAAATAATATTTTTACTAATAAATTATATTTTATTTAGCAATTTGCGCTCTAAATCATCTACTCTTTTATATAATACTCTCATATGTTGGTGCTGATAAATAGCAACAACGAACAAAAATACTTCCATACTTATATATTTATGAGAAGGTGGTTTAATAAATATTATTAAACCATCATCATTTGTAATAAATAAATCTTTGAAAAGATCTTCACCCTTAAAATTTGCACGATCATAATTTTTACAAATATCAAGAAACATCTGATATTCATCTTCAGTCATATCTACTTTTTGATTATTTATTATTTTGATAGACATTATTTTTTAAATTTAGGTAAGCTCATATCTCCGGGATGAAACTCTGTAAATAAACTTTCAAGTTCAGATTTATCTACCCGAGCATCATTTATATTTAAGAAATCTTCATTCACATGATCTTCTACATTTAAATCTTCAGATTCTTGCTCAGCTATCATTTTAGCTAAAGTTTCCATTTTATCAGGTTTAATTTTCATTTTATCTAAACCGGCTCTTTTTGCAAATGTAGTTAATTCTTTTTTAACTACTACTGGTTTTACTTTCACCTGAACATCTTCCGAAGTGTCATCTTGTTCTAACTCTTCTTTTCTGTAAAATTTAGAAACTGGCTCTGCATTACCAATTTTTAAAACTTTAAAATTAGATAATAGCCAACAAGCAAGTCCTTCAGGATCGTTTGGCATTTTGCTCATAGCCTCTTTTAATTCCGTAAGTACTTGCCCAGTTTCTTCTGTATAAATTTTATCACCACATCCTGGACATATATTATTTCTAATTGCCGCTAAATACTGAGGCGGAATTTCTGCATTACAATTCATACATTTCATAAAAACCTCTGATGATTATATATCATTATTTTCGTTATCTAAATCAATTAAACCTATATCAAATAATTCGTCTTCCAAATTTTCTATTAAATTATCTAAACTTGCATCATCTTTTTTAATTTTAGATATTTTCATTTCTACTTGTTTAGATTTTAAATCTTTAGGTAAAGATGGTTTAGGAGAGATATCATATAATGTATCTAAAATTAATCCGGTTTCTTCTTCATAAATATTTACCGTGGCGGAAAAATGAATAGATATACCTTCACTAAATGTATATTTATTTTTATATAAATCTCTAATTCTATTTTTAACTTCTTTTAATTTATCAGGAAAAATTGTTAAAGTAGCTACATTATTTTTTTCATCTTCAATTAAAACTTTTAACATAGGCTCTCCAAAAAACTTACTGCCTTGTTTTTTTACTTTAAATTCAAAAATATCTTTAACTTCCGCTTTAATCGAAGGTATTTGGGTTTTGTTAGGCGCCTTATTAATAAATGATAAATTTAAATATTTACCTGTCTTATAAAAACTGCCGAAAGCATCTGTTTTTGTATAAGAAAAACTTTCACCAAGATAATTCTTTTCCAAAGCAAAAATTTCAGATGGAGTCCATTCATTAACATCATTTGGCCAAGGATACTTAAATTCTTCAGTATCAGGATTATGAGATTTTAACCAATTTTGCATTTTTTTTCTGTAATCAGAACAATACAAATAAATTGCTTTTCTTGATAAACCAAAGTCGTCTAAACATCCAGATGCGGCTAAAGCTTGAATAGCATTAGATCTTATTTTCGAAGAATCTATTCTATACATAAAATCAAAGAAATTTTTAAATGGTCTTTTTTCAACTAATTCCTTAACAGCATCATCTCCAACAAATTTTAAAGAATCTAATCCTGTTAATAAAGTATTATTATCTACCAATGTATAAACCATATCAGATTTATTAATGTCTGGAGGTAATATTTTTACTTTATATTTTCTTAATTCATTTTTAATGGCATCTATGTTCTTGGCAGCAACTTTTTTATTAACTGATTTAACTTCTGACATTAAATTTGCTAATAAAAACTCAATTGGATAATGAGCTTTTAAGTAGGCAGTGTGATATGAAATCATAGAATAAAGAACAGAGTGAGATAAATTAAAACCATAACCAGAAAATCCAGCGATAACATCATCCCAGATTTTTATTGCAATATTTTTTGGTATATTATTTTTAACCGCATCTTCTATAAATTCATCTCTCCACTGTAAAACTTTTTTTGGATTTTTGCCTTTTTCTTTAGTTAATTTTCTCAAACGATCTGCAGAGTGTAAATTCCATCCTGCAACATCTTGAGCCAAAAACATTAAGCTTTCTTCATATAATCCGAAACCATATGTAAAACCAAATGCTCTTTTTAATGAAGGGTGCAACAATTCAACCGGTTTTTTACCTTCTTTAGTTTCGATAAATGATTGTCTAATATTTTTGGCTGCTGGACGAGCCAAAGAGTTAATGTGGCTTATATCATCAATAGATTTTGGTTTAACTTTTTTACAAAGATCCATTGTACCGGCGCTGGTTCCCAGCTGAAAAACGCATAAAGTTTCTCCTCTTGAAATTAAATCATATGTTGCTTTATCATCTAACGGTGGATCTAAGGGAGGAGTTTCATTTTTATATTTTTTTATTAAATCATATGTAGTGTTAATAATATTTAATGTTTCTAAGCCAAGTGTATCAATCTTAACTAAACCATTTTCTTCTGCATCGATTTTATCAAACTGAATTGCAACAGATCCGTCCTTATCTTTTCTAATCGGTACAATTTCGTGCAATGGTCTTTTAGAAACTATCAACCCAGCAGCGTGAGTTGCCCAAGCCCGATATTTACCATTAATTTTAGAAAATCTCTTAATTTGAGGATATCTTTTTGCATATTCAGCGAATAAAGGAGCTTTTTCTAATAAAGATGAAATGTCATCTTCTTTCATTTCTTTAGGAATACTATCAGCAATATCATTTCCTAATTTAACCGCATCTTGCCTGGACCCACCTAATTCACAAGCTCTTGAAACATCTCTTGCATATACTTTAGGGGTTATAGTATTAATATTGGATACGTGAGCAACACATTCTTCACCGTATTTGTTTCTAATATAATTTTGAACCTTATCTCTTCCAACTGGATCGAAATCTAAATCGATATCGGGAAAACTTGTTTTCTCTTTATTATGAAATCTTGCGAAAATTAAATTATAAATAATGGGATCGGCTTTGTGAATTCCTAATAAATAAGCAACTAAAGATCCTCCAACGCTATTATGAACAACTCCATTTATAGTTAAATAACTGTGATCTTTATCTACGGTAATATCGTATACAAATTGATCTTTACAAGATTTAATATCATTAACTACACAATAATATCCATTATTAAATTGCCTATGAGCCAATTTAACTGTATTAAAATTAATAAATTTTATTGTATATGCAGGTGATGTAATCTTACCATTTCTTTTAGGCTCTTTTTCAACATATACCGTTGCTTTAATATTCAATAAAGTTAATGCTTCTTTTATCTCTAAAGATAATCTTTGACTTGTCGTCTTAATAACAACATTATCATCAAATGCATAACCATCAGAATCAATTAGGCCTTGTAATAAAATCATTAATTGATTTTTACTTAATTTTCTAAAAAAATTAGGTAAATGTTTTGTTTGTGATGATCTTTGATAATCATTAAAAATTTTACGAAATAAATTAGATATTATTGAGCCAGAGACTGTTATTGAGGTGCAGTTATACTTATCTGTTCTAATCCTCGGATTAAATCCCAATGACATCAAATATTTTTTGATTTTATTAATTCCATCGAGATCTTCTTTATGAAAAGCAATATTTATACCATTGTTTCCACTTTGGTAGCTACCATCTCCAACCCATCTTCCTAATAAATAAAGAAAGTCATCATTTAATTTGATAAATCTATTTATTTCATAATTTGAATATTTAGGTTGTTTTCTCCATTTGGTAATAGAGATATTTTTAGTTGATAAATAACTATTTATTTTTTTATACTGTTCAGTTTTTGACGATAATTTATTATGATATACTTTTCTTACCACCTCAAAAGATAATTGAGTATTATTGGATATTTCTCTAAAAGAAACTTGTTTATTTTTACTGGTATTAATGACAATAGTATTTGATTTTACCTCATTTATTTTAGTAAACTTTGATAAATCAAATATTTTTTGATAATCTTTTTTACAATAATTTGGAAAAGTATGATAAATAAAATCTCCTTTACTCAAATCTTTAGCTCTTATCCAAGATGGCTCTGAATAAACAATTTTTGACAATTTAACTTTTTTAGTTTTATTACCATAATGATAATTTTTATAATAATAGTCTTTAGTTTGCTTGCAAGCAAATACTTTATGATCGGAAGTCATTTTCAATGTTCCTAAAGAATTAGATATTTTAAACTCTAATAATTCTTCATTAGAAACATCAAATTTAAAAGTATTTAATACTTTCTTTAGTTTTCCAGTATGTGTATATACGCTATCTCCTACTTCAATTTCCGATAGATTTTTATATCCACAAGAAGTTAATACTTGCGTATCTCCTGTTAGGCATCCTCTTCCTGGACCAACTAATACGCCATTATCTTTAGCCCAATTAACATAATCGGAAACCATCAACATATAACTGGAAAAATCGTGATATTCTAAAACATCAAACTCTTCATCTAATCTTTCCAAATATTTTTTATGTTTATCCTTTGGTATTTTATTTACAAGTTCCTGCAAGCAAAGAAATCTTAAATAAGACTGATCTTCTGGAAGTTTTTGAATTTTATCATCTTGATTTTTCTTCCATTCTAAATATTCTGGATATTTTTTTTCATCTTTAATAGGAAAAATTGGAAGTTCTTTACCAGAAGGATTAGTAAATTTAGGATCTACCCAATCTGGATTTTCGCACATATTGGCAAAATCAACACTATTTTTACAAATTTCTTCAGCAAAATCTTCACCATAATTACGGGCAAAAAATGTTTTTACCTCTTCATAAGATTTTAAATAAAAATCTGGAACATTATATCTTAACCTTGCATTAGAATAATATGGCTGCATAGATCCTATTGCGAGAAAAATATCGTGTACCTCAGCATCATTTTTTTCTAAATAATGAGCATTACAAGTTGGAACAACTTTAATATTTATTTTTTTTGCCAATCTAATTGTATGATAATTAGTAAATATTTGATTTACTTGAGTGTAATAATAAGTTGCATTTCTATTCAAAGCATTAGGTTGAACCTCAGCTCCAAGGTTATCTCCGAATATAGATTTTAATCTAACTAAATCTTGTTCTGCTTGATCGAAATTTTTTAAATTAATATTTTGACCGATTATACCTAAACCACAACCTGTTAAACAAATTAATCCTTCGCTATATTTTTCTAAAAATTCCCAATCGATTACTGGTATAATTTTTTTGGTTAATTTTATAGCGTAATCAAAACTTTGTTTAGTTAATAGCAATAAATTCTGATACCCTTTTAAATTTTTGGCTATTAAAACAATTGATCTTAATTTTATATTATCATTAAGTAATGATATGCTTGGAACAAAATTAAATTCAGAACCTACTATAAGTTTAACTCCAGTATCTTTATATGCTTTATACGCTTCCCATACTCCCGCTAATGTTGAATGATCGGTAATTGCTATAGCGGATTGATTTAATTCTTTTGCTTTTAATAGAAGTTCTTGAGGAGTTGGTAAAGCATCAAGAATTGAAAAATGAGTTTGATTATGCAGGCTTATGAATTTATCCATTAATTTTACCGTATAAAGATTTTATTTTTTTAAACTTGTCTTTCCAAAATTCTTTTTCTTTAGATTTGTTGCACAATAAATATTTTATTTCATTATACTCTATATATTTTCTATTATAAAGAAAATGCGATAACAATTTAACCGTCTCCCAATGTTCAGTCAATATTTTTTTAGTTTCATCTTGCATTTCTTTTTTAAACGCAAATCTTTCTGGACCAGGATCTGCTAAACTGTATTTAGAAATTAAACCAGATATTATTTGAATATCATTAAAGGATCCTTCTTTTAAATGCATAGGAAATTTGTCAGATCCGCAAATATCTTTATAATAAATTTTCTCAGCAATTAATCCCGCATATAAAAACTGTATTTCTGATTTAACAAACTTTTTAACATTTCTGTCTTCTTTTAAATCATCTAAATCCAACAATTCATATACGGTTTCGTACCTTGTTTCGCCAAGATCACTTGCTATAGGAATAATAGAAGCGGACATTACTTTAATACAATTATGAATTGCACAAATTACATGTCCGCTTTCGTGATAACATAACGCTATTATCCTATAATCATTTGCTTGTTTTTTATTTATACTGTTGGACATTACTAATAAATATTTTTTCTATACTATCTAACTCTTCATTACAAGAAGAATTTTTACATTTTATTTGTAATTTATTAGATCCGAATGGGCAAATGGCAATTACTCCATTATTTTCTATATAAAAGAAACCTGATTTAATATATGAAGAATTTGTGATATAATTATTATTAATAAAATAATCTATATATTCTTTTAATATTGGAAAATCAGTTTCTATATAGATATTTTTTTTACCGCAGCAGGCTTCTGAACTAATTCTCTTCACATCTTAACTCCCCTACTTTCTAATACATACATACAATATTTAATTTTAGCATTAGCGGTAGCTTTGGCCTCTCTGTATGCTGCACCAAGCTCTTTTAAACTTTCTCTTGCTGCTTTTAATTTTTCATCAGCTTCTTTCTCTTTATCAATTTCATAAATATGACCTTCTGATTCTAAGATTTTTTTCTTAATATCTTCGGTATCAGAGGCCATCATAGCGTCAGCAAAACCTTCTGGTAATTTTTTTAATACTTTATCACTAATCATTTTGTCCTCATTAATCAATAATTGTTGAATTTTTTCTTATAAAATCAAATACATATTCATCTTTTACTCGTGAAAGTAAAATCATAAGTTGATTATTTTTATGCAATTGCTCTAAAATTTGATCTGGATTTTGATCTGGAACTTGTTTTTGAAAATTAGTTTTAGCTAAATTAATAGTTTCTTCATCAGTTAATTGTGCTTCTGGTTCATTTTCTCTTATTTTAGATAAGATTAAAGAAATCTTAATATTATCAAGAATAGATTGGACTATTAAGTCTTTATTTTCTTGCTCCAAAGATTCTAAGTCTAAGTTATTTTGCTTTGCAAACATTTGTAATTGACTTGAAACTATCCAAGATGGCAATTCAAATGAATGATTCTCTAATAATTTAGAAGTAATTTGTTTTGTGTAGGCATCAAATTCATTTTTTTGATATCTATTTGATGCGTATGTAAATATTTGATTATGTAAATCCTGATATGTATCAAATCCAAATAATTTAGCAAAATCATCATCTAATGCCGATAGAATTATTTTACTTCCATTGACAAATTTAACTTTAAATTCTAAAGTCTTACCGGCATATTTAAAATTATCATTTTCTTCGAAAGATAAAACAAATTCTCTTTCTTCTCCTAATTTCATACCAAATAAATTAGAATCTAAACCTTTAATTTGAGATTTACCAACTGTAATCAAATCTCCTTGAACATTTAAATCTTCAAGTAAAGATCCATCAAGATAAGCCTGATAATCAATTATTACTTGATCGCCTTCTTGAATAAAATCATTTTCATCAAATGCTTTTACATTTGCATATTTAATTCTCAGATCTTGAATTGATTTTTCAGTCATTTCCTCTGGAGTCTCTAAATATGGTTTAGATAAAGTTAAACCTTTATATTGATTTAACTCAAAATCTGGCAAAGTAAATAAAGTAAATTTACAAGAAAAAGAAGTATCAGAAAAATTTACTTCCTTAACTAAAGGAGATCCAAAAGGTTTTATATTTTTTTCAGATATAACTATATTGTATGCTTCATTTAATAATGACTGTTCGACCTGTTTATTTACTTGTTTCTTAAAATAATTTAAATAAACTTCATCAGTTGCTTTACCTTTTCTAAAACCAGGTATAGTAAAATTTCTTAAATTAGGTAAAATATCATTAATTATTTCTTGTTTTTTATTAAGAAAATCTTGATCTCCGATAAAAAATACATCATATTTGCATTTTTCTAATTCATTTAATTCAATTTGCATAATTCACCACTCTATCTTTCCGTAAATCATATTTTTTTGATCTTGGTTTAAAAACTTTTTCCCCGTCATACATACATCTAAAAAATCACAATATTTGCATAATATGGATGGATTAGGTCTCCATAACTCTTCTGTGTTTATATCAGAGGCGTATTTTATGTAAATATCACCTATATTAATAATATCTTTTCTTGTATATTCTTTAGTAAAATACTGAAAATTATGCCTCAATAAAATATAAGAGGTTCTAATATTTTGTATAGAAGGATCTTCCATCATCAAAACATAAGCGTATGTTTGTAATTGTAAAAAATCATCTTTTAGATATTTTTTATTTTTAATTGTCTTATAATCACATACATGTACAACATTATCGTCATCTATCTGAACTTTGTCAATCATTCCGGTTAAAATAACATTATCAGCCAATTTTAATTCAAATTTTTTTTCTACTGAAATAACATTATCTACTTCTTTTCTATTTAAAGAAATTCTTTTCAAATAAGCACCGATTATATTTCGTGCTTCTTTTTTAGACTCTATGCTTAATTTATTTTTAAACTCTTGATATGCGGCTTTATAAACTTTAGCCATCGTTTTAGCAAACGGCTCTTGACTTTTATTTATATATTCCTGATGAAAATCCTCAAGTATTTTATGAACAAATTGGCCAAGTGCGTGATGTTCCCAATCTTTTTTAGGTAATTTCTCTATATAATTGTATCTATATTGAGCTTTACAGCCATCAAAAGTTTTAACTTTTGAGCAAGATAATTTTATTAATTGGTGATTATTAAATAAATTTAATTGATTGTTCATTTACTAATGAACTATAACTTCAGTTGCACTTATTTAATTTCTTAATTAAGTTAATACTCTTCGCATAAATGGTATCCAAGGAAAAACTTTACCCTGCGATCCTTGTTGTCTTGGAAAAACCATATTGTATAATGGACCAGGTTCTTTTCCGTTTGGTTCATATGTAGCTTTTGATATAATCCATCTACAATTTGTATTATCGTAATAATAATAAGTAATTTGATTTGTTCTGGGATCATAGTGTTGCCTTAATAAAGAACCACCTCCGGCTCCCATTTCATCTGCTGTCGTATAATTAAATACACCATCTCTTATTAATTCTTTATTTTCTAAAGTAAAATTTTGTCTATTAATAATTGGTGGATTAGTTTTATCCTCTAAAGATGCATCTTGATAAATAACAAGGGCTTTAGGATCAAATAATTTATCAGATGTATCAGAACTTTCTGTTCTATATTCTTCTGGATATCTGGAACCAGTTATATCTGCTTTAAAAGGTATATTTCCTATTTCTGGCTCACCTAAATTATTAGTTTGACTTGGTATTATATCGTAATTTTCTAAAGATATTGGTTTATTGGTAAATATTGCTTGATTGCCATCTGCATCAAATCCATTTGGTTCAGATGGTAAATTAGGATCTAATACCGTAATTCCTGCTTTTGAAGGATTTAGATATATTCCTTGGGGTTGAGGCGCATTTGTTCCAAATGGAAAAAGACTTATATTATTATTTATATTAACTGGAGAAACTGGAGAGCCGGGTAATCTCGTATTATCTATAATATTTGTTTTATATTCATTAGTTATAACCGCAGAGTTGTCCGTGCCATTTGTTGCAAAAATCTTTAAAATTACTTCCAAAGGTCCTACTGGCAAATAAATTGGACCTGTATATACATCGGACATAGTTGTTGGAATACTGCCGTCTAATGTATAGAAAATAGTTGCTGGAACATTAGCCTCAATAGAAATTGTTCTCGGTATTCCGGATATAATTTGTTCTTCAGATTCACTTATTGTTAAGCTTATTGCTGCCATTTTCCACCAAATTTAAGAATTTAGTGCTCTTATCAATTAAGTCGCTTTTAAACATTAATCTATGAACTTTATGAGCCGCTCTTCTAAATTCTTTAGCTAAATCTAAATAAACGCTATCGCCTTCTCTTCTGTATAATTTTAGAAAATTATCATAGTATTCCATTAGATCTAAATCAGGTCTATACTTGTTATTTTCGACAATTTTTTCAAGAGAATGACTTATTAAAAATCTATAAAATTTATCCTTACCCATAGATGAGTATTTAGATATAAATATATTTTTAACATTATCAGGTATCATTTATTATAATTAGATGCCTTAATATGGATAATTAAGTCGGTTCTATCTTAGCAACAATATTTTTAACTTTTAACCTCAATGAATCTAAATCAGAATCATTATTAATAATAAAATCAAAAAAATCATCTTTTATAATATCTTGTGCAGTTTCGGTAGCATCATTAATTTCTATATTATCTTTCCTTTTAATTCTTATTAAATAAAAATAATTATTCTTCAACCACTCAGCCTCATTTTCAAATCTGCAATCAGTAATTATATATGCCGATTTTTTGTGGTAATTAGATTGTCCAAGAGTTTTTATCATTTTTTGAGTTTCTGATAATACTTTTTCTTCAATTTTATTAATCCATATATTTTTATTATATGATCTTCCAAGAGTTCCAAGATCTATTAAAAGTTGTCTATAAGTCAAAGGTTTGCCATTTTTATCAAACAAATCATTATTTACCACCTTAGATCTTAATTGGCTTGATCCATATAAGCAATTTTTATCTACATTAGGTATCATTTGTTCTATCATTGATTTAATAGGATTTGCAAATGCATCTATGTAATAACATAACGGATCAAGCTCCTCAATTAATAAATGAGCTAAAGTATTTTTTCCAGAATTCGCTTTACCTGATATTGCTATTTTAAACATAAATCACCAATTATTAACCAATTTAGCAGTGGAAGTTAAATCATCATCTTGTTCAACAAGTATAGCGTGAGTAAATCTATCTTTTAGTTTGTTATTATGTGTAATAACTAATATCTTAAAATCTTTTTGAAGTTCTTTTATGATATCAGAAAAGATATTAACTCCATTTTCATCTAAAGCCTGATCTACCTCATCTAATAATAATATTTTTAAATCTACACCTAATCTTTTCTTTATTAAAGATGATAATGCTAATTTAAGTGATAATGAAGCTATTAACTTTTGAGCTCCAGATAGTTGTTTATATTCTCTTGTATTTCCGTCTATAATATAATTAATATCTAAAGTATCTTCTTGATCTGTATTAGATTTCGCTTTGATTACTGAAAATTGAAGCTGTAATCCTGGTCTAAATTTAAATAACCATTCATTTGCTTCAGTTTGATAATCATCTAAAATATTATTAATAATTAAAGATGGAATACCTTTAGTCGAGAAAGCTTGACAGACTTGTTGAATAATTAAATAATCATTTTCTAATTTTTTAATAGATGCTTTAATTTCTTTTATTTTTTCTATTTTATCTAAATTTTCTTCAATTTTATGCTCAATTATATTTTTTGATTTTAGCAAATCTTCATAATCTTTTTTATAAAGAGAAATTTTATTTAAATTAATTTCTTTATTTTTAATTAAAGATAATAAATCTTTTTTAAAATTCTCTACATTAGAGGTATCCATTTGTGATAGTTTCTCTTCGACTTTACTTAATTCTATTTTTAATAATTCTAATTTTTCTTTATTTTTTTGATAAATATTGTTTAATTCAGAAAATAACTGTCTCATATGCTCTAATTCTTTATTTTTTAGAGCTAAATTATTTTTTAAATCAATAAAAATAATGCTGTCTTTTTTTAGATTTTTTAAATTATTTTGAAGCAAATCTTTTTCTTTATTTAAAATAAGATTTTCGTTTTGAAAGAATACTATTTTTTCTTGTATATCAGATAAATCTTTTGTTATTTTTTCTTTACAAGATTGAATATGTTCTTCAGTTAATGATTGGCGACAATGATTACATACCGGACCGCTAGGTAAGGGAATTAATAATTCTTCTTTTTTATTTTTCAAAGTATTGATATTTATTTGATTATCGGAAATCTTGGATGAAATTTTATCGATATTTGATGATATGGTATTAATTTCTTCATCAAAATTTATATTATCATATTTAGATAAATTATTTTTTAACTCATCAACCAACAAAGATATTTTTTTACCATCATTTTTAATAGATTTAATTTTTAGTATATTTGAATCAACTTCTTTATTTAAAGAAAATAACTCATTTTCTATTTTTATTTTTTCTGATAAAATAGATGACTGATTATTTTCGATTAATTTAATATTATTATTAATATCGTTAATTTGTTGATCTATAGATGAATTATTGTTTAATAGATTATTTAAATAATCGTTATTTTTTTCTATTTTTAATTCTGTAGCAATAAGATCATCTTTATATTTTTTTATATTAACTTCAGGATCTTCAAAAGTTGATAATATTGCTTTTTGTCTATCTATTTCTTTAGAAATAATTTGTAATTTATTTTTGGCTATTTTTTCATAATTTGCATAATTACTTAAATTAAGAACTTCTTTTAAAATTAATTTTCTTTTATCAGGAGTAGCTTGAGCAATATTATAAAATTCTCTTTGAGATGGATTTTCTGAACCAATTTGAGAAAATAAAACAGAAGCACAAAATGTTTTATAATTTATTTTGAGTAGTTTATTAATTTCTTTTTCATTATCATTAATTCGTCTCTGAGTAATATCATCCCATTCTTCATTTATTTTTTTATAAAGTCTTAAATCTGACCCTGATTTTTTACTTATAGATCTTACAATTTTATACACCTCATTATCGTGAGGTGAAACAAATTCAAAACTAACTCTCGCTATATCTTTACCATCTTTAATAATTCTATCTAATGTTGAAAACTTAATTTCATTAAATAATACATATTCTATCGCATTAAAAATAGTGCTTTTACCAGCGCCGTTAGATATATGATCATTTCCTTTAACTTTACCAACTACTAAGGCGCTGGAAAAATTATTAAAATCTATTTCTGTATAAGAATGGCTTGCAAAATCATTTAATGTTAATTTAATAGGTATCATTAATTATCCTTCGAATTATTAAATTCTTCAATTATTTCTAAAGAATATTTAATAAAATCATTTTTAATAGAATTATCTACATTGAGATCTGCATACATTTTTAATGCAGTTAATGGATTAATTGTGTTATCTATATCTACATTTTGTTTTTTCTTTATGGGAGATATTTTTCTTTCTTCGGAAATTCTGTTTACATAAAAAACTCCGCTATCAGTCAAAAATTTTTCTATTAAATGTCTATCTATAGATTTTATTTCTGGATTTTCTAAAATAATATTTAATCTAACTATAGATTTTTTAAGATTTTTATTTTTACTTAATTCTGATAAAATAAATTCATTTACATCCTCAACATCCTGAGGTATATTTATATTAATATGATATAAAGGTCTATTAGGAACATCAATATATTCAAAATGATGCTGTGTTTTTGGATTAATCAAAACTATTTTTTTAGTATGACTTGCTTCATAAAAAGTAGCGAAATCCATACTGCCTATATGAGATATGTATGGTTTTTCAGATAATACTTGTGGCTTATGGACATGTCCCATCCAAACATAATCGTATTTGCTAAACATACTTAATGGACAAAATAACTCATTAGACATGTCATCGAATTCATCGCCTATGGGTATAGATTTTTCTATCGCCAGATGCCCTACAATAATTTTTAAATTTTCTAAAGGTATTTCTGGTACCTGGAAATCTAATTTATCTGACAATTTTTGAATTGCTTCTAAGTTTGAATCAGTATTAAAAGATCTTCGATCTCTAAAAGGCATTAAAGTAAAAGAAGCACCATCGGTATGAACCGTTGATATGTTTTTATAAACATAAATATTGGGTATTTCGGCAGAAACTATTACATCTAATGCTGAAATATAATATTGACCACTTCTTAAAACATCGTGATTACCAGAAATTATATGTACATTTATGTCGTGAATTGAACATTTTTTAAGCCAATCCAAAAATAACGATATTAACGCTGGATGAGGCTTTGGATCTTCAAAAATATCTCCAGTTAAAAATATATTATCAATATATTTATTTACTGAAGTATCTAATATCCAATCTAAAGTCTGTAATTGATCTATAATTCTACTGTTTAAATTAGATCCTATTCCAGGTTTTCCAATATTTAACCCACCGCCTAAATGAACATCACCCACTATTAAACTTGCTGACATAATATTGTTCCAATTTGGATTTTAAATTTGAATGTAGAACCTCTAAGCCTTCTGGTTTAACTGAATGTTTTTTTAGAATTAAATCATAGGCTCTACATAAGTTTTCAGCATATAATATAGCATCTGTTTCATAGTTATTTTTAATAAGAAAATTTCTAATCATATTGGAAAATTTTATAGAATGATCAAAGACATTATGATTTTCTGGTATTTCTATTTCAGAAGAGTATTCATCAAATATATTTAATATATGAATGGCGGCATCATTTTTAGATATATTTAAAAAACTTGAAATAAAATCTACCGATGATCCTCCAGTTTGACAACCGAAACAATAAAAACTATTTGTGTCCGGATAGTAATATAATGACGGAGTTCTTTCCTGTCCATTCTTATGACTTAGGAATGGACATTTTGTTTTATTAGTGTAATGATCTATATTTATATTATAGTGTTTAAATATCTCATATAAATCTATTTTATTTGCTTTTAAGATAAATGTTTTATTACTTGCTCTAGAACTTCTATCCTCGAAGTGTGTTTCGCCACAATGATAGGATCCGTTTGAGTTTGATAATAACCGCATAATTGTATATATAAAGTATATTTTTCTTTCTCTTCAGAAATCATTTGTAATAGATATTCTTTTATCGAATTATCATTTTGAATTATTTTTTTGAAAATCATCTAATTGTTTTTTTAATGTTAGTAAATCAAAAGATAATTTATTTATCTTATCTCTTTGAAGTAAAACAGTTTTTAAAAGCAAAGTAGATAATACTATTGAACCAGCTCCTTCCGGCTGATTTTCATCTGCATTAATTTTATAGGATAAATCAATTAATTTATTAATTAAATCAGTTTCAACATTTTTAACTAATGGTGTTTTATTAATATCTAATGTTTGATCATTTATGATTTTAACAAACTGTGAAGAAAATTCCCATACACTATGCTTATAGTCTTGATCTTTTTCAAAAGCTTCATCGGCTTTTTTATCAAAAGATTGTTTTTCTACCACTTTAGAATGAACCGAAGAATTAGTATTACTTACCTTTAAACCTTTAGTTTTTACATTAACTTCATCTTCTTCATCAAATGGCATTAAACTAATCCTTTATCTTTTACAACTATAAATCTTCCTGACATTTCACATTCATATTTATCTTCGGCTTTTAAAGCTTCCTCTAAAGCTGGAAGTAATGCAGATATACTGTAAGATAAATAACATTCTTTATCACTTATTGGCATTGGTTCACATAATTCACTTAATTTTTTAGGTGGCAAAGCAAATAATGATACTTCTAATCCAGATACATCTTTCCATATTTTTTCAGCTTTTCCAATTAATTTACTCATTTTTTACTCCTTCAATAGGATATAACATTTAATTATTTTCTGTATTCATAGAAACTATATTTTTTTTAATTTCTTCTGATATAATTTGAACTTCATTATTAATTTCTTCAAGATTTAAAATACCTTTATTTATAAGTAATTTTTGAATCGCAAGATATTTCAAAAACATTTCAAAAAATAATATATCTTTATTTGTAAAATCCATTTATTCCTCATTTCTTACCACAAGAATTACATCCATTAAATTTAAAATTTTTTGTTATATTAGTATTAATAATTTTTTTCAAACAAATAGCGCATATTTTTTCGGTATCAGAACAATTATTACATATATGAGATAATTGATTGTTTATTACATTATTGCATCTAACACATTTTTTATTTGATAGAACTAAATTTAATTTTTGACAATTTAAACAAAGCATCTTATACTATATATCAGTATTATTGTATAATAATATAATTATTGAGGTAGTAATGTTTTATCCATTTATTTACAAAAAACAAGAAAAAAAACAAAAAATATTACCTTTGTATATAAATATAGAAAAACCTTTAAAAATTAAAAAAGAAGAGGAAATTAAGAAGCAAGATAAAGAGCCTATTATTATTCAACTTATTTAAAAAATATCTCCCAATCTTCGTGCCAAACTTCTTTGTCTGGATAAATATATAATTGTGGTTTAGGCTCGTATGGTTGATATAAAAGTTTCATTGAAGCTTGTTCTGGAGTTTTATTTCCTTTTCTGGAATTACAAGGAAAACAAGCTGTAATACAATTTAAAAATGAATTTTTACCACCAAAACTTTTTGGAACAATATGATCTAAAGTAATTTGATTTGGTTTAAATTTAATACCGCAATAACAACAAGTATAATTGTCTCTTCTGAAAACAACACTTCTTGAGAAGTTTAATTTATTATTAAAATTTCTTGAAACATAATATCTCATTCTTACTATTGATGGGACATATATTTCTTTGTCGATAAATTTAACTTTATCTTTCCAATGAGAAATTATATCAACTTTACCAGCAAAAAGCATTTTGAATAATCTTTTTTCTGAGATAAAATTTAATATTTCGTATGTAGAATTTAATAATAAAACTCTTCTTTTTGACATTTAATTTCTTTTTACAATAACAGTATTTAACTTTAAATCTTCATCTTTTTCTGATACAGAAATATTTTGAGATACTTCTATTTTATTTTTAGAACTATCTATCTTAGATATCAAAACATTATAAGATCCAACCGGCAAATGAGCTTGCCATTTACCAACAGCATTTGTTTTTGTTTTAAGTATTTCATTATTATTTTCATCAGTAATCAAAACATCTGCCATAAATAAATCTCTACCTTTATCATCAGTTATTCTTTGAGATATTGGAACTTTTTTACCAGAGGCAGTTTTCTTCTCTTGAGTAACAACTGCGGATGGTTTTGTATTTATTATTGGGGAATTACTTATATTAATTGGATTTTGACTAAATTCTTGGACTACTTGTTTATTTTTAACCTCTACTGGATTTTTTTCTAAAATTTTAGAAATTTTATTTATTTTATCTAAAATTAATTTAGTATTAAAATCATATAAACTTATTATCTTTAATAAAGAATTAACTTTCTCTTCTAAAGATAAAAGAATTTCCGTTGCTTTTCTTTCTTGATTTTCTTGATCTGACATTTTTACTCTAATACAATATCATATCTAATATCTATTTGTTTTAAAACAACTATTTCATTTGCGAAAATCTTGTATTTCAAATTTTCTATATATTTTAGAGAATTTAATACTTCTTGTTTAGATCCGCTTGTTATTATTTTACCACAATCTAATAATATATATAATGGATCTTTTGATTTATTTTCCTGTTTAAATGCGGCTACAGAAAAATTTGCATTCTTATCATTATCTATAGATCCATTATTTATAATAACATTATTATGTTTAAGATCTTCTGGAAGATCTTCATATAATGGATCTTGTGCAAAATTAGGATTAACCTCAAAAATTGGATCTGGCTCTATACCCATCTCTAAATGAGCGGGAGGAGCATAATTAAATACCTTTTTGCCTCGATTTGGATTTTTAATTATTTCATCTGACATTTGGATCTTTTTCACTTTCAAATTTTGATTCTAATTCCATTATTCGTTTTCTATTTTCATTTAGTTTTCTTCTTTTTTTATCAGAAGGTTTTTCATAATGTTGTTTTTCTTTATAAATAGAAAGAACTCTTTCTTTTTGAACAATTGCTTTAAAAATCTTAAAAGCTTTATCAAAATTACCGTCATATACTTCTACTTGAAGTGGGGAAAATTTTAATTCATCATAGCCTTTTAAAGAGATGCTTGAAATTGTTGGTGTTTTTTTATTTTTTCTCATATAAATACCTCTGTTAAGAATATAACTGCCTTTATAGTAAAATATTTTTTTATTTAGTGATTTAATTCTTCTTTTTCAGAACATTCAATAATATTTCGACAAGATGGGTAATTACTGCATCCAAAGAACAATTGACCATATCTTGACATTTTCTTTGCCATTGGAGATCCACATTCATTACACATAAGAGCTCCATTTTTTTCATAAGCTTTATTTAGTTGTTTTTTAAATGGTAAATAAAAATTATTTAATACAGATAGATAATTACTTTTACCTTCTTCTATTTTATCTAATTCTTTTTCCATATTTGCGGTAAATTTATAATCCATAAAAATAAAATTATCAACCAAAGTTCTAGTAATTCTTTCACCCAATTCAGTTAAATAAAAAGTATTACCTCTTTTCTCTACATAATTTCTATTTTGAATTTTTTTCAAAATATCAGCGTAGGTAGCTGGACGACCAATATGTTTTTTATCTAACTCTTTAATTAAAGATGCTTCCGTAAATCTTGGCGGAGGTTGAGTGAATTTTTGTTCATAAGTTATTGGATTTTTGTCTGATAAAATAATTTTTTCACCCTCTTGTAAAGATGGTATTTCTATCTTTAAATCTTCATTTGCTGAAAATAATGCCAAATAACCCTTTTCTGATAAAGATTTGCCTGAACACTTAAATACTAAATCTTTATCGTCAAAATGAGATATTTTAACTTCAAGAGTATCCCATACAGCATCATTCATTTGACTAGCTACAAAAAATCTCCAAATTACTTCATATAATTTTTTTTCATCATCACCTAATAAAATTTGAGAAGATTTTACAGAAACATCAGTTGGTCTAATACATTCGTGAGCATTTTGTGCGGCATTATTACTTTTATACAAATTTGGCTTTTTGGGAATAGGTATATTTTTACTACTTAAATAATCTCTTACACTATTTAAAGCTTCATCTGATATGTTTGTTGAATCAGTTCTAATATATGTGCAATATCCATATTCGTATAGTGTTTGGGCTAATGACATGGTATAATCGGCACTAAAACCAAATTTAGATGACATAACTTGTTGCATTTTAGATGTAATTAATGGTGGTTGAGGTTTTTCTTTTTTTACTTTAGATAAAACCTTAATTACTTTGAAATTATTATTTTTTAAGCAAAAGTCTTTAATACCATCTGCTTCTGCTTTATTTTTGATCTTTTTTTCTAATTTTGCAGTAAAAACATTATTATCTTTAGATAAAGATATGATAAAATTCCAATATTCTTCTGGAGTAAAATTTTTAATTTCACTCTCTCTATCAGCAATCATTCTGATAACAACACTCTGAACTCTACCTGCGCTTAATTTAGAATTATATGTATTAATTAAAAATGGCGAAACTGTAAAACCCACTATTCTATCCAGTGCTCTTCTTGCCTGTTGAGCGGCAACTACATTCATATCAACATCTCTTGGATTAGAAATGGCATTTTCTATACCTTTCTTTGTAATCTCTGATGAAACAATTCTTTTTATAGGTTTTCCTGTCGATAATAATATTTCTTTGAGATGATAAGAAATAGCTTCTCCTTCTCTATCTAAGTCTGAGAATAAATATATTTCATCACATCTCTCTGACGCTGTTATTAAATCATCAATAACATTAATTTTATCTGGTATTAAAGCGTAATTCAATTTAAAATTATTATTAATATCTATACCCATTTTATTTTTATGAGATAAATCTCTAATATGACCATAACTTGATTTAACTATGTAATCATTTCCAAGATATTCTTGTATCTTTTTTGCTTTTGTTGGCGATTCCACAATAATTAATTTTTTCATTTTTACCTTAAATATGCTAATTTTAATTTATTTTAATATGATGTTTATAGATTTTTTGGACACAAGTCTAAAACAATTGAAATGTAATCAACTAACAAAATCATACATTATAAATGTATTAAATAAATACCAAAAGCAGCATAATGATTTGTCTAACGATAGTATAACCATACTATATCAGAAAGCAACAGAAGATAATAACTTTGTTTTATTTCAAAATATAGCAGATTGGATCTTTTTTATTGAAAGTATTTTTCCAGATTTTCATAAAGATTATAAATCATACGCTCAAACTATAGGACAATTATCGTATTACAAATGTTATAAACTTATAAATAAACAAATATATGTATATGAGAATATGGCAGATGAATTTAAAACATTAACAAGACAAATTAATTTTCTCATTCATAATAATTAAAATTATATTTATAAATATTATTCTTTCCGCTTTTGATTGAACAAGCACTCATAGAATTTAACTCAAATAAAAATAATCTTTTAGGAGCTCCCCCTCCTAACATAAAATATTTAGAATAGATAAATGGTTTTTTAGATTTATAGTTGTGTGCACCTACATATATATATTTATTATTCTGAAGGGGTTTTTCGCCTCGTTTTAAGAGCGTTTTCACATATCTTGAACCGCTATAATCAAAAATAAAATTATTAATATCATTTTCATTTATATCTTTTAGGGGATTAAAACTACCATGAAAAAATAAATAATTATCTATATTTACAACATTAGATAAATTAGATAAAAAATCAATATGATTTGATGGCATTATATTTAATAATCTATTTTTTGATAATGAATAGGGATTCTCTAACAAATTTATACTATTTAAATATGATTTTACCGTTTCAGATCCTATTGAATTTACCCAATCAATATAATCATCATTTCGATCAGAAAGAATTGATCTTAAAAACATTTCTTCGTGATTGCCTTTTAAGAAAAAGGTTCTATCAGGATATTCTGATTTAATATTAAATAATATATCTATTACTTTATTAGAAGATGGTCCTACATCAATATAATCTCCCATAAAAACTATAATGTCTTCTTGATTTTTAAATTTTCTAAGCGGTAGAATTCTATCTAACATTATAGATAAACTATCTGCATTTCCGTGTATTTCGGAAACTACATATAAACATTTATGTGTTGGTCTCCATTTTCTCATTTCTTTAAATATTCTATATTTGTAGATTGATTGGTAAATGCTGTCTGAAATCTAACAAAATTAAAAATATAATTTTTTATAATTGCATCTCCATACCCATATAAACATTCTGCGCCAACGGCATCTAATATTACTTTAGAGTCAGTATGAGATGCTACTTTACAAGCTATTCTTGCTGGAAAATTTGCTTTTATTGCTCCATTTAATATATCAGCAGATGGTCTTTGAGTAGCGACGACTAAATGTATTCCTGCTGCTCTGGATTTTTGAGCTAATTTTGTTATTTTTTTCTGCAATTCTTTACTATCATCGTGTAAAATTAAATCAGCAAATTCATCTATTACAAGTAATATATGTGGAACATAAGGTTTTTGTTGTTTAAAATAAGAAGATGGTAATTTTTTCTTTGCTAAAAAATCATATCTTCTTTCCATAGTAGATATTAAATAATCAAATAATTCTAAACTATCTTCATATGATGATATTACTTCAATATTTTTAAAAACTCCATATTCATTAAATTCAATATTTTTAGTATCAATTAAAAATAATTTATTATCATTTATAATTGAATTGGCTATTATGTTATGTAGGAGAGTGCTCTTACCCGATCCGGTTGTTCCAGCAATTAATAAATGCGGATTTTCAGCCATATCCATCCATATTTTTTGACCATCAGTAGCATCACCTAAATACATAGGCATCGTATAATCTGGTATTTTCTGATCTATAATTTCATCAAAAAATAATATTTTTGAAGGATCATTGTCCATTAACTCTAATCTAACTAAGCCTTGTTCAGAACAAATTTTAATTAAAGGTTTATTTTTTGTTTTTAAATAAATAGAAATTTCATTAATATATTTTTGAATATCTTTGATTCTTGATCCTGGTAAAAGATTCAAATCATATATAGAAAAATTTCTAATTTTTTGATAGTTGGTGCAATTTGCATTTATATTTAAAGCATCTAAAATGTGATTTAATTTAACTATTTTTTGTTGTCCGGATTCAATCATACCATACAATGTAATGACGGCACCTACATCCGGCAAGGCAGCAATATTAACTACTTACAAGAATATATTATTTTAATATGATTTCATCACCAATGGAAATGCAATGTGTTTTACAAAAACCATATGGAGCTTCAACTATTAAATCGGTGGGATGGTTTGGTCCAATAGCCTCTTCTGAATGAGGCTCTCCTTTTTTAATATCTATTACTTTACCTTTATAACAAAAAATCATATCTATTGGTAAAGAACAATTTTTCATCCAAAATTTATTATATCTTGGAGAAGAAAAAACAAAAGACATTATGGGAACCGGATCCATAAACATAACGCCTTTTTGTTTTTCTTCTTCAGTTAAAGCAAGAAGTGTATTAAATGCCTTGGTTCCTAATAAAATAATACCATTCTTCATAGCAAAATTATTCATCTATATAAAATCTATCCATATCTCTTCTAATAGATTTGAATAAACTCATATCTGTTAAATCTCTTTTATCTTTTTTATCTTTATGTTTTTTCTTACTTTCTTTTTCTTTTTCTTTCAAATAATAATCTTTATAGACATTAATTAATATATTAATTGGTTTTTTAACCTCAGATAAATTATGATTTATTTTATTAACTAACTCAGATATTTTTGATAAATCTGATTTTTCTTCTAATTCATCCATTAAAATATTAAGATCTTTTTTAATTGTTTCAAGCTGATTATGCGCATCTAATCTGGCCGCAGAAGTTGATTCAAAAGGAGTTAGTTGGTGTAAATTTTTTAAAATCCATCTGGTTAAAACATTCCCTGATTTTTTAACTAAATAAAATTCTAAACCTAAATCAGATTTTGATAATAAAGCTTGGCTTACATCATCAGAAATATCTTCTAAACTCAATTGTTCTGATACTTCTATATCATATTTTTCTTTTACAAAAGATCTGACTTTTTTAAGTATAGATTCATATTCATTATAAATTGCTTCAGTTAATATTTGTTTTTTAATATCGTCATTCTCTTTGCTATAATTTTTAAATAAATTATTAATATTAGATAAAATTGATGTTGGAAGACCTATTTCGATTATATTACCTAAATCTTTTTTTATCTCATTAATATCAAGATTATGATCATTATCTTTAGATTCTACTTCATTTACTTTGAGTTTAGATAATTCTTGATTTTTATATAGTCGCAAAAATCTATTAAAAGTTATTTTTAATGAATCAAAACTATATATTACCGACATATATAGATCCATCACTTCAGATATATTTTTATATGATCTTGATAAAATTACATCTTCTAATTTAGATATTTTATGATATACATCAGTAGCACTCTTTAATAATGACAATCTATAATGTTTGCCTTGTTCTCCGGAAAAAACAGAAGATATATATGTCCAAAATCTTGAAACTTTAGATGAAGCTTGTTTAATTGGTTTTTTTCTACTAACAGAATATTCTGATTGTTCCTTAATAATATCTGAACTTTTTTGAACTAAATTTTCAAAATCAGAAGAAAGTAAAACTAAAAAAGAAGATACTTCCTGAGGTAATGGATTTTTGATATTAGAAACTGGTAAATTAAATTTCGGATCCCCTCTTCCATTAAGGGCTCTTTTAAATGCTATTAATTTTGCGATAAATTGACTTGCTAATTTGTTCCAATTATCTTTATTTATCCTTAACTGTTCCTGTTTTGGATCTGAGGATTTTTTTCTTGCAGTAATAATTTTGTCCATATCATAATAATACCACATTATTAGATAATTTTATCTATAATACCATATTTTAAACAATCTTTAGCATCTAAAAACAAATCCCTTTCACAATCTTTTTTAATTTTAGATACTGATTTGCCAGTGTGTTTTGCCAAAATTTTAATAATTTTTTCATTATATTTATATAAATATTTTAAATATTTATCAGAATATTCAATATCTGCAAACGGAGTGTTTGGAAAAGATGATTGTATCCCGTGTATCATAACTAAAGAATTTTTAGTCATAAATCTTTTACCACTTGCTCCAGAAGCCAAAATAACAGCACCTGCAGAATATGCTTTTCCTATACAAATTGTATTAACCGGCGCAGTAATCATATGCATTATATCATAAATATTAAATAATGCCGGAACATCTCCACCAACAGTATTTATAAATAAAGTAATATCATCAGATGGGCTTGTTAAATTGTGATAAATTAACATAGATGTCAAAGAAGATGCCGTTTCATCTAAAGTAATTTCTTCTGATAAAAATAATACTCTATCAGATGCTAAATGAGCATATACCGGAGATATATTATCGTTTTGGTTTTTTTGCTGATTTTGACTTTTGTTTAGATTTGGTTTTTGTGGTTCTTTTTTTTCTGACTGCATTATTTTTTTCCAAAGTAATAATATGATCAATTAAATTATATCTTTTAGATTCCAATGGAACCAAAAATAAAGTGTTAGATGTATCTTTAACTAAAACTGACTCAGATATTCCGGTTGATTCAGATAAGGCTTTTACAAATATAGAATGTTCTTTTTTAAATAAATCATTTGATATTTTAGCATTAGATAAATCCGAATACATTATGTCATTTACTTTTAATGATGATATCGCTAATATAGAATTAGGGGTACAATATCTCATACCTTTTGTGCCGGCTGCAAGCAATAAAATACTTTCGTGCATCGCAACTCCAACGCATATTGTTTCAATTGGAGATTGTAATAAATTCATAGCATCATAAATCATCATAATGCTTCGTATATCTCCACCATCAGAATTAATAAATAATGTTATTTTTTCCTGATTGATTTTATCCAAAAAAAATAATGTTGCTACTATATCAGAAGCAACATTATCATTAATAAAACCGTGAGCAAAGATTACTCGTCTTTGCATTAAATTTTCATAAACATCAATTATATTACCATCATTCAATATTAGTGTATTCATTCAATATAGATATATCATCTTATTGATGATTTATTCCTGAGCTCATTTTCTTCTGCACAACCTACACACATAGAAAAAGATGGATTAAATAATAATCTTTTTTCACCTATATCTTCGCCACATTCTTCGCAAGAGCCAAAACTTCCATTTTTTATTTTATCTAAAGCGATATCTATTTGTTTGATTTTTAATAAATCACGACCCTTTAAAGCTTTTGTACTATCAAATAATATTTTTGCTTGAATATGATCGGTATCATCACCATCTAAATCTAATTCTTCTTGATTGGCAATAGAATTTAATAAATTTTGTTTTTGTTCAGTTAATGATTTTTTTAATTTTTCTAATTGTTTTTTATTCATCGCAGTTCCTCGTATTTATATTTTAATAGATTTTTAATTTTTTTATCTATTAATAAATTAATTTTTGTAATTTCCTTAGATGATTGTTTATTACCTGTTTTAAAATTCAAAAAAATATAATTATTATATTTTTTATAAGTAAAAGTAGCGAAATTTTCTATAGTAAATGTAAATTTATTTTTTAATTCTAATAAAAGTAATTCGATTAGTTCGTTAATTACAATAACTATATATTTATAAGGTATTCTTTTTAAAGATTTTTTAATCTCCAATAATAGAAATCTTTTATCAACAAAGTTATTAATAATAAAATTATTCTTACTCGTATGTTTCATTCTATGGTGTTAAGAAAATTCAATAAATTATCATATAAAATATTATTTGTATTTTTTTGATAATTAACAAATAATCCAAATAAATTTTCAAATCCAGTTAATAATTTAGATTGCATTAAAATATTAGTCATAATCCAAGTTTTTTCAACAAGATTTGCTTCAATATATGAATATATTTGAGAATTATCATCTGGTCTAAAATCTAAACTAAAACAATTATTATTAGCGTAAATAATAGCAATTATTCTTTTTTCATCATCTGTAGATAAATCACAAACCATAGCCTCTAATTTAAAATCTGATATAATAATTTCGGATGACCATATATTTTTTTCTATTTTAGAAATATTATTTTCTTCTTCTATCTCTAATATAATTTTTTTAGAAAAAAGAAAATCATCTCTCATTATTGGTTGTAAATACTCAAATAAATGTTTAACTATTTCATTCGTTAATGTTTGTTTCATTTTTTTAAATTAAAATAATCCAATAAATTAAGTTCTTTTTTAAAATCTGGAAGTTCTTTCATTTTTTCTTCTATATATTTTTCAAATTCAAATACATCTCCGGAGGCTCTTCGTTTTGCTAACTCTTCCATTGCGGAAATTGATTCATCTCTCATTAACCCTAAATATCTATAAGTTATAATTATATCACATAATTTTATGTTATTAAATTTTGAATAATCCATCATATTTTACCATTTTTTATTTTTAAAAAAATTTGATTTTTACCATCTAAAATTCTATTATAAATAAATATATGAGCTTTGGGTAAAAATTTGCTAATTCTTATTATTTTTCCAACTAAAATAAATTCTCTTATTTTTTCAAAAAAAGTATTGCATATCAAAACAATATCATCTTTTGCTATGAATGGATATTTTTGGTGAATTTGATCTATTATATGTGATATTTTGTATAATTTCACTGGAAAATCTTTGTTTAATTTCAAAATATCTTCTTGTTCGAGCATTTAATTATTTTCTTTTTCTAAAGACTTGACATATTTTTTGTACAAAATGTGCTGTTTTTCAGCATCGGTAGCGCATTCAATATGCCACCCAACTTTACTTTTTACAAAAATATACATTCCTTTGTAATATCTTTCATTGCATCTACAACATTTTGAATCAAAAACACTTTTTAAGAACAATAATTTATCATCTTTTCTTGCCGTTAATTTTAAATCACCATGTTCAACCATCGAGAGGATTTTTGCAGCAATATCTGCTCTTTTGGTTTCTCTCCACAAAGCAAACAAGTAATCAAGTTCAAGTTCTTTAACTGTTTTTGACATGTCAAATCAATATAACTCCTTCTTAGAATTGATCAAGTGTGTTTATTGTTTTATTAATTAAGGAATCCCTCCTACGGAGGGATCTATATTTTTGATACACTTATACTATTATATATATTATTTATACTATCTATAACTACCTTTTACTATTTATACTATGGCTTTTGTTAATTAAAATTAAAATAATTTACTAAACAATTTTAGTGGTTTAAAAACTTATCGCCCCAACTTAAAACATAATTTTATTAATTTGCTACATAATTTTAAAAATATTTTCAGTTTAAATATATGGCAAGGTAGCATAACGATTTAAAAGAAAGTTTAAAATTAAATGTGAGGTATAGGGCACTATGAGCACTTCGGCGGCTCCTACGCTGCCCGTGGCAGTAGGCGCTCACCACCAAAAGATATTTTTAAGATGCTATAAAGTTTTTTAAACTTTTCGCAGGAACCTCTTTAGGCCGCTCAACAAATGTTATATTCACAAATATGAAACTTAATTGCGAAAAATTAAAAATAAATCAAAATATTTATTGCCAAGTACTAAATCAACTTAATTATAAAGAAATAGAATACAATGAAAGTGATATTTTTGTTTATTTTTTAGATTTTGATGAAGATTTTAATTTACATAATTTAATTAAAAAAGATAATATTTATTATTTAATTGATAAAAATATGTTTTTGCAAAATACAAATATAATTAAAAATTATAATAATATTATCTGGATGAACCAAAATAATTTGATAAATAAATTTACATACCCTAACAATAATTCTTTTATTTTTACCAATATAGATATTAGTAAGATGCTCAAAGTTGAAGATTGTGAATTATCTTATTTAAATACAAAAAATATTATTAATTATAAAGGTAATTTGGGATACTGGGTCAGTAAAGGAAATCAAGATAAATTTTATGAATATGGTGTTGAATTAAAAAACAAAAAACTAATATTTGATTATCTTGGATTAAAATAGTAATAATTTTATATTTTAAGTATAGGAGTTACTATGGCATCAGTTAGCGAAGCTTGTTGTTATTATTTGGCACTTTTAAGATCATTATATTTAACTCATCAAAATAATCATTGGTTATCAAAAGGTGATAATTTTTATGGCAATCATTTATTATTTCAAAGAATTTATGAATCAGCTCAGGTTAATTCGGATTTAGCGGCTGAAAAATTTATTGGAGTATTTGGTAGCGAATGTGTATCTTTAAAAGATCAGAGCGAATATATTTATAAAATAACTAAAAATTTAGACGATAAAGATCCAGTTAAATTATCATTATCTTTAGAAAAAACATTTTTAGATTTTTCTAAAGAATTTTATGGACAATTAAAAGCAAAAGATTTAATGACTTTAGGCCTTGATGATATGATTATGAGTATCGCAAGCGATCGAGAAGAAGCGGTTTATCTATTACAACAAGCAGGTGGAGTATCTCCAAAAGTAGCTGATGTTGCTAATAAATTTATTAAAAAATTCTCTCAACCTCAACCAGATCAAGTAATAAAATTAGATACAAAAAAATTAAAAACAGCTTGTGAAGCAGCTATTGCAAATCTTAATTACGGGGTACCATTCAGAGTTGATATTGAATTTAATCAACTTGATGGAAAAGTAAAGGGTACATTAAGATTACCTGCCAAAAAACCAGGATCTTCACAATATCTGATAAATGATTCTAAACTTTCTCACGCCGTAGATGTTGGATTAAAAGCTTTACAAGAAGCAGTTAAAAGACAAATAAAAGATTTGCCAACTAATTTTGTAATTACTTTTGGCGCAGCTCCATTATAATTTAAAGTTTCTCTAATTCTATTTCATTCATTAGAGCTTCATATACATTAATTTTTTCTAAATTTGAAAATTGGCATAATTTAAATAAAATTTCTCCAATTTTCTTTTGCTTAATAAAATTTTTAACTGATAAATCTGTAGATAAATTATCTATTTTTGATAAATCAGTAATTAGATCCTGAAGTTCTTTTATTAGAGAATTAAAATCTTTTAAACCATATTTTTTTTCAGAAACCTGTTCGGCATCTTCCCAAAGATGCTCAAAGTTCTTTACTTCTTTGGTCATTCAACTTTACCTTTTGCTAGAGATGAGATCTGTAATTCTTCATTACCTTCTTCACTACAAAATACTAAAAAAGCAACTCCGTCTTTACAATCAATAAGTACAGGACCCTTTAATTTTGCTATATAAAATTTTTTACCATAACTATCGGTTCTTGGTTCTAATTCTAATTTTAATTTTCCATCAGTAGCCATAATATTCTCCTAATTATTTAATTATTTAAGTTTATTTTCAACAAATTTTTTCATACACTCAGATAACGCTTCTTTACTTGGTTTTAATTTTAAACCTATAGAATTTACCTTTGATGTATTTAATATACAATTAGATCTTTTCGCTTTAGTTAATAAAGATAATTGATGCTCTGTTATTTTATTATAAGTATGAGAAGGAACATATTTTCTATATTCTTCTAGTATATCTTCGTGAGTTAGAGTTTGGGGATTTGCGATATGAAAAATACCGGGTTGCGGATTTTTAACAAAAAAATCTATAACATTAACTAAATCATCAATAAAAGTTATTGAGTTTGGAGTAATTAATACATCTTTATAATTTAAAAGTTTATTAATTAAATTTCTTGGATGATTTTTAGTTGATACCGGCATTCTTAATCTTAATGAAGTAATGTGTGGCATTGGTCCAAGAATCAAATCACAAGCGTATTTTGTTTTACTATAGAATGATTGAGGATTAGCGAAGTCTTCCTCTTTCCAACCATGGTCTAATATACTTTCTTTTTTAATTCCATCAACAAAAGAAGTATGATATGTTGTATGCGGCGAATTCCCAAAAAATACACAACCGCTTGATAAATGTATCATATGAATTGAATGTTTTTCGCACACTTCTGATAAAACGGTTGGTATAGTTAAATTTGCAATTATTGTTTTATTTTTTTCAATTTCACATTGATCTACATTTGGACTGCCACAAAAACCAATACAATTAATAATAGTATTTGGTTTATATTTATTGATAATATCTTCTATTTGATTATAATAAGGATTAACTCTTTCCTCAGCTTTTTGATAATTTAAATGTGATGCAATAAAAGAATTTTTTCCTAAAATTAAAACTGACATTTATAATCCTTAATTAATAATTTATTTTTTATAAAAATAATCTGATACTAATTTAACACTATCAACTGTTCCGGCGTCGCTCCAAAAGCCAGTATTAAATGTATAATTTAATTTGCCGTCATTGAGATACATATTTAATATATCAGTTATTTCAAATTCTCCACGAGAAGAAGGTTTTGTTGATTTAAAATATTCAAAATAATTTAAATCAAATTTATAACATCCGGTAATTGCGTAATTATCATAATTATCATCTAATATTTTCGGTTTTTCAACTATATTTATAATTTTATTATCTTTAATAGATGCAACACCAAATCTATATAATTCAGAATGTTTGTGTAAAACTATTGATGATCCATTTGTATTGGTAAAATCTATTTTGTTTTCAAAAATATTATCACCTAACACCACAACAAAATCGTCTTTAATATAATTTTTGCATAAATTTATTGCTGCTGCTATTCCATTAGGTGAAGATTGGTATACATAATTGATATTAAAACCAAATTCACTTCCATCTTTTAGATAAGAAACAATTTGATTAAAATAATTCCCGCCAAGGATTACTGTCAAATCAGTAATTCCAATTTGTTTTAATGTATTTAAAGAAAAATCAATGACAAATTTATCATTTATTGGATATAAATGTTTATTTCCAAGTTTAGATGTAAAATGTCCTAATCGAGTACCGCTTCCACCAGTTAAAATAATACCTTGCATAAACAAGAAATATAACTTAAAAAGTAATAATTAATTAATATAAATTAATATACGAAACTGTAGGTATCCCAAGGTAATTTATTTTCCTTGGCTAATTTATTTACTGTATCTTGTAATTTTTTTAAGAAACCAGCTTTGCCAGGTTTAAATACAACTTTTACAACGCCAATTGATCTTTGTGTTCTTGGATCTTTTCCTGGATGAACTTCTAATCTTTCAATAGCTTGTTTTAATTCAGGAGCTGCATTTAAAATAGTTTCAGCTTCTCTTAAATTTGGTTTAACTGGCTCTCTGTAGTCCATTGGAGGGGCTTGTTTTCCAAATTGAGCCAATTTTTTTTCAAATTTTTCTGCTAATTTAAGAATTTTTGTTTTAACCATCATACTATTTATATGTAATTATTACTTATTTAAAAGATAATCTTGAATAATTTTATCATTTAAATATTTATTTTTAATATTTTCCGGTAATAAATAAAACCCGCTAATAATTTTTCTACAATTATAAGCTCCACAATCGCATTTTAAATTGAATGTTTTTTCATCTTCTGTACTTGTTAAAGAATAATCTATTAATAATTCTTCATCTTTTCTAATATCCCTATAGGCTATTAAAAAAACATTATTTACAGCAATTTTTATATAACAGTTTGGATTACAAGAATGATTTATAAAAAAACTTTCAGTATTGCTCATATCTAAAAATTTATCTAAACCAATCTGTAAGTAATGATAAGTTTCAGTTGAGGATAAATTTTCTATATTTATTTTTGGAATTATTTTTCCATTTATTCTAAGCAATATATCATTTTTTTTATGAAATTGATCGGTAAATAAACCGTTTCTGTTTTTATTTTTTTTGATGCTCAACATTATTTTAATATATTATATAAAAATTCTTGATTTTTATTGAAAGATGGTAGATTTAAATCTATAAATAATTTATTTTTTAATTCATTTTCTCCATTTGGTTTTTTAACTAATTTAGGAATTCTATAGCACCCAATACCTTTTCTAAATGGTATTGGGTAATCGTTAAAATCTATATCACATTTTTCTAATAAAATATCTATTTTGTCATCTATAGTAGTATTTAATAGTATTTTATTTACATAATCTATATCAAATTTTTTAGATAACTCATAAAAACAAGAAAAAGATACGGCTGAATAATAAGCCTGATGCTGCTTGTAAATTAAAAAATTAACTACTTCCGAAATCGATGGAACTACAAAAGACTTACTAATAAAAGTAGGATCTCCTATAATATTTAAACCAAATTCTTCTGCGGCTTTATAAAAAGATAAGGTTGCTATTGAAGCTGCGGCAGAATTTATTTTTTGCAAATTTCCATCATACCACATTTCAGTATCTATTGTTTGATTATTTTTCGAAATAATAATAATTTCGTCATTAAAAGAATAAACAAATACCGTGCCATCAATTTCAGATGCCAATTTAATAACACTGCTGCAAATTGCTTCAAAAAATTTTGTTGAGTAAGGTTTAGGAAGCAACGAAGTATTTTTTTTAAAAGACCTTCCGTTTAAATTTATTACTAAAGGTAATTTTTTAATTAATTTAAAATCGTAATTACTTTCGTAATCAACAATTCGTTCTTTTAATGTACTCATTAATAGTAGATATAACTTTATTTAATATTTTGGACTGATGTTTTCCAAGTGCTTAATAAAGTAATAATTTCAGTTTTTAGTCGGTTAATTGTCGGTTCAGAAAAAGAATATGTATTTAATTTAATCGATAAATCATTAATTAATTTTAATATTTGCTCAGAACTATATTGTTTTTTATCATTTACATTAGTTAAATATTTATATATTAATTTAACAAATTCTGATAAATATTTTTTAGAACCACTTAAAGCCATTAAAGATGGGTTTAATGCTAAAAATTTAAAATTTAATTTCTGATTATTATAAATAATATCATCTAATACATTGTTTATTTTTAGATAAATTTTATTTAAATAAATCCAATCGTTTTCTCTAAAAAGATAATTATTAACATTAGGCAAGTATCTAATATCTTGAGATTGAGCTAATTTTAGCAAAAATTTTAATCTGTTCAAGTATCCCGCCTTATATAATAAGAAACATCGGATCTATCAACCATAATGTTATTTTTATCTATATGATATTTTAATAATTTTTCTGGATTTATATATTGACCTTCATCTATATATTGTTCTATATTATCAAATAATGATGCGTAAGTATCCATAATGTTAGATTTACCATATGCAAACTGATCGTTATATCCGCCCCAATCAAAAAAATTAGGTAAATATAATCTATCTAATATAGCATAACTTTTAATTGTTGGAGGATATGTAATAAATAAATCTGCTCTACATCTAATTACAAGATCATATGTAAAACTATTTTCTAATTCATATTGTTTTTTAAGTTCATTACATTTTTTAATTTTATAATACATACTTAACATACCATTTAAATCTCTATGCTCATAATTTTTATCTATTAATTTTTGGTTAAATGGAAAATGAATAAATGGTTCTATTTCTATTTTTTTAGGTTTATATAAATAATTTATTCTTGGTAAGTAATCATATGTAGATAATTTAACAATTCTATTATCAAAACCTCTGAATGGAGTTCCGACCGAATCCCAAGTAGAAATGAAAACATCACAATGTAATGGTTTTATAATATTATGATTAATTGATTCAAAAGTTTTTTCAAAACCTCTCATATGTCCAGATAGACATAATGCTACTTTAAAATTACTATCAACTACATTAGGCTGCTTTGTTGCAAAAACTGGTTTATTTATATTTTGCGATACAATATTTAAATATTGTGGAGATATATCTTTATTTATTTTTGGTTTTGGTTGATTGTCTATTATTGGTTGATTTTCATCACGAGTGATAATCCACATTCTTCTGTTAGAAATATTTCTTTGATTAGAATTTGTTTCAGGAAGATTATATTTAAAAAATGATGTATCAGGTGTATATATTTTTTCAAATTTCATACCTAATTCTAATAAAATTCTTTCTATAAAATAAGGAGAAGGTTTAGCCCCTATTCCATTAAAAGACCAATCATATATAGATTTATTTTCATCAACATAAATACACCTATTAGGATCGTTTGAATCTAATACTTCTGTTTCAAGAACTATACAATTAGATATTTTACAAAGTTTAGTTAAGTGTCCTTTTATATCTTTCAAATGACAAATTAATCCTAAATCAAAAACTATATCAAATTTTTGATTTACAAATGGCCATTCCTTATCTAAGTCTGCTTTTACGATTTTTATATGAGGATATTTTTTTCTCAAAATATTTATATGTTCTTGTCTTACTTCTACGGCAGTTGCAGTAGCTCCTAATCTTGTAAAAGCATTACTGATATCACCAATACCGGCACCCAAATCTAATAAAGTTTTTCCATTAAAGAAATTAGGACCAAATTTATCTATTATGGCTTTTATTCTATTTCTATTCCAATCTATATAATGATGGTCAAACATTAGGACCTATTAATAAAATATTTTATTTTTGATAGTTTATATGGAACTTTAATTGTTTCTAAATGCCACTTAACAAATATTTCTGGTCTAAAATCTCCTCCCTCAGAAAAATATCTTGATAAATGATTATACATACCGCAATAATAATCAATTAAATGACCAGAACCAAAAGCAAATTGATCGTTAATTCCGCCATATCCTTCTATTTCTGGAACATATAAATATTTTTTTGAATCAAGTAATTCTTGAGTATTTAATAACGATAAAAATTGTAAGTCAGGTCTTGTTCGAATAATTAAATCATATTGAATATTATGATCTCTTTCATATTGTTTTCTTAATTCGTTGCAAGCCCATATTTTATAAAACATTGCAAACATATGTCCAGGATGCTTTGGTATATCGGGAGCAATATAAAATTTTACTTTTGTCTCTGCTTCTTTTTTAAAACTTTCTAATTCTTTTTGAGATTGAATTATTATTTGTTTAGGTTTAAGAATATTTTGTATTAAATTTAAATTAGAATGAGTATAATTATTTATATAGAAATTGTGATCGGGTCTCCAATTATTATGATACCCTAAAGTATCCCAAGTATGAATAAAAATATCATAATCTAAATTTCTTAATAAAAAAGAATATAAAGATGGTGTTGTTTTTTGAAAACTTCTTAAATGACCGGATAAGCAAACTGCAATTTTCATTTTGACTTTAAGTAAATTTCTAAATCTTCTGGAGTTCCTATTCCGTGCATAGCGTTGCAGTTATATGTTTTTATTTTTTTCTTATCTTGTATCATTTCATTATAAATTGGCGCCACATAGAACTCATTATTTACTCTTATATTTTTTGAAATCATTTGTTCGGCATATTTAACATATTCTGAACCTTTATTATAGTAATAAATACCCACCGTGGCGTGATTGCTTATTGGTTTTTTTTCAGCAACTTCTAACACAAATCCATTTTCATCTAATTTAGCATATGACCACTTTGGATCATTTTCACTTGTAAATGTAAGTATCCCACCATCAGTATCAGATGTCAGCATAGAATACATAAAATGACTACTATCCCAGTCAACTATTTGATCAGAATTTGCTATCAATAGATGTTTATCATCATTAATTAAATCTTTTGCTAATAAAGTAGTGCAGGCAGCTCCTTCTGTTAAACCATCTGTTTTGACAATCTTACATCCAGGAGCAATTAAATTAAGATAAGCGCCAAGATTATAGTTATTATAATGTTCTTCTTGCACAATAAATATAAAATTAGCCTCCATATTTAAATTTTCAACCACTCTTTGTATCATTGGTTTTCCATTAACATCAATTAATGGTTTTGGTAAATGGTATTTTGCTCTCATACGAGAGCCTGCGCCAGCCATAGGAATTAAAATATTTAATGTATTCTTTGCATACCATTTATAATTGGCTGGTTTTATTTGATTAATGCTTTTAATAATATGAGCATAAGAGAAATCATTAGCACTATCTACTTCACACAAATGCGCTTTAGATCTTAAGGCAGCCTCTCTACCGTGCTTACTATCTTCTATAATCAAAGTTTGTTCCGCTTCTACCCCGGCATCTAACATACATTTTAAATAAATCTCTGGAGAAGGTTTTTGATTTTTTACATCTTCATTTGCATAAATTTTATCAACTAGATGTAAAATATCTAATTTTCTTAAACCTTCCTCTACCGTAGCTCTCATAGCATTTGAGGCGACATAAAAAAGAAAACCATCTTCTTTTAATTGCTGAATAGATGGTTTAATTTTTAAGTTTATTTTATTAAAAGTTTTTAATGCCTCTAATGTAAACTTTTGTTTTAAAGAATTTATTTCATTTACCTTATCTAAAGGGAAATTTTTTGTTTGATTAAGAATATTTAATTTCTTTTTTGTGGAAAGACCATCGAAGATTTTTATATGATCTTCCAAAGAAATTATATATTTTTTATCTAATGTTTCAAGTGCTTTATTTAAAGTATCAAAATGAAGCTCTTTTAAATCAAGAAGACAGCCATCGAAATCAGATATAATTAACTTAATATTTTGCATCAAAAAAATGCAAAAAAATGCACCTAATAAATTATTTAAATTTAAATGGCAAATCCGTGCATACTCCAGCACAATTATTTAAATCCCATCCATCAACATTCTCAATCATTACCGCAATACTTTTACTGGTTAATATATTTTTAGCATCAGGATAGGTCCAAATAAAACCTTGAGAAGTTAAGACACAATCATCTTTATCGTGGTAAAATGCATTAATTAAAGGATTAGATATTAATTTTTCCAAAGCCTCTATATTTTTACAATGAACCCACATTCTATCATTATAGAAAAAATTATCTCCAACTTCATATTCCGCCTTATCGTGCCCTAATACGAATTTATTATTTAAATATCTAACATCAATTTCTACATTAAAACCTAAAGATAAAACATACTTAATTGAAGATGGATGATTTTCTCCAAAATAAGCAGTATTAGGGCCATTGGTATTAGCTCTATGACTAATTATAATCATTTTTTAAGTTTATTAATTTTAGATCTATAAGATTTATAAAATGTATCGGCAAGTTCTAATTCGAATTTATTACCAACAACCTTATAAGATTTTAATAAACCTTTATCAAACATTCTTGTAATGATATTTTCATCATATTTAGTTTTCCGATCCAATTCAAAAGAACACTCTTTTTCAAGTTCTTTTTGAGTTAAATAATGTACTGCGCAAAAATGTATTATTCTTGATTTTGCTTCATTATATTTTTGATGACGATATTTTAATTTTGATGTATCTTTTTTAAATAGCGAAAGAAATGAATTCCATAATTGTTCTAAAAATTTCATATCATATTATATATCATCATAATTTAAACTCAATATCTTGTTATATGCAGCATCATAACTTTTTGATGTAAAAATAACACCTAATGATAATGATAATACGCACCAATTTTTATTTTTATGATTTCTAATAAATACCCATTGATTAGAGTTTATTATTTCAATGATTGGGGCATTCCAATCTTTTGCTTCTTCTTTATTTAATAAATTTAATATTGTGTAATTCATAATAAGCTCAAATGTTTTGTATTTCTGGAATATAATCCGTAAATCCAGGAGTAAAGATTATTTTCATATTTAAGATATGAAATATATTCTATTGATTTAAACATTATATTTATCACCTTTAACTGAAGGTAATTTAACAACAGCGGTAATTGCATCAGTTAATGCTTTAAAATCAGTTGCTTCTCCGGGTTCGATAACAAGAATATCATCTTTAACATATTTTTGTCCATTCATTTCCACTTCACCATCAACAATTACCGTTATTTCAGTAGAAATTTTATGCACATGCTTTCCTTCAAAATCTCCGGCTTTATATCGTTTAACTGCAACTTCAAAGCCATAAGAGTTAATGATTACTGGCTCAAAACCACCGCCAATAAACCAACCTTTAACAAATTTTTTTAAATCGTATTTTTTCATTTATTTAAATAATAATTTATTTGTTTTTCAATTTTTAGTGATTGAAATTTTTTAGTTTTTTTTTGATAAAATTTCTTAAAGCAGCACTTCGTTTAGATGGTTTATCAAAGTCTTTCGAAAAATTCATCAAATAATAAGTGGCTAATACACCATAAAGCATCACATTATCTGGAGGATTAATATTATTGTTAATAAACAAAGATAATAACATATGCCAACTCATAGCGTTATCCTCATCCCATTTAAATACATTTTTTGGAATTTTTATTTTTTTTAAAACATTAGGAATTCCCTTTTGAAAACTATGCACATATTTTTGTGGTATTTTAGTTTTTTTAGATAATAGAAATTCAAAAATTTCCTCTTTATCTAAAGAAGGAATTGCTTGTTTAATAAAACTCATATGTTGAGTTTGAGTATCATCACCATCATAAATACCATATCCAAACCAACCCATATTAAACCTCTTTATTCATAATAAACTCATATATTTTTCGATTTCTTGTAGATATTTAGTAAAGTTAGGAGTATGTTTTTTATTCCATTCTATTCTATCGCCGCAATCATATTATAAGAATAATATTGAATTGCTAAAAAAAAAAAAAAAAAAAAAAAAAAAAAAAAAAAAAAAAAATCTTTGCAACATTAAGATTGCGAGAAGAATAACATTTAATAATTCCATCTATATAATTTCAGCCACAATCTTTTCTTCAAAATCATCATCTACTATTACAAATATTGATATTTTAATATTTTCTTTAATTATAAATTTTTAAACATTATTCCATAATTCTAAAACTCGTGTTTCAGTTTCTACGTTTGCTATTTTCTCATAATCATCAAATATGCTCATAGGCATTTTTTGCCCATAAATATCGGCACGACCTTTAGCATTTTTAATAAGCCACTCCTCTCGTGATTTATTAATATAATGCGCAATCCACATTACATCGTGTAGTGGCGGAATATTAAATGGTCCATTAACTTGCTGCTTATTTGTATTTACTGAGATTTCTCCGGCAGGCAAAATAGGATGATGAGGATCATGGGTTTTTACTGGCAATGTTCTATCTGGCTGGCAAATAAATTGGCAGTGATTATTTACCCCTTCTTGTTTTCGAGTACATTTAATAAAGCGTTCATAAAGGCTTCCAGGCAATCTTTTATCTTGTCCTCCCGACCCGAATGACAGCCAGTTGCATTGCAGGCTGGCAAAATTTTCATAATTTTTTAAGATCTCTTTAACATTGGAAGTCTGAACCGGAACTAAGGCTTGGTCTGCATCAATTAAAGCAAGCCATTTTGTTTTACCTTTATTAAAGGCTATTAATCTTGCCCAAGCCTCAGAGTGAATATTTTCTGGGATGTCCGGGAAATGAATAATTTCTACATTTTCCTCATCTTTCAATAAAGCTTTTAAAGAATGATATTCTCTATCAAAAATAACAAATTTTTCTACCCCTACTTTTTTATGGTACTTAATGAAATCTAAAGCATAATCATTTTCATTTTTCCATAAAGTCCCTAATGTTAAATAAGTCATTTTTTCCTCAATTTAATGAATATTTTTTATTTTCTTTTTCTTGCATTCGTTCATCAGAAGAAACTAATGTATCAGTATAAAGTATTAATTCATCAGGTTCGTGATAATAAGTTGCTTTAGCCATTTCTTCTGCAATTTTAAATATTATTTTGGCGGTATCCTGATCGTTCATTAAACACTCTACTCTTTGTTGAGGATCATCGAGATTTTTAGCATTTTCTAAAACTTCATTTAATTTTAAAACCTCTTCATCTTCTATCATATCGAAGATAAATTCACTATCTTCAAATAAATCCTCTATAACCGAATTGATACAATGTTCAATTGCCCCGGTTTTTTCTTCATCTGATAATTGAATAAATAATCTCATTTTAACACCTAAAAAAGTATTTGTAATTTTTTAAATTTTGGTTCAAGCAATAATAAATAATTTATAATATTCTCATTAGCAAAAGGTCTTAAATTTAAAAGATGATTTAGTAATTTAAATTTATTAAATGATTTTATTTTAGATAAGATAATATAGAAATGTTTATGATTAATAAAATTAAATCTATCTAAACCGAAATACAACCCGATTATAAAATTTTCTTCTTCATCTATATTTAATGTAATATTATACTTTCTGTTAATTAGAATAGATAGTTTCTTAATATACTTATTCTTGTCGTAAAGAGCAAGGTCCTTATATTCTTTTAATAAGGAAGAAATGATATTAATATCACTAATACTGTTTATATTTTTTTCAAAATTACTTAATGTACTCACCAAATGACATATATCGACATATATTATTATTTTTTATTCTGTCTAATAAAAGATTTTGCCTCAAATTCTTTTAGAACCTCTGGACTAAAAGGAGGGCTATCTAATTCCATATCTTCTTCTATTTTCAATTCAGGTTGAACATCTTCCTCTTTATTTTTTTTGCGTTTTAATATAAACTTTAGCATTCATCATACCACATTCGCAATTAGTATTTAGATAGTTATTTCTAATACGAACTTTATTAATTCTTTTTTTACAATACACACATTTTAAAAATTTCACTATATGCTCCTATTTTTGTATATTAATATGTCAAAAGAAGAAAAGGCTTTTGAATATTTTCGAAATTCTATATCTGATCTTCAAAAGGATTATTTTGATCCGTCAACTAATGATATTTTTGAATATTCTTTAAAATCATTGTGGAAAACACATTATCATCAAAATATCAAAAAAATAATTCTAAATTTTATTAAACATAATTATCAAATATTTAATGAGGATCCAACTCCACCAGTAATATATATCTTATTTTCGTTAAATGATAAAGAAATTAATACAATTATACAAAATATAGTAATTAAACAATTTATTCAAGAACAAGCCTCTGAAGCAAGTACATTTACCGTATTAAATATTGTGGATATTTTAGCGGATAAAACTAATATAGATGATTTTGTTAATGATATTATTGATGCTATAAATCATAATATGAATGAAGATATGATTAGCGCATTATCATTTTTTATAATTAATAAAAACGATAAGTATATTAAACAATTTATATCTAAATTTAAAGATCTTAAAAAGATAGATTTAATTAAAGAATTATATAAGATGTTTGGAAGAAAAATAATGTTATCTTTAATAGAAAGTAATGATTTTAATATAATCAAAAAACTAAATGAATAAGAAATTATTTTTATTTATATTGTTATGTCTTAGTGTTATTTTCTGCACAAAAATAAAATATCCAATTTCTAACCAAGAAAATTTATCTAAAAAAGTATATATAGATACAAAATTTACATCTTCTGAAAGAAGAAAGATAGAAGAAGCTTTAAATAATTGGAAATGCTCAACTAATAGTTATGTGCATTATATGATAGTCGGCAATTTGAGCACAAAAGAATATGAAGATTTATATGACGAAAATACATTGTTTATTGAAAAAACAAATTCATATAATCCAATTATTGTAGAAGAAAATGATAAAAAACAAGATCATAGTTTTAATGTAGTTGGATACTATCAGCGCAATTTAAATAAAAAAGACTATATATTAATAGTTGATGATTTAATTGGTAATGATGAACTATTTTTTGGTGTAGTATTGCACGAATTAGGTCATTCTTATGGGTTAGTGCATTCTTTAGATCCTAATGCAATAATGTATCCTACGCTTACTCATAATTTAATTTTAACGAAACAGGATTTAGAAAATTTTTGTGATGCTTATAAATGTGATGCATCCAAAATGTTAATTTGTAATTATTAATATTAAAATAGTAATATTATTATATTTTTATATAGGTATATTTTACCCACCAATCTACAAGAGAGCAGTAATGAAAAAAATATTATCTTTAATTAGTTTATGTCTTTTAATATTAATACCTGGATGTTTGGTTTTTGAATCATCTTCACACAAACATACACACGCACCTGAAAATGAGGCAGCTGTATTAATAACTCCAGTGTATGTCGATTCCAGTTTTACCGACAAACAAAAAGCAGATATTGCTCAAAGTTTAAAAATATGGAATGATGCTCTTGTAGGCCAACATAAATTTGAAGTTGTATATGTGGGTGAAATTACGGATGAAGTTCAGGCTAAAGTAGAAAAAACAGATTTTGGATTAATTATTCACAAAGATAATGATGAAGATTTAATTGCAGAAGGTGTTTTAGCATATGTTGATGGTCTTCGCGGTCATAATATGTTCGTTGAAACAGATTTTATTGGAGAGCGTAATCTTGTTGCAATTTTAATTCACGAAGCCGGTCATGTCTTAGGTTTGCCTCATATTATTATTCAAGGCACAGTAATGGCGCCTTCTTATGCGCTCCACCAACCTAATTGTATTGATGAAATTACGGCAAGAGAGCTCGTTACAGTTAGACCAAGAGATTTTAAATTAGAATTAATTAATTACTGCAAAGTTAAATAATTAAAATAAAATAAGCAATTTATTAAGCCGAGGTGATTTTATTTCTTTAGCAAATTTAATCATCTCGGTTTTATTATTAGATCTTATAATTCTATTTTCTAATTTTTCTATATTTGCTCCATGAATATGCTTTGCAAATAACCTAACATACAAATCGCTTTTTGATAATATAATTAAGTCTTCAATAATCTCTAATTCTTTTTTAGATTTGGTTTTTTTAGCTAATTCAAATAAATATCTTGGTTTTTTAGAATGAATAATTATATTTTTAATTTCATTTATATTTAAATATTTAATATGTTTAATAAACAAATAAGCAGCTTTAGCATTGTTTTCTTTTTTTATTATATCTAATATAATTCTTTTATCCGATCCTCTTACGAAAATTGCAAATTTAGCCAAAGCAATTGTATCTTTTTTAGATATTAAAGCATTCTGCAATTTATTTATATTAGCATTTTTAACATCTCTTGCATATCTATAAATTAAATCAGAACTGGCATTATTAATAACGAAATTTTCTAATTTTTTTGTGCTTAAATGAAAAACACTAATTTCTCTTGCTAAATGAAATGCTAAAAATGGATTATTATCTTTTATAACCGCTTTTTCTAATTCTCTTGCTTTTCTTCTGTATTCTTTAATATCTTTTTCTAAAGAAGATAATTCTAATAATAGTTTTTGAAAATAAGAATACCTCAAGTATTTAAGCATATATTAAAATGCTTAATAATGAGTTATAATTTTTATTATAAAAATATTAGATTAAAACCAAATATTTTTCTATTTTCGGAAGATATTTGTCAAATTCAAGAACTAATTGCTTATACCTGGAAATTTGGTTTAAAATAGAGAAACGATTGGTGCTCCTGCGCGGTGCTCGTGGGACGCTATTTGCATTTTCCCAAAATTGCATAAATAATATTAAATTGTATGCCACATTGAGATTTTTGGAAGAATAACAATTAATAATTGCTGCTACAATCGACGATCCCAAACCCTGATTTTCAGGTACTGTTTCTACAACTTCTTCTGTAAAATCAGTATCAGTTATTACATAAAGATAATGATTTAAATCATTTTCTGATTTTAAAAATATAAAACTAATCGACTGAAACATATTTAACCTATAAATTAATGAACTATTAATATTTTTTATTTAAAGAGTAAGCATAATTAACACAATGGGATTTTTGGAAGAATAACAATTAATAATTGCTGCTACAATCGACGATCCCAACCCTCCTCTACTCCTATATGTTTTTCATCAAAATCATCATCTACTATTTTAGATAAATAATAATAAACATTATTTTTTTTTAAAATGATTAATATATATTGATTTAAACATCTACCAATTCCTATAAGATAATGGTGGTGGCCAAGACTGTTCTGAATCTAATTTTCTAATAAGAACCTCTATAAGATCGTGCTTACATTTATCGCATGTGCAATTATCTGGAATATTTTTTTAACAAATTTAGCCAGCCTTAATAAATCATTCATATTACATTTAGTCTCGGTGAAGCCATTTTATACCTTTATATCATATGATTTTCTATGCAAATCACATAATCCATATTTTCTAATACCATCTTTATGATTTTTGCTCAAATAGCCTTTATTAGATTTCCAATCATAAACTGGAAATAATTTATCATATTGAATCATTAAGTTATCTCTATAAACTTTAGCGATTATGCTGGCGGCCATAGTTTGATGAATTGTATTATCTGCTTTAACTACTGATTTATAATTATCTGCGTTTAAACAATCATCTATTAGTTTTAAATTTCCATCAACTATAACAAAACTATCTTGACATATTAAAGATTTAATTGCCTCAATATGTAGTATTTTTAACATTTCATAAACACCATACTTATCAATGTCAGATGGAGGTGCTGATTTTATCACAAATTGAATATCATTATCTTTTTGTAATAAGATATTTACCTCTTCTCTTTTTTTAGAGGATAATTTTTTACTATCCTTAAGATAAGGCTTATTCCAATCTTTAGGCGATTTGACGGCACATACAACTAAATCACAACAAGCAGCACCGTATCCAACTTCATCGCAACCAATAATGTATTTCATAGTAAATTAATGTATTTTTGTAGATTAGGAAAAATTTTTTCAAAAAGTATTCCCAGAGGCACGTTCGCAGCTTGATATGTCTCGATTTGATCTAAATATGTATATCCATATTTTTGGTTCATAAAGATCATATATAAATAAAAATTTTTTGCAACATAAGCATCATCATTGTGATGATCATAATAAAAATATAAACGGCATAAGCATCTTGAAGCATATCATAATCATTGTATGCTATATCTACACTAAATTCTTCGTTAAAATCATCATCTTCTATATAGTAATGAAATTTGTCTTTATAATCATCGTAAAATTTTATTGATTTAAATATTATAATAAGCTCAAATATTTTTCTATTTTCGGAAGATATGGTTTAAAACCAATATATTGTTTATACTTGGAGATTGATCTAAAATAGAATAACCGTTTTTTTTTTTTTTTTTTTTTTTTTTTTTTTTAAAA